AGCGGGCTGTGAGTTCGACTCTCACCCCTTCCGCCATTTGCCGCAGCGCACCGACCAAATGCTGGCGACGTAAGTCGCAGAGATGGACGGTAAGCGGGCGGCCGCGATTTCGGCATTCACAACGATGTGGATGCGAAGCGTCAAGCCCTTGGCGCGACCACGTGTCGAAACAGAGCGAGTCATCGCTCGGGTAAGGGCGGTCTTTCCCGTGAGCACCCTTCCTATCCGTCGAGCGACCAACAGCCCAACGGCGATGTTCGGTGTGTCCGTAGCGGTGCTCACGAAGTTACTTTCACGCCCGTGAATGCAAAGAGTCGAGCACCGCGCCCTTCAAGCGTGTCATAGCCGGTTTAAGCCCGGCCACGGGTGCCATTTATTTGGAGCATTGGCCGAGTCTGGCTTATGGCGCAGGTTTGCTAAACCTGTGTGGCTCTTTGAGCCACCGCTGGTTCAAATCCAGCATGCTCCGCCATTTCCGACCGTATCGTCTAGCTGGCCAAGGACGACAGATTCTCAATCTGTAAATCGCGGGTTCAAATCCCGCTACGGTCGCCATCTTGTAGTAGCAACTCAACCTTGCGGTTGCAAGTCAACTTGAAGCTTCAACTTCGACATGCGTGTAACCGGTAGCTTGGCCATCCGACGTGTCTTGGGCACACGAGGGAGAACATCCCTACGCAGGTTCAAATCCTGTCACGCATACCATTTCGCCCTAGTAGAGTCGAGTCTCACTGTCCGTAGCCGGTCATGCACCGCGACAAACACCCGAGGCAAAGCTTACTTCTGGTGGGCGGCAAGCATGTGATAAACGGGGTCATCCTTCGCGAGGGACGGGCATGACTGTCAGGCACAGGGCGAATTCATTTCCACATAAATAGTCAGGCCGCGCCTTGGTTCCGTTACCCATTACCAAGACGCGGCCCGCTACCGGCTGCTGTCTGGCTACTCACCCAAGGAGGTGGGGGTGGGGTACCGCCACCGATAATGAGCAACCGACCGCTCTACCGTGACTGGAGCATCGCACAGAAACTATTTTAGTGCAAGTCAGATTTTCGCTTGACAGAGCATAGGGAAAAGTCCGAGTTTTCATGGTCGGTTACCCAAGATGGTTAAGGGGTCAGCCTGCAAAGCTGATAATGCGCGGTCTACCAAGCCGCACCGACCTCCATTTTTCAGTTGACATAACTCGATTCAAGGCTATGGTTTGCGGAAGTAACGTAACCACTAATCCATACAGGAGAGTAACATGCAAACCATGAGAGAAGTCGCCAGTAAATTCCGCAATGCCGCCGAGGCGCTCGAAGCCTTGGATGAAGCCATGGAATCGTTGGTAGGCACCGGCCACATCATGCACCGCGGTAGGCACTCGACCAACGGCCACGCGAAGCCCATGAAGCGCCGCCACAAGATGGGCAAGCTGTCCCGCTTGAAGATTACCGCCGCGCAGTTACAGCGGCACGGCAGCAATCCGAGCCGGTTGAAGTCCGTGAAGCAGCAGATTGCCGAGTTGAGCGGGAAGTAACACGATTTCGTTGTGTGTAGTGGGATTAGTGGCGTCCAGCTTTAATGAGTGACCCGTCTGCGCAGAAGCCGATGTTGCATCGTAGGCTTGCGTGAGTAAAGATTGCCGATTAAGAAGCGGCTGACCGACATTCGGTTGTGGTCAGGTCTTTGGCGTAACAGCACGCGCGCAACGAATTCAATTTTGCCGAGATAGCTCAGTTGGTGGAGCGCCTGTCTGAAGAACAGGAGGTCGTCCGTTCAATCCGGACTCTCGGCACCATGGGGATGTAGCTCAGTCCGGCCAGAGCGCTCTGATGACATCTGAGAGGTCACAGGTTCGAGCCCTGTCGTCCCCACCATTTCCGGTCATCGACAAACGGCAGTCCAGTGCTTCAACGTCACCAATGGGTGCGCCGGGCAACCGGGCGACTGGTGAGAGATAGCCAGCCTACGGAAGGCGAAGCTGGCCGGTGGCCGAAAAATAAATGAAAATAGTTGTTGACTCGATTCGAGACATTGGCTATGCTGTGCGTAGATTTGATTGTTCTTTGAATGCAACGGAAGGCTCGCTGGCAACGCGAGTCGAAACGGGTTGGAGAGTTCACGCGGCTCTCGCGGGTTAAGGCGGTCGCCGAAAGATGATGTCGGTTCATGGTCGAAATGAATGCGGGGATGGTTGACGGCGGAAGGCATTCCGCGCGGTCGAAGTTCCCTAAGCGCCCAGAACGTTCTGGGGCCGAGATACGAACGGCACGTCACTGTATGCGATGTAGCACCCTATGCGAGACTCTATCACCGGCGCAGGTTGTAATTCTGGCAGCGATGTCAGACCTATTAAGCCTGCAAGCGAGGAACACACGTGGCCCACTGGATGGAAACAGTGACCGCCTTCCGTTGCAGTCAGTTTGGCTCATTAGCTGAGAAGCGTCGGAGTAACTGCAGTGAAACGACGTGGAACTAAAGCGACGGATTGTTCCGGGGGCTGTGGTAAAAACCCACAATGAGCCGCCAATTTCGGAGGCAGCGGAACGCGCGGTCCAGTCGTGGCCAAGTGGACTGCGGCAAGAGGGTCTCAGCGGCCCAGCCTCCGGTGATTGCACTCGAAGTGGAGCAACGGCTAAGTCAAGTACCCCCGTGACTGGTTGCAACCAGTGAGCGGCAAGCGAAAGGAATTGTCCGCCACTTCGAGACATTTTTCCAGCTTCGTGCAACCGGCTCCTAGGAGCGAACGCGATAACCATCGGCCCTAACCGGTGGTCGGTCGGCACGACGATGGGGCGGCGATACTCTACCTGCAGGGGAGTGCCGCTCAATTTAGTATTTCCATCAGCGCGCACGGAAAGCCGACGTGCAACGAGACTCGACGGCGTTTCATCCGTTGAGAGCGCAGTAAGCATCACGCTGACCCGCAAGAACTGGATTGGAGCCGCTGCCCGGGGTTTCCCCGATAGACGGCAGAGCCGGGATGGCGTCCGGCCTGATGGATTAAACTTAGACGGTCTGTGGCAGAAGGAAACTGGCGAGGACTGGCCTGTTAGTGTGTTGCTTCGCGCAGGTACGACGCCGGAAAGTATGTCTGCGGCTGGCGAAAGCAAACTTATGCGTCGGCTCGCGCGTCATGGCGCGGCTCTCCTCCAATTTAACGCTCGGTTAATTCAGCAGCTAGAATGTCCGCCCTACACGCGGAACGTCGGGAGTGCAAGTCTCTCACCGAGTACCATTTCTTCCTCTTGTGCATGCTGGATGACCACCAACTGGTCGGACTCGTCAACCGATTGGGGCATGCCAAAACTTTTCCACGCGTTGGTGGGTGAGAGGCTAAAACCGACAGTCTGTAGAACTGTTCTCCTCGCGGAGTTCGTTCGTTCAAATCGAACCCAACGCACCAATTTCCACAGGGAACACAAAGACAGCCGGGAGCATAATCGCGGAATCCTCAGACACGACCTGCGTTCCATGCGCAGTTGGTTTCTCGCCCCATCGGAGGTCCGACGGGCAGGTTGCCAGCGGGATGAAAGGCGTGCCGCTCCCTTAAACGCGGCGAGGCTGTGTCGCGCATCACCTTGGTGGTGCGTGCCAATTTCCGATACGCCCAAAGCACAACCGGCTGTGCAGCGGTCTCCAAAACCGACGGCTGTGGGTTCAACTCCCTCTGGGCGTGCCATCTTCCCGCTCGCGCCGACCAGCCGCATTGCCGGTGCCATACTTCTGACGGGCTAGGCGTCGAGCGATATTTCATGCGACCGACCGTCCGCGCCGGTAACCCGGTGAGGCAAGCTCGGGGCTGTTCAGCAGCTACGGCAGGCGCAAGCCACTACGACCGCAGTAACAGCAAGTTCAAATAGGCGACGATGGCGTAGTGCTGCGCCGATTGAGTCGCGGGTACAGAACGCTAACGGCCACCGGCGGCCAGACAAATGGACGGAAATCAACCAGAACTCCGGCTATGAGTTGCATGAATGTTTTCGGGGATGTAGCTCAGATGGCAGAGCGGCACGATGGCATCGTGTAGGCCGAGGATTCGAGTTCCTCCATCTCCACCAATTTAAGAAAGGAGGGTGACGCATGAACGACGCTGAATATGATTACGAGATTTTTACCGACGCCTCGCTCTCCAACTTGGTCCATCAGGCCAGTTGCGTGGCCATTGTCTGTCACAAAAATGGCGACAAGGTTGTATTCGCCAAGTTGATTGAGAGCGGCGATTCGGCGGTCGCCGAAACCGAGGCCATCGCGCTAGGTCTGGAGCACACACCGGAAGCTTCCGCGATTGTTGTTCACCACGATTTTCTGCCACTGGCGCTTCAGACATGGGTTGAGAATCCGCACCGAAAACTCAGCCTGAAATCCGCCGCGCAAAAGGTGCTGGACCTGATTCGGACGCGTTCGGTGAAGTTGTCGTACCTCGACCCCCGGAAAAAGAAGCGCACCCTTCATCAGGTCGCGCATCGTTTCACGCGGGCACTGCGACATGCCAAAGGTGATGAGTTGGTTCCGATTCAGGGACTGACGCTGGACAATAAGCACGTCCTCCTCAAGGAAATGGAAAACAACCAGCGGTCGGGAATATGCCAACAATCCATCGGACACGGCTGGCCTGAAAGCAACCGAACCAAACCAAGCAAACCGAAGCGCGTGCGCGGCGTCATGCTCGGCGCGATGGTTGCCGCTGGCGATATTTGGAAACCAAACGAAGAAGAATTTTAAGTGTGGGCCGAACGTATGAATCAGAAGTACGGCGACTATGTTAAGCTTCACAAATAATTCATGGGACGGAAGCTCAAGTGGACAGAGCGCTGCCCTGTCACGGCAGAGGTTGCGGGTTCGAGCCCCGTGCGTCCCGCCATTTAAGGAGGTGATGAACCATGAGATGACCTAATCCAGCATAAGGAGAAATCATCATGGCCCATGTTCGAGTCGATACGTTGGTAGCACCCGGTGAATGGTGGCGGCATCTGCGTCCTTACAACAAACGGAAACTGGCCAAGGCCGAACGGCGCGCGGCTGATTCCGACATCGGCGAACAAATCGCTGATATCGAGGACGAAGAATTCGAGTTCTTCCACCGGTTCATCTGCGGTTGCGGTGAGTGTGGAGAGTGAAGGAATTCGCGACACCTGCGAGCCTGTGAAGTCCGCAATGAGACGGTCGAAGGACCGAGACTGTGCGGATGGAGGTATGTGGTGTGACTATCGCAAGAGAGATTGCGAGCTATTTCATTGCTCGGTAGCGGCTGTTGGTAGACCGCGAGTGACTGTTAATCACTAGGCCGCTGGTTCGATTCCAGCCCGAGCAGCCAATTTAACGGACCCGTATCACAATCCTAGTGAGTCTGCCTCATAAGCGGGAGTATCTCCTTAGTCAACCGGGGCGGGTCCACCAATTTGGCCGCGTGGTATAGTGGTTTGTGCCTTCGCCTTTGAAGCGAAAGACCTCTGTCCGATTCAGAGCGCGGCTGCCACTTTGATGTTGGATGTTGAGGGTGCTGGTTATCCCTCCTTCGCCTGTGAAGCGAATTGCCGCGGGTTCGATTCCCGTCTTCCAACCCAATTACAGTTCGCCCGATAGTGTAAGCGCACACCGGTGAAGAATCCGGTCGAACCGAGTAGCGACGGTTAAAGGCGGCCAATTTGCTACTTAAATCGCGCATTAGCCGCACAACAAATAGCATTGCCGGGCTCGTAGCTAAAACCGTAGAGCGCTTCCCTCGCACGGAAGAGGTTGCCGGTTCAAATCCGGTCGGGTCCACCAAATTATGAAAGAAAGTTGTTGACGTGAATCGCGATAGATGGTTTACTGCCGCACACCAAAGAGGAGTGAGAAAAACATTATGGCAAGAACTACTACCCGCAGAGCCGCCGCACCAGTCGATGAGAACGCGCACGGCCTTGTATTTGTAACTGTCGAGGGACATGACTACCAATATCCCATGACGACCTACGGGCTGACCATGGATTCAACCGAGGAAGAGGCGATTGAAGCCATCCAAGGCGCGGTGAACGAGAGCCGTCAGTCGCAGAACCTGCCCGAAGTGAATCTGTCCGACCCGGACGGTGACGTGTCCTACCAGATGCGGAAGATGGTGGACAACGGGAACTTAATGATTGGTCCGAAGACGACTGCTGGTTCGCTCCCGTGTCCGACCAATGCCGAACTGTTGCAGCGCATCGAGGATTTGGAACAGCGCGTGCGCCAACTTGAATTCGACCAGCAGGGTTTGCCGTGATGTCCGCCCAGCCAGACAAAATCGCCCTATTCGATTTGGATGGCACACTCGCCAATTACTCCGGCGCGATGGCCAAGGCGTTGGATTCATTGCGCGCTCCCGTCGGACCGGTAGTGGACATCGAAACCGAGTGGGCGCAATCGAAGGAGTTGCCAGATTACATCGAGGCACGGATGGATGTCATCAAGGGCTCACCGGGTTTCTGGTCGAAGTTAGCCGTGCTCGATGATGGCATGGCATTGCTACATAATGCGCGGCGGATTGGCTTCAAGATTCATATCCTCACTAAGGGGCCGCGCCGCACATTTAGCGCGTGGGGCGAAAAGCTGCAATGGTGCCATGAGCATCTGGAAGAGCCGTTTGATGTGACCGTGACAATGCGTAAAGGTCTCGTGTACGGCACCGTGCTGGTGGATGATTATCCACCGTACTGCAAGCAATGGCTCAAATGGAGGCCGCGCGGATGGGTTATCATGCCTACCCGTCCGTACAACATGGATGCGTTCAAAGACCATCCGCAGGTATTTCACTTCAACGTCAGTCACGCCGGTCAAATGGCGGCGGCTACGGAACGATTACAGGAGGCATTCGACCGTGGCTGACCGGCACTATCTTCCCTCGGCTTACCCGGCCAGTCCGGGTCGACCGGTGATACTCGAAGATTTGGGGAACACCCTCAAAATCGCGGGCGTCGTCTTTCAGGGGATGGGCGCGACCGTGGTGATGCTCAGCCCGAGCGGCGAGAAGTTTGAAGGTCACTTCCGTCAGGTCCAGCCGACCGTATCAGAATGGGGCGATATTATCCGCGCGTCCGACGACCCGCAACTGTTTGTCGGCGAAGCTGGCGGCATCAACAAGATTCTCCATCGCAAGTTGCGCCATGAGATTTCCGGGTTCACGCAACAGCGCGTATGGCACCGGGAAGGCTTCAAGTGCATTTGCTGCGGAAAGGGACTCCCCGACGTGCAGCTTAGCGTCGACCACTGGCTCCCGCTCGCGGAGGGCGGCAAGAACGATGTCAGTAATTACGTGACCATGTGCAAGCGCGACAACAAGAACAAAGGCGACATGCCGCCGCAGGAGTTCTGCCAGCGATTCGGCCACGACTACGACCGCATCGCCAAGTACGTGGAGGCGCTACAGTGAGCGACAAGGTCTACGACATCATGGGCAGGCGATTCCAGAAGCGAAAACAAGATGATTTTCGCCGCAGCTTTGTGCTGGAGATTTACGCTGTAGGCAGGACAGTCGAAGCTGCCTTGAAAGAACTGGGCAAAACGCTCGGGTGGGGGAAGGTTGCCAAAATATCTTTCCAAGAAATGGGCGTGCCTTGCGAATGGATGGTTCGTTTCACCGCTGGAGGTACGTCCATGAAGGCTTCCGGGCAGTATGTAACCGGTGGTGTAATCGTGACATGGTGGAAATAATATGAATAAAGAACAGCTTGCCGCAAAACTTACTGGCCGCGAGTATCCATTCGAGATGACCAAGGCCGAAATTGCCGAGGCCAAGGCTGCCGGACTGGTGGTCGTGTACGGCGCATCGGATGACCTCATGGAGTTCGAGGGCGCTATCAACGATGAATGCTATCCCCCGAACGATGGTGGAGACGTGTTTGTCACGGCGGAAGGTCCGCTGGAAGGGCACGAGGATTGCGAATGCAAGTGGTGCGGGTTCGCCGAGGCCAAGAAGAAGGCCAAGAAGATTGAAGCGCTGTGGTGCAAGGAAGGCGATTACTCGTGGACGTATAAGACGGCCATACCACACGACAACTTCGAGATTGTCGAGGACGGAAAACCGTATTGTCGTGGAATAGTGTTTGACATCGCATCATTGAAGTGAGAGATTCGCGGCACCAAGGAGCCAAGGATATGACAACTCGAATCGCGACACGCCGAACCACGCAACCAACCATTTTGCCGGAGTACAGTGACGACAAGCGTCTGGCCATATTCAAACTGTTGACCGCTGCTTGTGGGCATTTGTATTCCAAGGGCAAGTTGCAGATGGACAAGTGGCTCGAAGCCTGCGCGCTGTTCACCGACTTGGCCAAGCACGACCCGATTTTCATGGCACATCTCTGTGCGTGGTCGTTCAAGGGTGACTCGAAAGATTTGAAGGTGTTGGCGGTCTATTTCAACTCGCTCAACGACGGCGATGGACAGGTGTTTTTCAAGGGGTCGAAGTTGACGAAGCCGAACCTCCGGCAAGTCAGCGCCATACTCCTGCAGGAACTCGACCCACATCTGGCGCTCCGCGTCGGAAGTTTTGCCCGAATGAAGTTCGGCGTGCCCGGTCTGCTCGACGAAGCCCGTCATTTCTCGCCCGGTCTGAGGCGCGCGATGGTGAAGTATCTCCGTTACCGCGAGGCGCATCCGGACATGCTCATGGGAATCCGGCTGAACGGGTTGTCCGAGAAGATGAAGAAGATTTATCTGCTCTGCCACGTCAATCCTTCGGACGATGCCGCAGCCATACTGAACTGGCGCGCGCTCAGCACCAAGCTGGCCGATGGCACGAAGGTGAAGCGCGATATCAAGTATTTCAAGCTGCCGGACTTCGAGAAAATGAGTCCATCCGAAATCATCGAGGAACTCGGCAAAGGTAAGATGTCGGCACCGATGGCCATGTCCATCATCCCGCGCAAGAAGATGACGCCGAAAGTCGCCAAGGCGCTACTCGATATTTCTACCGGCAACCAAGCCATCATTGTTTACCGCTGGTTCGCGCGTAACGGTTATCTGGACGTGCCGGAGATACTGGAATTGTTTAAGGACAAGGTGCAAGACGCCACGACCGCGGTGGACCGGCTCGATACGTTGACCGCCGACGCCACGGCGAGCGACAAGACTGCCATGGCGGACGTTCGGAGCACCAAGCGCAAGCGGCAGGCCAACCTGTCCAAGATTGGCAAGATTTATATGCACATCGATGTCTCTGGTTCGATGCAAGGCGCGCTGGAAGTCGCCAAAGACCGGGGCGCTATCTTCGCCGAGTGCGTGGATGACCCGGCGGTAAACTTCCGCTGGGGGACGTTCTCGGACCGCGCGCGCAAGCTGGAGGTGCCGACCAAGTTCACCAAGGACGGATTCCACCAGAAGCTGTTCGGGGTCGTGGCTGGTGGCGGCACGGACTGCTTCGCGCTCTACGAGGACGCGCGGAAGTTCGGCGCAGACATCGATGTCTACGTGACCGACGGCCAGAACACGGCTGGCAACGAGCACACGATTGTGGGTCGGGTCGGTCATTTGCCGAAGCCGCGCGCCGCCATCATTGTCCACATGGGCTGCAAGTCGGACGTACTGGCGAACATGCTCCGGGCGCTGAGCATTCCAGTCGCCGTGATGACGCCGGAATCTCTGTCCGAATCCGCGCTTGTCGCTCAGAGCGTCCGCAACGCGGTCGTCGGCGAGTTGGCTATCATCGAGGATATTCTCGATACGCCATTGCCGCCGTTGCCCCGGTGGTGGGGTGAGGTGGAGGCGAAATGAAGGCGTTGCTTTTGGCTGTAACGGCTGACTATGGGTTTGAAGTTTCGTTCATGGCCCATCCGGTCTGCTTCACCATCATAGCGGTAGCTACTATCGGTGCCGCCGTGGTATTCATATTCTTGGTGCTGGCGAGCCTGTAGCATGGGCGACATCTTCCAGCGCGAGGTCGCAGCTTTCTGGACGCCCGAGACTGGCCGCATCTGGCTCGGCTCGGACGATAGCACCGGCTCGGTGAATTTCGATTGGGACGCCATCTGGCCGGTCGTGCGGGATTCCAAGCCTCGGCCCACAATGGCGTTCATGTTTCATACGCATCCGCATGGCGTGGAACGAATGTCCTCGACCGACCGCAATATGCTGTTCGGCTGGTCACTGGCGCTCGGCATGCCGGTCTGGTTCACGGTGTACTGCAACGGCGAATACTGCGATTACTTGTGCGTCTCGCGGATGATTTTGGAAGTAGGATTCGGCGACTGGTGCGGCATAGGGGATTCGGATTTCATGTCAGACATGAAAGAGGTGATTCGGTACAGTTACAACGATGAGGTCATTCCGTGATTTTCGGCATCGTCAAAGACGGCGTATTCTACGGCGAGCGGGCTGAATGCAAGGCGCTGGATGTCGCGGGCAATGGCGTGTACTCAATGGACCCGAGCGCTACCAATCCGCTGGCTACATTTGAACCGGCCAATCTGACCGACGCCATCGCCGCGTTCCGGAAGTATTCCACCATGCAGGTGATTCGCGGCGTCAGCTTCCACAGCGGCATAGTGCCGGACCAGCCGGTGAAGTACCCGAATCTCCCGCTGGAAGTCGTGGACGGCCAATTCGGTGAGTTCGAGTATATCGAGGTGGTCGCCGTGCGCGGGAAGTTTCTGTACTACCTGCAAACGATTCACGATGCTACGGATTACGTGCTGACCGATGTTGCCGCTGCCATGGCGAATGTCAGACCGGGCACGCGCGTCATCGAATGGAAGGGTGCCACGCCAGCGATTCGTGTGGCCATAGGCTTCCACCTTATCGAACGCCGCAAGAAACTGGCCGAAGAACCGGTCGCGGTCATCAAGTCCAGCATGGCCGCCTCGGGAGCCATGGTGACGCGCATCACGCCGCGCCACGACGGGTACGAAGTGGTCTGGAAGTTATCGGGGCACACCATCAACACGGTGCTCTCCAAGGATTTTAGGGTGATGGAAGCCGGGTTCTGCACCTCGGGCGGGGACCGGAGCCAATCGGCGCGCAGCTTACCGAACCTGCTCAAGACCTACGTCGAGGAAGGCAGTTACATTCACCGGACACGGCAATGAAAATATTTCTGAAATAGTTGTTGACTCCGGCGCGCACAGGCCGTATAGGTAGCGCGTTACACGATTTGGCAGTTTGTTCTTTGGACATTTTTAGAGATTGCAGGACAGTAGAGAGGTCGTTCTACACTGGGCTCATAACCCGGAGACCGCGTGGTTCAAATCCGCGCTCCTGCGACCAATCTAGTGGGGGGAAGTGCAATAGGCAGATACACATTCGACTGCGTGAGCGGTCGCCGCGGTTTTTGCATACATGCCCCGCGCAAGCGGACAGTCCTCATAAGACTCCCCTCCACCAATTTCGGCCCGTAAGCTAAAAGTCAACACAATGGGTTCGCCTTCGACTGAGCAATCGGTCGCCTCATGAACATCATTTACAAGCACGAGTAATCGGAACTCGCAGTTGGTACTTGACACGTACCACGGGCCGCCAATTTAGCGGTCGCCACCCGAATCGAGGTACACGCAACATAGCTCAATGGTAGAGCATTGGAATACTAATCCAAAGGTTGCGGGAGTCAAATCCCGCTGCTGCAACGGTAAAACTCGTTTCATATTCGACTGCTAATTCATTTCGAGAGAGCCGGGAACAATCGCCCGGCTCTTTCTTTTTCCGTTGACAACACTGCGCGAATCGCGATACCGTGCGCGGCATGCAACACGCTGACTTGGAATTCAAAGCGCCGCTCACCAAAAACATCGTCGTTACCGACAATATGCCAGCGGATGTTGTTTGCACCTTGATTGAGCGCGCGTTCCGAGAAGGCCACGAAGAGGCCAGTATCGCCACGATGTGGGGACTGCAATCCGCCGACATCAACGAGGAATGGAGAATGTCCATCGCGCGGATGGTGGTCACCGGCGAATATCCAAAGAGCTTGCGATGACCATCGACCACGTCATCATCTTTGGAGTCGGAGCCGCCGGGAGCAACGTGTTCCTGAATCTGGTCGCCACGTACCCGGACCTGAGTTACACCTGCGTCGACAGCGACGTGGTCGAGCCGCGCAACTATCAGGCCGGTACGCAGCCGTACACCAAGGCTGATGTGGGCCGACCGAAAGTGCAGGCCATCCAGCGCATTATCCAGCAGCAGTTCGGGAAACGGATTGAGGCGGTCAACAAGCGCATTCTTGTATCAGGCAACTTGTACGACATCATCCACGGACCCGGTTATGACGAAACCGCGGTCTTGATAGATGCGTTCGACAATGCGCGGAGCCGGAATTTATTCATCGACCTGTGCAAGGGATGCTCTGTCCTCCACGTCGGGTTCTCCGGCCAGTTGACCGGCGAGGCGGTCTGGGATGCCGTGTTCACGCCGATGAAGGAGCACGCCAGCGACGCCGCCATCGATGTCTGTCAGTTGCCGCGCGCCCGCAGCTTCATCATGGGACTCACGGCCAACGCGGCGCTGGTGGCCTCCGAGTTCATCGAGACCGGGAAGAAACGGAACGTGTACTACGATACGCGGCCGGTGTTGAGGACATACTGAATGGCTTCGCCGACGCATTGCAGGTTCCCCAACAAGGCTTCGGCTCTTCGCGCGGCGGCTGCCTACCGCAAGCAATTCGGCTTTGGGCTAGATGGTAAGCCTCGGCGGTATGGTCGCAAGAAAAAGACCAAGAGAGGATGACATGACAGATATTTCCAAGACCGTAATGGATGCGATTCGCGAAAAGCACCGGTATGCCTGCGTCTGGGTGGCTGAGGGCGACCGAGAAATTGCGCGGGTAGAAAAGAAGCTCGCAGTAATTAAGGAGCGACGGGACGCCGCGATGGTCACGCGGACGCAATTTGGTGGATTCCTGCTCGCCAATGGCGTGCCGCTGGAAGAACTCGACAAAGACCGGGACGACGTGGATAACTGCCTCGGCGAATACCGGGTCGGCAAGCCGGATAAAGTGTAACAATTTCGGGGGTGTAGCTCCAAGGTAGAGCGGCGCTTTTGCAAAGCGTAGGCTGCGCGGTTCAAGTCCGGCCACCTCCACCAATTTCGTGGATGGGAAAAGTCGGGACTGCCGGGTAGCGCCAACTGTAACCGGTTCCCCGCGGTTGGACCCATCCACGAATTCAAATTTTACGGATGCGCCCGTAGCTCAACTGAATAGAGCGTGAGTCTACGGAACTCAAGGTTGTGGGTTTAACTCCCTCCGGGCGTACCATTTTATGGAACAAGAAAGCACACGAGTGGAGTCAAAGGAAGCCGACGACATCGTTCCCGAGCTTGGAACGTATGTAAGGACAATTGCCCGCATCGGCGGAGGTACGGATTATCAAATATTCGTAGACATCGAACAGCTTTGCGTCGCCCTGTCAGTGTGGGGAATGCAGAAGCCGGAAAACAGACCGGCACTGGACGAGGTGGCGAGGACATTGTTATCGCTGGCCGACTCCATCAAGAGCGAGGACCTGAAAGCCATCGCCGCCGCCCGTGCTCGCAGCGCCGCCAAGACGTTTGCCACACCGACCGCCCCGAACGCGCCAGCGCGGCTGACGTGGTGGCAGGACATCAAGCGGCTGTGGAGTTGGAGCCGATGATTACCCAGTCACAACTAAATGCAGTTTCCGACGATGAGATTCGCTTGGTCATTCGTACCGTTTCCAAGGAGCAGGACCATCGCAGTGATGTCAGATATGCAGAATCAGTAACCGGCCCGTCGCCGATACTTTATGGTCTGACAGACATTCTCAGTTGCCCACAACATCAGGACGCCAAGAAGACAGCCAATAAGCTTTATCGCCGGTCATGGGCGCTATTGCAGAAACTCACTGAATGCGTGCTGGCCGAAGATTTCAATGCCAAGAAGTTCCAGAGCGTTTCGGAGAATCTGGATTCGGTGGACACAGAACTTGAGAACGCGCGCCGCGGGCTTCGACGGTGTTGCACGGCTTGGTAGATAATTTTTGCGAGTGTAGCACAGTCTGGCTAGTGCGCCCGGTTGCCAATCGGGATACCCGGATTCAAATTCCGGCGCTCGCACCATTTCGGGAGTGTAGCACAATGGCGGTGCAACCGTTTCATACGCGGTCGGCTGCCGGTTCGAGTCCGGCCTCTCCCACCAATTTTGGGCTGTAAGCTTTGATGGCGAAGCAGGCGACTCTTAATCGTCAGACCGGGGTCCGATTCCCCGACAGCCCACCAATTTCCGGTCGTGGTTAAGCCCGAACTGGCAGAGGGTACAGGTCGAGAGCCTGTGAGCCTTGGGAGTTCAATTCTCCCCGACCGGACCAGTTTGACGCGCAGGTGACGGGAATTGGCATACCTCATGGCCTCAGAAGCCATGGCCTGTGGATTCGACTTCCACCCTGCGTACCAATTTGATGCGTCGGTAGCCCAACGGCAGAGGCACCGCGTTTAGGGCGCGGAAAGTGATGAGTTCAAATCTCTCCCGACGTACTTTTTTCATTGTAAAATCACAGTCAGGGCTATTACTATTGGCGGCGTGGATAGATTTTGGAGCAAAGTAGACAAGTCTAGCGATTGTTGGATTTGGCAAGGAGGAGGAGCGCCCTACGGTGCGTTCCGATTTAATGGGAAGAAGATTGATGCCCACCGGATGGCATGGTGCCTGACCAATGGTGAAATACCGGACGGGATGTGCGTCTGCCACAAATGCGATATTCCTCTATGTGTAAATCCATCCCATCTTTTTCTTGGTACTCGTTTAGAGAACAATCGGGACATGTTCGCCAAGGGCAGAGGGTGTACTGGGGACCGTAATGGCACTAAAACCAAGCCATGGACTAGAGTCATCGGAACTCGAAATGGGAGCGCTAAGTTTTCTGCAGAAGATGTAATCGAGGTTCGTAGACGAGCCGCGACAGGTGAGTCTCCGAAATCCATAGGCGCAGATTATGGGATAAGCCGTTTCGGTGTTTACCGATTGTGTCGCAGAACATGGAAATGGCTCAAGACAGATTTCAGTAAAGACATCCCCGTAGCTCAGACGCATAGAGTAACGGCCTCCGAAGCCGTGGACGCTGGTTGAACTCCAGCCGGGGATACCATTTTTCGGGCGCGTGAAGGGAACTGGCATACCTCGCTCACTCAAAATGAGCGGCCTAGTGGTTCAAATCCACTCGCGCCTACCATTTCCGGCGGCTTGGGTTAATGTCGAACGGCACAGCGCGGGGACTTAAAATCCCTGACCTTTCCCGGTTCAAGTCCGGGAGCCGCCACCAATTTCGGGGTCATCGTCCAGATGGATAGGATAGCTCTCCCCTAAAGAGCGGCCCTCGGTTCGATTCCGAGTGACCCCACCATTTCTGCTCGCGTAGCTTAATGAACAAAGTCGCGGTCCTCTAAACCGTGTGATACAGGTTTGAGTCCTGTCGCGAGTACCATTTCAAGTCAACGAAGTCTGTATCGACTCAACCAATCCGCGCGCATAAGCCCGTCGACTGTGAATCGTGTCGAGATGCGCGGGAATTCCCATGAACTGGTCGTCCCACAATTCCTTGGCCAGCGGGCATCGTTTTTCCCAATCCCTTTGGGCGAACATCTCCTTTTGCAGCACGGCCAAGAAGTGGTCACGAGCGCGGAATAGAGCGCCAAGGTCAGCTTCCCAAATCAGCGACCCGCCATCGCCCATGATGGGATTCTCGGTGGTGCCGTAGCGCTGGATGTAGGCGGCCTCGGTCCAGCCAAGGGAGGCCATGTGACGGCGTTCGGTCTGGTATAACTCGGCGGCTTGTTGCAGAGCGGACTTTTTCATCGAGCGTATCCTTTCGTGGCGTCGGGTGCTCGATGGCTCTCTGCGCTGGCACCAATAAAGCACGGTTCGCGATTCGAGTCAAATACTATTTTCTGGAAGGTTGGCAGAGCGGCCTATTGCACTCCGCTGGAAACGGAGAGGCCCGTGATAAACGGGTCACGCGCATTCAAATCGCGCACCTTCCGCCATGGAGCGGTTCGCACATTGTCAAGTCAAACCGGCCTGAACCCGGTGGTCCGCGCAAGCGGCCTGCGAGTTAAACTCTCGCCCGCTCCGCCAATCTTTGCTCTTGACCGGAATCGCGGCTGGCCGTATGTATGACCCGGATGAAAGCCAAGGCCAAGGAGTTCACGTGGGGCACGCGGGACGGTCGGCGATTGAAGCCGTCCGAAATCACCGATGACCACCTCAAGAATATCATCAAGGACGGCTACCGACATCCGGCATTGGTGGCCGAGGCCAAGCGACGAAAGTTTGCAGTGCCGGTCCGTCCGGTGGACAACCTCACTTTTTCTCAGTTGATGATTTACATTGAATCGTTCGCCTCCTGCGCCATCGAAGGCAATCAGCTTGGCGCGAAGATGCTGAAGCTGTACGAGAGCAAGGAGCCGCGAGACAAGGATTTGTTTTACCTGAATCTGAATCAGTTCATGGAGAAAGAACAGGCAGAGGCGGCGAAACGAAACTAATTTTGAAGCGAGCGTGGCAGAGTGACTATGCATCCGCCTTCCAAGCGGAATCAGGTGGGTCAAAATCCCACCGCTCGCACCATTTCGGGATGTGCGGTAATGGTAGCCCTCTCCGTTCGGAACGGAGCAGTCCGGATTCGACTTCCGGCATCCCGACCACTTTCGAGACGTAGTTCAGCTTGCCTAGAACGCTGCAATGGGGTTGCAGAAGTCGTGGGTTGAAATCCCACCGTCTCGACCAACTTTCCTGTTGACAGGATATCGTGAATCGCGTACAAGCACCAACAACTTAACCAAGAGAGGAATTGCCGCCATGGGAGCATCGCAAGACGACCAAGCCACAACCGCCGGTATCGCCGCGCCGCCAATCACCATTGACGTGTGTGACACGCCGCCGACCGGTGTGGCCGAAGCCATCAACAAGGGACTCGAATCCGCCAAGCCGATTGTCGAGAACCTGAACGCCGCGCTGGCCGATAAGCCGGTCGCGCCGCCCGAGTACGTCCTGCGGGTGGACATCAAGCTGGACCCGGCCAAGGCCATCGATGACGCCGCGGCGCAATCCGTCGCCAAGTCGTTTCTGGATACGCTGTCCAATGTACCGGCCATCGGCGTGTTCGGCCACACGGTCAAGCTGCAACAAATCTATTCCGACAAGCCGCCGCGCAAGGTGGACCTGTAGTCGGTCGCCGCAAACAACCAAGTCAGTCAGCCTCACGAAAGGAGGTGTTCCGTGTCGCACGTCAACGATTCAGTGTTAGTGCTCAACAAAAATTGGGTCGCTGTCAACGTGGCACCCGCCCGGGACATCTTCGGACGGTTGTTCAATGACCACTGCCGGATTCTGCACGATATGAATCCGCACAAGTTCAACGAGTGGCGTGAACTCAGCTACGGCTATACGGGAGAGGACGTGGTAAGGACGCCCAAGTATCAGTTGCGCGTACCGAGCGTAGCCATCCTCGTGCTCTACGACCGCCTTCCAAAAAAAGAGGTGAGGTTCGTCAGGGAGAGTGTCTACGAGCGAGACAGATTCACGTGCCTCTACTGCGGGCAAAGGTTCGAGAAGCATCTGCTCAATCTCGACCATATTGTTCCTCGCGAACATGGCGGCGAGACTACGTGGGAAAATATTGCAACCAGTTGCGTTGCCTGCAATAGTTTCAAATCGAACCGCACGCCGGAACAGGCCGGGATGAAACTCATATCGGTGCCACGCAAGCCAAGCTGGAGAACGCTCTGCAACATGCGTTTTTCAAGCGTCATGAAGCCTGATTGGGGTCCTTTCCTAAACATCGCCTCATGGCCCGCCGTCGAAGTCAGCGGCCACAAGGCCGCGGTCTAACTCGGAAACGAGTCACGGGGTCGCCGGTCACAAGCTGGCGACTCCTTCAATTTTTCAATGCCCGATAAGCGGAGACAGCGACGCACCGCACTCGTAATGCGGAGAGGACGATGCAAGTTCGTCATTGGGCTCCATTTCATGCGCTCGTAGCTCAGGTGGACAGAGCAGCGGGTTTTTACCCCGTAGGTCGTCGGTTAGATTCCGACCGGGCGCACCAATTTTAAGGTTCAATATCAATTAGGCTCCATTTTGTTCTTGTTTGGGCGTATCGTTGGGTAGTATAGTGTTTACGTGCCATACAAAGACAAGCAACAGCAATCAGATTTTCAAAATAAATGGGTGCGCAAAAGACGCAGAAAATGGATAAAGGAAAATGGCCCCTGCATAAAATGCGGCAGTCGTCACCGTCTTGAGGTTGACCACATAGACCCAACAACCAAATCGGTTGGAGTCGCCCAAATATGGGGAAGAAAAAAGGAGGTTCGGGATGCTGAATTGCTAAAATGTCAAGTATTGTGCCACCGTTGCCACAAGGAAAAGACAGCCAGTGAGGCTCATCTTTATGAGCGGCCAAATAGAATGGTGCCTCCGTCTGGAAAATCATGGTGTAGCGGCCACAGGGATTTCCTGCCATTGGATGATTTTTCCGTTCATCGTGGCCATACTAACGGACGCCACGGCGTCCAGAAATATTGCAGGCAATGCAAAACGCTTATTGCCAACAAGCAGAATGGCCTTTCATGCCGTGACCTTTATGAATTTTATCAACGCCGGAATAGCTCAAATGGGTAGAGCGCCGTGTTTGTAGCACGGATGTTACGGGCACCCAATCCGTTTCCGGCTCCAGCTTAAAATGCCGTCATAGCTCAAGTGGTAGAGCACAAGTTTGGTAAACTTGAGATGAGGATTCGACCGCCTCTGATGGCTGGCTTTGCCCTTGACAACTCCGCGCGGATGCCGTACAACGCGCGCAACCAAGGAGACCGATTATGGCCGAGACCGAAAAGAGCGTGCTGGAACGCTTGAAAGACATTATCACCGAACAGATGCCCGTGGACGCGGACAGCGTAGTGCCCGAAGCGGATTTCGTGGACGACCTCGGGGCCGACAGCCTCGATTACGTCGAGTTGCTCGAACGGACGGAGGAAGAATTTGGCATCGAAATACCGGACGAAGAATCCGACAAGTTCAAGACGGTCGGCGACGCCGTCAAGTACGTCCAGCAAGAAACCGGCCTTGCATAAATTTTTAGCGGTAGCTTAGCTCAGAGGCAGAGCAGCCGGTCGATAACCGGCAGGGCGAGATTTCAAAATTCTCAGCTACCACCATTTCCATTGTCCTCTAGCAAATCGGTTATGCACCGGACTCTGAATCCGGCAAGGCTGGTTCGATTCCAGCGGGGACAGCCATTTCTCGTATCTCTCGGCGCTCCTCTTGCGCCAAACCCCTGATTTTACAGGGGAAAACACCCCAAAAATAGTTGTTGACGCCATGACTAGATTCGAGTACATTGGAGGCATGGAAACCAACACTCAACCGACAGTCGAAGTCCAGAAGTACAGAATTCCAGAGCGCAATCTTTCCAAGCTGCGCGACGGATTTTTCAAGCTTGCCAAACGCGCGGCCAAGTTGAATGTGGCGGCTCCGGTTCTCGTGGAAGGCGAGCACGAAATCGAGACGCTTTGGAGTCACGTCAACGTCACGTTGCCGACATGGTCTGTTGTGAAGCCCGTCCTGAATGGCAGCGCCGATGAATACCTCGACACCGGCAGCCGCCGGTTGTTTGTGTACGTCACTGTGACTGGCGAAACGCCGAAGTTGGCGGGCTGGTCACTGTTGGCCGTTATCGAGCACCTGCCCGGCGAGGGCAATATTATCCGCAAGGTTCCGACCATCACCGAGGAGCTTCCGCCACAATATCGCGAGGCCAGCAATGTCTGCGAGCATTGCGGTTTCGTTCGGAACCGGAAAGAAACCTTCATCGTGCGGCATGATGACGGCACCACGAAACAAATTGGGCGTCAATGCTTGGTGGATTTTCTTGGGGGCGTCAATCCTGATGCGCTGGCCAATGGCGCGGAAATCATTTTCTCGGCGGCTGGATTGTGCAGCGAATTCGAGGAGGGCGGCATCAGCGTGGGCCGGGATGGCTACGGGCTCATTCGTTTCTTGGCCATGACCAACGCCTGCATCCGTGAGTTTGGCTGGACATCACGCAAGACCGAAAATGAAGGCGGACGTTCCTCCACCGCAAGCGACGTTGCCTATCAACTCGACCCGCCCAAGGATTGCGACCGCTCCAAGCTGATTCATTTCACCATCGAGGATGAGGCATTCGCGCAAGACGCGGCGGAGTGGGCCAAATCTCAGCATGAAGGCAATGCGGAATTGAATGATTATCAGCACAACATCAATATTCTGGCTCGGAGCGGCTTGGTCACTTGGCGTCATACCGGATTGGCGGCCTCCATTGTCAATTCGTATCGTCGAGAACTAGGAATCGTTGCCGAACGCAAGCATCTCTCCGACCTCACCGCCAATAGCCAGTACGTCGGCGCAATCGGCCAACGTCAGGATTTTCTTGCTACGGTTATCAAGGCCATCGCTCTCGAATCCGACTACGGCCCCAAGACCTTGTATGTGTTCGTTGATGACAAGGGTAATGCCATCAAGTGGTTTGCCAGCGGCAATGGCGCGGGCAGCTTGGACATCGGCACCACCTACTCGCTCAACGCCCGGGTCGAACGCCACGAGGAGTACAAGGGAACCAAGACCACCCAGATTTCGAGAGCCAAGGTCAATCCGACGGCGGAAGAATTGGCCGAACGTGCGGCAGCCAAGAAGCGCGATGCGGCTATCAAGAAGGAGGTCAAGGCCGAGCGCAAGGCCGTGGTGGACGCCGAGGCCGCGCTGGAAGTCGCGCAGCAAGCGTTGAATGCAGCGCCGAATGCCTACAGTAACGTTCCCGACTGGCAGGCGAAGTACGAAGTGGCGCGGGCGGCGCACCAAGCGGCCTATGGCAAGTTGCAGGACGCCAAGGTCGTATACGAAACCGCCGTCCGCACCAAGGCCGCTGAACTGTTTCCGAAATAATCCATTGACACCACAACTCGAATCTAGTAGATTCACGCCATGTCCAACAACAACCATCAACCGACAGGAAAATCATGAGCGCAATCAGCGGCAAAAATTGCAGACGCGGTCATTCACGACGGAGCCGAGCCATGCAGGAGCGGGAGTTCGTCAAGCGGCACGAAGCTCTCCATCCCCCGTCGAAATCCGTCAACCTTTTCGGCTGGAATCCCAAGGGCCTTGAGGAAACCAGTCGGCTCTTGAAGCTGTTCATCCGCGGCAATGACTTTCAGTTCGAGGCGCGGACGGCGTCCAATACCATCCTGCTCCGGGCACCATTCAAATATCAGTATCGCATTCTCTCGCTCTGCGACAACGGCGGGGAAGTGAACGTCGAGTGGGTCAATCATCCCGACAGCTTGCACAGCGTGGCTTCCTGCTCGGATAGTCGCCATCTGAATGCCGAGACGATGCACTACCGCATCATGACCGTTCTGGATGGCGAGGAGATTGATTACAATCACGAGGAAGAAGCGTTCGAGGACATCAACCTGTTGGGGCGCGCTTCATGAGTATCCTCTTCACTCAGTACCTCCGCCCGTTCGGCATCCCGCGTCCGATGAAGATTGACCGGCCGCCGGACATCGAGAAGATGGCGCAGGCGATTATCGCCAAGGGGATGGTGTTCGAGGTTGAGGAGTTGACAACTGGTGATGTTTCCCTCACCATCGGCGACAAGGTGAAGGAGGAGGACATCGCCATCCAGCTTTGCGAGAACGGACCGGCGGTGCCAGAAGCAGTGGACAAGCTGGTCAAGGAAGGATTCGCGTATATCAATCGGGAAACGCTTTGGGAAACGTTGCCCAAGGAATTTCGTACATCAGAATATTGCAATGCGGATGCCCGCAGGTACAAGGATGTTAAAGTGGTTTCAAAGCACGAGTCCCACAAATCGCCATGGCCCGGTCCACATAAGAACGTTCACTACTGGTGGACGCTGGAGAACGGCAAGCGGGTGGGATGGAACGAGAACCCGGCGCGGGGATGGAGTTTTCCAGTGATATGAGGATACTGATATGACCCAAGACGAATTCGCTCACCGCTACCACGAGTTCTCCGGCACCAAGGAACAGGCCGAAGCCGAAGCCAAGTCCGCCAACGCGGAGGGCATTGACGGCGATACGGCCGTGGCTGTGGACTTCGGACCGGCCGGATGCGCCGTGATGCTGAAGAGCGCCTGCGAGTTCCTGAAATCCATCGATGCGTTCCCCGGTGCAGCGCTATGAACACCCAAGACCTGCCGCAACCGGCCATTCTCAAGAATACCCCGGACGAAATGAAACGGGACGGCTGGGTGTTCCTGTGCGCGACCATGCTCGTCGACCAGTGGGACGAACTTAATCATGACTTACCGGACGGCGCGGAGGTGGTGGCCAGCCAGACGTTCGGTCAGGAAGGCGTCAACTTCTGGTACCGTGTCGCGGCGGGGGTGGAGGCGTGAGTGATGGAACATTAACCCAGAAGGAGAAGCAGCCATGCAATTATTGCGGTCACCCGAGACATTTCCACCGAAGCGGTCGGGGACTGTGCTTTGGTGGCAGCCCGCATGAATGTAACTGTAATCAGTTCCGAACGACCGGACTTTCAGCCACTGAAGAAATGCTCAAAAGACATCGAGCGATATGTGAGCGCGAAGGCCATGAATGGGATGACGACCAATGTGCCAGATGCACCGTGAAGAAATCCGAAATTCTCACTTGACAACCATGCGCGATTCACGCAACATGCCACACCAACAAGGAGCCATCCGATTATGCTGACTAACATTATCCGCCGATTCATTCTGTTGCCGTCCTCGTTTGTACTGGTGCTGATATGGGGCCTGTTCAAGCAGGGAGGTGTCGACGTGTCTTCCAAGACCGGGTGGGGCGTCATCTTCATGATGCTCGCATTCGCCGCCATGATGTTCGAGTTTATCAAGTCCGGCAACATCACCGCCCCGATGTTTTTCACCGATACATTTTGCTCGGTGCTGGCTGCGGTCACGTGGTCGGCGTTCTTGTTCGGCACCATCGCCGATGGGAAGTACGTTTTCAGCCTGACCGACCTGTTCATTGCAGCCGTGGTTATCGGCGATGCCATGTTTTGTCCCTTCAATTCTTTCCGCATCGCCTTGCGCAGTTTCACCACCAATTCCCCAACATCTTTCGCATCGGCACATGCCGTGCCGGTCGTAAGTCAACCCCAACCCCACTAAGGAGAGAGTCATGAAGCGAAGTGTTATGCAAACCGTACTGTTACTGGCCGTGTTGTGCCTGATGGCACCATGGACGGCGCGTGCCGCGCAGGATGTCAAGGCAGATATTCCACCGCTCAATCCCACCATCAAAGGCAACATGGACATCGTGTTCGCCAGCCGCACCGCGACCGATGACAAGGGCCAGCCCGCGGCAGATGTCTGGGACACGTACACTATGAACATGACCATCGACAAGACGTTGATGTTCGGGGGTCAAATCAAATACAAGCCGACCCTGTTTTCCAGCATGATTGGACGCGAGAAGCAGTCTGCCGAACTCGATTACGGCATTGACTTGACGATTGCCAACCCGTCCAATTTAACCCAGAAGGCGCGCATTGGTCGATTGGTCGGCAAGGTGCCGATTGACAAGAAGGGCGTATATCACTACGACAAGGGCACATTGCGGTTGGCGGTGGATGCGACTGGGAAAGTACCCGAGCATGAAGCAAAGTTCCTCGGCACATCGGCTGGCAGGCCACCTGATAACGATAGCGCGCTGGCCAAAGCCAAAAAGCAGGCCATCACGCTGACGAAGTCGGTCAATGGCAAGACGGCCACGATTGCCGTCACCAAGTACGACCAGATAAGCCTAGACATGGTCATGGCTGGCGGCCCGGTGTCTGCCTATCCGGACACGCACGTCAGCGGTCAGATGCTCTATGATTATGAGCGTTTTGCATGGTACTTCCGCGGTGTGACCATGAGTTACACCAAAGACGGCCAAACCTTCACGGACAAGCTCACGGGCAACATCAAGTGGGTGCAGGCAGAGGATTACGCTACATCTGGTGATGGTCATTATGAGTTCGACGTGCGGGTCAATGAGCCAGAGGCAACCGTGACCGAATCGGCGGCGTTCGCTCCGGCTGATAACGAAGCAACCTTCTTCGAGTCGGATGCTAACCTTCAAGCGTTAAACGGCACATGGACGTACAAAGACACGCTGGTGAACAATCCGAACTCAAAGAACGACGATGACAAGCAAATCACCACGGCCTCGAATGTCAAGATTGACATGGTAGGCAATAAGTTGACCAAGGTGCAGACGGTCAATCTTGCCAAGCTGATTGGGTTCGTCGGCGTAGTGCAGATGAACTCCGACTAGGGATTGACCCGGTTCGGCGAATGTAGTACAAACCTGCGGGGGAGGGTCACAACGGCCTTCCCCCGTTTAACCCAAGGAGAATCATGAGAGTATTGAAATGGTTAGTGTTGTCCGTCGCCCTGTTGGCGGCACGTAGTTCGTTCGCGGATACCAATGTGGCCGTTCAAGCAGCGGCACCGGAGAAAGACTGGAGCGTCACGGCATCGGCGGATTACTTCAGCACCTACCTGTTCCGTGGCGTGGACATCACCCACAGCCCGGTCGCTGTACCGTCACTGGTCGGCACGTACAAGGGGCTCACGGCCTATTACTACGGGTATTATGCGGAACAGAACCACGGTTCTGGCACGTATGCCGAGAACGATTACGGCGCGGACTGGACGCAATCGGTATTCAACGACAAGCTGTCGCTCACGGGCGGCGCGGTCGGGTATACCTACTTGAATGGCCGGTCGGGCACGGCGACGTGGGAAGTGTACGCCTCGGCGACGTGGAAGGATTACCTGAACCCGAAGCTGGCGATTAACTGGGACGTGGACCGGATTCGTGGCGGGTACGCGCAGGCTTCCATCAGCCATCAGTACGACCTCTCGAAGCTGGCGGGTCTGCCGGACGGGAAGTTGACGTTGACACCATCGGCGGCGCTCGGGTACGACCTCGGGTACAACGACCGCAGCACGACGAAAAATGCGGAGTTCAACGATGTACTGCTCGGCGTGCTGGTGTCCTACAACGTGAACGACCATCTGTCGGTACATGGCGGATACCAAGGGTCGATTGCCTTGGATGCCATCACGGACAACGGCCAGTCCAACGTGAGTGTGTTTAACGGCGGCGTGACGTACTTGTTCTAGCCATGCCGTGCGGGAGAGTACATTCCGCCTGTAGTATGCTACTGACTGCGCCAGTGCTGGCGGCCGGGTGGTTTCTCGGCGGTCCACGCGCTGGCGCAGCGGCGGGAGCGGGTTGTCTGGCAGGTATATTCCTTACGCCCGATTTAGACCAACCCGGAATCAACAGTTCCAAGTGGCTCATCATCAAATACACTTTCGGCCTCGGTTATCTCTGGTCGATGCTCTGGTATCCCTACGCCAAATGCTGTCATCATCGGTGCTGGTGGTCGCACTTCCCGATAATCAGCACCATCTTCCGCCTGATGTATATGGGCGGGGCACTGTTGGCGGCGCACTTCTGGGGATTCAAATTTCCGGTAATAGGTTGGGGGATTTTCTTCTTTTGGTCGATGGGGCTCGGTATCTCTGATGCCGCCCATTGGTTCTTGGATTTCCACAGTAAGATGATTCCCGGACTCTTCCGTCTCACTCATCCCGAGCAATACATCCACAAGGTAGATGCGCCAGATTCGGCTGGCTGATATAAAATTCTTCTTGCAATACAAGCTTACACGGCGTATAGTGTGCGTGTGAAGATTCGTTATAGGTTTCGTTGCTATCCAACGCCTCCGCAGCGACGCGAGTTGGCTCGGGTATTCGGCTGCGTTCGCCACGCCTACAATTGGGCGCTGCGGCTCCGGACGGATTCGTACCGGGAAAATAAAACCAGAATTAGTTACCATCAATCCAGCGCCGAATGGACGAAGCATAGGCATTCCTGCGGGTTTGAGTGGCTATGGAAATCATCCAGCATCCCACAGCAGCAAGCTTTGCGACATTTGCAGTCCGCGTTCAACAATTTTTTTACAAAACGAAACATGTACCCTCGCTTCAAATCTAAACGAGGCAAACAGTCCGCTGAATTTAGTGGTCACGGATTCAAATGGGACACTGTAAATCTGAATTTGCATCTAGCAGGAATAGGAAGAATGGACATCCACTGGTCGCGCGCGTTCACGAGTCAGCCCAGCACAGTCACGATAACCAAGGACTGTGCCGGGCGATATTTCGTGACGCTGTGCCTCGACGAGAAAGTCAACTCCTTGCCCAAGACCGGCAAGGCGGTCGGCGTTGACTTGGGGATAAATCGGTTGGCGACGCTCTCGAATGGAGAGCGAATTGCCAACCCGAGGCATACGGCGAAGTATGCCAAGAAGCTGGCGCGAGCGCAGCGGGTTCTCTCGCGAAGAAAGAAAGGCAGCGGTAGGTGGAATTGCCAACGCATAAAGGTGGCCAGACTTCACGCCCGCATCGCCGACAGCCGCAAAGACCACCTCGACAAGTTCACTACGGACTTGGTACAAAGATTCGATGTCATCGCCGTCGAAGATTTGAATGTGCGTGGAATGTTGGCCAATAGAACGCTGTCGCGCTCCATTGGCGACCTCGGCCTGTACCAGTTCCGCTCCATGGTCGATTACAAGACGCAGCGATATGGCAAGGAACTCAAGGTTGTTGACCGGTTCTTCCCTTCCAGCAAGCGGTGCCACTCGTGCGGCTTTATCTTGGACAAGCTGCCCCTGAGTATCCGCGAGTGGGATTGCCACGAGTGTGGCGCACACCATGACCGCGATGAAAATTCTTCTCACAACATTTTGGCCGCGGGACACGCGGTGACTGGACGTGGAGGGAATGTCAGACGCTCGGCGGCTTCGGCCACCAAGCGCAGTTCCCGTCGAAGCGTCAACCAACCGGCTCTGTGATGTGCTCTTCATGTCATAACCCGGAAGCTCGCCTCACGGCGTGTGGATGTCAACTTGGGTTCGGACCGATATACTGGTAATGGATTTGCCGAAAGGTGACCCGTGTTCTACGCTGAATTCCAATCAACCAATAAACGCTACACGACCGAGAACGGCTACGTGGCTGTATATGACGACATCCCCATGCTGGTGGTATCGGATAGCGGGTTTCATTGGCGCGGGAAGGTTTATCGTCACAAGGGTCGAAAGTGGATTATTACAGATATGAATTGCGCCGGTAAACTCAGTCTGACGCGCATCACGATGTTCGGTCGGGTCAAGTACGACACGGTAATCCCGGCTTGACAGCGCTGCCGTGATTCGCATAGTGTGACCGCAACAAGGAGACCAACGTGCAAGATTTGGTGAAGTCTATTTACGAGACCGAGGACGTGCTCAAAATCGTCCTAGCCCACCACAAAGAAACCAAGGGCAGTCCACCCGCCGGGTATGAGTGGGTGCCCAAGGATACTCGGTCCGGCGTGGTCGTTGAGCCGGTCAAAATCGAAACGTGACCCATGTTGACGCCCACTCAAATCGAGCACCTGAAACGCCAAGCCCTCGGGGTCGATGGCGCGTGCGGTGTGTTCGACCGGGAAGCGTTCGCCAAGCTCTGCGCGCATTACCGGGAAGAACACGAAGATGAATACCTCGGCAAGGCGATTGAACTCTGGACGGCGGGCTGGACATCCGAGACGCCGCACCGTGGTCAGGCGGCGCAGATGATGAGTTGGTACTGGCGCAGACCCGGCCCGCGCGGCGGTCGGCGGTTCCTCTCCACCGACCAAGCCTTGAATGCGTTGCGGAAGGGTAAGCCATGAGCACTGAACGCGCTTGGATAATCAGTACGGATAGAGACGGGAAGGTGACTCGCACGGAGTTTACTTTGGACTTCGAGGTGCGCGTGGCCAACTGCGCAGTGTACGGCGCTCCGAACGAACAGGGCAACCGAGGCGAGGAAGTCTACACCAAGGAACTACGGCGGTGCTGTGAGGCGCTACCGAAGGCGCGTCCAATATGATTCGCATCGGCAACATCAAGAACGGAGACAAGGGCGAATACTGCGGCAGGCCGCACCGGTCGCTGCCGGGCTCACCGCTGGCTAATCCCTTTGTAATGCATGGTGGCGACCGAGATGCCGTGTGCGACGATTATCAGGCATGGTTCGATGAGCGCGTAAAGTTCATGAGAGAACTGGAGCGGCTCGAAGCGCTGGCAAGAAAAAGGAGATGTCACTCTTTTGTGCTTTTGTATGCCCGCTAGGTGCCACTGCGATACCATCAAACGCTATCTGGAGGAACGATTGAAATCATGAGCACTTTATTTTTGGTGTCGACATTGCTGGCGACGGCTCTTTGCCTTTGGGAAATATGGCTACTCTGGAGCAACGACGGCAGTCCTTGGATTATGACGCCGCTGGTGCGCTCACTGTTCTGGCTGTTCAGTATTCCTTGTGTATGGCTGTTCTACGTTTTGGTGTTGAAACATGTCGAATAGACTTGAGTTGTCGGGTAGAAGATTTGGCAGGCTTACTGTTTTAGGATTTTCTCACGTACATGTGTCTGGGTGTGCTGTATGGATGTGCATTTGCGACTGCGGAAATACGAAGGAAATAAGGGGCACACATTTAGTGCGAGGTGCGGTCCGTTCCTGCGGCTGTCTATCTACTGAAATAAAAAGGAGCCGTCGCACGGATAACCCTATAAGTGGTAAATTCGTTGCTACGGAAAGAAGGATTCAAAACTTTTGGAATTATGTGGATAAAGCCGGTCCAGAGGAATGTTGGATGTGGAAAGCTGGACTCGGTCGTGGAGGGTATGGAAAATTCGGTTGGCATGGTGCTCACAGATTTTCTTGGTTGATACATTATGGAGAAATCCCTGAAGGATTATGCGTTTGCCATACGTGCGACACACCAGCCTGCGTAAATCCAAAACATTTATTTCTTGGAACATCCGCGGAGAACACGTTTGACCGGCATAGGAAGGGCAGAGATTGCTCTGGAGACAAACACTGGACAAGGCTCCATCCTGAAAACTTAAAACGCGGGGAATCGCATCCAGCCGTAATAGACTCGTCATATCTGCCAAGGGGCGAGGCCCACAAATTATCCAAATTGACAGAAGCCAATGTTCTAGAGATTAGAAGGCTTCGCGTCAGTGGAATTAAGAGGAAAATTGTGGCCAATAAATTCAATGTAAGCCCGGATACGATTTATCGGATTGACAAGGGAACTCTGTGGGGATGGCTAAAATGAGCGATATAATTTGTACGACTCCAAAATCCGAAATGGCTACGGCCGCGCGCGAGGCCGCCGAGTGCCGGGCGGAAGGCGGTGGATACTACTTCCGCGTGCTTCCACACCGCCCCAAGGTAGAGCCGGGCGACCGCGTCTACTACGTCGAGGATGGCTACATCCGCGGATTCGCGCTGGTGCATATCGTCGAGCCAGCCGGTGCCGTATGTAAGACCACCGGGCGAATGTGGACCGGCAAGTGGAGCGTCGTCATGCTGGCGTCGTCGTGGTGCTGGATTGAGCCGGTGAAGATGAAGGGGTTTCAGAGGTTCCATTATGCCAAGTTCGTCCGGGATTCGGTGAAGGTGGTCGGCGGCTGGTTGGATGAGAAACCAGATTTAACTTGCAAAGCCGAGCCGCTGGCCGTATAGAATGCGCAGGATTTTTTGTTCTTTGATGGGGGCGAAACGGAATCGACATAGTGTTGACTGTGAAACCTGCATGCCGTGGTGGTGGCGAGTCCACGTAAAAAACGTCACACAACATCAACTGCTAACAGCACTGATGACATGGCGATGAGTGTTGCCGAAGCCGATGCGGTCCTCGCGACCCACGGTTACGTCGATGCCGACGCCGTCTTGGTCTAAGCACCAAGCCGTTCTCTCCCGGACGCCTGCTACGGGATGCGAACGACGATAGCAGGATGAGCGAGTGGGGTCCATCCCGGGTTCCACAGGGCCGATAAACCAGTCAGGGATGCAGCCGTGGTAACGCCGCACGTCGAGCGCGGACACGGTCAAGCAAAAGCTCGGATAAGCATGTAAATGGTCAGCGGAATACGCAATGGACGTGGGTTCAACTCCCACCGTCTCCACCATTTTGAATTCCGAAGCGGGTAATACCGCGCGGATAGTCCTGTTTGGGGTTGGGTAAGTTGGACCGCCAGCCCCAAGCAGTTGTTTTTATCGATTGCCATCCCAACGCATCGGTGGATGCCGGTTGCAAGTGTTGTGCGGAGTGCTTGCAGGTGGTTGTCACCGCGCTGCTAGGTCGGGATAGTGGACTGCCGTTGGTGTCCATGACCAAGAGCCACGGATGACCGCACTTCAGACCGTGGACAATTTCATGACACCGCTTCAATTCGTCGGCGAACTCAATCTCAAGCCGTATCCTGACGGCGTTCACTGGCAACTCATCACCGATTTCACGTTCTGTGACGGGGACGGCACACTCTACACGGCACCGGCCGGGCTGGTGACGGATTTCGCCAGCATACCGGCCCTGAACCGCATCGGCATGACCATCATGGTTCTTGCGCATATCGCATCTCGATTCCATTGGAGTGGTCATCTGCTGGCCGCGTTCGGGGTCTGGGTTATCTGGATTGCCAGCGATTTAAGGCCATGGGGCCGTTACGGACCGGCTGCAATCATACACGACGCATTGTTCGCTTCGCAGACCACGTCGTTCTGGACGGCCAACATGGTGCTCTGGCGCGCGATGAAGATTACCAACACCGCAAGGTGGGAGCGCATCGTCATATTCGGCGGCGTGATGCTCGGCGGATACTTCGCATGGCTGCAGGACGGCCGTCGTCTAAAAAAGGGCATGCGCCGCGGATTTCCAGTCAAGATTTCTCGTCCGCAATAAATCGACTCCGTTGTTTACACAAGGAGATGGGAATAATCTACCCGCCGATACTGACAGGTTTTAGCCGTGAACCTACATCAGCACCGGACAGTCTTGAATTGATATGTCCAGAACCAATCTCAGACGGTTCCGAGCTTTCAGGGAGATTATGATTCCCCGTCGTAGAAGCGCGTTGCGCCGCCACGACTGACCGCAGCCGGATATTTTCCGATGCTACACGGTCCGCATCGCCCCGGTAGCCGCACTTCACACAGGCGAAGCGCAAGCCTCTCCGGTTCGACGCCGAGACATGACCACATCTAGGACAGCCACAGCTTGTATTGCGCGGGCTGACCTTCTCGCTGTCAATGCCTACGGCCTGTGCCTTGTAGGCAATCTTGAATTGCCCGTCCCAGAACGGCCAACGGCCTATTTTAGAACGGTGGTCTTTCCCTCTTTTGAGCGAACGGTCTCGTATGTTCGTCAGGTCTTCAAGGACGATACGCTGCGCTCCGTTTTCGACCGCGTACCGAACCAAGGCTTTGGATGCGACATGCAACAGATGTCCCGTTACGGCAGCCTCGTGGCCAGAGAGTCGCTTGAGCAAACGACGGCTGGACCGGGAGCCAACGGCTTGGACGGCACTGCGGGTTTGGCGGATACAACAGCGACGATGATTGAGCATCCCGCCCTTGAAATAGAAAGTGTTGGAGTTCGCCGAGTTGGTCGCGACCATGAGCCGATTGATTCCGAAGTCCACTCCAATGATGCTGCCGGTGGTTTTGTGGTCGGGAATATCGACTTCATAGGCGAGCAGGAGGTACCAGATTTTGCCTACTCGTTTTAGGATTGAACCCTTCCATCCGGCTTCCGGAATATGTGGATGTTGCATAGGAATGAATTGCTTCCAGATTCGGATGCCGTTTCCTTTTCTTGAAAAATCCTTCCCTTTTCCTCCATACCTAATCGGAAACGTTGGTTTTTGGAATTTTGCCTTCTTCCACCTTCCGAGTGCCTTGCCGCTTTTATATATGGATGCCACTTGACTGATGACGGAGCAGGTAAGCTGGGCCATTAAACCAAAATTTCTGCGAATTGTTGCGTAATGCGCTCGTTGCAGTCTGTTGGGATTCATCTCTTTGGATTCAAACACGATGGCTGAAAGCCAGTTTGCGGCTGCCAAATATGATATTACGACTTCATCAAATCTGCCGTTTCCGCCGAGCTTTATTTTCATGCGCCGAACAGATTTCATGTGTACATATTGGCGCTACGGACCTAACCGGTCAAGATGTTTCGGCGTCTGCAAATAAATCGCTCGCGACGTGCGTTTTTTGTTGCATCGATTTATTGCGCTCGCTACCTTGCAATCACAAGGAGGGTTGGGTGGGGAAAAGTAAGAACCGTGGGTGCCGTAGTACAGCACCGAACGGTGTAGTAAAGACAAACGAAGTTCGGGATGAACCGGTCGAGACCCCGGTTCATCCCGCTGTCTTTGTCGCGGACACCCTCGAAGCCTACCTGAATCACATCGGTAAATTCCCGCGCCTCACGGATGCCGAAGAACTGGCGCTGGCGGAAAAGATGTGTCACGGCAGTCGAGCGGCCAAACGCGAGATGATTGAGCGGAACCTCCGGCTGGTCGTGACGATTGCCCGAGACTTCGAGAACTGCGGCGTATCCGTGTTGGACCTGATACAGGAAGGAAACCTCGGGCTCATGGAGGCCGTCGACCGGTTCGAGTTGGGGCGTGTCGCTAAGTTTTCCACGTATGCCGGTTGGTGGATACGCAAGAACATCAAGATTTACATGAGCGGCAACGCCCGGTGCGTGCGCCTGACGGTCAAGGTGGCCGGTCGGCTCGGTCGGGTCAATAGGGTCCGCACCAAGCTGGCTGACTCGTTGGGCCGTCAACCGACCGTCGATGAACTCTCCGTAGAAACCGGCATGTCTGTGGAGCGGCTGGAACGTTTACTGGCCTTGAACAAGCCGCCATTACCTTTGGACAAACGCCTTCCGGGCGATGGCAAGCTGGAGACAATGGGGGACTACTTCGCCGATGAAGATGCCGCGCCCGTTAGCGAGGTCGTCGACGCCAAGTTGAAAGTCGAGTGGATGGAAGAATGCATCGCCAAGTTGCCGGAGCAATACCGCATAGTGCTCCGGCTGCGGTTCGGGTTGAATGGCATCGAGCCGCACGAATTATCGGAGATAGCCACCATTCTCGGTCTGACCCGTGAACGGATTCGACAGGTCGAGGTACTGGCCGTCAAACGGATGCGGAAACTCATGCGGGACGAGTGGCCGTTCTACCCGCTCAATGTCAAACAGGATGTGTTGAAAGCCCTGTTCGGCGAGAATCTAGGGCTGGTGCCGATGTTGCGACCCCCGAGGAGCGCGAGCGCCAAGTAAAAGGCGGCTTAATCGGCCTGCGCGCGTTCGATGGCGGCCTCTATCTTCTTGGCGTACTCAGTATTGAAATCCGACCCGTGCCCGTAGTGGTGCGCGTTGGCGGCGAAGCGTATCCGTTCGGTGGAATGATGACGACGGGCGGCAGCCGCGTAGCGCTGCAGGGCGACATACATCACTTCCATCTGCCGCATCTCGGTGGCTCGCCCCCATTCTTCGGGCAGTCCCCCACACTCCAGCCAGCGACTCAGGTGGAAGCCGAATAACCCAAATGCCTTTGTGTTTCCGTCCGGATAGGGACCGCAATTGATGCCGGAGCTTTCGACAAGGGCGAATCCGGCCAGCACCGATGGCGGGATGGATTCGGGATTGCCGTTGGTGGCGATGACACCAGCGGCCATGATGCGGAGTTCGGTCGTGGAATACTGGCGACGCGCCGCCAGTACGTTGGTGGCGATGAACGTTGCGGCGATTGTCATAATTGATATTCCTTTCATGCTATTCATTCAAGCGCCTTTCGTGCCCGCCAGAAACGTTCCTGAAATCGTTCGGCAGATTCGGTTGCCAGTCTCACGGATGAGTGTTCGCGTTCCAAAAGGTGCGAAGGAATCCTCAAGGCGTGCAGAATTGACAGGTCCCAGCGTTCCACTTCGTTCTGGATATCGATGCTCATGCCTTAGTGTCTTCCTTCTGATTCAGGAGCGGCTCGGTCTCGCGTTTGCGCACCTCGCGGAGTATCTGGGCTGCTTCGCCCGCGTTCAGGTAATGACCGGGCTTGCCTTCGACTACGTGCTTGCCGTTGGCGCAGGTGACGTAGAAGGTGGCTCCGTTGATTCGGCCAGTGTAACCGGTGGCGGTTCGGGTGATGGTGATGAGGCACTCTCCTTCCAGAAATCGTCGGCATCGAGCCAGTTGTCGTTGAATCCGCGTGGCGCATGAAGCCTCTTCTGTGAGTCCCAGCGGGCGTGATAGCTTTCCTCGGTGGGGATGCCAAACCCGAATGTATTTGGACTGGTCAAGTCGGTGAGCGAGACTGGCGTATGAACCCGAGACAGGAGCATCAGCGTGTAGGCCCACATGACGACGGTGCCGGGCCGGTCGCAGAGGCTGGACACCCAGAGCTTGGCGCGCACTTCGACTTTGACGCCATAGTATTCCAGCCGTTTGTTGAGTATCTGATAGCCGATGTCCTCGGCAAGCTCGGCCTCAATCGGCGCGGCATCTTCCTCGGTCATCATCGTGAGGGAAATCAGTACCTTGCTCTCGTCAAGGGTCATTGGTCGAACGCCATCGGGCGATAGGCCGAGTAATCCTCGGTAGTTGGTCGGTGGAATGTCGAGGTTTTCGGTGGTCATTTGGTCTCCTTGGGTTCGGATGGCAATTTCTGCCATGAGAATTTTCCCTTAATCATCATGGTGAAGAACTTTCCCGGATTGACGGCCCTGCGAAACTCTTTGAACAAGTCCTCCGGCACGTTGTAGTACCGATAGACGGGATGACGACCAGCACCAAGTCATATGCCTCGTTGTACGGCTGGCGGAGCACGACCTTGGAGACCCACGGGCCGTCCAGTTCCATCTCGAACTCGTTGGCCTCGTCAAAGGTGATTTCCTTCGGCAATTGGACCACGCCGTAACGGTCGGTCACGGCAGCGCGCAGGGCATGGGTGCCGTAACGCAACGGCAGGGTGCGGCCTTGGAGCGCGGCGAACTTGCCCTTGGGCCAGAACACTTCCTTGTGATAGGGCTTGCTGAATGAGTTGTTTTCCATGACACCGCTACATTACTAGATTCTGGTAAACATGTCAACAGGAAAAAATAGCCTGAATTGGCAATGAATCAAGGCGGTTTTAGGCGGGCGTGTTGGTCGTAGTCGCAATAGGTTTCAAATTCGGCGCGCGCTCGTAAAACATGGCCAGCAGATTGTCGGCGGCCAGTATGGCATCGGCTGCGTTCTTTCGGGTTCGTTCTTTCCACGGATTGTCGGCCATCTCGGGGCGGTCGCAATCGGCCACGGCTCGTGCTGCGAGGGCTTTCAGGAAGTCCGCCACGGCCCGTACATCTTCCTCTTTGAAGGTCTCGCCATTGGTTATCCGAAGATAGGATTTGATGGCAGCGCCATCCGGACCGGCCATCATAGTCTTGTAGCTGTCGAGGTTCTGGATGAACGGATAGAGCACGCTGCTGGACTCCTTGATGGCATCCAGCGGCGGGTCTGTCGGTTCAAATTGGTAGACGATAACGGTTTTCAATGACACACCAGTTCCTTTCCATTCACGAATATACCTTGCTGCGTTAGAATACCTTGGTCGATGGCCTTAATGATGGCCGGTTTGCAAAACTGTCCCGTTGAACAATAATCATACACCCCGCCGGAATCGTAGGTCGGCAAACTGCTTGGCCCGAAGGTTTCCTTGGAGCGGCCTGCAGCATTGCGGAACATGGGCTCTGGCCGCAGAGACATCCAGTACCAGCTACCGGGGATGGTGTGATACACTTTCACGCCTTTTCGATTCACGGCCACCCACTCGTAGTAAGTTGGCAGGTCTGGAAGTTTGTAGAGTTCCTTGATTTCATTCCAGTCATTGGCGTTGGCGTAACTCAAATGGTGCCCATCGGCGTCCTCGTCAACCGAATCGCACTCCAAATCGCGCAGCATGTCCGGATTGGCAAGGATGACTGACCGCGTGTAATCGCGCATGAATTCCCAGCCAGCCTTGCTGAATCGTAGCGCGCTCATCTTGGGATGCTTGTACCGGCGGTATTCACCGCTCGCGTGAAATCCACCGTAGGCGGCCCGGTAAGTTCGCGCGAATGGCTTGGAGCATGCCTTGCAGATATGGCCGCTGATGTCATACTGGTCGTCACGCTTTGGGAGCTTGTCAATAAAGAGCACGTCACTGGCGTGAAGCGAACCGGTGCCAACAAGGGGGATGGAAAGGAACGGACGGTCAATCACCAGATAGATGCCCGGCGGCCGTCTTGCCGTGGTGCTGAGTTCGGCCTTGCAGAGAATGTAATCACTGACATCGCTCGGCATGACATCTTCATCACCGCAGATGGTGCAATCGGAAACGATGTCTCGGTAGCATTCGCTGCATACATCTTTCTTGCGACCTTCGGCCCAGTAGCCTTCATCCTCACGAAGCTGGGTGCCGCAATCGTTGCATTTCCTATTGCTCATGTTACCAAGTCCAAGGTGCGCTGACTCTGATTGGTGCTAGACCACTTGTCAAGCGGCAAGAAGATTTGGTGACCGTGTCCCCGGTCCATGTGAATGCCTTCGGCTTCAATCTTGGCGATGCTCGCATAGTAACGCCGATTGTTATTATCGAGGTCGATGATTTCCACGGTGTTGGCTCCGAGTCCCTTGACCTGTGTCAAGCTGGCGACACCGCAGGCGATGGCCGGTGGTTTTTTTAGGAAGTGCTCGCTCGAATGCACGCGTTTGGTGAACACGGCTCCAACGACGGCACCGACCACCTTTTTGCCTTCGAGAATGGCGTGTGATTTGACCAGCGCATCCTTGTACCCGCGGTCGCGCATATCGGCGCGGAATGAACCTGTCGGCTCGCCCGGCACGACGAACTCAAACTCAAACACCGCCACGCGACCGGATGCCATGTGGGATTCCAGCAGGTCGCCTTCGACCGGCAATGGATTGGCGAAACCGATGACCGTATGTTCCTTGTAATCCAGCCAGCGGATGTCGTTGGAGATGTAGAAGGTCTTGGGCGTGTTCAAGATTTTTTCTTTCGCAGTTGAGCCGCCTGACGCTTCATGCGCCTTCGGAGAGCCGCCAGTTTTTTCTTCTTGGCCTTGGAAATCGGTTTCGGAGGCGACCAGTTCGATGGGTTATCACGGACACTTTTCAAGGTGATTGATTTGGGTATGCCGTCGTGTGCGTTTGGCTTGGATTCATTTTCCCAGCATCCGGAGAGCGTCCGATTGCCATGGCTCCGGCATGTTTTCGCCATGACTTCCAGCGCCTTCATCATCGCGCGTAGATGGTTCGGATAGAGAAAAAACCGAATAGGCTTCTCACCGGTGCATTGCGGGATATAAAGCACCGTCACGCCCCATAGTTCGTACCGGCTTTCGTGTGGGATGAGATAGACATCCGAACCCGCATGACAATCATCGTCAACGCCGACACGTAGGACAGCCGGGTTGCGCTTTGAGAAACACTGCATCCATTCCATGAACTCATAGCCGGTACGGTCAGATTCCTTGAGCCGCCCTACTTCCCGGCAATACTTGTGATAGAGCTTGTGCATGTCTCCGGATTCACTCATCAATTGGCGGAAAGTCTGGCGCTGGTCCGGCCGGAGCTTGACCACGCGTTTTGTCTGGCGACATTTGCAGGAATACATCGCCTCAGTGCCACAGGTGGAATTCAGGCTAAGATAGCGGCAATGACAGACGGTGGTGCTCATGGATGTCCCGACAGCATCGCTTCTTCCTTGCGCCATTCTTGCCAGTCAACGACCCTTCGTCGGACAACTTGCTCGGCGACGCGCTCCAATACGATGTTGTTCATCAGTTCGCAATTTGGGGACATGCATGGATAAATATTTAGGGCATCCGTCTCATCAGGATAGCCCGGGTCACCATTGCGGAGGGTTCGCATACCCGGCGTCACAACGATTCGGTCCAGCGCGAAGCCCGGTTGACTGGCCTCATCGCGCGAGGGATACACCGCCAGCCAGCCGTCGATGGTGAACGAGCCGGGTTCGAGCGTCTCGTCGCCGATGTAGGGCTCGGCGTCGTACTCGATGGTGACCAGTACGCCGAGGGTGCGGAACATGTCGGTGACTAGCGTTTGGAGTTCTTTGAGTGTCATATAAGCTTGACCACGTCGTGCTGCCATTGGTTGCGTTTCTCTTCGGTGAGGCGGCCTTCGACCTCGGCAATCTTAATGGCATCCATCAGAGTTGTGCCGCGCAATCCCTTGCCCTTTTCCGTGCAGATGAGAACGTGCTGCGTGGGAACATATCTCGCCTTCATGCCCATTCCGGCCCAACACGTACCGCTGCTTTTGGAAATGATGGCATAGGCCCCATCCTCGCGCGCCCACGTCTGTTGCCATTTGCCAGACCAGTCCACTCCAGCACAAAGCGCTTTGATGATATATGCCACTTCGGGATGAACGACCGGCGCTGGCTTCTCCGTGGCCTTGAGTTCGGCCAGCAGGCCATCGCGCTTGGCATTCAGTTCAGCGACCTTCGGCTGGATGCTCCTGCGATGTGCCACCGTCGCCTCGTTGAGTTGGACGCGCAAGCGACTCATCTCATCCGACGAACTATTGAGGGTCCGTTTAATCTCCCCGGCGGTCGCCTTGATGTCGGCCATGATGGATTTCTTGGTGCGCGTTGTCATGATGGAAATATACTCGAATCGCGTTACGCTGTCAATATCATTTTTCGGCCTAAAACAGTTCGGCCTGTTTCGGTTCGGCAATGGGAGGCGCTGGTTTATCATCCAATGGAACATCCTGAGTGGGCTGTCTCTGGATGAATCGTGGTGGCACGGCTTGTCTCGGCTTGCGCTCGGGCAACGGGCGCTTGAACTTCTTGTGCGGGTCAAGGTAGTAGATTTGGACGGTCATCGCCGTTTCCGATTCTCCAGCCGCTTCGACTGTTCGAGTATGGATATCAACTTACGGCTCAAAAGCCGATGCTTGTGAATGCTGAACGCGGTAGCCGGGATGCGCTCCAAATCATCGATGGCCGAATTGATTCTCTTGGATAGTTTAGCGCTCATGATGTTAATATTACCGGGAATCCAGCCCGCGTATCAATCATTCTTTCGGCAACCCATAGCGCGTATATGCCCGGCACTCCGCCTGTTTTTACCTCCGCCACACCACTGATGTCACCGTTTCGGTGGCGCTGAAATTCATCAGCAACCCTCGCCGTGGGTCTTTCCGCCACCAGTGCCGACAAGTGCTCCCGAAGCTCCGTTAGACTCATTCGATTCATTGCAGAAATCCCCGCTGATACCGCACCAGCACGTAAGCCTCAAACCACCAGCCCCCGGCCGCGTGATGCGCGGCCAAATGGATGGCAGTTTTCCAGTAGTGGAAGCCGGTGATTAACATGCGGGCATCGTGACCTGTAACAACACCGTGGCGACCTCGGTGCTGGATTCGCTGAAGCTGCCAGCCGGTAACTTCTGGAAGGTACCGCCGAGTGATTCGATTTTCTCCCGGAACCCTGTAGTGGCTTTGTCGGTGCGGAACAGGACACCAGCGTCGAGGATGCCGACCAGCCGACCGCTGGGCTTGAGGAATTTCAGAGCGTGCAGCGTGTGCTTGATTGCCGCGCCGCGTGTGAATGGAGGATTCATGCAAATGGCGTCATAAAGACCAACCTGCTTCGGGTCCACATTCAAAAAATCCTGCTTGGTTGCGCGCATGACATACATGCCTTGCTCCGCCATTTCTTTCAACACCTTGATTGCATGGTCATCGATTTCGTAGCAGTCAATCTGTGCGTCGTAGACCGCAATCGCTTCAACCAACGCGCCTTCCCCGGCCGATGGCTCCAACACGCGCATGTTCCTGTTCAGGCAAAGCAAATTTGCCATACGGGCTGCCAATGCCGCTGGGGTATAAAACGCCTGCAAAGTTTGCTGGATATTCACGGCCTTGCCGGTCTCGACCGCCATACCTAGCGCCTCGCGCGGGTCGCGAGTGAACACGTGGCATTTGGCGCTGCGGTTCCACTTCCCGCCAGCGCCGCCAATGACTTTCATCGCGGCGTCGTACTGCGGACGGGAAAGCTGGCCCGGCAGCGTGAGCGTGGTGTCGGTGATGGTGGAGCGTTTCAGGATGTCGCGGACTTCTTCGGATACGGTGATGGTTGCGGACATGTTATTTCTCCTTCTGCGTTGCGGCGTAAGCTTCCTGTGCCCACTTCTTGGCTGCGCCCATCGTGGACGAACCTTCGGCGGCTGCAAACTGGAATGCCGCTTCACGGTATGCTTCGGCGCGGTGTCCGCGAAGCTTTGCGACCAGTTCAATCCTCGGATGGTCGCTCACCCAATTACGGTCTTCGGTCCCTCCCACGAAATCCCCATGCGTCAACCGCCAGACCGTGACGCCCGGCGTGCCACGGTCATACTCGCCGCCGTAGAATGCTCCATTCCATTTTACCAGTATTGTCCGGTGACAGGGCGCGTACAGGAGAGTATTGCCTCCATTCAGGCAGATGGTGTTCGTTGTGAACATATTCTCGGTAGGCGCAGTCTCCCACCACTCAGGCTGGAATGCGTCCGGCAGATGTTTGCCGATGCCGGATTTCACCCAGCCATACACAATCAGTACGGCCACAGAGATGCAGAGCATAAGAAACAAGGTACTCATGACGCGCCAACTTCCTGCAACGAGAGCGATTCAGTTCCGATGAGTTCGACGCGGATAGGCGTGATACCACGCGCCACGAGCTTCGCCAGCTTCTCCTCGGTGTCCGTGTCCTTGACCACGTACTCGATGCGCTCGGGTCGGAACACGCGGAACACGCCCGGCTTCTTGATGCGGCCGGTGTTGTTGCACTTCTTGCACGTGCCACGGCGCGGGTCGCCTTCTTCGCGGTCCGAACACTCCGGGCAATCCGCCCCGATAACTGCCGGGTGCGCCAGCCAGACCCACGACTCGCCCAGCTTGAACCCTTTCGGCACGGCGGCGATGCGGCGAGACAATCCCATCCGCGCGGCTTCGTTCGAGAATTCCTCGGGCGTCTTGTAGTAGGCCGCTCCAATCCAGAGCAGGCCGACCCGCTCCTGACTGGCGAGATTGACATCATTCAGCGGGCAAACCGCGTGGCACTTGCCTCGCTTGGAGCATTCGCGGTCGCCGACAATCAGTTTCCCATTTATCCACGTCCACCCCCGGCCCTGTTTCACCCCGGCATGACAGCAGGGACAGACATCGAGCGGGATGGGCATCTTGCCGCAATCCATGCCCGCGCCGTCGCTGCGGAGATAGATGCCCCCAGCCTTCCGGTACCCGCAACCGCGTTTGCCTTCGTGAACAGTTTGAATCGAAATACTCATGGTTGATTTCTCCTATCGGTTTGTTGTTGTGTTATTCGAGTGCTTGCGGTTCTTGGCCGTAGAGCCACTTAACATTTTGGCCTTTGTTGGATGCCATGAGTAGCCGAATGTAGCCGGTTTCTCCACGGCGATGAACGCCTCCAATGGGTATGCCATCGCATTCCAGACTGAGAACTGTCTGCTCGCCTTCTGGCCGGTAGGCGCAGACCTTGAAATGAGCGCCCGTGAATACATCGGCCAGCGGAATCGCCACCACGCCGTACTCGCCATCGGTCGATTCCTTGGCCTTGCGCTGGCGGGCGTCCACTTCGGACTGGTCGCCAATGGACGGCGCGATGTAGTTCTCGCCGTCGGTGAGGATGGTAAGGAATTGGTCTTTCATGTTCTGTCCTGTCGGTTGAGTGTTTGGTTTCATCTGTGGTGAATGTACTCGAATCTGGTATGGTTGTCAAATACTATTTTCAGTTCAATGACCGCTTGTAGGCCAGATAGGAATCAGCCACCTGTTTTAGGTAGTCCCGCACTGCCTGTTCGGCCTCTTTTCCGTCCTCGAAGTTGATGGTAGTGCCATCCACGACCAGCGGCTTATCCGTTGCTCTAGCGAAACGCATGAATTTGCTGATGGTCATTTTTTCAAACAGCCGGAATTTGTCCGATTTGACCAGCACGTTGAATTGCCGATGATTCGGCAGGTAGTGAGCTTGGAATTTTATCTGTATCATGGGTTAGGATTCCTTCCCGGCTGCGACCGCTTCGCCTTTGAGCACCGCCCTCGCCCATTGCCGCGAATATCCTTCGGCCTTGGAATACTCCACCCCGGCATATTCCGCGCCGGTCGGGAAAGCTGTCTCGCTCAAAAGTCTCCCGACATGGGTGCTGAGGTATTCCGTGTCGTGTTCCCCGAGCAGGTTCCGCTGGTGAAACTGGTTGGTGTACTCGACATGCTGCAACGCGCACAGGTCGCGCGCCACGCGTTCGCGCAAGTCGTCCGGTATCTCGCGATGGGTGAACACGAAATCCGTCCCAAAATGGACGTGGACCGCCTTCGGGTCGGGTGCGTCCGTATTGATTTCCGGCATCACACCGGCGGAGCCCTGTGTGCCTTCGCTGTGGGCGATTTTGGCGGAGCCGTCCGGCGACAACCAAGCCGTATAGCTGTAGCGCATATCAATCATCCCGTCGAACCCCTGCCCCGCGAACGAACCCACCTCGCGCTTGACCGCTTCATCGGTCGGGCCGAGCGTCCAATACACGTTGATGGTCGAACTGTCCTCGGTGTGGACCTTGAATTTCACATCAGGGAACACCTTGGCGAGACGATAGCGAATCAAGGCCGCCGTTTCGGCTCCACTGAACCGCTGGCCGTCTTTGGCACCGTCGATGAGCGCGGCCGGGTCGGATAGACGTTTGCGGGACTCGGCAAGCTGCGCGTTACGCTCGGCCTTGTACGCGGTCCGGCGCGTGGCGGCGGCCTTCTGTTCGGCGATGTATTCCTCGCGGCGTTCCGGGCTCTTGAATTGGATGTACGAGGATGGTCGGGTGGACCGGCCAATCCAAATCTTGAGGCACGGCCGTTCGTTCTCGGTGAGTCGGACGATTTTCAGGTCGGCAAAGACCTCGGCATCGGCTGGCGCTGGCTCGGTGAATCGGAATCGCATATCGTTCTCCTATCGGTTCGTGGTTTCTGATTACGTCTATACATTACTCGAATCGAGTTATGGTGTCAACACCTATTTTTTCAGTTTCCGCAACCGGCCCAAGGCCAACAAATAAGTCTCGGTCCGCCGCGCCAGTTCGGCCGGTTGTCCCCGCAGTTGTTTGCGCGCCCGCGTGTAGCCGTCATTCGGGAAGCTGTGGGCACTCAGGCTTGGCGTGCTGGATTGGCGGCCCATGTGGCGGCAGCGCTGGCTGTAGTTCCGGTACGGAGCGGCGCGGCCCGCGTAGAACTGCACCTCGGGACTCCGGAGCGCCAGTGCTGACTTCCATGAATCGACCCAATCGTTGCCCAGCGCGACCAGAAACCCCTCGGCCTTACGCACGTGCTGTTTCTTTTCGGACGCGGCGCGCCGGTCGTGCAGGTCGGTGAGCCGGGCCACGGCGTCGGTCGGTAGCCCGTCCAAAATCGGCAGGTTTACCTTGCGCGACCAGTAGGCTTCAATGGACTGGTTCAGGGAGCGGACCTGATTGCGGATGGTGCGCTCCGTTCGCGCATCGGCGATGGCTTGAGCCAGCGGCTTCTCGGCGATGGTCTGGCGATTGGCCCGTGCCCGGTTGGTCAACTGTCGCAATTCCCCAAACGCTTCGCGCTCATTGGCCTTGGCGTTCCCGAGTTCCTTCGAGTGCTTGGCCGATTTGCGAACCGCCGCCAGTTTCTGTTTGATGGCCGCCAGTTCGGTCTCATCGGCGGTAGCGCCGACCAGCTTGAATTCAGAACCGGTACCGGCATCGACCACGAGCGCCTCTGATTGCGGCGTGGTGCTGCGCCAGAACTTGACTTCCGAACCGCCCTTGGAGAACCGCACGGCGTGCTCATCAACTACAACGTTGATAGCGCCCGCAGGCAATAGCGCGGCCCACGCGGCAACACGCTTGAACGGAAGTACCACCAGTTCGCTGGACCCGTTGCGGAACTCCACGGCGGCGGTATTGGCTTCCTCGGACTTGGTGAGCGGGAATCCATACTCCTTGAGTTCGGCAATTTGGATGCGGGCGACCTGCAAGTCCCGGAGCCGGGCGATGGATTGCAGGGTTTGCTTGTCAATTGTATAGGTCATGTTCTTCCTGTCGGTTGATGGTTCTGGTTTCGCGTTACGACAGCACGGTAGCGCATTACTCGAATCGAGTCAACTACTATTCTGCGAATTCTTCCGCGACCGGTTCGGGCTGGCTGCGGATAAATTGTGGTTCAGGTAGCCCGCGTTCGGGGTCGGCTTCGTAATCCTCGCCCTTCTGGAATGCCTTGAGAATCATCCGCAACGCTTTGGGCTCATCCTTTTGGAGTGTTCGAGCCTCTTTGGTGCGCAACTTCCACCAGCGAACCAGCCGACGGCAGCGGGCGACTTCGTTCTGCCGGGCCGGGTCATCGTGGGCGATACCGGCCTGTGCCAGCACCAGTTTGATGAACGGTTCTTCATGCTGGAATTCCGCCTTGGCCTTGTTCCACCAGCGATAGAGCATGGGCAGGGCGCTCATGTAGTGGGCGCGTTGCGACCGGTCCAGCAAGAGATGTTTCAGGTATCGCAAGCTAATGGCGTCGAATGAAATCACTTCATCGGAATAGGCCCGGAAGGAGACACGGCGGGTGCGCTCGTGCGGTTCCTCGTTCGACCAGCGGTCTTTTGGATAGATGGTGTCGCCGGGGTTGTACTTGAATTTCCAGTTGCCACGCCCCCATTTGGTTTCGATGGCTTCGTCGATAGTGAATATTTCCGAGGGGTCGGGCCAAGAGCAAACCGACTTGATGCCCGTAGCCTCGTAGAGCGGGTTCTCGCCCTTGCTGCCGTAATAGGGCTGTTTAATCCAAAGCACGCGCGCGCCTACCCGTACCTGTTCTTGCAGCCATTTCTCGTAGCCGTACCAGTCCATCAACGAGGTATCCGCCACGAGCGCGGGTTCGTCGTCCCGAATCAGGCGCATGGTGCGTTCCACGCAGGCCGTGTCGAATACCACGATGCGTTCCGGCAACGGATGAAATACCGGCGTGTGGTCAAGCAACCCCTGAATGACAATCAACCCGCGCAGATACCCTTCCTTGGCTTCGGCCCATTCTTCCTTGTCCAGCGAGCTAATCCAATCGCGGTCGCGCTCTTTCTTCCACGCTTCCACATCAAATTCCGTCCGACGCGGAAACATCCGCGGCCAGAGGGAGGTATCCGCCCAGAGTCGGTACAGGTTCTCACCGTTCCGAATCAGGATGTAGGTCTGCTTGTCGCAGGCTTCTTCTTCTATCTGCGCGAAGGCTTCGGCGAGACTCTGACATTCGCCCCGGTCTTTCTTTTCGCGCCGGACCCGCAACGCCGCAATGCCTTTCTTGGCCGGGATAATCTGGTCAAGGTGGGATTCGGATTCCAAGAGCCAGCGGTCGAAATCACCGAGGTTTTTGTAATCGAAGGCTTCCTTATTGTTGGTCAGCATTTCCGGCCGATTGAACCACGCCCACACCACCAGTTCCTCGTCCATGCAGAGCACTCGCTGCATGACGGTGATAGGCTCCTTGACATCCGCCGGTTGGCCCTCCCGTAACACCTTCAATTCCTGTTTGCTACCGAGATAGAGTTCGACCATCCAGATGGACTTCATCCCGAGCGCCACTTGCGCCCGAAGTTTCTCCAGCTTCTCTTCCATAATGGCTTTCTGGAGTTCGAGCCGGGCCTTTTGCCGGTCCAGTTCCCGCATCCCGGCATCGACCAGTTGGCGATTGCCGACCAGATTCTTGCCGGATAAATCAATCTGCATGGCCTGCGAGACTTCCGTGGAGATTTCCCCTGTCAATAGCGGCACGGTTGCCGGTTCTTCCACGGGGATGCTGGCGACCTGTTTGCGGCCACGGTCGCCCGAAATGAAAACCGGGATGCGCGCCTTGGGCTTGGCACCAATCACGACATCTTCGTGGAACTGGCCCTCGGTGATGCGTTCGGTCACCTGCTGGTTCTCGGGCACATACTTGTATGGCTGCGCGCAACCGACCCGGAACTTGCGGATGGCGGACTCCAGCGTGGTGGCCTGCGTTTCCCATGCGTCATGGATGCTGTCGCCGAAATAGAACGTCTGAATATGACCATCTTCGTTGACCTTGGTGAACTTCATGTCCTCACTCAACCATATAACTCGAATCGAGTCAAGTGGTATTTTTCGCTGCCGTTTTGACCCTCCAAGGCGAATGGTAGATGGAACACACTGCCGATACCGCCGCACAGGATTTTGTCGTTACCGCCGAACTGCTCAAGTCCGACAAGGTTGAGAAGCGGTTCAGTCTTTGCCCGATTTTGCTCCCTGACCGTGTCGACCATCAACTCGATAAAATTTCCGCCGACGAAATCGAGAAAGCGCTCTGGGGGATGAAGCTTTCCGACGGCTTGCTCGATGATGAACACAGCCTAGTTAAGAACCTCAAGATGGGAGATACGGTCGAGAAGTATTGCCTACCTGCCGACACCCTTTTTGCCAAAACGGATACTTACTCCGCCGAGAATCAGGAACGTATCCAGAAGATTTCGGAACTTCAAAAAGCGATAGTTAAATCCGGAGAAGCACGCCTCCTTCCGAAGGGAACCGGCATGCTGGGTGTCGTGTGGACGCCAACCTACTGGGACAAAATCAAGAAGGGTTTGAAAACCGGTTTTTCAATTTACGGCCGCGGAATTAGAAAACGCATCGAGCCGACCGAGGAGAACTAATTTATGGATAAAACACAAGCCGGTTACAACGAATTGAGTGATGTGCGAATCACGCGGGTTGGTCTCTGCAAGTCACCTGCCGTGCCCGAGGCCACCCACGTTTTAATGAAATCCAAGGACGCCGATGCCGAGGTCGACGCGGAATCTTCGCAAACGCGTTTACCCTCTGGCGCGAATAGTGACGAACAAAGTGTCGATGCACAAACTATCACAAAGATTGCGGAGGACCTCGTGAGCGGAATTACCGGAATGATAGCGAAGGCATTTGGCAAGAAGCCCGAAGCGGCTGTCGAGAAAACTGCAACAACGGAGAGCGTGAACGACATGGACATTTCAAAGGCGACAGCAGCCGACATCGAGAAGGCCAACCCGGAGCTATACAAGGCCATCGTGGCCAAGGCGCTGGAAGGCGTCAAGGATTCCCGGGGTGAGCGCGTGGGCGATGCGGCTCCGACGGACGGCAAGCTCAAGGACAGCGACGGCGGCGATGCCGACAACGCGGTGACACTGCCCGACCTCGGCGAGCGCGTAGCGGACGCGAAGAACGTCGGGTCCCATGTCGAAGGCGCGGTTGAGTCCCGCCAGCCGACGCAGCAGATGAAGCCGAAGGACGATTCGCAGTCCGGTGGCGTGGATTTCAGTCATATGAGCAAGGCTGACGCGGAAGAACTCAAGAAGTCGTTTCTTGACGTGAAGGCGTCTCTGGACCGGCTCACGAAGTTTGATACGAGCCGACCGGGTGAAGCAGCCCGCAAGAAGGAAGAACTCGCGGCGGTCAAGGAAACGCAGGACGCGTGCGACCACACCGACGAATCCAATGGCGGCACGGTGGAAGCGGCGGGCAAGTCGACCAGTTCGGCGGCGCAAATCACCAAGATTGACACGTCGCGGCCCGGCGAGAAGGCCATCGATGCTTCCAAGGAAGCGGCGGTAACGGCCACGGCCAACGCCATCGACAAGGAACGCAAGGCCAATGATTCCGGTATCGGTGCCATCAAGACCAACGATGGCGAAGCGGCCAAGGATGATGCGCTACAGGCTGAACTGGCCACGCTCAAGACGCAAGTCGGCACGCTGGAAAAGGCGCTGGCGGATGCCGGGGTGGAGAAGGCGCGTGTCGAGAATCTGGAGAAGGCGATGGCCAAGATGATTCGCGAAGGCGCGACTGTGGCCAAGACCGACGAGGTCGCCAAGGCCCAGACGGAGCCGGTAGTGAAGGCCCGCAGTCAGCAAGCCGGGCAGTTGGACGACAAGAGCGCGCGCGCCGAGACGGTGCGGAAGAATGTTTTCGGGGGAGCCATTTCAACGATTGCAATGGCGCAACGTAACCGCTGAGTAACTCAGCACAAGGAGATACCCATATGGGCAAGCAAGCATACACAAATGATGAGTTGCTGATAAAGGCGGCGGTAGCGGTAGCCGACATCACCACGACCAACGGGGTCGGTGGTGGCGTACTGCAGCCGGAACAACTCGAACAATTCCTGCGCATCACGCAGGTGTCACAGGCAATTTTGCGCGAGGCCCGCGTCGAGATTGTCAGCCGCGGCCAGAAGCTGCTCGACCGTACTGGTATGACCAGCCGGTTCCTGCGTCCGGGCGTGGAAGATGACACCCGTCTCTATACGTCGGCAGCGGCGTATCTAGCGCTGGAGTCCAAGCCAACGCTCCAGTCCATCAAGCTGCAGACGCAGAAGATGGACGGCACGAGTTCCATCTCGTGGGAAACCCTGCAACGGAACATCGAGAAGGAAGGGTTCGCCGATACCCTCGTCGAAATCATGGCCGAGCGCGCGGCGTTCGACCTCGAAGACTTCGGTGTCAACGGCTTGGTCGGTTCCGCCGACCCGCTGTACAACATGCGGAACGGGTTCCTCGCGAACGTACCGGCCGCCAACATTGTCGACTGGGGCCACACGCCGTTCACCACGAACGCGTTCGTCATGGCCATCAACAGCGTGCAAGCCCGGTTCCGTCGGAACATCAGCGAGTTTCGCTTCTATGTTTCGCACGGTCTGGAAATGGCCTACCGCTACGCGCTGTCGCAGCGCGGCACGGTCGGTGGTGACGTGTGGCAGACGGAAGACGGCAGCCTCAAGGCTTACGGCGTACCGGTTATCGGCGTGGACTCCATGCCGAACAACCTCGGCACGAACCAGAACGAGGGTGTCATCTTCTTCGCTCACCCGAAGAACCTGATTTGGGCCGTTGAGGACGAGATTCGTATCCTCGACGAGTTCAACAAGCACCGCGATTCGCTTGAAATCTTCTTCCACGCGTCCGTTGACGTGGCGGTCGAGGAAGTCAACGCCATCGCGAAGGTTGTGAACATCCAGTGGACGGTTGGCGGTAGCTAATCAGGCCATCTGGAAAGTAGTTGTGGTGGGGAACGGGCCGAACTTCTTGCGATGGGAGTTCGGCCCGTTGCGGTTTTAGGACATCATGGCGACCGAACGAATACTATTCAACTTTAGTGGATTCCTGTCGGTAGGCCGGGTGTCCAGCATCCAATCGGCACCGTACCAGCGGACCGTGACCCAAGTCGAACTGTCCACGAAAGGGCAGAACCCGGCAGCCAATCCTGTTGGCGTTCAGATTCGACTGAATACCACTCCGCAGGCATTGCAGTACGTTCTACCGGCCGGGTTGCGGTATGCCGATAACGGGTCTGGTCTGATTGTACCGGCTGGCGCGCAGGTCGATGTCATCATCAGCACAGCGACGGACGCGGACGCGGCGGACTTGGATGTATGGGTATCGCTCGACCCCGGCCCGGTCACCGCGGGCGTGGACACGACCGATTGCGGATTGGGTACGCTCGGTCAACTCAAGCGGTTCCTCATCAACTCCTCAATTGTCGCACAGACCACGTGGGACGAACAAATCAAGATTATCGGGCGCGGCGTCGCCAAGAGTTTCAACAACGCCACCGGCCGCATCCTGAAGCGCGAGACTGGCGCACGTGAAACGTTCGGGGTTACCCATCGCAATCTGGTGTTCCAGCATATCCCGATAGAGCAAATCAGTAAGCTGGAAGTGATGTACAACACCGCAGACGGCTGGATAGACATCAGCGCCGGGCTGGCCGTATGTCTGCTGGACAACTTCGAGGGGATACTTCGCATCAAGGACATGTGGCCTGCTGTCGACGTGTTCCGTCACGACCAAGCCGGGTTGTACCGCGCGACAGTGGACGGCGGATACTGGTACGACCCGACCGATAACGGCACCGGCACGGTCCCGATGCAGTTCGATGGCGTCACGCCCGCGAACATTCTCACCGACGACCTGCAAGAAGCGTGGTTCCTCCAATGCCAACATCTTTGGGTGAATCGCGATAACTTGGGCATCACGTGGAGCCCGGCAGGTGACACGGCACACGACACACGCAAGTCGCTGGCTGGCGTTAAACTGCTGCCAACCGTGGCGCAGGTACTGACGGCGTACACGGCTCCTATCGGGCTGCGGTAACATGCAAATCCCAGTCAAAATCAATTCCAACGCCAGCAAGGTACTAGCCCGGTTCCGTCAGTTCCCGGACAGTTTGTTGGAAGGGCTCGCCGTGGAGATGAACAAGCAGAACCGGCTCACGGCCAATTACGTTGCCCGCACCCGGCTTAGTTTCCCCAAGAAATCACATCCGGGCATGGCCGGGCTCAGGGTCCAGACCGGCACGTTGCGGCGCGGATTGCTACAGGGAGTGATACCGGCATACCGCTCGGGCACCGGAATTACGGCGGCCATCACCAACAACGTGAGGTACGCCAATATCCACGAATTCGGGTTCGACGGCGTGGAGAGCGTGCCGAGTTTCACCCGGCACCAGCATTCGCGGGATGTGATGAAAGGCAAGAAGCTCAAAGCAACCGGCGTAGCGTTCGTCCACGGGTTCATGCGGCACATGCACATGCCAGCGCGCGGCCCCGTCACCCACGGCCTCATCGAACGAATCCCCGACTACAAACGCGGGTTCGCCGCGGTCGTCAACAAAACTTTTCGAGGTGAACGATGAGTTTTTTCCCACTGAACAATATCGCCTCGGAACTGGTGTTGCTCCAGAACGACATCGGTAACAAACTGCTTTCGGAATCCTATTTCTCCAACATACCCGTGTTCGTAGTCCGCAGCCGGACTATCGATGCTGCCGTTACGGCGGCCATCATGGGCACTTCTTTCAAGCAGAACCAGACCGGGCTGGCCGTGCAAGTCCTCATGCCGACCGCCTCGTGCGTGGAAGAATACGAGAAAGTCCCCGGACCGTTCTTCTTGATAAGCTACTGCGTTCGGATTCAAGAATATCCTCTCATCAATATGGGCGCTACGGGCACACAAAAGACTTCCGAGGAAGTGGCGCTCAATGTCCTGAATCTGCTGCACCTGTTCAAGTTCGGGCGGTCACTGGATAGGTTCCGGGCATCGCCGAACGCCTTGACGCCATCGCTGGACTTCGAGCCGCGGCTGACCTACGATTGCGAGTTTCATGCCGTCTATCAGTTACCGGACGCCAACGCCAGCCGAGTACCAACACCCGTCGCCGAGATTAGCGGGACGACTTTGACGCTGACCTGCGCCGACCCGGCAGCGAGCATCTATTATTCGTTGCAGGACACGGACTACCCGGCGGCCGGATTGGGCGGGACGTTGTACGGCGGTCCGCTGACAGTGACAGTCGGCCAGAGTTACCGCGTGGCGGCGTACAACGTGGCCGGTGGATTTCAGGGAAGCGAAATCATTTTCTTTGATGTGACGGCGTAGGGAGGCCCGTTTCGAGCGCATCCAAGCGCGCCAATTCCGCCAATAGCAGAATGATTGCATTCCGATAGATGCTATTGTCCCCAAGACCGCTAACCTTCAAGAATTCCAAGACCTTCTCCCGCTCCTGCAAAATGTCGGGCTTCATTTCGGCAGCGCCATTTCGGGAATCACCAGCTTGCGGTTCGGAAAATTCCGGTCCCACGGTTTGACGGCCATCATCGTGGACTTGTAGTAGCGCCGCACGTACTGGCCTTCGCCGACCATGATGACGTGCCACATGGTTGGAGATTCGCCGACAAGCTTCCCGATGATGGGCTCCTGATAGCATCCCTGCGTTGGAACTAGCATGACTGGCTTGGGCGGTAATGGGAGTGGTTTCATGCTGTGACCATCTGGCTGCCTCTTCGCGCCGCCTTCAGTTTCCGATTGATGTTGACTGGTTTATTCGTCTCATGCCTTCGCCATTTCCATGCCAATACCTTTTGCCCGCAGTCCATACATTCGCCAACATAGCCACGCTCGGCAATCAAGTCGATTTGAAAATCCGTCTGACCGGGGGCGAACCCGAACCCAATCGGCAGCTTGCGCTTGTAGGTGCCGCTGTAGGCCAGCATCCCGCCGCAGTTCCGTTTCGGGCACTTGGCCTTCTTGGAATATTTGATGACCTTGTCTTTCATGTCGTTCCTGTCGGTTGAGTGTTTCGGTTACGGAGTTCAATCAGCTTGGCGACCGCGCGGTCGTACCGCTTCCGGCACCGCGCATTGCGATACTCTGTCAGGCCGGTTGTTTCACCTTCCACACCATCGGCAGCGGCATCATTCCAAATGAGCCAATCGCAGAGTGTGTTCAATTCATCCAGCGTGAAAAACGAGCCGCGTCGAGAATCAAGGATGGCGATGGCCTTCACCGCGTTCTCTGCGCCTTCCGCCTGTTTCCAGATACTGCGCTTGAGCGACGACTTCGTGACTCCCAGCACGCCTTCGATGTGGTAGGTCGCCGCGCTATCGGTTAATGGTTTCTCGTTCATCTGCCACCAACCTAGCACCGTACTCGATTCGAGTCAACACCTATTTTGCGATTCTTTTTGGGAAGCGTCGTGACCCCTTTTGGCGAATTACGGAAACCCATGCGTACCAAGCCAAACCATCGCAATACCGCCATTTCCGAACCCAAATCTCCCCTGACCGATGCCGAACTGCGGGACGTAAACCTGTTCATCGGCGTGCCGACCTACCAAGGCTCAGTCCATTCCGGCTGCATGCTCTCCCTGTTCAAGCTCACTCATATATTGAGAGGACTGGGCGTCCAGCAAGCGTTACGGATGCTCGATGGCGAGATGGTCGCCCGCGCCCGCAATAGGCTTGTGGCCGACTTCCTCGAATCCAAGTGTACGCACCTTCTATTTCTGGACTCCGACATCACCTTTGACCCGGCAGCCCTTGTCCAGATGATACTGGCCAACTTCCCGATTGTCGGCGGCGTGTATCCGAAGAAACAACTCCGGTGGCAGGCGGCGTTCACCCACGCACGAACCTCGAATGGCGACGGCACGGCAGAGACCACCGCCGAGTCAGCGCTCTCCTACGTCGTCAACGCACTCCCGAACCGGGAAGGCAAGATGGTCCGGGACTGCATCGAAGTGGCTTATGTCGGCACCGGGTTCTTACTCATCCAGCGCGCGGCGATAGAGGCCATGGTGAAGCATTACAAGAAACTGTCGTACACCGACGATTTCGCGGACGGCCCGAAACGACGGATACCGGCCCTGTTCGATTACGGGATAGTGAACGACCGGTACCTGTCGGAAGACTTTCTTTTTTGCCAGCGATGGATAGCCATGGGCGGCAAGATTCGTGCGTCGGCCCATTGCAGGCTGGCCCATGCCGGTACCTACACGTTTGAAGGCGATTTCGGGAAACGCCTGAAACTCATCACGCCACGGGCCGAACCGGTCAACCGGTTGTCGCGAGCGCGTTGACCCTTCTCGGCGAATGGTAGAGCACAAGCACACACTTTAAGGAGCGGACACCAACATGGCAAATATCTCAAGGCAGGCACGCGGCGTAAACGTCACATGGGGCACGAGCATGACCAACGTCGTCGGCCTTTGCACGTCCGCCACCCTCACGACCAACGCGGAACGGATTCCGGTTCTGGACGACAACGGTGTGCCGGTCGGCACCATCTATGTGCCGAACTACGCCGAGGCATCTTACGAAATCCTCGTGGAAAACACCACGAACGTACCGAACGTCGGCGACAACATGACCGTGGGCGGCCAGTCCGTTTACATCGAGTCCGTCGAGCAGGCGTGGGAGCAAAAGGGAATCAAAAAGTTGCGGGTCCGTGGCGCGGCGTTGCCTCAGTAATCCCTGAATCGCGGTAACATCTTATGGCAGAAACCTCCACTCCGACAGTGGTCACCGACAGCCTTTTGGCGACGCATCTCGTTATCGGCGACCTGAAGCTCGAACCGCTCACGCTCGGCGTTTACCTGTTCCTCGACAAGATTGGCTCGCCACTGCTCAAGGGCGGCAAGAAGGAAGTCACGAGCATGGATATGTTCCGTGCCGTGTACGTTCTCACCACGCCTCTGTCCGATTGTCTGGCGTTCTGGGCGCAAGGGCCAGAAACTTTCGATGCGGCCGTGTTCGGGCTCTGCAACAAGATTCAGTTGACCGACCTAAACACGCTCGGCGACAAATTGCTCGCCCATATCCAAGCCGCGTTCGCTACCGCAGCCAAGACCAAGATGCCGGAATCGGGGGACCAGCTAAGCCCTTTGGCATCGAGGCCCGGCCCTCTTCCGGCATAGGCTGGGCCTGCAGTTTGGTCGGGCGCATCACGTCGCTCAAGTCGTGGACGGTCGATTACGCGCTCCACAAGGTGCCGCTCTCCCAACTTTTCCTGTTGTGGGTCGAGAACGAAGTCGCGAATGGCGCAATCTTTGCCGACCCGAGCTACGAAGAAAAGGATGACCTCGACTTCGTGATTGAGGATGTAAAAGACCTCAAGCACCACTGGCGTCCTGACTAATAAAAACCGCGATTTCTATCGCGCTGGCTGTGACCCTTTTCGGCGAATGGTAGGAAGAACGCCGCCCCAATGGAACCGCTAAATTTTCAGATAAAAGTCGATAACACCGGCGCTATCGTCGCGTTCAGTGGTCTGGAACGCGCCCTCCAATCCATCGGCGACAGAACTTCCCAAGTCAATCAATCACTGGAAGGTTTCCGTGGAAAAATCGTGACCATGGCGTCTTCGCTGGTCGGCATGCAGATTGGGCTGACTTCCGTGGGCAGCGCCATGCGGTATATGACCGAGAGTTTCTCCAAGGGCGCGCAACTCCTGAATCTTTCGCGGGCCACCGGCCAGTCGGTGGGCGATTTGGTGACCATGCAGCGCGCGTTGCAGTCAGTTGGTATCTCTGCTGAATCCCTCCGCATGTACCTGTTCATGCTCCAGCGCAGCATCGCGCAGGTATCTGGCGGAGCCCACGGACTCGGACAATCGATGGTGGCGGATGCCGGTGGCGGCATGGATGCGGTGGCCATGCACACGCGCGGCGCGGCGGGCGCGTTTCAGCAATTGGGACTGCGGGCGGATGAGTTGCGGAAACTACCGGCACGAATGCAGTTGGCGGCCATCGCGGAAGGGCTCAAGCGACTCAAGGACCAGAGCCAACAGACGGATGTGATGCGCAGTTTGTTCGGTCGGTCTGGGCCGCAATTACTGTCGGGGTTGAAGGATGAGGATTTCGTTGCCAAGCTGAAAGCGCCAATGTCGCTGTACGCGCAGTTGATGGAACGCAACGCGAAAATGTTCGAGTCCATCGAGACGGGCATGAAGGCATTGCAGTTGCGGTTCACGGAGTTTGCATCGGTCATTGCCGAACGGGTGGGGCCTACCTTGAACATGTTGCTGACCCGGTTCAAGGACATGGATGGCGCGGAAGTCGCCAAGAAATTCGAGGTGATTGGTGATGGCTTGAATCTCCTCATCACCTACATCGGCGAAGGCGTGACCGTTATCGGAAGAATCGTCGGGTTCTTCGGGTACATGGCCAACGCTATCGGTATCGGCACTAAAGCCATCATTGCCATGGGGGTTGCGTACTCCGCGATGATGGCGGTCAAGATACTGGAGAATCTGGCGGCCAAAATCGTCGCTTTTACCAAGTCCGCCATTGGCATCAAGACCGAGACACAGGCATTGAATGAGAATACGGCGGCCCAAGCCAAGAACGCGGCAGCGCGTGGCGCTGGCGGAATCGCCGGTCTGACTCCATTGCAGCGCCAGACGGCCATCGCCGGATTGACCGCAGGCAAGATGGTGCCGGAATCCTTCTTTACGGCTCTTAACGCCGGTAAGGTGGACAGTTTTGGCTCAGCCATGAAGGCGCTGGTCGGAGACTTCCAAGCTACGAGCATTGCCGGTCTGGCGGCGGCGGCCAGTATTGGCACGTTCATTGGGGTATTGGCGACCAACATCATCATGCAGAAGATTGCCGAACTGCAAGCGCTGGAAGCGGAGTTCGATAAGCTCTCCCATTTGGAGGATGAAGCCCGGAAGCGCCATCGCGACCAGACCGAACCAACCACCAAGTCGGAAAAAGAGGCGGATGTAAAACAACAGCAACAAGTGGTGGACGAGCTTCAAGAAGATTACAACGATGCAGTGAAGAAGGCGCAGCCGTTCCTCGATAAGAAAAATGCGGCGGATGCGGAAGTCGAGGCTGCCCGATTGAGCACCGGCGGAACATCCTCCATGCGTTATCGCGCTGCTGTCAAGGCGGCGGCGGAAGCCAATGACAACTATCAATCCGCGAACAGCGCAGCGGAATCCATTAAGAGCGGGCCGGGAATGCTGGATGACGCGCGGAAGCGTCTGAAACACCTGCAAGGCATACCGGATGCCGGGCTACCCGGAGGCGGCGGACCGGCCGACATCATGGCCATCAACAAGATGATGACCGGCGATGCACAATCCATACCGGAAATGCTCAAACCAGAGCACTGGGTTCAGACTGAGCAGCACCTGCATCAGGTGGCCACCGAGTTGAGTAAATTGACCGCCAGACGGTATGAACTCCAAATCGATGTCGCCACGGACGCCACGGCAAAAATCAGCGCCATCGATGACCACGCCAGAGAAGTCGTTGAGCAGTTCAACCGCCTATCAGGTCAAAGCGAAGTTTCCGGCATTTCCCCTACTCGCGAACGAGCAGGAGAACTGATGGATGAAGCCGAGGCGCACAAGGCTAATGCCGCAGAGATTGCTAAGTCGGTTGGCGCAGAGAAGTCTATCGCAGAATGGAAAGGTGAGACGACTACGGCATGGGGCAAGGAACTCATGCTCGCCAAGATGTATGAGGACTTGTCCAAGGAAATCCTGACCGATGCCGATAAGATGTTGAAAGCGCAACAGGAACAGGCCGACCTAGCTGCCGAAGTCGTAAAGCATCAATCTGACGTGGCCAAGCTGCATGCACAAGCCGCTGGAAACACCGGCGCTGTAGCCGAAATTGACCGAGCGGAAAAATTGGCAGAACTGACCGAGAAGGCCGCGAAGCTTCAACGGGAAAATCCGGCGCAATACGCGCGCATGTACGGCAATGCCACTCCAGACCAAGTTGGTTTTTCCCAGCGCGCCGACGACGAGGCCGCGGCGGAATACGAGAAGAAATTGGCGCTGGAGAAAATGCAGATTGAAAACGAGATTCTGCAACTCAAGGCGCAAGGCAATTTTGCCGGTGCAGCCGAACTGGAGAACCAGCAACGCCTCGTTGACCTCACCAAGGAATACAAAAAACTCATTATCGAGAGCGGCAAATACAAGGATGACGCTGACCAAGACGCCAAAGCCAATGCCGATGCTCTGGCCGAGGCGCAGGCGCACTTGTTCAACGAGAAAGCGCCCGACCGCCAAAAGACGCTCGACGAAGCCCGCGTCACGTCCCTGAAAGTGGCCGGTAATTATCAGGAAGCCAACCAGCTTGAACGCCAAATCAAGCTCCGTGAGAAGGTCAAGGAACTGGCTGCGGAAGGGTTCACCAAGGAAAACGGGTTCGACCCGGAAGCCATGGCCTCCAGCATGCTGCGGAACGAGGAAGCGCTCAAGAACCAGCAAACCAAGCTGGAACGGCTGACGGATTCCGACCGGTCGAAAGGTTTATTTGCCGGTGTCCGCGGCGTGCCGAACATGGGCATGATGATGCTCAACGGCGGATTGCCAGCCGTCGCCCATGACAGCCTTGGCACAATGGGATTGAACAGCCAGCCAGAAATGATGGCACGCGCGGCCATTGGCCCGGTACGGCAGGACCCGGAATCGGTCCGCTATGCCCGGGCCACTGCGGCCAACACGGCCAAGATAGCCGAGCACGTCACGCCGAAGAAGCCGGATGGCCGCAGCGAAAACGGAGGAGTCGTTAGCTAAGGGAATATCATGTCCGCACATCCAACACTGGTCAGTTTTAGTAGTCCGGTCATCCAGCCTGAGAACAACCGGCTGGAGCGGTCCTACCAGATGGACAAGATTACCAAGGTCACCGAGTACCCGACCTATGCGGCGGCGCAGGCGGCGCTACCGGCGATTGGGGCGAACATCGGCGTTGGCATCAGTGGCGGCGCGTATCTGGTGATGTCGTGTAAACTGGAACCATTGGCCAAAGGCGGCGCGTGTCGGTTGATTGTCGAGGCGGAAAACCGGAATGCGCTGGCGACGTTTGAAGTGGACTGGACGCCGTTGCAGAAGCCGCTTTTGTCGCATCCTCGGTATTTGACCGGCGGCGCACGGGCATTAACCAGCACGGACCAGTTGAACATCCAGAAGTGGCAGGCTGAACCCAATGCGGCACTGCAGCGGGCGTTTCAGTTCGATGGCGGCACACTCGGGACTATTACGCTCGGTACCAATGCGCAAGACTATGCGTTGAAATATTTGAACGGAGAAGATTCCTACACGGTTTACACGCCGATAGCGCGAATCCACGAAATTGGTTACACGATGTTGACGGTCGGCGCGGCTTTGGGCACCTATAGCATCGTGGCACCATTCTTCGGATGTCCTGTTGGTTATCAGTGGATTCTCACAGCCGACCGGGCGCACTCGGAGTTTCCATACTGGACTCGCGATAGGGAATTCGCGGGCTACGACTTCATCGATAAAGATTTGTATTCGTGATAGTTATGTAGATTTTTATGGCCTTCCGACTTCCAAGAATCTATCCGGGTATGGCGAGGATACCACACCAGTGGTTTAACGCCGTCGAGGCGTGGTTGCGTGCCATCACTCCACAACCCGGCAAGGGCATGCGGATTCTCATGTCGTCAAACGGCACCACGTTCGCCGTCAATCCGGGCGCAGCGTCATCAGGGTCGTCCAGCACCACGATAAACGAACCGGTTGACCCACAGCAGTTCCTTATCAGCATCTCTACCTCCGGCGGCACCGATACGTGTCACATTACTCCCGGTGTGGTCAATCAGATGACACCGGACCCGAGCACGGTCATCGGAGCGGGGGTGACATTGAGCGGCTCGCTGAGTTACGTGTACCTGAGCGTGACATCGGCGGATGGTATTAGCGTGAATGGCGTTAGCTGGACGGCGGCATCTTCGCTCCCAACCGCGCCGCTCATTGGTTCGGCAGTAGGAGCCGCGCCGACGGCGTTTACGATTCTGCTCGGCTACATCACCGGCGGCTCAGCCGGGTCGCGCGTGATTAACCAGATTGATTACGGTCCGTTCACCTGTCAGCCTCGGCAGGTTCTTTTGACACCGGCAAGTAGTGTTGCTGCCGGAGGCGAGGCGTACCTTCGCGTGTGGAACTGGGTCGTCAAAGGCTACAACTAACATGGTCGGCTACACCTATCACGGCCCGGCCATCTGGCCGTATGATGAACTGGAGCGGTGGAACTCTACCGGCCAAACATCCACATCCGGCGGTGTGACCGTTGTATCGTATACCAATAATGATGGTGTCGGCCAATCCGGCGTATCGGGAACCACTTCTACTGATGGATTTTTCTTCTCTAAGAATGCCACTGGGCTTACCTTCGTAGGCGGCCTTAGCGTAGCCGAAAGCGGCGCATTCAATAATTACTCAAATGAGGGAGAAGGCACTGGCACTGGCTCAAGCAATCGAACGCAAATCCTAGGCAATGGATTTCAAGAAGTCAGCGAGGTTGGCACTCGCGCATTCACGACGACAGCGGTTTCTGGCGGTAGCACGGTCACGATTACCAATGGTCAGGTGGTAATATCGTGGACGCATATTGAAATGGCTTATGATGAAGTAGGAATTACTTTTTTTGGCTCAGATGGAGAGACAGTTGCTTCGGGCGGCGGTGCTTTTACCAATGACACGCCGGGAACCACATCCAGCAGTACACGCCAAGCGTTGTTATGGGCCATCAATGACGAAACCACCACATGGTCGTCGGTGATGGGTGGCACCACTTTCATTCCTTTGAGTAATTTTGATTTTGACACGTCCAGCATCGGTATCGCGCCGAATGTCACGTTGACTTATGCTGCGTATACCACGACTGCGGTAACCGCCACGGAGATGGTGCCGACTACCACTGGCGGAGGTGACGCGGCAACAACAAACCGAACCTACACTTCTACCGCCATCACGCACACCGGCACGGGCACGTATAGTCGCAAGATTGTTTCCAACTTCGACGTGTTCCCTGACGCCGTGCCGCCCTATCTGACAACCATCGTGTGGGTCATGGAAGGCGGCGATACTGTGGCCAACATGCTGCCGGGCTCGCGCCTGATTCCGTTCGAGTGCGGTTTGTCGTGGTCGGCTTCGCCCGAGTATGCGGTGCCGTTCGGCAAGACCGGAGATATTACGCAGACCATGACTGCGTCCACCACGAGAATCGACCAGAGCGGGTTCGACCTTGACGGCAGTTTGAGTCTGTCAGCCGGACAGACACACGTATTCACCCAACCTTGGACTTCTGCTACAGGGAGCGGCTGGTCGGCCACTACGACACAGACCGTAAGCTGGACGGACACGTTTCAATCCGCGCCGGGCGCTTCAACCACTTTCTCCACGAATACTCGGTCGGCAGGTAATTCGCAAATTTGGACCACGCTGATGTGCGTGCCGCAAGACAACTGGCTGGCCACCGGCGATAGCTCCTCGGGCATGTCGTCTTACGTGACCTCATTCAATGGGCCGCCGTTTTATGCGTTCACCCACACCAATATATCCGACCAACTCACGCATACAACTGCTACCACTCTGGTTGGGACTGTAACAGAAATTACCACCGCAACGACATCTCCCACATTCACGTGGTGGAATAATATGACCAGCACATCGACTGTCACCGTAGGGGTCATCGACGGAGTACCCGGTGTGATTACCACCGGCTGGATTTATCCAGTGGTTCGCGGTGCGTCAGTCACCTATGAAAATAGCGCTGGCACCGTCATGACTTCCGATTATGATGGCAGCCCGCTGGAATTACAGCCGACAGCTTTGACGATTACGGCACGGATTCCCCAGCCTATTACAATGACCGTGCTCACCATGTATGCTCTTGCGGCGGGCCAGCAAGGGGCCAGTTTCACGAATACGAGCGTGCAAGCTACCACGGGCGACGCTACGGAGGGCTGGACAACATCTACATTCGGGGCGCAAAACGGAGTGACCAATACATACTGGAATTATTACTCGTATGCATTGGGCACTTTTCTGGACAGCCAGCAGTCCGGTGCGCCCGATGCGCTGAATTGGCAGCGGGCGTTCGGCGGCGAGGATTTCCTTTGCGTCAGTCTAGCAGGGCGAGGTTACCGGCCGCTTGTGACCAGTTCCGATACGCGACGGTTCGGCTGGATAAGCATTGCCTATGAGACCAGCGTGTTATGCTGGAGCACAAATTCGGCTGGAACCACCACCAGCACCGCCTGCAACTTTGGCATAGTAGCCAGCTTTAATACCGACCAGCCCCAATATAGCTGGTTCGGCGGCAACGGCGTCACCACAAGCTGGAACCTGAACGAGGGAGCATCGGATGACACAGGAACCGGTACATGGGAAACCGGTACGTTCGATACCATCAATCTGGTGGACTTTTCTTCGCAGATGGATGCGCCGCGTATGCTCTGGATGTTGGAAGCGCCCGGCGGTTTCTGGCTGCCGTTCACCCTTCTCAGCGCGACGACCACGGACTTGGAGGTATTGGTCAACCCGACCCTGACAACTTCGTCGGTTGTCACCATCACGGTAAATGGGAGTTATACCGCGGACGGTACCACGGCTTTCCTTTTCAATATTACGGACACCTCGGCGCAAATCGCCATCTATGTCGGCACTGGTTCGGTGCTTTCTGCGGTAGCGAATTATCATGGCAGCATCTACCTGAGCGACCTGCAGTCCGTTACCGGCGCGGGCAGTTACTGGACGTTCTTGCATGAGGATGCCGATAACACTCTTTTCGACTGGTTCGATGATGCCGGGTTATCGACAAATCCTCCATGGCAAATGGGCTGGCCGCAAACCGTCATGACCGATGACACGGTCATGGTCACGCCGGGCAATACGACCGGCACGGGCGGATTATATGCCGATAAGACCTACGAATGGACTGTCGCGCCGCTTACGACCATTATCGGCAACGGTCGCACCATGCAGATAGGCGCAGGTCATCGCGGTTTCGTGACGGTGAACGATACCGGCGGCACAGGCACAGCCACATCCTCGCCGGGGGACAGCGCGGACGGTACGGCGCGGACCATATTCAATCCCGCCAGCGTGTTCTACAACAACGTCCGGTATCCGAACGGAGACAATGGCCAACTCAGCACCACGGCGCGCGTATGGAACGATGACCCGGACGACGAACAACCAGAATTCATAAATCCAATCACCTAAAGGGAAGTTCTATGGCCAACGAAAAGCGGTTGCTGATTACCGGCTGCATGAGTAGCGGGACCACGTTCATGTCTGAATTGTTGAAAGCGATTGACATCCGCTGTAGTCATGAAGGCATATTCAATCAAGGCGGCAGGGAAGCTGTGGCAATCTGGCAGAAATTGCCGCCGTATTGTCGCGCGGAATCCTCATGGTTTGCCGCCCCATTCGTTGGCACGATGCCAGCCAACATATCCGTCCTTCATCAGGTGCGTCATCCGCTGGTTTTTGTGCGCTCCCTCATGGGGCGTAATTTCATGGGCAAGATTTTTGAAAAAACCATGAAGGTGGGCCTGTTCATCAAGCTGCATTGTCCCGAGAGCCTTGAACTCCACACATCCCTCGAACGTTCGTTGGCGTTTTGGCTGTACTGGAACCAGATGATTGAAAAGACGCCGAAGTCTCAGTATGCACTTTGGCGGGTGCGTCATATCCGACCGATTGAAGTTGTTGAAATGTTGCGCTGGTCATTGGGGATTGAACGCACCGAGGAGCAGTGCCGGGAGGCCATGCTTAAGGTTGGCACGGAAGTCCATCACCGGGAGCGAGCCGAATTCATTCGCTGGTCAGATATCCCCAAGGGCGCTCTCAAGGATGAGGCGGAACAGGCTGCGCGGAGGTATGGGTATTTTGAACTGGAGAATCCGGTGGCCCCGGCGTGGGGCGCATAAAACTGGCGCTACTTTCCGGGGCTCACGGGGCGTATAGTGATGGCGCTTCATGAAGTTTGCCATCACGATTTTCGCCACCGATACCTATACTTACGCTCTTTTTTCTCAGGCCAACCGCGTGCAATCGGCACTCAAGTATGCGGGAATCTCGGGCGACATGCAAACCCACCACATCATTCTGGCTGGAGATAAGTGCGCTCGATTGAAAGAGACGGCGGCCCAATACCGCAGATTGCTGCCGGGGTTCACTACGCATTTGCTCGTCCTAGACGGCATCTACGGCTCTGGCAAAAACTATAAAGGCCATGCGCAATTGACCATCGCAACCGGCCGGTCTGCCATGTGCGCCAAAGCGCGGGAACTGGACGTGGACTATTGTTTCTCGCTCGACTCGGACGTGCTCCCGGCCATCAACTCCATCCGTTGCTGTCTCGATGCTTTGAATTTCGATAATGGCTACTATTCCGTGGCCATGTCACCGTATCCATCGCAAGGAATCGGCGGACTACTCGGCGGTCGCGGCACGCCGCAAAATCCGATTCTGCCGAATTATTCCGAGGACGAAAAGGAGGTAGACCCGAAACTTCTGGAAGAGAAAAAGGCATTGATGGAATTCGGCAGGTTGAAACGGGAGCCGAAAGATATCACCGATGCGTTACGGAAAGAACTCGATGAGAAATGGAAGCGGGTGCAGGAAATTAACAAGCTCATCGAAGCTGCACCCCCAAAGGGTGATGTTTTCGAGTTGAATAGCAAGGGCCGATGGAAGAGGAGGGGCTGGTACGACCATGCTTATCCGGCCATTGGGCTCGGTGCGATGATGCCGACGGACTGGACTGGATTTGGCTGCACCATGATGAATCGCACTGCACTGGCGCTCTGTGATTGGAGCGGGTACGGCTCCGGTAATCCTGACAGTTGGGGTACGGAAGACATCTATATAAATTACCGGCGGTGGCATCAGAAGGGGTTGCGGTCGGTTGTGATTCCGCACGCGTTATCCAGTCACGTCTGTCGCGACCGCAATATGCCGAACAAGTACATCGTAGTCGAGCCCTATCATGAAACCGAGGGAGAATGTGTTGGCCACGTGCGCTACCGGCTCGCGCCGTTCTATGAATTTCAGCCCGGCGAGAAGTTCGACCCGGCCAATGATGGTAGACCTTCGCCACCGCCCAAGCCGGTCGAGCCTCCAAAACCTGCCACGATTGAGGTTGGCACCCAAGAGAGTCACACCTGATTCATGCCCGCGTTGACCCCTTTCGGCGAAGTATAGAGACATCATGCTCATGCGCCGACTCTTTTTCTCCATCGCCTTACTGTTCTTGGCCTTAGCGGGCATATCGCGCGCCGCCATCACGCCGTATTTCATCACGGTCATTAAGGGTACGAACACGTATTACGTGTCCGACCTGATACTGGACACGAATGGCGTTTCCGGACTCACTGTTACGAACGCGGGCGGCGGCCATATCAGCGCTTACATCAAGTTCATGTCCTTGTCGAATTCGGATACCGTCACGTGGTTTCAGGTCGCACCGGGCGTGTATCAAGCGACCTCGACCGGCGCTTCTGGTTCGCTCACCAATGGTTTGCCGGACTTTACGGCGCTGAACGGCACAAACAACGCCATCCGCGCCGATATGGCCACCGGCATTCTGAACGCCAGCAACGCCGTGGTGATAGTGCTCGGCGGACAATTAAATGGAACGAACAATCTTCTCCGAATCGGCCCTCAAGCTGTCACGAACGGACTGCCGGACGCGACCTATGTCAACGGTCAAGGGTTCGTCACGAAAACTGTCACGAACGGGCTGCCTGATACTGCCGCGGTCGCCAACGAGGGTAATGCCGTGTTTGCCTCGGCCATCGCTGCACTCAATGGCACCAATGCTTCCATCCGTAGCGACGTGCAAAGCTGGCTGAATCTGACCAATACAAGCATTCGCTCGGATATCGGCGGGTGGATAAATGCCACCAACGCATTGATAATTGCTGCACTGAATGCGACAAATAATGCCATTCACGCGGATGTGATTTCTTGGCTCAATGGGACAAATGCGTCTTTGAGAATTGGAGCGATGGCCGTCACAAACGGACTCCCAGACCAAACACAATTAACCAGCACTAGTAATACGCTGGCGACGGCTACCGCAACCGCTCAGAGCACGGCCAATGCGGCGTTACCATATCCATTTTTAACGAACGATGTAAACGGCATTATTGCGAGCAACAACGCTGCCAACCAAGTATTAAGCAATGGACAATCTTCTGCGGTGATATTTTCCAATAACGTAACTTCTACCGGAACAATTAATGCCAACAATGGCTCTTTCACTTCAATTCTAGGAACCACAAATATCGCGATAGGCAATTTTGGTTCGTTGTCGTTCCTAAAGGCCAATGGGAATCCGGCGTTTGGCATCGAGTATAATGCCAACAATAATACAATGTGGATTACGGAAACACTTCCGCTTATTGCGGATTGGGATTGGCAGAATTTAATTCAAAGTAATGTGCCGATTGCTGTTGCGACAAATTCTCCGGTTCCATTGGCACAGGTTCAACCAATCATAATCGCAGTCAATTCATCGTCTAATACTTGGAACTCTGCTCTGCAGCCCGGTCAGGCGAATATTGCATCGCAGGTGGTGGCCGGTGCCGGGCTGACCAACGTGGTTCTTGTAAACGCGACCGCTACGGGAAATTTCGCACCAACGAACAACCTTGCGACGACGAACTCCACGAACCCGAATATGACGGTTGGCAATGCTACTACAGCGACATTCGCTACCACCGCTGGCTCACTCAATGGCTCTGGAGCGGCAGCGACATACGGCGGAATGTCGGTGGGCACAGCCAACTTCGCGGCCAACGCTGGAAGCTTGAATGGTTTACCCGGTTCGCTCTACGCCCTGAATACGAATGCGTACAAAGTATTCAATATTCGCGATTACGGCGCGGATGGAACGACGAATCCCGATGCGGCGGTGGCGTTGCGAGCGATGACCATAGACATCGCCAACGCGTCCAAATCCAACCTGCTCTCCGTGGCCTACTTCCCGAACGGTTACTATTCCTTGCGGTCGGCAACCAATACCGGATGTAACTCCGTCATTGACGACATCCGGGCGTGCTCCAACGGCGTTCGTTGGGTTTTTGAGAACGGGGCTTACTTGCAAGCGCCGCAAACCAATCTGGCAGGTCAGGTGAACACCGGATTTGAAATTAACCCTCCTTGCATCTTTTGGGCCAGCGGCAACTTGGATTTTGGTGGGGGCGTCATCACCGGAACCGGCCAAGAAACCAATGATGCCACGTTGAACCAATACGCCTTCGTGTTGGATGGCCCCATCGGCAACAACCGTATTCATGACACGACGATTCAGGCCATGTCCGGCGGCGCAGAATGGGCCGATTTGGATTATGGAAACTCATGCACCGACACACACTACACCGGCAGTGGCCTTACCTTTGAGAAGGTGAAAATACTAGGCATGGGCAATGTAAAAGCTGGCGGTTATGTGGGGGGAAATAACCAAGCTGCGATTCTGGTTGTCGAGCCTTACGTCAACGTAAAGGATTGTGTTATTTCCAACGTTTTCGGATATGGCATAGAGTTGTATTTATACTACGGAAACGATTACTCGCTCAATCACGAGTGGGTGACGGGCACAACATTCGATGATAACATATTCGATGTTGGTCCGCTTGGATTCTCTCTGGCAAACGTGACCAACGAATACATTGGCGATTGGGTTTTTATCAATGATAAATTCCACAACACAACACGCACGAATGCCTCCCATGAGGCGCACCTGACAATTCTGGGCGGCGACCCTACGGGAAGTCCAGTCGGGCTGCCCCTTAAAGGTTTCATCGTGGCCAACTGCGAGTTTTCAAAAAAGACACCTCCCGGACTTGGGCTCGATGGTGGCCTTGACGACGAAGGCCGCACGGTCGGTGGAGTGATTGAAGGCAACACTTTTGACGGGTTTGTGTACGGACTCTACTTGAATTACACGCATTCACAAGTGTGTTCGGTTGGTCTATCTGTGCTTGGGAATTCAGCGCGTAATTGCACCAATTCAGGTTCAGGAGGATTCTTAATACACGGTAATTACAGTACCAACGTAGTATTTGGTGCCAATAGCGCAGTCAATTGCGCCATTGGATTGGACATCGAAGGAAGCACCAACATCACCGTTCAGGGGGGGGACTACACCCAAAATCCAACCGGGACACTCGTCGCCACTTCCGTAAATGTTCTTTACGACGGCTACACAAACTCCCTTGGGAACCTTGTCGGGACGATATCGACGCTCCAGACTTCGATGCTGCACCCGCCGCAACGAATCAGCATCTCTCGTAATGCGAACAGCGGCACGCTGACTGCTTACAGCCCGCCAAACGTTATTACCTACAATCTTGTGGACACCAATTCAAGCACCGTTTACTTCAAGCCCGATATTGTAGCGGGAAAGATTACGAATCTGGTCAGCGGGGCGTACTCAGTCACCGGCAGTGCCTGCGTTTCCAATTGCTGTGGCCAGAACCTGAACGGATTTTTAGCCTTCTCCACAAATAACGGCACTAGCTGGATTGGTCTAGGAGGTAACGCCATCCTTGCCAATGGAACAGCGATTGGCATCATATCGCCTCCGCCAAAAGTGTTTTACCTGCCCGCTAACACCGTGTCCGAGTTGGGCATACTACTTGATACTTCTGGAACATACCATTTAGCGAGTGGAGGTGATTCCCAATACACGCTTATAACCAACGACACTTGGTTCGCGATGGACTACTTTGCTCAATGAAAAAACTGCTAACCATATTTTGTCTGGTTGGAACATTGCTGGCTTCATTTTGTATAGCGCAGACCGTTGCGCCCGGCTGCGAAGCGCCTACCGGCACAGACTCGTCGGAATTTCATCGGCTGTTCGGACCGAATGCTGTCAATCCAACATGGTGGCGGTTGCAGGTCTGTTGGGCCAGCATCGAAACGAATCGCGGCATGTATGATTTCCGCGCTCTGGATAAACAGATGTGGGCTTGCACGGTGTCCAACTGGGCCAGTATCAACTTCCCGAATCCGCAGCCAGTGCAGCCAGCCAACATGCTCTGCATCTGCGTTGCGCCGTTGCAAGCGCCTGAGTCCTACACCAACTCGCAAGCGGCCTTCATCGGTGGCGAGACGAACTTTATCAAGGCAATACTGGCTCGGTATCCCGGTGTATTCAGGTGGGTAGAGCCTGTCAATGAGCCGGATGGTGGGTGCAACTGGATTCCATCCTGTACCAACGCCACGCAGAACGCGCAGTTCTCGGCCAAGCTGATAATCGCCAGCCGTGTGGCCGCGCGCGGCGTTCAGCCGAATATCCTGATTGCCGGTCCGTCCAACACCAGCGCGGAGGATGCGGCGTGGAACGCTGCCTTTCAACAGGCCGGTGGTTTCAAGGCGCTTGACGCCATCACTTGGCACGATTACCGAATGAATCCCATGTTCATGTCGCCGTTTGATACCACGGCAGCAGGATTACGGACGCTGGCCACCGATTGTCAGGGCATGAAGAAGTTTGCAGGCAACAAGCCGATGATGATTAACGAGGTTGGTATCGGCTCGGTCAGTAACGCCATCGCCTTTGTCGTTGTCGCGCAGAAAAACGGCGTTTGGGGTCTCGCGCCGGTCGGCATCATGGCTCCCGGACCTATGACCTACTGGGACTGGGTAAACGACCAATTCGCGCCGAACGGCCTCGCGCTTTTTGCAACAATCAACGCCCTCAATCGGTCGCGGTAAACAGGAGAGAATCACACATGAAAAAATATGGAATCATCTTAACCATAGCGCTGGCCGCCACTGGCTTCGCGCTCATTGCATTCGGGCGCGGCGAAAGCACCATCGAACCGCACGCGCAGTACAGCACCCTCGTTTCATCCAATAGCAGCACGTTGGTCATGAGCAATCGGTGCGGGATGCTGCGGTTGACCGGGTTCATTGTAAACAACGGGCCGAGCGATGGCTGGGTCTCGCGAATCTCGTCAACCACGAGTAATGGCGAACTGCTCATCAAAGGCGCGAAATATGCCATTCAACCTCCGACCATAGCCAATGGCGTGTGGTACGGCACGGATTGCAATGAGGTCTATTTCTGGAGCACCGGCAACGTCACGGTTGCCGCGGAAGAAGGGATTTCGCAATGAAGGAGAATTCTATCATGAAAAATATTTGGCTTCTAATCGGTGCGCTACTACTGGTGGTTCACTCCGGTCTGGCGCAGACACCTCAATCACTGACGATTACCAGCAATGCTTCTTATTCAGTGCCAGTGGTCTATACGGCTCAACCGTTCACCTTGCTTGGTGTTCCTTGGCCGGGAGCCTCGGTAACCGGCATGGCATCCATCGTGGTGGATGTACCATCAGCAAACTGCCCGACCTGTCCTACTTGCCCGACGTGCCCGCCGACCAATGTTTGTCCGCAATGTTCCTCGAACGGGTGCCCGCCCGGTCCGATAAATCTTACAGCGATAAGCGTGACTTCACCGAACGTCGTCCTCGGATTTACATGGGCCAGCACCAACTACGCCTTCGCCGAACTCTATCGACAGGACAAATGGCCCGGCCTTCCGATTGCGTTTGCGCTATATCCCAATACGATATTTACAGATAGCACGGTTCAAGCGAGCACGGCCTATAGTTATTTCTCCGACGCGCAGACGCCTTTTTCATGGACGCCTGCGGCTACCTCCAACTCGCCGCCGATACTGTTCACAAACATCTTCATCGCCTCCGGCAGCGCGGTCAGCTTCGCGCCTTACGTAGCCGACATGGACTTCAACGGAGGCAATGCGGACAAGGAGACTGCCAATTCCGCCGGTACAGCGGTGGTGGTGAACACCTCGCTCATGACCAACCCGCCGCCAACCGGTGTCTGGCAGACGCAGCGGGTATTTAATACCGGCCCTGCCGGGTACACATTCACGAATTTGCCGCCCGGCTCAACGCTCACGCTCCGCGTGATTGCAGCGGAGATTTACTGGACAATCAAAGGCCAACGGGTTTTCAGTATCGCCGTTAATGGAGTCACCGTTGATAGCGGGATTGACCTTGTGCTGCGCGCAGGAGGGCCGCTGAAGGGTATCGAGCTTGATTATTCGGTGGTAGTACCCTCTAACGGTGTAATTCAGGTGACATTCACGTCACAGACCAATTATGCTGCGGTCAACACCATAGGATTGACACAATGATGAAATCTCGTTTTTGGATATTGGCGCTTTCTACACTCCTAGCGCTCTCGGGTTACAAGGCGCAGGCGGTTACGTCGCCGCCATCAAATATGACAGGTGTCACAACGCTGGCCGCGCCCGCGCCTCCGACACCACCGATGAATACGGCATTCAATGAATGGTACGGTCCATTCAATAGCTGGTCGAACGTAAAAACGACCTATGGGGCCGTTGGGGACGGAGTGACGGATGATACGGCGGCCATTAACAAGGCGCTCGCCAGCGTGGGGCTAGGCTCGGCTTCACCGGTATTGTACTTCCCGCCCGGCACCTACCGCGTTACCGCCAAACTCTACCTGCATAATCGGCAGATGGTTGAGATATTAGGCCATAGTTCCAGCGATACGACGCTCAAGTACGATGGTGCTACCGGTACAGCTTATTCCGATGGTTCGACGGTTCTGCACTTGGATTCAGTCCAACAGATTGTGCTGGCCCGACTAACGCTGGACGGTAACGGTAAGTCAAAAACATTATTGAGTTGCAGTGAAAACAGCGGCTATACCTACTTCGACAACGCGAACACGTTTGAGGATTTGGTCTTTAAAAACGGAGCGTCCGGCGGGCACGGGGTCGACGGCGGCTTCTATGGCGCAGGATTTTCCAATGAAGGGTTTACTCGTTGCCAGTTCATAGGATTGAGCGTTGGCTTGCAGACTTGGAACTACAACGCGCTGGATGCGTGGTTGCGCGACTGTCTTTTTACCAATTGCCAGACGGGCGTGTACGTTCAAACGGGTAACGCTCATTTATATCACAGCGTACTGGTGGACGACCAGACGGACTTCTATATGTCACCTGCCGCCTCCTACGTGTCACTGGTGAGCAACATCAGCGTGCGTGCGGGTACTTTCTACCAGACGGCCAATCAAGGGGCGAACATTACGCCGACCTTGATTAAGGGCAATACCATCATTGACGCTAAAACGCCGGTCGTCATGGGACAACCGGGTCCATTGGTAATGCTCGATAATATCATTGCGTGCGCAAGTGGCGCTTCTGTAATCGCGGGCAACTCGCTTCAGATTGACCTGACCGCCATCGGCAACACGAATTGCACGACCGGCTGGATTTCGGCGGGAAGCGGCTTGAAAACAAATTTGGTGGACAACTACGTGGTCGCGCGCAGTTCTTTAGTGTTCGCTTCACCGGCGATTCCGCCCGAGGCCACCAATCTCAATCGCACTGTGCTGGACATGCCGGTTTCCAATTTGAACGCGCAGTCTTTACAATCCACAATCAATAGCGCCGCGAATGGTGCAATTGTGCATATCCCGTGGTCATCGAGCGGCGGCCAATGGAACATTGGTTCCACCATAAGCATGCCAGCGAATTTGGATGTGCGGATTGTCGGTGACGGTTTCATGTCCAAGTTTTCTTGGAACGGTTCTTCAGGGGGAACGATGTTCTCCTGCCCGGCCCCGTCGCATGTGACCTTCTCTCAGGTTCAACTTGCGGGAGGTAATTCCGCCGGGGCCATGATAGCAGTAACGGGGGTGGGCGCGTCCGCCGCTCGGGTTTACGTGCAAGACAACTACATCAATTTGTCCACTGCTTCCAATATTCGTTTGGGAGAATGCCCAAATACGACCGTGGATGTGGCTGGCAATCTTATCTATGACACCACTGGCGTCAACGTATTGCTGGAAGGCCATGGCAAGGTGCGGATGATTGACACGGACAACGGCGTGAATGTCCTGAGCTTGATGTGTACGAATGGCGGCCAGTTTTACGGCGAGGCCATCTACAACGAAGCGGGGAACACCACGGGCAACCGGATTCTCCAGTTGTCCGGCAACGGCACCGTGACATATCTGGCGTCCGTACTTCATGAGAACATTGGCGCGTCCGGCGCAAATTTTTCACGGGCCACATCGAACGCGTTTTCGGTGGTCAACTTCAATGGCGCGTTCTTATTGGGACTGGCTAATTACATCATCGACTGGTACAGGGTGGGCGGGTCTACCTCCGGCTCCATGCTGGTTGACGGTTGCTGCACGTTCCTATCGCCGGGCAACAACTGGCCTGTGTTGAACTCCACGAGTGACGCCGTCATTCAAACCCACAACTGGAACTGGAACAACGGCAACACGCGCTTCTCAGATTCTGGCAGTCCGTCCGCCGCGTTCACCCGGCAAATGTACGCGCAAGCCCGGGCGGAGTATAGCGACCGGAATCCCATGGCCCGGCGGTCCGGACTCACGGATGTATTGCTGGAGAAAGTGTACCTGCAACAGATGCAAAACGGTCTATGGGTGAAGCCATGAGAATTATCAGCGCCTTAGCGGTTTCCGCCGCCCTACTCCTCTCGGGCTGCGCGGTGAACAACAAGACCATTGTCAACGATGTGGCAACAGTTGTCGGGCTGGACATCGGCTATCAGAACTACAGTTTCCGACTGGGGCTTGTCCGCCACGAATACACGACCGTGCCGCTCAGTAATGGCGTTCCGAACATGGTCAGTCAAACATCCACTCGTCTATCCCCGCTGGGTACCTCGGTGGTTTATCGGAAATTCGCCACAGGCGATGCCGCCAGCATCGTGACCGAGATGCCGGTACCGCTGACCGGTGACGTGATTCAAGGCCCTTGGGCGGTGACACTCAAACCCCTGCCGGTCCCGCCCGCCAAATAGAACTTGACAGATACCGCGATTCGCGTTAGGCTGATTGGCATGAGTACAGTCAATCATCAGCAGCCGCCGTCCGTCGTGCGGGCCAACCAACGCCGGGCAGAGGTTCTCGTCAACGAACTCGTGAGCATCCAGAAGCGGCTCGGGTTAAGCGACCGTCTGTTCGCCAAGGCCATCAACGATTTGCCAATACGCCAGCAATTCGATTTGCCGACCTTCTCGGTTAGGGTATGGACCAGTTGGCGCTCGAAGAACAGCGGAAACCTGCCGAAGGCCGCGGCGTGTTGGGGTGCGGTCGAGATGGCGCAGGCGTTACGGCAGCATTACGCGAAGCAACTCAACGGGAACGGGGCGCACTAGCGATGACGTGGTGGGGCATCCTCGCGGTTCTGGCCGCCGTTCATATTGCCTGCGACTTCACGCCGTTATTGACGCCGTGGATGATTGACGCCAAGAAAAATGGTTGGCCGATTCACCCGATTTTCGCCCATGCCGCCATACATGGATTTTGTAGTCTGATGACATTGGGTATATGCTGGCCGCTCATCGTTCCTCCGGATAATGACCGGGCATTGAACTTATTCCTATTGCAATTTGAAGCCAGCCTTTTCATCCTGCTGACCCACTGGGCCATCGACATCATCAAGGGCGCAATCGCCCGTTATTTTCCGTCTACGGGCGACTTCAATACGCGCCAGTGCTGGCTAGTAATTGGCCTAGACCAACTGGCGCACTTCTACATCCTCATACTGGTCGCCTACCGCCTCACAACTCCCGCTTGATTCTCGCGCTCGCAGGGCGTATAGCGGGCGCGGCATGTCATCCGTTCCGTTCACCTCCCTTGGCTCCAAGGTGCCGAGGATAGCTTTCTGCACCACCGTCAAGGGGAGGACTCCGCATCTCCAGCTTACGCTGCCCAAGAATCTGGCCGATAACGCCGATTATCCAAACGCGGTGTTCGTCGTGCTGGATTACAATTCTCCAGACAACCTTGCCGAATTCATGAAGGAAAATTTCTTTCAAGAATCGGCGGAAGGCAGGGTCGCGTTCTACCAGTACCGCGAGCCCGGTCCGTTTCGCATGGCGCACGCCAAGAACATGGCTCATCGTTGCGGCATCCTTGAAGGCGCGGACATCCTCGTGAACCTCGATGCGGACAACTTTACCGGACCGGGGTTCGCGCGTTACATCGCCGAACAGTTCATGCAGGCGAAGGAGGAAATCTTTCTCTGGGCCGAGATGATTAAGGACGGCGAAGGCCGTTTGCCGCGCGGCATCAGCGGACGCATTGTGGTGTCGGCGGATACGTTCCTTAAGTCCGGTGGGTACGACGAGAAGTACGAAACTCATTCACCGGACGACAAGGATTTCAACGCCCGGTTACGCCGCATGGGCGTCGACGGCCGCAAGATTCCCGCTTCCTATCTGCGCGCCGTCATGCACAACGATAAGATGCGGTTCCGCGAGTACAAGCATGCCGCGCTGGTATCTTACGAGGAAGTGTTCGGGCTGGACCCGAACGCGACCGTGGTCAATCAGGGCCGTATCGGGTGCGGCACAGTGTGGAAGAATTTCTCTCCCGAGTCCACCTCGCTCAAGCCGGTGCCCACGCGCATCTTTGGCATCGGCATGCACAAGACCGCCACGACTTCTCTTCACGAAGCATTCAAGCTCTTGGGATTCTCCAGCGGTCACTGGGAAACGGCGCACTGGGCCAAGGCCATCTGGAGGGAGATGACCGAACGCGGCAAATCGCCGACACTGGAAAAGTTTTATGCACTGTGCGACCTGCCTATCCCGGTGCTGTTCCGCGAACTGAACATCGCCTATCCGGGCTCGAAGTTCATCCTGACGGTCCGCAACGAAGTCGATTGGCTCCGCAGCGTACAGCGGCATTGGAGCGCGCCGACCAACCCGTTTAAGTCGGCATGGAACTCGGACCCGTTTACGCACCAGATTCACAGAATCATTTACGGCCGTCGCGACTTTGACGCGCTCACATTCCTTGAGCGTTATCGCCGACACAATGCCGAGGTGCTGGATTACTTCAAGGACCGGCCTGACGATTTGCTGGTGGTAAACACCGACGAGGACATTGAATATCGTTGGAACGACCTATGCAAGTTCCTCGATGTACCGGTGCCCGATGCAGAATTTCCTAACGAGAACGTGACCAAGGATGTTCCAGAAATTAAACCAACGAGAGGAATGACGATATGACACCCAGAAAAATAGCGCGATATGGCTGGAGGCCGAGTCTGCCGCACAAGCCGCAATTCACGGAAACCAATGACGCCGATTCTGCAACCATCCCAGTGGTGGATAATCGCAACAATGCTGCGGTGCCTATTTTTGACCAAGGTCAACTCGGTTCCTGTACGGCTAATGCGCTCGCGCGCGCCTTGATGTATGCGCTCCTGAAGGCCGGTGCTCCAATGTTCACGCCATCTCGATTGATGCTATATCTTTGTGAGCGCATGCGCGAGGGCACAATTGATTCCGACGCCGGAGCAATGAGCATTGACGGCGTACATGCGCTGCAACACAATGGTGTTTGCACAGAGGAACTCTGGCCATACGACATCACGAAGTTCACGCTCAGCCCTCCGCAGTCTGCGTGGGATGACGCAGCCAAGCACCGCCTGCTTCAGTATTGGGGCATGGAACAGCGAGCGGGCAAGGTGTTCTACTGCTTGCAGCAAGGGCTCGGAATTGCCTACGGATTTTCCGTGGGTGAGAGTTTTGAGTCGCAAACCGTGGCTGATACCGGCATTGTTCCCATTCCCGGCACAGATGAATCCATTGTCGGAGGACACGAAGTGTATCTGAACGGATACACCAACGACCTGAAAAAGGTACACAGCCAAGGCGCGGCGCTGGCGCTGCCAGAGTGGGCGAAGTCGATTCCTTGGTGGGGTATCGTGGAAAATAGCTGGGGAACTTCGTGGGGCGACAAAGGCTCCTTCTACGTGCCGCTGTCGGACATCTTGGACCCAAATCGTTCGAGCGACCTCACGTCGCTGCGATTGGTCACGCCGAACCCGGCGCTGGCGAAACCATAAGGAGATTGATTTATGATTCCAATTCAGCCAGTGTTCACCGTACCCGGCGACACACCAGACGGGAGCATGGCCGCGGGCGCTTGGATTTTTGCGTTCGACCATCACCGCGTCATCTGGCAGGCCGGTCACCTCAAGGGCTCGAAATGGTGCCGGGCGATGGCCAAGCTCAAGAATGTACCGGATGTAGGAGTGGACCAGCCGACGTTTGCGCTTGCCACATTCGATGGAAAAGTGCGCGATGTCTTCACTGGGTCCGAGGCTGACTTGCCGGAGCAGTTCCAAGAAGTGATGCGGGCGCACCTGATATTGTAGAAGGCGGCATGGGCGACGAGTACAAATCCCGTCGGGCTCAGGGTGACGAGGTTGCCGACTTCTGGAAGATGCCGCGCGAGAAACAGGCGGTACTGGCCGTGGTCGGCATCATGTACGAGAACTGCTGGGTGGACAAGGATGTGATTATCGGCAAGGTCATGGCCATGGGCTTAATGCGGATGAGCGATGAACAGTTCCGTGAGTGGGTCAACAATCTGATAGCAGAACGTAAGCGGCTGGAAGGAGCGTCGAATATCTGATGAAGCGGACAGAATTGAAACGCGGCGGTCCACTCAAGCGAACTGGGTCGCTCAAAAGGAGTGGCAAACTCCGCCATCGCTCGAAGGGCTCAATCGCCAAGCTGGAATCGGAGTGCGACCAGCTTTGGAAGGCTGCCATCCATCTGCGTGACAAGAACCGGTGCCGGGAATCCGGTGCGTTCGATTTGAAACTGGACGCAGCGCATATATTCACTCGCTCGCGCCACGCCACGCGTTGGTCCGTCCACAACGGGGTAAGTCTTTTGCCCGACACGCACATGTATTTTCATGCCAACCCGAATGAGTTCATGGAGTGGGTGCGAAAGTGGTGGCCGCATACCGACATCAACCTCGATGAATTGGAAGCAATGTCCAACCGGATTCAGCCCGTCACAGAGATGTTCCTGCTGGGCGTCAAGAAAGACCTCACCGACTACATCACCTCCTTGGCCGTCGAGTCGAGCATGAAAGCCACGGAGCCCGCATGTCCCTGACCAAACAAACGGTTTGCCCGCGCTGTTCCCGCAAGATTCTTGTGGGCACAGATGAGAACGGCCAAGGGTTTGTGTTGGACCGGGAATTGCCGACATATTTGGTGTCCGAGAATCCCGGCGAAGGCGTCAAAAAGTATCAATCCACCGGCATGGCCGACCACGAAGCGCTGTGCTATATCGTCGTTCCGCTGTTGTCCGCCAAGAAGCGTCCCGCCCGCCGTAAATCTGCTTGACCGTAGCCGCTCGAATCGCGTACTATCCATCTCATGGATGACGCGCTCGATAGTCCAATCCCGTTAGAGACCACCGACCCCGAGCTTGCCGACCTGCTGGTGTGGTGGGTGAACGGCGGCGCGGAAGATGTCGCGTGGATGCTCAAGGGGCAGGTGCGGCGCGGGTGGGACTTCCTTGACCGCTCGTTCTTGGAGGTCTGCAAGGATGTCGGGCGTAATGACCTGTGCCCGTGCGGAAGTCTGCTCAAGTCCAAGCGCTGTTGCCTGCGCTAAAAATAATCGCAGAAAGTTGTTGACGCGATTCGAGTAGTGCGCTAGGCTGTGGGTGTAGTAGGAAATCAACGATTAACCGATAGGAAATAGAATGAAAACTCAAACGCCACTCAGGGATGCTTCGGTAGAGGTGAAGCCGTATTCCGGCAAATGGGACTTGGGCCAGAGCCATACTGCCGCCTTGGGTGAGGCGGTCGTCATCCTCGACAAGGCGCGCCCGCTACTGACCGATTACGCCGCCATGACCGGGTTCGGCACGGTTCACGCACAAATCAGGGAGGTCTTGGAAGCAATTGAATCGTTCGCAGTCGAACTCCGCCGGACGGCCAGCACGGGCGCTCACTGGCGCAACGGAAACTAAACCATCAACCGATAGGAGCGAGAAATGAGCTACAACATATCAGATAGCCAGCATCAGGAGAATCGGCGAGCGCTGGAAAAACTCAAGACGGCGGGTTTTGAGTTTGAATGCGATGCCGACCATTACCGTGTTGCCTTCAAAGGCGAATTCATTCGCGGCGCTGGCGTGAGACTTCCTCGCAGCAAGCCGCTCCACTGGAGACATGCGGAGGGCAATCGACGGGACAATCTGGCGAACTGTGTTAATGAGGCACGTAGATTCGCAGCAACGCACTAAACAAACTCATCAACCGACAGGAACAAAACACAATGACAACTCCCCAAGAATTCAAAGACAAGGTCGCGGCGCTCGTCGCCTTGATTCAGCGTGACCACGACGCCTACATGACCGCGTCCGGTTATGCCGGTCAGATTCCGAGCTATCAGGTCCACAGTCACGACGGCAACAAATACACCCGCGTAGACGTAGGCGACTCGGGCAAGTACATGGTCGTGAACGCCACAGGCGAGATATTCGCTATCAAGGCTTATGGGGTGATTCACCGCGGGCATGCGTTCGGGACGCTGGACACCATCAATGAGTGGCACTGGGGCGGATACCGCGCCGTGCGCCGTCCGAAACTTCAAGTCACCAAGGCCGATGCCGGTCCGGGTTGCGTGGCTATCACCATCGGCTGGGAGAAAGGCGGTGCGTCATGACCGTGCAACATCCCTGCGCGCCGGAAGGATTCGGGCTCTTGGAGTTCCCAAGCACCATACAGGTGATTCGCCTGAGCGACCAGAAGTCGGTGGGAGAGTTTCCCAAACCCTACCTGCCGTTTGTCAATCGTGAAGAACTTGAGGCCGTCATCCGCGAGAACATGGGAGGTGTCAAATGAGTAAGGGACTCACCATCGAGAACGCCAAGGCCGCCAGCCGCGAACTGGTCAGCGCGGTCAACGCCGTGCTGATGGCCAAGGCTTACGCATTGTGCGAACGCGAACGGATGGACAAGCTCGACACGGAACTCTTGCAGAAGTTTCCGATTTACTCGGCTGGCAAGCATGGCCGACCGGTCGAGCGCATCACCAATGGCAAGGACATGTTTCTGGCCGACCTCGACAGCGCAGATGTAGTGTTCCACTACGCTGAACGTCAACACCGCATCAACGAGATGGGGTACAAGCTGCCGGATGGCCATTGCCCGGCCTGCGTGGCTGAGGAATTGCAGCGTGCAGCCGAACGGTTGCTCATTGACAGCGCGGTGGAATATTTCCCGGACGTGACGTTCGACAAGATTATGCAAGCGCCGAATTGCATCGAGAACCTCCGCAAGTACATCAAGCTGCTCTGCGGGCTGGTGGTCAATGCGCCGGGGTATAAAAATCCGCTGACGCAGAAAGTGGTGAAGGCATGAGCGACGGCTACACCGAGAAGTATTTCCTTGAAGAAGTCCACCGGTTGCGCGAGCAGTTCGGCCGGTTGGATTTCTGGGCCAAGGCCAAGGATGTACGTGACCGGTTCGTATCAGGACTGGCCTACGTTTATCTGGACATCCGTAACGACGACGGCAGCTTGCCGGACTATGAACAGATTAAGAAATGGGCGGTGGTATTCGATTCGACCATGATTGAGTATAACCGGCGTGAACACTTAATGCACATGGCGGGAAAGGCGGACGTATGATTGGCACATTGAAATCCATCGTGTACATGGTCAATGGCCGGGAGGAAAAATTCGTGAAGTTCAAGGACGCTCCGGCAGTGGTGCCGCGCGATGGTCAGTTCGTTAAGGTGACAAATGCCACCGGCGAAGTCATCAAGGGCTTCGTAGGGGCAGCGGACTGGTTCTATGATGATATTGAGCACGACACTCGCCCTAGCGTGGTCGTTCATTTACAGGAGCCGCTATAATGTTCATCGCCAAGAACCAAGATAACGGCAAGACGCTTCTACTACTCGGCCTGACCGCCGAGAACGTCAAGCGGTTCGTGGCGGGTAAGCCCATGAGCATCAGCGAGCTTACCCATGGGACAGTGGTTCCACCGGGCCTCCAAATCGTCATCACTTATGGCGAAACAGAGCAATCGATTGTGGATGAACTGAAACGACTCGGCGCGATTACGAGCGATACCAAAACGATTATGCACGGGAGAGGATGATGACCAACGAACGCCAAATCTATCTCACTCGCCTGCTCCTGACGCTCGCCACGCGCCATTACCAGCAGACCGCCTACAACTACGGCGAAGCCGTGGGGCATGATGCCCGCTGCAAGGCTGATGTCGCCACAGCCAAGCGCCTTGAAGAAGAGGACATCGGCTTGTGCCCACGTACTTCCGCTGCAGAGACGAACGCGCGGTATGCGGATGAAAAACTCAAGCTGCAATTACGCGAACTTGGCACAGCCAATGAACTGCTGGAATTTGTGCATGACGTGTTCGCGCCATATTTGGTTCTACCACCGAAAGCCGAATCCAATGAACCTCACGCTCCAACAACTGTACCCTGACGCCATCGGTCGGCTGTTGGAAGCCTGCCTGCGGGTCGAAGCGGAAGGCCACGTCATCGTGGGCGGCTACAAACCGGATTACGGCATCGGCCGGGAAGTCCGACGGGACGAGGACTGGAAATTCTGGCGGTACGGGAGTTACGACGGACAACTCGAACCCTTGGGGGCGGCGGTCTGCGGGACGCTTATCCACGAGGGCATGCCGCATCGACGTGGTGACATCCAGCCTACGCTTGACTACGATATCCTGCTGGAACTGAAAATCAAGGATTTGAACTGGCTCCGGGGATTTCGGATGGGCTGGATTTATCATCCCGGCACCAAGAACCAGTTGGAGTTGCGCTTGAAAAAGTACCGGCGGTACGACAGCAAAATGGGCAGGGTGGTGGAGGATGAATCGGTGGAACCCTTTCGGATTCGCGTGCCGACGCCTGCCAGCGAGCAGTTTTACGGGTTCGAGGCCGGTCAGGTGTTCGGTCCGCTCTGGACGGAATACCGGCAACATCAGGGCATCGTGAATTGGGAGTCTGGCCTGCAAGCCTTATGGGATGAGCGGTGTGAGGCTATGAAAATAGGTGTTGACTCGAATCGAGTATTGTGCGATACTCCTGTGTAGATGGAAACAACAACCTTAACCGATAGGACAAAAATGAATCTGACGCAAATTCGCGATGCGCTCTTGGCGCTGCCGTATGAAGTCCTCTGCGAGATTTGTATTCGCAACAGGATTAGCGTGCATCCCTGCGCGACCCAAGCTCGAATCGTATCGGCCATCTTGGAGCAAAAATAACATGAGCCGAAGAACTTATAATACCGGAACCTGCTGGCTGTGCGGGCATCAGCTTAGCAATGCCGGGCTCGCGGTCGCCTCGCACAATCGGATGCACGTCCGACAGGGGCTGATGTCCGAGAAGATTGAGTGGATTGATGGACATCGACGCATAGACTTTCACTTGACCGATGCCGGGAAACAATACGCCGCGCGCGTCAAGGTCGAGCGCCCATGCTCTTGCACCGCTAAGGACGGAAAGCCATGTCGGTTCATCGCGACGGTCGAAGGAGCCAAGGCTGATGGACAGAAACAAATGGTCTGCATCTATCATCAGTGGGGACAGGATTACGTCAACCGCAAGCCGCTGAAGATGCTCGAACTGGAACCGGCCAGCGGAACCGAGGTGGCCAATGCGTAGAGATTATCACTGCCTGCATTGCTCTGACACGTTCAACTTGCATGACAATCAAGTGCTCTCGGAATTCTGTGAGCACTATCGGCAGAAGCACCCGGCGGAATATGCCAAATTCAAGGAGAAGCAGTCCGAACGAAAGGCGCTGACGTTGTCCATCCAAAAGGAGTTCGGGAACCTGAGTCGGGCTCTCGGATTTAGCTGACACCATGAAAACAAAACTCCCCAAGCTCCAGATACGGAACACCAGCCAGTACAGCGATGAAGCGGTCGAACTATGCTTACGCTGGGCGCTGCGCAGCGTCTGCGATGTGCCGGGCCGGTTGACATCCGGAGTGGAATCGGCATTTGTCGTAAAGGTTCAGAATGCGAAATGGACGTTTTCCGGCAGAGCGAGTTTTCGCAGGGTGCTTTTACGAATCGGAAGCCCGTCGCGATTTCCCAACACGCATCGCTATGCGCGATATGCCAACAATGAAGATTTTCCATTGTTGACTGTCAACGATTGGGCGGAATGCCTTACGGGATTGGCCGCGCATGAATTCTTACATCGTCACGCCGATGGTGGAGGCAAGCCGCGGGAGTTTGAATTCCGCTGTGAACTGGCATGGGAAGATGCCGTCGATTACCTGCGCAAACATCGCGCCGAGTTCGATGCCGAACTCGACGCCATCCGGCACAAGGAAGCCGTGCGGGAATCGGCCAAAAGAAATTCCGCCGCCGAACGCGCCGCGCTCCTGAACAGCCCCGAGCACAAGCTGCATATCGGCTTGGAGCGAGAGAAGGTGTTCGCTCGCAAGGTAAAATTCTATACGACCAAACTCAAGAAGCAGCAGGCGAGCAACCGCCGAATTCAAAAACGCATCCAGAAAGTCGAGGCAAACTAAATGGCACGAGGAAATGGCCGCAAGATTGAAGTCTGGTCGCATCCTAAGTACACCAGTGTGAGCGCCGAGATTCGCCTGCATCTGTCGGGCGAGTTCTTTGCCGAGTACAACGGTGCCCGGTTCACGGATGTCTCTTTGGAGAATCTCCGCAAGAAGCTTCTCAAGGCTTCCGAGGAAGGCGTCAAGCTGGACTGGATTCCGGTTATCACCTTGAGAGTTAGCGGCAACTCGGATTACTTTGGCCAGCCATATCCGGGCGGTCAGCGCAAGGATGATGGCGCGCTTGAAGATGATGCCCGCAGCGAGACTACCAAAGCCGAATTGAGAATGGATTGCGACCGGTCTTGGATGGCTAAGAAACCGGATGGTGAATGGTTGGAATGCACCACATGGTATTCCGAGGATTTTGCGGGCAGCGACCATTACGATTTCAAGCGCGATAGCGGCCGTGGTGACAAGCCGCTTCTACGTCGATTGAATTCCCGTAAATTCTATTGGCACGGCAAGACGCCTTTCTCGATTCCCTGTCTGGAGGAATCGACCGACCACAGCAACTTTGGTGTCAAGACCCACTACATCGCCTATACCGAAGAACTCTGGGCGGCGCTCAACGATATCGCCCGGCGGGTGGAACTGCTCAAGAACAATCTCGATGCGTTACTAGGCGATGAGCAGAAGCGCGAGTTGCTCGTCAAGAACGTGGCGCGGTTGTTGCCTGCGTGATGCATGGAATACGGCCTGACATCCCCGTGCGATAACTGCCCATTCCGTTCGGATATTCAATCCTATCTTCGACCCGAACGCGTCCGTGAGATTCAGCAATCGCTCGTCCGCTCGGAGTTCCCCTGCCACAAGACCATGGCTTATGATGGCGAAGATGGCGCACCGCAGGAGACCGCGCACACCCAGCACTGTGCAGGGGCGCTCATATTGCTAGAACGATTGGAACTCCCATCTCAGATGATGCGGATATGCGAGAGGTTGAGTCTTTATGACCGGAGGAAGCTGAACATGAAGGCCCCAGTGTTTGACTCATTTGATGAAATGGTCGCCGCGCAGAAGAAAAAAGTTCATCGTCGCAAAGTTTCCTGTTGACAAACCTGCTCGGTTCGCGCTACACACGCATCTGCAAAACACAACCCAAGGAGAGTGTCAGTCATGAGAAAGAATATCGTTCGCAGTCTTGCAGCAATCACCCTGTTCGCCGCCGCCGTCGCATCGTCTGGCTGCGCTTCAACGAGCGGCGGGTGCCCTACCGTAACCACAACCAGCGCTGAACTCGTAGCATACGGTGGCACGCTGGCAGCGCTCAAGAGTGGCGCACCGGTTTCCGTCATCACAGGTATCGATTCCAATATTGATAACTCGGTGTCCACCGGCCAGTTCGACAGCACGGCCATCGTGACCGCGATTATCAAGGCGGGCGGTCAACAGTATGCCCCGTACTTTGGCGCGGTGGAGATTCTGTTCGGCACGGCATGGCAGTCGTCGGTTGATTCCAACCTAACGGCGGCTACATGTACGTTGCCAGTGTTGGAGAACATCAGCGCGGGGATTAAGTTGGCGGTATCTGTGGAAGGTCAACCAGCCAACACCAAGCTGGCTCCGTTCCAGAAGTAATTCGTTCGCAGGTGGGTGGGGGCCGGGCGGTACAGATTGTTCCGCATTGCCCGGCTCCAATCCCATAGTTAAACCAAGGAGGTCGCGTGGATTCTGTAAACGACGGACTAATCGAACTGGCCAAGACCATGGACGGCGTGGCGCTTATCAATTTGCGGATGGAGAAGGACCCGAACCGTCACTGGCGCGTGGAGGCATTCAGGGATGACGGGCGCGAAGGCGAGGCTGTTAAATGCCATGCCGCAACTCCTACCGAAGTGGTAGCAAAGGCCGTCCGCGGAGAATGGGATAAGTAACCGCGTGTGTCCGGATTCCTGATAGCCAATGCGGACGGAGAGAAAGGCGCGTGCAATAGTAGATGTTGGACCGCTAAAAATGATGTGTCGCTCTGTCAGTGCCAGTGTAACGGAACCTTTCATGGCCGCGGAGCAGCGTTTGCCGTGGCCGAACTGGTGAAGCTGGCCAAGGCACCGAAATCGAATCGGAAGATTGTAGGACAGTTGCCATTGATATGATTTCCCGTGGTAAGTTATTGGAATGCCTCCGCGAAATATGGCGCATCAACCAGCGCTGGAACCGCACCAAGCGCATTGGCAACAAGACTCTGGAGCGCCTAGACACGGCCGGGGCGTCGGTATGCAAGGGCCGTAAGTCGGTGGCCTTCTTCAAATTTGACGGGAAGGTTGCCGTGGTGTCCGAGTCTGGTTACAAGATAAGCCGGTCTAATCCGGTGATTGAGTTGACACCATGAACGAGTCACAACTTACCGTCGCCTTGGAGAAACGTTACGGCGGCGAGGCGTGGGCGTTCCTCCCGCAAGTCCGCAACGGCACCGGCTTCCAGCGCAAGGTGGACCGGACTGCCGACGCCATCGCCATGAGCCTCTGGCCGTCCAGAGGTTTGGAAATTCACGGCTTCGAGATAAAGTGTTACCGGGGCGATTGGGTCAAGGAACTTAAACAGCCCGAGAAGGCCGAGGAGATTTGCCGGTTCTGTGACCGCTGGTGGATAGTTGCCGGGGATGACAACATTGTGAGGGATGGCGAACTACCGCCGACATGGGGTTTATTGGTGGCTGATGGCGACAAGTTGAAGGTGAAGGTCGAAGCGCCGACGCTGACGCCGCAACCGCTAGACAAATTGTTCTTGGCCGCCATCCTGCGCAAGGCTAAGGAGCGCGTCGTACCACAGGCCGAGACCAAGGAGAAGCTGGCGGATGAATATGCCAAGGGCCAAAAGCGCGGCGAGGAATCGGCGAAGATTGACATCCAGCGATTGGAAATGGAACTCAAGCACTACAAGGATTCTGTAACGGAATTCGAGGCCAAGGCCGGTGTCCGCATCATCGGGTGGAATGCGGGTAATATCGGCGATGCCGTGAACTTTGTGCGCGGCGGCGGTGTGGAGAAAATCCAGCGCGGCATTCCCGACCTACTGGCGACGGCCAAGGGCATTGTCGCCTATCTGGAAAAGGTCGCCACGATGCCGGTGATGGAAGCCCCGAAAAATACCGCTTGACGCCATACGCGATTCGCGATAGTGTAGCCGCAACATGCAAAGGAACTCATGACTGATACCGCGACTGCCGACCGACCGCAGCACCTGATTGGGCTATCGGTTTCAAATTTCTTGAAGATAAAACTCGTGGAACTCCGGTTCGACGAGCAAGACCCTTCTGGGTTCGTGATAGTCTCGGGAGCCAACGGCAGCGGGAAATCCAGCCTCCTCCAATCCGTCATGACGCCGTTCACCGGCGAGAAGCCCGAGAAGATGTTGCGAGCCGGTGAGAAGGAAGGCCACGTCATCGCCGAGACAGAAGATTTTGTGGTGAAGGTCAGCCTGACGGAAGCTAGCCAGTACCTGACCGTCCGAGGGAAAGTGGGCGACAAGACCACGGCGGCGCTGAGTAAGCCGCGCGAGTTGCTCAATGCGATGTTCAAGGGGTTCATGGACCCGCAAGAATTCGCCGACCGAATGACCGAGGAAGAACGGCAGAAGTACCTCCTCAAGATTTGCCCGGTACCGCTCGATTTAGTCCGGAATGCACAGGCCGTCAAGACCACGTTCGATGAGCGCACATTGAAGAACCGCGAAGTCGCCAAGCTGGAAGGTCAACGCGCCGGGTTCACGCAGATACCCACGGAGCGACCGGTGCCGGTAGATACAACGGCGGTCATTGCCGAGCGGAAGCGGCGAGAGTCATCTAATGCCGAGCGTCTACAAATTAAGAACGCGATGGATGCAGCTTTTGAAGCCAATACCTTCGCGGAAAATGAAGTGCGTCGGCTCAAGTCGGAATTGGAAGCTGCCGAGAAGAATCTGGAGAAATCCAAGTCCCTCTATGATTATCATCAGAAACAAATGACAGCAGCGCCTGCCTTCCAAACGTTCGACGACCTAGACGAGAAGATTTCCAGCGCGGCACAAGTCGCCACCGACATCGCCACATTCGACCAGTACGAACGTGTAACAAAAGACCTCCAAGCTGCCAAGGCCGAGAGCGAAGGGTTGACCTTGAAGATTGACGAACTCCGTGCGATACGCGAGAAGGCGCTCAAGGATGCCGAGTTTCCCGTGGAAGGTTTGTCGCTCGACCATGAAGGCAAGCTGGTGTTCAATGGGATACCTTTTGCGCAGGAGAGTCAGGCCAAGCGATTGCGCATCGCCGTGGCGCTGTTGGCGGCGGCAAATCCCAAGTTGCGGTTCTGTTTTATCAAAGAAGCATCGCTTCTCGATACGGCCAGTAAAAAGGCATTATTCGACATGGCCAAGGCGCTTGACCTACAGGTTTTTTTAGAGGTCGTCGAGAGTAACGACCCGGCTGCAATCCAAATGTCCGAAGGGGAAGTGGTCGCCAAATGAATCTGTTGCTGCTCATCGTTAATTGGTTTTTGATTCTTACGATAGTGGTTCCCATCGTCGTATTGGCGCTCACATTTTGGTACTGGTTTCTCTGTAAAATTATCATTCCCGACATGGTGCGAGTGTTCCGCCGGAAGTTTTCGAGGAAGAAATGACATCCGAACTCCAGTCCACCTACAATTTCCTGTCGCACGCCAAACGGCCCGAAGATGTCTTTGGTGGATTCGCCGACAACGTGACCCCTGAGTTCCGCAGGCTGGCGAAGATTGTCCATGAGGATAAATGCAAGAAGGCTGCCGACAAGAAAATCGCGCATGAAGCGTTCATCCTGCTCCAGCAATGGAAGGATGTTGCGGACCGTCGGATTGCGAAAGATTTGTACGGCAAACTGCCGATGATGCAGGTCGCCATCACGAACGGCAAGAACATCTATGAGATTGACCAGCATCTGACTACCGACAACCTCTGCAACGTCTATCTCGGCACACACTCTATCGCGCGTATCTTGGTCAAGGTAAGCCGTCACCCGAGCGTCAACGACCTCGTAGCGAATGAAGCGGCGGTGCTAAGGGCCATCCTTAAACACAACGGCGGACCGGCCAAATGCCCGCATATTCCGGTTCTGCTGGACGCGTTCTCGATGCTCGACGAAAGCACGCGGCGGCAGGCCAACGTGTTCGAGTACGCTGATGGATTCGTGTCATTGACCGACGTGATGAAAGCGTATCCCGAAGGCATAGACCCTCGCGATGCAGCGTGGATGGCGCGGCGGTTACTGGCGGCGCTCGGCGTAGCACACCAAGCTGGATACGTCCACGGCGCGGTGTTACCGGAGAATTTCCTGATTAACCCGAAGGACCACAACGGCGTGCTGATTGATTGGAGCTACGCGGTCAAGGTCGGCGAGAAGTTGCGCGCGATTCCGTCCGGTAGCGCAGTGAGCTATCCTCCAGAACTTCGGAACAAGGTCGCGGTAACACCGGGGCTGGACATTTACATGGCAGCGATTACCATTTCGCAGTTGTTGAACGACGACGGACCGGGCGTGAACCGCATGAAGGCTTTCTTTCGGTCATGCCTGATGAAGTCGGCAGCGAGTCGCCCATCCGATGCATGGCAGTTGTTCGATGAATTTACCGAACTTATCGAGGCCCTGTACGGCCCCAGAAAATTCCGGGTCTTTAACTGGCCCAGAAAACAACCCACAACATAAGGAGCAATTATCATGGGCGGAGGAAGTTGGACAGATGCAGCATACGGTGACCGAGCGACCAGCCGGGCAAAAACAGGAATAAGCGCGTTCGCCTTCAGTGATTCATCGAAGGCCAGCGGTGTGTTGAAGGTTCACAAGAACCTTGACCCCAAGAAGAAGAACAAAGCCGGTCAGATTATCCGCGAGAGCCGGGATAGCAAGGAACATCCGGAATCGCTCGGCATCGCCGTGTTGATTGACGTGACCGGCTCCATGAGCGGGACGCCGAAGATATTTCAGGCGGCACTGCCGAAGCTTATGGGGCTCTTGCTCCGCAAGGGGTACGTTGACCATCCGCACGTCTTGTTCGGCGCGGTCGGTGATGGTTACTCAGACTGCGTGCCGGTCCAGATTGGACAGTTCGAGTCGGACATCACCATGGAAGATTGCCTGAGCCAGATGATTCTGGAAGGCAACGGCGGCGGGTCGATGCACGAGAGCTATCAACTCGCGATGCACTTCTTGGCCGAACACGCGGCAATGGATTGCGTGGAGAAGCGGGGTCATAAGGGCTTTTTATTCATCCTCGGCGATGAAGCGCCCTACGATTCCGTCACGCGCGAGCACGCCAAACAATGGCTCGGCGAGGACATCGAAGCGGACATCCCGATTGAAGCCGTGGTTGCGAAGCTCAAGGAGAAGTTCAATGTGTTCTTCATTCAACCGGCTGGTGCTTCTTATCAGGGCGAAGCTGCCGTGCTCGGGCCGTGGAAGAAACTGCTTCAGCAGAACGTGCTACACCTGAGCGATGCGAACGCGGTCTGCGAATTCATTGCGGGCATCATTGGCGTGAACGAAGGCCGGTTGGATGCGGACCAGTTCGAGGCGGACCTGCTGGATGTCGGCACGGATTCCGGGTCGGCCAAGGTGGCGTCAAAAGCGTTGACGACGTATGCGCGGTCAGCCGGTATCACCAAGACCGCGAAGGTCACCGGGGACTTGGCTACGGCGGACACGGGCGCGCCTGCGGTCGAAAGGGTGTGAGGTTATTATGGCTGTGATTACGGCGGGACTTGGCTGGGGCGACGAGGGCAAAGGCTCATGCGTTGATTTACTGTGCCGCGTCCTGCCGAGCACAGCCGTAATTCGGTACAACGGCGGAGGGCAGGCCGCCCACAATGTGGTACTTCCCGATGGTAGGCATCACACGTTCAGCCAGTTCGGCTCCGGGACATTCATACCCGGAGTCATCACTTTTTTATCTCGTCACGTCATGGTTAATCCGCTCACTCTGGAGTTGGAAGAAGTTCATCTTTTCAAGAAAGGGGTGAAGGATGCGTACCAGCGGCTCTACATTGACCGGCGTGCCCTGCTCACCACTCCGTTCCATCGTGCGGCTAATCGGCTCAAGGAAATCTCGCGGCGGGGCGCAAAACATGGAAGTTGCGGAATGGGAATTTGGGAAACGGTCGAATACTGGCTCAATGACCCGGCTCAGTCTCCCATCATGGCCGACCTAAATGATTGGAAGAAACTGCGGGAAAAACTTGTGCGGCTACGCGATACCAAGCTCAAGGAAGTTGAGGCACTCAGTCTGCCATCCAATCAACAAGTGGACGAGGAACGCTCGACGTTGTATGACGAGCAGGTATTCGGTTACGTGCTGAACAAGCTGGTGGAAATCAGTCGGCGGTTGAACATTGTGGACGGTGAGAAACTGCTAAAGGCCATTTTCGTCGGCCCGTATCCGCCAGTGTTCGAGGGCGCACAGGGCGTGCTTTTGGACCAGTGGGCCGGTTTTCATCCCCATACAACAGGAGCCACGACGACATTTGCCAACGCCGAGGAGATATTACGCGAAGGCGGCTACAACCGGCCGGTCACCAAGCTCGGATTGTTGCGCGGTTACATGACGCGCCACGGAGCCGGGCCGTTCCCGACCGAGACGCATCTGGATTTTCCGTTGGACAAATACAACCCGCACAATGACTGGCAGGGCACGATGCGGCGCGGCTGGCTGGACTTGGCGCTGCTCCGGTACGCAGTCGATTGCGTCGGCGGCGTGGACGCATTGGCGGTGAGTTGCATGGACCATTTACCGGAAGACTGCATGGTCGGGGTCGGCCATCAGGTCGGCGCTACGCCCCTGCATCTCACGCCACCCGAGTTGCCGGACGTGGAAGCACAGGAACGGATGGGCACCTTGCTGGCAGGTAGCACGCCCATCTACGAGCCGGTCAAGAAGGCCGGGCTGGTGGACATGGTTTCTGGTTACCTGCGCGCGCCGGTCACCATCACCTCGAATGGGCCGACGTACCAGAGCAAGACGATACTCGGTAGCGTTGTGGATTTTCCCAGAGGAGGAGTATGAAACATTACCTGAACTGTCTGTCTTACTGGTTTCCGAAGCTCCAAGCCACCGGTGTGCCGGTGCCAAAAACTTTCATCGCGACGACCCCATGTCATATCGCCATGATGTTTGAAGGTGAACGACCCAAGGGATTTGATGAATTGCTGGTGCTCCTGAAATATGCCGTGAACAAAATGGGGTTACCATGCTTCTTGCGCTCTGGACAAACTTCGGCGAAGCATAGCTGGAAGGATTCCTGTTACATCACCAGCGCGGACGACATCGAGAAACATGTCTTGGAGATTGTAGAGTACGGTGAGATGGCCAGCTTGCTAGGTCTGCCGTACAACGTCTGGGCGGTACGCGAGTTGCTGCCGACCAAGCGCGCGTTCACGGCGTTCCATGATATGCCAGTGACCAAGGAGCGGCGCTACTTCATCAAGGGCGGCAAGGTGCTGTGCCATCACCCTTACTGGCCGCTGGAAGCGTTCGAGAACCATGTCGAGCCCGGAACCGGATGGGAGAAAGTGTTGGATTTAATCAACACCGAATCGCCCGAGGAAATCGCCGAACTGACGGCTCTCAGTGAAAAGGTATCATTGGCATTCGATGGTGCATGGTCGCTCGACTGGCTGCATACCGACCGGGGCTGGTACGCGATTGACATGGCATCAATGGACCAAAGCTACCACTGGCCCGGCTGTCCGAATGCGCCGACCGATGAAGATAAATTCGAGCGAGCCAAGCGTGAGGCAAAATCCGACATGGAATTCATCAACGCCCATTTGGTGCCAAAAAATAGTTGTTGACTCGAATCGCGATACATGATATACTCTCCTCGAAATGGAATACAAACCATCAACCGACAGGAGAGAATAAATGAATGAAGCTCATGCCGAGGCCAAAGTGCCGAAACGCAAAAGCCAGTCCTTGATTAACCGGACGCATCTGCGCCGGTTCCTGCTTGACCATGCGGCCCGCACGCGGAGCCACAAGTTTCACCGGGTCAGTGAGGAAACATTTCAGGTGCTCGAAGCCAAGCTCCGCAATCTGGCCATCGATACGGTTAGTCGCCATCCAAGTGTCGGCAAGACCATCTTCCCGATTGAACGGCCGCCCAAGTTGCGCGAGGATGTCGTGGTGGTGAACGAGGACTGACATGGCCCAGACCGGCATACGCGTTGGGCTGGACGGGTTCGGGGAAATCCTCACCGACCTGATGAGCGGCGTCCGTCGCTGCGTCAACGGCGAGTATTGCCCGCACTGCCTGAACCGGACACCGCAGAAGGCGTGCGGCGGCGCAGTCCAATGGGGCCATGTCCATGTTGACAGCCAGATACCGGCGGCGTGCGCGAAGTGCGGGCAAACATATTACGTCAGAACGAGTGGATGATGAAAGCACGCAAACGAATCTATACGGCGGACTCGCTCGGCGGCAGCAAATGCCATGCGGTGCTGGCCGAGTTGCTGAACAAACGACCGGCATCGGTCGCGCGGCGGGTGGCTCGACGGCTCCAAGACTATCATGCTGCACTGATTAGCATCGCAACCATCACCCGCAAGTCCACCCGGCTGGAACTGGCCAAGGTTTGGCGGGATAAGTTCGCGCCCACTGCGGAAAACACCAGCGAACTATTCGTGATAGACAATGATTTCGACCGATTATTGATTAGTTACTTCCGCGCCTGCGTGGTGCTCGGCTATCGCAAGCTTATCCGGGATGAGCCGCTGAATCACGAACAGCGCGCCGCCATTAAGAAAGCCGGAGCGATGTTGAACTGCCAATGCCGCGTCGAAAGTCTTGACAACCCACCCCAAACACCATAGAGAGAACGCCATCATGAGCCAACAACCTACCGAACACACTGGAACCGATGAAATCGAAGTAGCAGAGCCGGAGCCAGACCATACAGGCACCGCAGCGCTTACCACCAAAATCGATGCCAACCAAATCGATGCCACGATAGCGCTGGCGGCGCGTGTCGATGAACTCGGCAAGGCGATGGACAAGATTCGGCGATTTATTCTCGGTCGCGCGCTCCCCGGTGATTGGGTGCGATTCAAGGGACCGGGCAACGAAGCCGTGCTGTCCATGAGTGGGGCGTGTGCCGAGCGTATCGCCAGCGCGTTGGGCGTAAACTTCTTCAACTGGAGTTCTGAAAAGGAGAAGGGCAGCGACGAGCACGGGGAATGGTATACTTGGTACTATCGGTGCGACGCGGTTATCGGAGGGCTTACGCGCAGCGTTGAGGGCCGTGCATCTACTCGCGACAAGTTTTTCGGATACGCCAACGACCAGTGGAAACCATTGCAGGACGTGAGCGAGCCGAACATTCGCATCGCCGCGCGTCGGTCGGCGCAGAAGGAAGGCGTTCGCCAGTTGTTCGGGCTCCGCGCCATCTCGGAATCCGCCGCCGCAGGACTCGGTTTGGACGTGAGCGTGGTTCGCGGCTGGGAATTCGGCGGCAAGGGTCAGGCCGGTCGCCCCGCTGGCGGTCAATCGTCCGGCAGCGATGGCAAGAAGTTCTCGACTATATCCGAACCGCAGGCCAAACGCCTGTTCATGATGGGCACGAAAGACGGCGGGCTGGCCGAGGCCGAGTTGAAACGCTGCATGAGCGAGCGGTATCCGTACATCGTCGGAGACGACAAACACCCGCACTTCACCAAGTTGAAGCCGGAAGATTACGACGCGGCCTGCGCATGGGCGGCGCGCGGTTGTCAGGATGCACCGGCGGAAGGCGCGGCCAAGTGAGCGAGACTACCGAATTGAAACTGGAGTCCGAGGCTCCGGCGGTCGCCGCCAAACCGGTACCGCGCACCATCCAGCAGCTTGTCCACCAGATTGAACTAGCCCGCGAGGAGCGGCTTCTCTCAAAAAACAATAAGCCTACGCCACGCGCTAACAATTATGCTTCAAGCATTCCGGTTTGCGCGCGGCAGGGCGTGTATGAGTTCGTAGCGTATGACCAGAAAAAGCCATTTGATGCACACCTTCTTGCGCGGTTTGAAGAAGGCGACCGACAAGAGGAGTGGGTGATTATCGAACTGAAGAAACTGGGACAGCAACTCGGTTTCAGGATTGTCGAAGAACAGGTATACCTGCATCCGGACATGATTCGCCACTACAAACTTAGCGGTAAGATTGACGGGAAGATTGAATTCTACACCGACCCGAATGACCGGCGGACTGCACGGCGCGTCCCGCTGGAAATAAAATCGATGCATCCTATGTTCTATGATAACTGCAAGAACGTGGATGATTTGAAGCACGACGCATTCCTGTCTCGTTACTACCGGCAATGCCTTGCATATATGTACGGCCACGCAGAAACAGAGTGCGTGTTGGTCGTAACGGATTGCCTCGGCCATTTCCGCTTCATCGTCATCCCGCAAGACCTGCAGGCCACGCAGGAGTTCCTCGACACGCTGGAAAAGGTGAATATGTTCGTGGAAGAAAACCATGGCATCACCGACGAATCCAAGTGGAAATTGCCCGAGCGGATACCCTACGACGTGGACATCTGCGGCAAGTGCAACTTCAACCACATCTGTCTTCCGGACGTGATTTCAAAATCGAGGGTTCGCTTCGCCAATGACCAGCAGTTGGCCACGAACATCGCACGCCATGAAGAAATCAAGCCTGTCGCCAAGGAGTATGAACGTGTCCATGAAGAATTAAAGGAACACTTCAACGCGCTGAAAACTCCTCTCATTGTGGTTGGGGATGCGCCCTCCTACGTCATCAGCGGAAAAATGACTAAAGGCCGACCTTCGCTTGCCGATGAATCGGAATGGGCACCGGACGAACTGGAGGCGTTCAAGAAGCTCAAGGCCAAGTACACGAATCAGGAGCCGGGCTGGTCATGGAGCGTGGAAGTGCAGGAAGGCCGTCCGGCGGGCAACGTAGCGCAATCCGGGGCTATTCCTGCGTCCGATGTCAAGGATGCCGTCACCACGTTGTTCGGGGAATCAGCCAAGCCGCGTGAGAAGCTGGATGTCGCCACGTCGCCACAGCCAAAGGCCGGTGCCGCCGAAGCAGCCGCAAACGCTGGTGAAGCCGCTCGGACAGCCAAGCCGAAAATAAAAATCGTCTGATTCATGGGCAAGCTCCTCGACATCATCGACAAGCACGACTGCTACGGCTGCGAGAACTTCTCTTTGAAGGAGGCTGATGGCACGCCGCTACAGGACAATCGCCTGTCCGACGACCAAATCGTTGCCGACGTGAAGGCGCTCATGCTGGAATTGATTGGCCCGGACGAGCCCATCAGCGCGGCCTCCAATCCCGCTGTTCGGAATCAGTTGCGGCACGCATTGCGCGCAAAAATCGCAGTGCTGTAAATAAATCGTCTGACGCCTCACTTTCCTGTTGACTCATTCAGCGCGGGGCCGTAAATAAGGAGTCGCGCCGCGCAGTGTGCGTGGCGAACAAGGAAAGCAATGCGGTGGGGAATGCTGGTAGCTTCATCTTCAAAATCTTGCCTAAATGACTCGCCCGAACCGGCGACGGCCAAGTGGTTGTTCGTCGGAACGACTGCCAAGCCTTCAGCAGCTTGCCCAAGTCGTCGTCGGTTCCGACGGTTCATAATAGGGAGAGCAGAATGAGCCGTTGGAAATCAGGGTCATTTCAAGACCTTCATTTGCATAACCTTCCTGAATTCCCTGTGGTACCGGGCGTTTATGTTCTCTATCTGGACGGAGTTCTTTCATACATCGGTTCCACTGAAAATCTATCTGGAAGAATTTGGACGCACATCCGATTCGCTACATATTCAAACGCGATTATTACGCTTTGGGGACATTTCACATCGTGCGAAGTGAAATACCTCCCCACCAAGAAATTGGGCGACTGGCTTTCAATCGAATACCGTCTTATTCGTCGGTTGAAACCAAGGTTCAATATTCGGCATGCCGACGTGCCTAATCGCCCAAGGAAGAAAAAAATTGCGATGAGCCGACCTCGCATAGCCAAGGCAAAAGCCTAATGCCGCAACGATTTCTGAAACCCGGTCTCACATCCAGCCGCAAGTGGGAAAAATGCACTTGGCAGGCCCAGAGTTTTTATGTGAGGCTGCTAACCCTTGTCGATGACTATGGACGTTACGACGCCGACCCGGTCCTCCTACGGTCGCATGCCTTCCCATTGCGCGAAGACATCCGTGTAGAGACGATTGATAAGTTGAGCGAAGAAACCTCCCTCGCCCAGTTGGTGATATACTACCAGTTCAGCGGGAAGCGTTATCTACAACTAACCAACTGGTCTGAACGCGCTCGTTCCTCACACAGCTATTATCCTTCCCCTGAATCACTTGGGGTGGAAATACTGTTCGGAGGAAACTGCGAAAGCCTGCGCGTTTCCCAAAACGGCGGCGATTCGCACAGTTCCGCTGCCGTCCGCTGCGGAGCGCAGCTTCCAGAGTCTCCGCCTAAGTCCTCGTCTTCGCCATCGCCATTTGAGCATTTCTGGCGGGCTTATCCGAAGCGGCTCGGAAAGGGAGCGGCAGAGAAGGCGTTCGATAAAGCCTGCGGGAAGGGCACGGCGGCGCTGGAAGTATTGCCAAAGCTTCTCAAGGCAATCGACGCGCAGCGCAAGACGCCCCAGTGGTTGAAGGATGGAGGCCAGTACATCCCATACCCGGCAACGTGGCTGAATCAGCGACGGTGGGAGGATGATGTCCAAACTGGACTGGCGTTGGCCGGTAGCGGACGCAAGCTGAATCAGGATTGGAAAGCGCAACTTGGCTAAACCGCTCACGCTCGACCGGGTACTCCCGAACTCGTTGGATGCCGAGAAGAACGTGCTCGGCTGCATGTTGCTCGACGCGGCCAAGTGCGGCAGCGAAGCCATGTCGCGGCTGGAGAAAGACCACTTTTACTTCTCAGGACATCAGGTCTTATTTGAAGAATTCTGCGAGATGACTGATGCCAACCAGCCGGTGGATTCGGCGACAATGAGCCAGTGGTTGTCGGACAAAGGCAGGCTGGAAGAAATCGGCGGACCAGTGTACTTGTTCGACCTCGTGGCGGCGGTTGTGACTACGTCCACGCTGGATTACCACATCGACACCGTACTGGAAAAGCATACGCTCCGGCAGTTAATCGGCGCGGCGCATGACGTGATTAGCCGGAGTTTCGAGCAACAGGACGATGTCAAGACATGGCTGGCGGAAGTACAGCAGGTTTTTTTCGACATCGGCGTTCACTCAAGTTCGATGGGGTCGCGCACGATTCAGGAACTGGTCAAGGGCACAATGCTGCGGATTGACGAGTGGCACGTGAATCCCGGTCAGGTCGTGGGTGTGGCTACAGGATTCAGTGACATCGACCGGATACTGGGTGGGTTGCGGCCGGGGCAGATGATTGTTTTGGCTGGAAGACCGGGCCACGGCAAAAGCTCCCTGTCAGCAAACATCATCGAAAACACGGCGATTGCCGGTAACGGTGTCGGCTGGTTCAGTTTGGAAATGACGGCGGAAGAATTGTCGGACCGGGCCGTGACGAGTGCGGCGCACGTGAGTCTCCGAGTCATTCAAGCCGGTCGCGGCAAGGCGGATGATTTTGAAAGACTATTGCAATCATCCGAGAAATTATTAAAAACCAATATCCATATCGACGATACGGCGGCATTGACCATCCAGCAGATTCGGTCGCGGGCGCGCCGAATGAAACGCAAGTACGACATCAAGCTGGCGGTCATCGATTACATGCAACTGGCGCACGGAACGAAGCGAAATGGAAAACGCGAGGAAGAAGTGGCCGAAGTTAGTCAGGGCACCAAGGCCATGGCTAAAGAGTTGGGGATACCCGTGATTGCGGTCTGTCAGTTGAACCGGCAAGCCGAGGGTGCCGACCTCACGCCACGGCTGTCTTGGCTGCGCGAGTCGGGAGCGATTGAACAGGACGCTGATGTTGTGGGATTCTTGGTGCGCCCGGAATTGTTCGCGGCAGAGAACATGCGGGAAGAATTGAAGGGGCAAGCGGTGCTGACGATTGCGAAACAGCGTAATGGGCCTACTGGCGACATCGACCTAACGTTCTTGCCCGAGTTCACAAGATTCAGAGACCGAGCCAAAATCGATGACGGCGATGTACCGGTGGAAGCGCAATACGCCCGGACGGAGTCTTGACAAGTTTCGCCAGAATGTTTATGAACCAAACCAACCAAGGAGAGTTATGGATTTCAACAAGGTACAAATTGCAGGCCACCTCGGCAGAGATGTCGAACTGAAGTACACACCCAAGGGCACCGCCGTCGCCGAGCTATCGGTGGCTGTGAACCGGAAGTGGTCGGACGAATCCGGCGAGAAGAAAGAAGAAACGACGTGGGTAAACGTCACCGCATGGGGCCGAACGGCTGAGACCTGCGGGCAATATCTCGCCAAGGGCAGCAACGTGTTTATCGAAGGCCGGTTGTCGGTTCAATCGTGGGACGACAAGGAGACCGGCAAGAAGCGCAGCAAGATGCTGGTAACCGCCGAACGAGTGCATTTCCTGACTTCGGCTGACCGGGGCGACCGCGATGAACGACAAAGTTCCCCGCCGACCGAGAAGGAAGCAGCGCAGGTCGGGGCTGGTGCGTCGGCAGAAGACGACAATATCCCCTTCTAGCCATGGCCCTCGAAAAAATAACGGAAGCCGAAAAGGACAAGCTGATAAAGAGTTTGCTCGGCGTCCTCGAACAATTCCCCACGGCGCTCGGTAACCTCCTTGACGACGAGAACATGCGGCTGGTCGCCAAGTTCCAAGGGGATGAGGATTTGTTCGACGCCTACAACCCAAAAGAGGAAACATGATAATCGAAATCCTGAAATCCTTCGCCTGCGGCATCGCGTTTGTGGCTGGCATGACTTTATCGGCGCTGGTGCTGTGGCGCGCCCAGCGTAAAGACGTGAAGGCGGCGCGGGCGGCCAACGAACGCTGCGAAGCGCGGCTCACGGAATCGCTCGAACAGCACAAGCGGATTGCCGATGTGCTGGAGTGGTGGCAGAAGCGGCAGACCGATTCCGAGTTCCATGGGGAGAAGCGCTGATGCCCTGCATGGGACCAGCGCCGATAACCGAGGGCCAGAAGCAGCGGGCGTTCGAGTTCGTCATGGACGCCTTGACGCGCGAATACCATCTATGCCTCGATTATAGGGGACCGACGAAGAACAGGTTGTTTGGTGAATCCCGCAATGAAGTATTGGCGGCCTTGAAAAAGGCTATCGGGGAAGTGCTGTATCAAGACGCCTGCGAGGGGTTCTGAGTTGATTGACCCGATTCTACCACATGCCGATGTCGTGGCTCGTACCAGCACCGGCGCACTCATCTGCGCCAGCGCGCATAAAATCCCGCTGGCGGACAAGAGCGTGAACGCGGTTGTAACGTCCGGACCCTATTTCGGCCTCCGGAAATATCACGGCGAGCAAGACCTCGTTTGGATTGGCGGTTCGTACCTGCCGATGACAGGCGCGACATCTCCGATTGTGGTGCCCGGTCCAACGACTTGGGAAGAGTTAGAAAATTGCGAACACGACTTTAGCCGAGAGTTTCATCCGCCGGGCCATCGCGGTAGTGATACTAAGCCCGGTAAAGTCCAGCATGAGGGCAACAAGAACCGCGAGAAGTTGGGCGGTTATCAGTGCGGGAAGTGTGGAGCATTGAGATGTGGACTCGGAAGCGAAGAAGTAGTCGAACATTTCATTTGGCATCTGCTATTGGTTTTACAAGAAATCAAACGCGTGCTCCGTGATGACGGGGTGGCGTGGCTCAACTGGGGCGACAGTTTTTCGGGGTCATGGGGCGAACACAAAGAGCACCATGAACGCAGTGCTCCGACTTTGTCCAAGGAAGCCGACCGGCCGGTGTTCGGACAGGATGAAGGCTGGACGCCACTCGCTGGCAAGACCGGGATACCGCCGGGCAATCTTATCGGGGTTCCGCACCGGTTGATGCTGGCCGCGCAGGCTGCCGGGTGGACTGTTCGCAATGACGCAATTTGGGGAAAGCGGTCATGTATGCCCGAATCGATTTCTGGTCCACGCTGGCAGCGGCACACCATTCCCATTGAGAAATCCAAGCGAGCCAATAATCCACACCAAGAGAACACCGGCAAACAGGGATTGGGCGTCTCATCTCGCGCGGAACGAGAGGCTTACTTTGAGGAAGGTATCGGCGCTTCCAAGTTCAGGGATTGTCCGGGCTGCGACAAATGCAAATCGACCGGCGGATATATCTTGCGGAACGGGTCTTGGCGAATGACTCGAAGCCACGAGTTCGTTCTTATGTTGACAAAGGGCATGAATTACTACGCGGACAGTGAGGCGGCCAAAGAACCTGCGGTGGACGTGGATTGGGAAGGCCGCTACGACCGGGTACAGGAAGGAAACAAGAGCCTGCCCGAGGCGGAACGAAGCGGCATCCGTAAGCGCAACGACCGGTTCGGCGGAAACAAACACAACGACACGAAACATAGCGACCAAAGCATATTTACCGGCAGCGCCACGCGCAATCCGCGGAACGTATTGTACGTCGAACCTACCGAGGGCGGACAACTCGTTCGTCTCTTGAACTGGCTGCAGGATACCCACCCGGAGGTTCTGGAGGAATTGGATGAATCCAACCGGACGCCCAACACAATCCTGAGACCCGCGCCGTCTAACTACACCGGGAACCATTATGCCGCATTTCCCAGTGGACTCATTGAAGGCTTGATTCGGGCCACCACACCGAGGAAGTGCTGTCCGGTTTGCGGTGCAGGATATGCCCCGGTCATTGAGCGAACCGGCCAGCCGGTGGCCTCGCATCACAACAGTGCTTTCGATAAAGGCAAAACTGGCGTAAATGGTGGAGACAGAGTGCAGGAAGGCGAACGAAGTGAAACAAGGCTACAAGGTTATCGCCAGACTTGTAACTGTCCGGTACAAGAACCAGTAGCCGGAATCGTATTGGACCCGTTCGTGGGTTCAGGCACGACATTGAAAGTCGCTAGGGAACTTGGTGTCTACGGAATCGGCTGCGACATTTCACGCGAGTATCTTGAAGGCCAAGCGATGGACCGCGCGCTGCGGGTGACACCGGCCAAGAAGATTGAGGAGTTAAGTTTGTTCTCTGGAAAGGTGGAGTAAAACATGCCCATCCGTGACCGCATCGTAGGCTTCAAGAAGATTTCCAAAAACCTGCTCATCGCACATCCGGGCCATGTATGGGAACACCCGGAAACCGAACGGCAGGAATTGCGCGACCGAACCGAGGACGTGGGCGTCACCAGTGTACTGCTCGTCCGTCCGCACCCAGCCCCGGAGCACAAGGGAAAGTTTGAAGTAATCGACGGGAAAATGCGGATGGAGGAAATAAATCTTCCAGAATTATCCTGCATTATCACCGACCTTGATGACGCCGAGGCAAAAGATGAGACGCGCAATCACAATTATCTACCACAACTGGCATTCACGCATGACGTGGAAATCCTCGCCAGACTAGAAGCGGTCAAGTCCGAAGTGCCCGACGTAGACGCCATGCTCAAGGACGCGCCGGTGCCAGAAGTCGGCGGTGATGGAGAACCGGCCGAGGCGGACAAGTCGGTCATCGAGAAGCAGCGGAAAGAAATAAAGGCCGAGACACCGGCCAACACCGTTAAGTTGTTTCTGATTATTCCCATGTCGGAGTACGGCCGGGCGCGGGAACATGTGGCGGCATTGGAGGCGATGAGCTTGGTAGTCGTGAACAAGGCGGGAGTGGAGAACGCGTGATGACCGGTCGCCAGATTACCAAGGTCTGCGTTATGCTCACCATCGTTCAGATTATGATGTGGATTTTTCATTTGAACATTGATGACCACGTCAAGAGGCTTCAAATGATGGATATGGATTTAGCGGGATTGGCCTCTATCTGGGAGGTCAAGTTCTGGCTATGGGCTACGGATAAGTGGTGGTTCAAGCAATGAGTGATGTCACGCATACCGAGATTCCGGAGCGGCCATGCCTGAGCGTCAATGAAGGAGGCATACCATTACTCTGGGCGGACGCCGCCGACCCGACGGCGAATTATCGGACAATACCGACCATCGAACCGGAAGCTTTCAAAATCATCTGCGCCAATAAGGAGTTCTCCAAGGGTGGCTGCACGTCGTGTTGGTGTTGCGCGAAGTGCGGAGCACGCGGCTGTGATAACTTCTACTGGCTGAAAGCGCCATACAAAATCAACCAACTGCGCTGCGATGGCGCGGGGACGTTCACGCCGGTAGTGGAGAAGGCGGCATGAGTGCGACCGCCGATACTCCTCCTGTCGCAGCATTCCCGTGGGAGATAAATTTCAAGGTCGGTGATTTGGTAGCCCTAGAAGTCGGAACGACATTCTGCGACAGCGTTTTTACAGGAAAGCAAATTACCGATTCACACATTTTCTTGGGCAGATACACAACAGACTACACTCTTCGAGTTGGCGGAAGGACTGACTACCTCGAAGATTGGCTGGTCTTTAAGAGTCTCATTGAAGATAAAATGAAAATCCCATTCAAAGCCGGAAGGTTTTTTGTGCGTTCATATTTCGATGAGGACACCAGCAGTCTGAAGGTAAGCCTTTGTTTCAATGCGACCGTTTTCGGAAGGAGCTTGGAGGAAATTAAACAATCAATCGGCTGGCAGAATCAAATGAAATTTGAAGGGCAAATATGAGCAAAGACGCCACGTTCGGTCTGCGGTTGGACCTCCGGCGATGGGCGCTGCAACGCTGGATGCGCGACACCGACCTCTACATCTTAGACATCGGAGCCGGGGAAGGAAATCTGTGGCGGACGCTGCAGGACGAGTATCGCACATCGCAGTACGTGCCCGTAGACAAGAAGCCTGTGATGCCCGGCACGCTGCCGATTGAGGTCACGGCGGCATGGTTGTATGCGAATCCAATGACGCGTTACAACGTGGTGGACTGCGACACGTTCGGGGAACCGTGGGAAATCTTCCTGACTCTGGCCATGGTCGTGAAGCAGCCCACACTGCTGTTCGTGACGGCGGGCGGCGGGGCCAACAAGAAAGCGCAGGGGCTCTCTAATCAGTTGCGGCAGGTGATAGGCATGCCGATGGACGACAAGTGGAAAGGTTGCCCCAATTCGCCACAAGTTACGGAGTACGCGGCGGAGTTGTGTGTCCAGAAGGCCGCACACACGGCCAAGTCGCCCGGTCCGATTCTGAGCTTCACGCCGCTCCGAGGGATTCGGGGGTATGCGATGATGACCGGCGCAAAATAGTTGTTGACGCGAAACAAGTAATCCGCTACAAACAGCCTCACCAAGGAATGGAATGAGCGACCACAACGAACGGGCCTGTTTCAAATGCGGCAGTTTTCTTCACCATGAGGATGATTGCAAGGAGACTGACCCCGTTGAATGCCGCAAGAAAAATATCGAAGAGAACTTTCAAAAGTGTGCGCAGATTGACCCCCGGGTGGCGGTCGCGTTGTCGGAATATCGGTTTGGCGCATGCAATCCACTCGAACTGGCCTTAAAAAAAGCTATCGTGGAACTCGTCATGGTCAATCTAAAAATGCGTGATGAACTGGTGGCTTTGCACGGGCGGTACGGCCCAGTTCCAGACCCAATAATTATCGAAGCAGGAGAATCAACATGAGCGAACGACAGACGCGGATTACCAAGCTGAAACTCGAAGACGGCAAGATTTCCATTTCCTACCAGAAACCGTCGACGCGCGACCCGGACGAATGGTTAGACTACAAACTCACCAGCGAAGTAGCGCCACACATCGCTCTGCTGGATGCGCTCAAGTCGTTGAAAATTCCGATGTTGGATTTGCTCGAAATGGGACATGCGTATGGCGAGCGTTTTGAAGTCTGTGGCCTGAACATCAAGTACCGGGCCAAAGACGGGGCGATGATAACCAGCATCGTGGCGAAGAAGGTTCTGCGTCACACTGCGGCCTTGCTGGAATTGAAATCGCCATCACTGGCGGAGACGGCACCGGATTCCAATCCGGATGACCACCGAGCCTTGACGACCTCGACGGCGCTGGCAGTGAACGAAGTCGTGGAACAATGCTTGGCCTATCTTCGGGAGCGTGGCTCACTGACTTCCGTCAATGTCTTGGAGGACATGGAGCGGTCGGTAGTGGAATCTGAGGCTGTTGCGGCCAACGACGAATCGCCGGGGTAAAATTGGGTAAGGATACGACAATCGGCTGGTGTTCATGGCCCGGTTACAAACCGGCCACATGGAATCCCATTGCCGCGTTTCATAAGGTAACCGGGAAGCGCGGGTGGCATTGCGAGAAAGTGGCCGGGAAACCTGAATGCGCCATGTGTTATGCCTCGGACATGAACGAGCGACTTGGTACGGGATTTGATTTTTCCATCAAGCATCGTAATGAGGTACGCATAGAATTGGTCAATATGGATTTGCCAAAGCGCGCGACCGCGCCGACCTGTTGGTTTGTCAATTCGATGAGCGACTTCTTTGGTGAATTCGTGGCAGCCGACCAGATTCGGCAGATGATTGAAGTGATGCTAAACACGCCTCGCCATATTTACATAATCCTGACCAAGCGCGAGGAGCGAATGGCGAATTACCTAAGCATGCACTATCCATCAATGGCTGACGTGCCGAACATTGTTTGGGGTACGAGCGCCGGTACGCAGAAGGTTTATGATGCCGCCATGCTCCACTTGCTGCGCACACCGGCGGCTATAAGGATGATGAGTCTTGAACCCTTACTGGAAGATGTAGGGCTGGAGCTTAGCAAGTACGAAGGTCAACTCCATTGGCTTATAGTTGGCGGTGAGTCAGGCAAGAAACGGCGCGATTGCGGAGTCAAGGCGATTGAATCGGCCGCGGCGCAATGCGGTATTTACAATGTACCTGTATTTGTAAAGCAGGACTCGGCTTCGCTACCGGGCCAACAGGGTCGAATCCCAGACCGAACATGGGACATGAAACAGTTTCCGAAATTGAAGGAGCACGCACTCGGCCTATGAAGTTCACCATCGAAAAGTCCGCCATCCTCGAAGCGCTCGGCCAAGTCCAAGGCGTCATCGCCAGCCGCACCAGTTTGCCGGTGCTCGGCAACGTCCATATCGCCGCTGGCAAGGATTCCTTGACACTGACCTGTACCGACCTCGACATCTTTTGCCGAACGGTAGTCAAGGCCGATGTAAAAGAGGAAGGCACATCGACACTGCCGGTGCGCCGTCTGTTTGCGGTACTCAAGAACGCCACGGCTCCCGAGGTTAATTTTTCTATCACGGCCAAGCACGTTGCCTCGATTACATGCGGCAGTTCGAGTGTGAAGATGTATGGTTTACCCGGTGAGGAATTCCCGTCGATGCTCAAGACCGATAAGCTGGCGAGCGTTACGATTACGCAGAACGCGCTGGCCGACCTCCTCAAGAAAACCAAATACGCCATTAGCCACGACGAAACCCGTTACGTCTTGAATGGCGTACTGCTGGAATTGGATGGAGACGAAATCACTGCCGTCGCGACAGACGGTCGGCGGCTCGCGTTATTCCCGCATACCGTGCCAGCCGCCAAGTGGGCGAAACAGGAAGTCATTATTCCATCGAAGGCAGTTGACCAATTGAGCAAGCTGGTCGGCTCTGACGGCTACGCCACCATCATATTCCACAAGGACGCTGTGACATTCGAGGCTGGTGGCGTGGAATTCAAGACGAAAATTATCGAAGGCACGTTTCCGAATTACAAGCAGGTCATGCCTGCTGAATGCAAGGAGCGCGTGGCCTTGAACCGGGACGCGTTCATCGGCGGCCTGCGTCGGGCCTCATTGCTGGCCTCGGACAAGTCCATGTCGGTCCGGCTGCATTTCGGGAAAGACCTGCTGGCCATCACTTCCACCACGCCCGAGGTCGGCGAAGCGCGCGAAGAATTGCCGATTAAGTTCAAGGGCAAAGAAGTCTCCATCGCGTTCAACCCGCATTACATGCTGGAGCCGCTCAACGCCTTGACTGATGACGAAGTGTTTTTTGAACTGGTAGATGAAATGAGCCCCGGCGTAATCAAGACGGCAGGCAGGTTCGTTTATGTGATAATGCCGATGCGACTGAATTAAGGAGACACCGTGACGCTATCGAACATCCTCATCCTCGCCAGCATCGTGCTGAACGTTCACACGCAGACTGTGGCAACCACGGACGAAGTGATTGCAGCACCGCAGCAGAGTCCTTGGGGTGTTGTCCTATGCGATAATTCTGCCTCACAGGTGCCGGTCGCCAATAGCGGTACAGTGGTCGTCGCGGATGCGATTTACCGGCTGCCAAACGTTCAGTTTCCTCCATTGCCGCACCCGCTGACGCAGAGCAACGAAACTACTGTCATCATCGAGGAAAAGCTGCTTGTGTTCGAGTGGGAAGGCCAGAAGTGGACCGGGAAAACGGAGCGCGAGCTATCCAAGACAGTGCGGACATGGAAGCTCAAGGTGACCAACGATTGGATTGAACAGGTGGATACGAACAAGCCATGAAAAAGAAACAGACAGTCAAGCAGCGCGCGCTGGCGCTCGAATCGAAGATATTCACCGGGCCGATTACCTCGACCCGCCTGATGTTCGGTTCCATGGGCGTTACCGACGCGCTCCGCCGGTTGGTCGATAGCTATGAGAAGCTGTCTTGCGATATTGTGGCAGTGGACCGGCATGGCCTAAAGTCGCAGCCGCAATGGAGTCAGAAGCCGCCGACTGAATCCGGCGATTACTGGTGGTGGAACGGCGATAAAGATTCCGCCCCATTCTTTTTGAATGTCATGCGCTCTGGTCACAAGGGCTCAAAAACGCATTTGTTCGTTTGCATTCGTTATGATGAACTAACACGCAATGTTAAAGACCCTCTTTGGCGCGGCTGGTGGCTGCCTGTTCAAGCGCCGGAATTGCCGGTAAAGAAATGAATGAGCACGGCGACATCGGAATCCATCACGAGTACGGCAAAGCACGCAGCGCTTACCACAAGCTGCTTCACGTGTTTACATTTGCCATGTACTTGATTGGGCTGGTGTGGGTCGTCTGTAAGATTTGGAAATGGGTACTGGGCGCGTGAGCAAGAAAGTTACATCGGAAAAAACTCACATCGTTCGCCTCGCGAGCGGCCACTATTTTTTTAGGAAACTACGCGGAGGCAGCAAAAATTGGACACTGACCGCGCATCGCGACAAGGCAAAGAAGATGTCGAGAGCCGCCGCGCTCTTGCACGCCGCGAAGTACAAACGGTTACATCCGGCGCGGGTTCCGCAGGTGGAGAAGTATGACTGAATTCAAACATGCGGAAATCATCGGGCCGTTCACGGCACCGGAATACTGCTACGCAAGCGTCGGCGGTTACAAGGTTCCATACATTAAACTGGTTAAGCTGACCGGAGAGAAGGATGGTAAAATCGAAATCCATCTCGATAGCAATGTTTGGGTAGTCGATGATACGGAGATTGACTTGATATTGCACATGCTGGCGACCTGCATGGCCCGGGCGGCCGGGTATACGTCGCATGGGGAAAACTCCGAACCGTTCAACCCTTTCAAGTTGAAAATGATTGGTCTATGAGTCTTACCGAAACCATCAACGACATACTCGACGGTTCCAATAGCACGACCGGTGAGCCGCATGATGATTTCACACTGGAAGAATTCAAGGCCGCACTTGCCACGGTGCCGAAATTCGAGAACGTCTGGCAGGCGTTGGCCAAGCAGTACGGGTTTGATTTGGATGCCGGAGATTTCTTGGCCATCGGCACGCCCTTGATGCGCGAGCTTGAGCGGCAGTTCCCGGAGTTGTTGCCATTGCCGGTCCATCCGCAGGTAAAGCTCAGCCAGTATTGCAAAGGAATTTATCTGTACCGATTGCCGAACTACGTTAGAGATGCGATGTGCTATCAACCGATGGTGCCGACATGAAAGACCGGACGTGGTTTATCGAGTTCGGCCGGTGCATCGACTGCCCATGGTGGAAGCCCGGCGTGTTCCGCAGTACAATCAATGGCGAGAAGTTTCGTCGGGCATGGTGGCTGGGTGTCTGCATCGCCTTCGTGAACCTGAACCTGAATGAATTTTGTGAATACGTTGGAACTGGAATGACGGAATGGAGAAAAGCATGAGCGGCATGGACACAACGACGCCCAAACCGGGCAACAAAGAGGCCATCGAACAACTCATGGCGGCGGTTCAAGCGCCCGAGATTGCGGGCGATGGATTAAAGGTCAAGTATCATCTGGTCAAAGCCGACGGCAAACCGGTGGACCCGAAGGGAATCTACTTCGTCCTGAAACTCAATGCGGAAGACCCACAACACGCCAAGGCATGCCGATTGGCGGCCACGACTTATGCGCTGACGGTCATGCAGCCGTTGGAGAAGAAAGAGGACGGCAACAAACTTTACAAGCTCGGTCTGGAACTGCTGCGATTGGCCACCAAGCTTGATGCGGAGTTCGAGGCCAAGGCTGCGGAGGCGGTCGCGACCGAGATAGCTGACACTGCCAAACCAGAAGATGAAAACGGAAACTAATTCCTTAGCCGTGGATTTGAAGCCGCTTGTCCGTCCCCTGACTGAATGCGAACGCGTTTCTATGGCCGTCATCGACGCGGAGAACTACAACACGGTGACGGTGCGTCAGAACACGGAGGTCGGCGACCATTGGTTGATGGAATTAAACCTTGAGCGCTGGCGAAGCGCCGAGGAATTGGCAAGGTATCTGAGAACGGCGGCGAACATCATCATAGCGGCCGAAGCGAAGGCATTGCTGGAGAGAAAAGTGTGAGCACCAACCTCAAGGCCCTGCTCATCTCCACCGGCATCATCCTGCTCTGGTTCGCCGCGATGATTGGCACAATCAAGGTGATTGGTTACATCCAGCGCATACCGAAGGCCATGAGTCAGACGCCATGAATTCTTTCAAGAATGACCTAGAAGTGTTTTTATGGAATTTCGGATGGGTCTATTTAATCTTCGGCATCGCGGTCCTAGTGATTGAGGGATGGACGGATACAGAGCCGTGGGCATTAGTATGGATTGTCGGCAGTCAGATAATGATTGTTTCCACGCGTCGCGCGCGCCGTTGGTTGTCATGGCAGTTCCTGAAAATGGGGCAGGCGCTGTGGCCGGGATGGGAATGATGGACGACGACATCCAAGAATATTACGAACCGGCCAAGGCTGTGCTGACAGAAATAGGTCGGGTGAGTCCGAGCGCCCTACAGCGGCGACTTAGGATTGGGTTCATACGAGCTACCCGAATCATCGAACAGATGGAAGCGGATGGATTCGTGACTGCGGAGAAACCGGACCACACGCGCGATTTAGTGAACCAACAAAATCAAGGAGAAAAATGCAAGACCTAAGAACCGGAGAACTAAGAGCGTTGCCACCAGACTTTGCCAAGTTGGTCGCAGAAATGCCCAAGAGCGCCGATGCGATTCAACAGATGAAAGACGCCGTCATTCCTAACCGAGCCGACCAAGGACCGGTGTTTTCAGTCGGGGAGGAAGTGAGTGTCAAAGGCGGTCGATTCAAGGTTCACGCCATACAAGGGCGACGGCTTTACCTTGATTCGCTCGCTCGGCAATGAGCGACCGGCCAAGGCGGATATCCGGCGTGGTCGTCAAGCTGACCGGAGAAAGCCGGTATTGCAAGCAGTGCAAGTTTGAGGTAGAGACATTGCGCGCGATTATCGCGCTGGGCGGTGCGGAGTGGGCAAACATTTTTTGCAGCGTTTGCGACACGCATTTGACATGCTACAAGATTAAGAGAGAGCAGAAGAAAAAGGAGACGACAAATGCTTAATATAGAACTATGGAGCGAGATTCGCCGCATCGGCTGGGATAGCGACCATTCGGATTACGCGTGCTTGCGAAAGGAGCTACACGAGCGCGTAACCTACCATCATATTCAGGAAATAGCAGAGTTCGCCAAGGCAAGAGCCACCGAAATGAAGGAGCACTTGAATGAATTTGCCGAATCCCAGCCAGAAGGACTAGCGAAATATTGGGGCGTGAGTGATGATAGCTTTTGGGATTTGTGTTGTCACATCGTCGGACTCGGTCGCGATGTTTACAGGCTTGTCATGGAAGAACCGACCAATGCCAAGCGGCTTGCCCCTCGGGAAAACTTCCTCTACATTTTCAATAACGCGTGACCACGAAAGTCCAAACTTCGGAGGCTGGCCTGACATGGCAGAAGTGCGAAATCTGCGGTCAAGATGTTCATTGGGATAACACGCCCAAACCTGTCCATGACGACTGTGTGACCAATGCGCTGAAATATTTCGGCATCAGCAAAGAACAGGCGATTCGGATTGTGCAGGAAAATTTGTCATTCGGTAAAATTATTGCCGATAGCTTAGCAGGAGCACCCATTGTCAGTGGCGGCGACCGAACGCACGAGTTGTGCGAAGAAATTCCGCAAGATGGCGCAGGCCCGAGGCTGGTCGCAGAACCGCTTGCGCGGGATGGCAGAAAAATTCGGGTGGACTGATGAACTATCAAGAGGCCCAACAGCAATCAGCGAGAATCGCTCTTTACAGAAAACTGGAGGCAAGGCGCGAGCAGATTGTCGCGGCCATCGCCGCAATCCAAGAGAAATGGGATACGCCTGAGAAGAAAGGTCCGTGCGGTCAGGGGCCTTTCACCGGGGACACGCGCGAATCCAGACGGGTGCGCGACATCACTATCTACTTCACGCAGACGCGCGGCGGGGCAGAGGGCGTAACCGCTACGCTTCGAGAATTACACATCGAGGCATTCGAGTTCGGTCACTACATCATTTCGGCGCTGGAGAAGCAGCGGGCGGAGATTGACAAGCAGATGAAGGCGTTATGAAGCGCCACCAGAAACGAAGGCAATGCGATGGCAAGATAAGGTTCAAGACACTCGTGGGCGCGCAGATTCACAAGCGCAAGCATCACCTGCCATTTCTCCGCAGCTACAAATGCTGTTTCTGCGGTGGCTGGCATAACGGCAATACGCCGGTGAGCCGCCACGATAACATTCAACGAGTCATTGACGAGGTGTGTGCATGAAACGCCGAGGCAATACCTTTACGTTCACAGACAAGGAGCGAGACTCCCTCAAAGTCGCTCTGCTCATTGCCCGAACAGTTGTGAGCGGTGGAACAATCACTTTTTACTCCAAGCAAGCACCACTGCGCAAGAGCATTGACAAGCTGTTTCGCGGCGTGACAGGATTGAGGATATGAAGAACATCAAGCTCTACCGCATCAGCCGCGGCCACAGGAAGCTGACGGTCTGGGAAGGCTCGCCCATGACGCATTCCTTGATTGGAACGCTCACGGTAGTACCGGACAAGGGGCTCACGCGTCGGCAGCGGCACGCGGTGTTTGCGGAAACACTCTTCAAGAATTTCGGCATCCCCGGCCCGTCCTACCGCGCCACCAAGGGAGAGATACAGGCGGCCTTGAACCGGGGTTCAGACAAAGACCCGTTAAAATTGAAGAATCGCAAACCAATGGAAGGCGACGGCGTTGCCGATGTGTTATGAGTGACACGGAAACCAGTGTGGCGGCGGAGAATTTTGGTGATATCTATTCTGACAGCGCTATGCGCTTGAATGCCACGCCTGCCATGCGCTGTATTCACTGTAAGATTCTTTTGGAGCAAGATGGAGACTGTCTGATGCATCCAACCAGAATAGGATTCTGGAAACGCCGCAGTAAATGCTTGTGCGCTGGGCACGTATCCCGTTATCCTGTGGGTCTTATGAAGGTCATTCTATTGGAACCCTTGGGGCATTTGCTATGAGCGCGCTCGACAAACTGAAAGTCATCAAGGCCAGTCACGAAAACTTTGCGGAGAACTTCCGTTCCACACTGCCGAAGGGAGCGACTTACGGCGTGGTGAAGTTCTGCCGGGACCAAGCGGAGCGGCTGGGAGAAGCGATGCTGGAACTGGAAACCGAAGAGAAGCGCGTAGACGACCGGTTCAGGCATGAGCCGCTGGATTGCGGGCTAAGACTCAGAGGTGCCAGATTCCCGGCAGCCAATTGTCCTCAATGCGGAGGAAAACTTCAAGAGGTATTGCAATCGGCGAGTTCGTTGCTCAACGAAGAACAGTTTGATGCCAACAAGGCCGGAGATTATTTCTGCACGAAGTGTCCCAGCAACGGCCGCAGTCACACACCGTATGCGTATTTCTGGAGACGCGAAACAGAGAACGCTACACGTGTTGAAGCGCCCGCACCAAGACCGGCCCCGCAGCCGCTTCCGCAAAAGGAGACTCCATGAACCCTACTGAACATCTCTTAACCTGCCTCGGAGAAGAAGGCGCGGAGATAGCGCAACAGGTCTCCAAGATAAACCGGTTCGGCATCGACGACCGCAACGTACTGGACCCGACCGGCCCCACGAATCGCGACCGCCTATTGGAAGAAATCAATGATTTGATAGCGGTTGTGTTCATGTTGGCTGACGCCGGTGTATTGCCGAAAGATTGGATAGACCCGGACGCTCAGCAGAAAAAGACGGCCAAAGTCAAAAAGTTCATGAATTACGCCGCACGTGTTGGCGCGCTGCAATGGCCGGTCGGGACCCGCATACGTTTCCTCAAAAATATCGTTGATGTCAGTGTATTAAAGAGAGACATTGTTCGAGCTACTCCGGGAGAAACTGGAGAAATCGCTGCTTCGCTGTCCTCGAATTTTTACTGGGCAACTTGTCACTCCAAATCCGGCAGTGAAACGTTCACGGTGAATCTGGACGAGTTCGAGATGATTTGACATGAGCACTATCGCATGGCGGACCAAACCCGGCGCGACCGGCTGGTATTTCTTCAAGCGTTGCCCGACCGACGGGAATGTGGTGGTGGTATTCGTTGGTCGGGATTCTGACCATCATCACACGTTCATAGCACTGGCCGACCCGCTCCGAATCTATCAGGACATCATGCTCAACCACGGTCGCCCATACGAAAGGACGCCTTCGGAATATCCAGAGGCGCTCTGGTGCAATATTGAGGTGCCGCCGGTGCCCGAGTACAAGGAACTGCTGCAGGAAGTCATAGCGCAGCACTTGGATTGACCATGCACGACATACCCGACGACCTAAAAACCAAATACTTCGACATCATCTATGAATTTGGACTCAAAGTGGAGAGCGGTCCACACGCCACCAAGAAGCTCATGATACCGGTCGCGGTGAAGGACAAAGCTGGGAATGAGTTTCGCGGCACGTTCCACGGCGATACGGTCGAGGAGGTTTGTGCGGCAGCCTTGGTGAAGCTGGAGGAATACGGCTGGGTCGGCCACATGGAGCAGGAGTTCCGTGGACTAAAGTGTTTCGCGCAGGCCATCGTCAACACGATTTGCGGGCCGCATCGAAGGGCGGAGATATACTTCGCGCCGGGGAGCACCTGACATGCACGGCCTATCCGTAAAAGCTAGAGCCGATGCCGTGAGGCTTGAGTGCGCTCCATTCCACGCCTTTCAATCTTCCACCAAGACATTTTGCGGAAGGAAAATCCGCAAAAAGCTAAACATCGAGCGCAACAAATATGGTTGGGAAGAATGGCCGGGAAAACGATGTGCGACCTGCGCCATCGTACAGATTCTGCGAGAGAAGAAAGACCGCGAATGAACACTACCGCCACTTCCTTCACTATGAAGGAATTCGCCGAGGTCTTGGCCAAGACTCAGTCGCCGGTCCGCTGCCTCATTGGCATTGTAGCCCGACCGGAATACGCAACGGCGGTCCGCGAGAAGGTGCGAGAGGTCGAACGCTATCGCGCTGGCGGCACGCCCATTTGGATAACCGGGGTGCCGGTGTTCATCGACGCCGCCCAGCCCGAGCCGTTCCTGCCGTTCTACGACCATGCGGTGTTGCGGTTGTATCTGGGGAGAAATGAAACTGTCGCTTGATTTTCCCCACCGCTGGGGATATAGTATGGGGTGACATGATATGCGAAAAAACCGAAAAAACCCAGCAGCAGTTGCCCTTGGCCGTCTCGGCGGAGCAGCCGCCACCGAAAAACAACGCGCCGCCGCCAGAGAAAACGGCAAGCTTGGTGGCAGACCAAAGAAGCAAGAGCCCACCAAAGAAGTACGGCCAACTCCTTCCACTCCTGCCGATACCATCGACGAGGGGAAAAGAATCCCATTGGCTTTGCAAATGTGATTGTGGTGATTTTGCCATTGTTACTTTGGCAGAACTTAAAACGGGCGTCGAGTTCGGTTGTAGGTGCGATAAAGATTCTGAGATAGAGGCGACACCAATCCAATCGGTAAATATTGAGCCATCAAAATCCCGATGGGATGAAGGTATTTTTGCTTATGTGGGTAAGAAATTCGGAAAACTTACTGTTCTTGGTCCGGATAAATGGCGCACAAAACACGGAGCATTCAAGTGTTTTTGCGAATGTGAATGCGGTAACGTAAAGTCTCTGCAATGGAACTATGTTTTCGCTGGTAAGGTAATTTCCTGTGGGTGCTTGCATCGAAAAAGGGGACCGGAGAACAAAAGCTGGAGGGGCGGTAAATGGGTCAGGCGGGGATATGTCATCCTGACGATTAGAGATGATTCCATCCCAGAGGGGGCAAGGCATATCGCAGAGCACAGATTTGTGATGGAGAATCTTCTCGGTAGGAAACTTAGCAATCTAGAAACGGTGCACCACAAAAATGGAATCAGAAGTGATAATCGAATTGAAAATCTTGAGCTTTGGTCTAGTTCTCATCCCCCCGGTCAGCGCATTATGGACATGATAGAGTTTTGCAAGAATTATCTATCCAAACATGCCCCTGAATTGCTCCGCTCTTCCGAGTCTTCCATTCAAGCTTGACAACTGGCACTTGTTTCTGACGCTCGCTGGGCGTATATCTATTGCCGTGCGGAATCAGCGCCCAAAAAATCCACCCGAGTTTTAAGCCTTGAACCCTGTCCTGCAAATAGTTACCTATATTTCATATATTTCTGTAATGACAGAAATTACTGAATTTACTGTCTGAACACTATGGAACTGAACAGTCACAGCCATTACCGGGCAGCGCAGAAGGCTGAAATCGCCGAGCGCCGCGCCCGCGTCTCGGACATGTACCTCAAGAAGGGCTGGACGGTACGCCGTATCGCCAAGGAAATGGGTTGCAGCATCGGCACGGTATCCGAGGACATGCAGGCGCTCATTGCGGGTTGGCAGAACGAAGCCAGCGCCAACATGCGAGCCCACATCGCCACGATGCTCAAGGCGATTGACGAGGACACGGAGCGCGCGCTGGATGCCTACGAGCGCAGTCGGAAGGTAAAGCGAGTCGCCAGCGTGACCAAGAGCGACGGCGTCATGGGACCGTCCTCGACGGCCACAGCCACCCAAATCGAGCGCGACGAAGGCGATATGCGTGCCTTGGCTATAGTCGCCAAGTGCCGTGAGATGAGGATGAAGGTCTTGGGAATGGGTGTCGCTCAGGAACAAGACAAGAAGGAAACCGGCAAGACGGCCACGACCATCGAAGATTTCATCGCGCAACATCACGAGCAGAAACAGTTGAATGCTGAATCCAACGCCCTGAAGCAGCTTCCACCGCATGAGTGAAGTCAATTTCAGTCTGGACACCTACACCGGCAACCCGCCGAAGTTCGTTCGCGAAGTGCTTGGCAACGCGCCCAAGTTCGATGCTAAAGGCATGCAGATAGCCGGTAACTTCCCCAAGCAGGATGAAATCCTGATGTCCGTCGTCAAGAATAAGCGGACAGTGGTGCGTGCGCCCAACGGTGTCGGCAAGTCGATTTCTGCCGCCGAGTTGATTTTGTGGGGCACTTCGATGTTCAAGGATTGCACGGTCATCACGACCGCGGGCTCGGGTCGTCAGGTATACTCGCTCTGGCTCGAAGTCAACCGCATGTATTCCCGGTCGCTCGTTCCGCTCGGTGGCGATATCCTGCAAACCGCGATACGATTCAACAAGCTGGGTAGTTACGGGTACGGATTCTCGACCAACAAGCCTGAGAAATTTGAAGGCTGGCATGCGAAACGAATTCTCGTCATCATCGACGAGGCCAAGATTGTCCCGCAAAACATCTTCGACGCCAGCGAACGGTTGCTGACTTCCGGCGATTGGGTGCGGCAGTTGGTCATTAGTTCACCGGGTTCGCCATTGGGTCCATTTTACGAATGCTTCTCTAAATTCTCCGACCTCTATCACCCCATCCATATCAAGATGGGTGAATCTCCCTATGTTGACCCCGCCCAGATAGAACTGCTCAAGCGCAAATACGGTGAGACTTCCCCATTCTATTTATCCACGGTCATGGGCGAGTTCTCATCCGCCGACGACCCGCTGGTGGTCATTCCGCTGACGTTTGTGCAGAAGATGGTCGAGGACCCACCCGAATGGGACAAGAGCCGTGGCGCATGCGCGGGCATCGACTTGGCGGCCGGTGGCGGTGACGAGTGCGCCTACAGTCTGACCGTCGGCAATCGCCAGATGGCATTGCGCCGGTGGAAAGAGCCCAACACCATGGAATCCGCCGGTCGAATCATCCGTTACTTCCAGCATGACGCCAAGAAATACGGGCTAGTGCCCGAAGGCGTGAACATCGATGACGGCAGCATGGGCTGGGCGATATGCGACAGACTGGATGAACTCGGGTATCACTTCAATCGCTTCAATTTCGGCGGCTCACCGATTGACGGCATTGCCTACCACGACGCCGGTGCCGAAGTGTGGTACGAAGCGCGCCTCAAGCTGCAGGCGGGTGAGGTCGGGTTGATTCAGATGCCCGACCCCAACGACCCCGACCCCGAAGAGGGCTACCTGAGCGTGGCGGATTTGCAGAACCAGTTGACGGGAAGAAAGCGCATCCCGCGCAGTGACGGCCGGATTCAACTCGAACCCAAGAAGGTCATGAAGAAGCGCGGGCTTCCCAGTCCAGACTTGGCCGACGCATTCCTGTTGAGTTGTGCCGGACGCAGGAACGTTGAGTTAAATATGTATAACACCCCAAGCGGCGGTGACGATGAAAAACCTGTATTCAACAGAGAAGATTTCCTCAAAGACCACTACAAGAAGGCCCAAGAGATTGCGGACCAGATTACCGCAGAAAGAGAAGCGAATGGCTGAACCAAAACGCGGCACCAAATCCAACCCCATCAAGCTTCGCTCCGTAGACGGCGGCGAGAAGATTGGCGATGAGGAATACGTGCTGGTGCCGATGAAGGTCATCCGGCTATTGCAAGGCCGGGAAGCTATCGACACCCGGCCATCCAACACTCACGAACTGCATGCCGACGACCCGGAGATACCGGCGACCGAGTTCAACTGGAAAGAACTCGACAGACGCGTATTCGGGACCGACACCGACCACCGCGAAGTAGAACGGCTGATGAACGGCAAGGACACGGTCGACAACAAGAGCTTCCAGCGCGTCAAAGAATATCTCGGGAGCCAAATCGTACTGAGTGACCGCGAGAAGCTGGTGTGCTTGGCGACGATGTGCCTCACCAAGCCTATGCCCGTCCGCGCGATAGGCCGGGCCATGAAAATCAAACCCAATCACGTGCGTCGTCTCCGCTGGCATGCGATGAAGGTGATGAAGGCGGCACCACCGGCCCATTGTATCGAAGCCCGGATTGGCAAGGCACAGGCCGCACGGAAACAACTGCAAGACGAGGAAGCGTAACATGAACAGCGACACCCACTCCAAATTCAAAGAGCACATCCGCAGCATCGCGCCGGACTTCGAGCACATGAACGTAGAATCCGTTCAGGTGTTCGCGCGTCATCTCCAACAATCCTTCGATGGACTGAGGGCGTGGAAAATAACCGTCGTAAGTGAGCCCCAGCCGGTAAAGCTGGATGGTTTTACTACCATCAGCGATGAAACCATCGAACGAAACATAGACAAGTCTGGATTCGTGGACACACTGCTGCAAATTGCCGCGGAACGGTCGGCATTTGACCTGATGGATTTGTTTATCAATGGCAAGAAAGCTGGTCCACAAGGATTGCTGGGGATGGAGGACGGCATCATCGCGCAGGTGCCGAAAGAAAGGCGATATGATGCCAGATGGTGGGGCGACCCGGCTGCTGCACTGGCGGCCATCAAAGCTTTGGTGAAAACGAGCGACGGCCCCATCTTCTACGGCTCGCATGCCATGGATTTGTGGAGAGACGAGCATAACCATAAAGACTTGTTCGGCCTGAAAGCCATCGCACTGGATGCCATGCCCAATAGTGACCCCGAAAACAAGAGCGTGATGGGCGGACCGATACTCATCGGCCCATCGCCGTTGATGCAGGTCAAACTGTGCAACCAGATGGAGTTGCACGTCGAACCAAGGTCGGGTTCGGAAAGACTAAACTTCACGATGAGCGTGGGCATGGAACCCGAGGCGCTGGAACAGACCGCGCTGGCCGAACACGTGCGGTTTAACTGAGCGCGACATGGCGACCGTCCTGACCCCTTTCGGCGAATGGTAGAACGCGACAATCATGCCTAAGAACCCCAAGGCGAAAGCCAAAGTCAAAGCCAAACTTCCCGGCGTATCCAGCCCTTCCGAGTTGTCGGTACAATCCAGCGGCATGAGCGCCACAGACTTTCCATTCGCTGGCGGACAAGTCATGGGTCGCAATCAGGGCGAAGGCGGCGCTGGTGTATCGCGACAAGTTCGACCCTTGGAGCACGGCTGGCAGTACGTTTCTCCACCATTCAACTTCCGTGAACTGCGCGGGCTCTACGACCAGAACGTCTGGAACAAAGCCGCAGTTGACGCCATCGTAGATTCTGTCATCGGCTACGAGGTCGGCGTCAAGCTGGCCCAACATCTTGAAGAAGCCGAGGACGCCGACGGTCAGGATGGTGACGAAGCGCAAAAGGAACTGGCCGTCTCGTTCGTCCGCACCTGCGGCGAGCGATTCCCGATTGAGGATGTGCTCAAGTCCGTCCAGCAAGATTACGAAAACACCGGCAATGGTTTCATCGAAGTCGCGCGTGAAGAGGGCGTTCCAAAGTACATCTATTACATCCCGTCTGACACGATGCGAATCCATTTCGACCGCTCCAAGTACGAGCAGATTCGCGGCGGCAAACGGGCGTTCTTTTTCCCATTCAGTCCCGACAACAAAGATTTCAGCCTGAACGAAATCATCCACATCCACCGGCCCAATCCGGTTTCCTACTACTACGGAATTCCGGACCACTTAGCGGCCATCGGCTCTATACTGGCCGACCTTCGCGCGCGCGATTACAACCTCGACATGTTTGAGTCCAACATGATTGCGAAATGGGCGATACTATTCGGCGGTCAGGTATCTGCCCCGACCAAGCGACGCATCGAAGAATTCTTTGAGCAGAAGCTCCGCAAAGGCGACTGGCACAAGCCGCTCATCATCGGCATGGACGGGTCCAACCTCAAAGTGGACGAGGCCATCCGGTTTGAGAAAATGTCCGAGGACGTTAAGGACATGAGCTTCAAGCTGTACAAGAACATGAACCGGGACGAGATATTAGCCTGCCGTCGCGTGCCGCCGTCCCGCGTCGCATCGCTGGATACCTCGAAGTTCCAGACATCACCCGAACAGGCCGAACAGTTCCGGGATGAAGTCGTGTTGCCGCGTCAACGCCGTGTCGAGCATCCGATGAACATGTTGCTCCAATGCCTCGGCGTAACCGACTACGAGTTTGAGTTGCCAGTGATGGACCTGACCGAGGAAACGGCCAACGCGACGATTGCCACCGAGATGGCGCAGACCCAGTGTTTCAAGCGCAACGAGATTCGTAAGGTCATGCGCCTCGACCCGCTGCCATCCGAAGAAGGCGGCGACGAGATTATCAAACCGGCCGCCGGAGCCGGTAAGCCGGGTGAGACGAACGCGCCGAACGCGCCGGTGCCGGGCGCTGGGCTGTCGAACACCATGCAGAGCCTCAGACCGCCCGGAGCCACGCCACGGCCCACGGCAGTGATGAAGTCCGCTGACGAGGAAACAAACCGCGTGGCGGCGGCGCTGGAGCGCATGGAGCGCCGTATAGCGAAGATGTCGGAGTAGTCATGCTGGAAGTTTTCACCGGATTCCTGAAATGCCTTTGGCGCGGTCACGATTACCGAAACCGCAGCGAAGATTGGTTTGTAGCGCGGATTCACTACCGACAATGCCGCAGATGCCTGAAAACCGAATTGCTTCCGATACAACACCACAACCACGGAGACGTATGACCATCGCCACATTCCCCGAGCAGACCGCCGTATATGCCGAGAATCAACCGCAGTACCGGCCGCTGCCAGCCCATCGGTTTGAGAACGACCCGCAAGGCCGCATCGCCTGTTGCTGGAAGCTGTCGTGGCGCGAGCGAATCGCCGTGTTGTTTGGCGGAAAGATTTGGCAGCAGATTTTGACATTCGGCAAGCCGCTGCAACCGCAGTTGCTCGGCACCGAGAAACCCAACATGAGCGGAGTCGAAGGAGAGTGTTCATAATGCATTACAGAAACGGCAGAGAAGCAAAGAACGGTGACAAAATCGTGAAGCTCGGCGATGTATATGGCGCAGATGGAAAGCTGACCACCGGCTTGGTGGTGTCATTTGGTGTGCTTCACAGCGCACAGCCCGGCAACGACTACTGCAACGGGTCTATCGCACCCATCACCACCGACCAAGGCGCTTGCATTTGCGATTGCCTGCATATTGAAGACCTCGCAGCAATCTTGGCGGAAAAGGGACTGGACAAACGACCGGCTGGAAAATAGCCGTCAACGCGCCATCCCCGGAAATCTAGTCGCCATGCGCACCACAGCCATCGACACCATCGGCGTAATCGTACTGGTGATACTGATACTGCTGTGGCTGTGTACGGAGGCCGTGCTGCGCTCGAAAGACTGGATTTGGACGCAATTCCTGCGGTTCTGGATATTCTTCGGCCTGCCGAATATCTAGCCTGAATCCTGTGCCAAAAATACTTGTTGACACCTTACGCGATTCGCGCTAGTGTGTCGGCATGAGCGGAACATCAAAAGCCTACAGCGTTCGCAATCTGGTCAAAAACACCGTGGCCGACCGTGCGGCAGTGGCCGTGATTCTGAAGCAAGAACTCGACAAGGGCCGTCAGTTCACTATTAGAGACGCACGCGACCTGTTGGCCCGTCGCCGGTTTAATGCTGGCATACGCGAAGCCATGCGAACCACGCGAGATTCTTCGCTCGGTCTTATCAAGGTCGCTGAGTCAAAGGTAAAAGGTAGCGGCCATTCCCAATCGGGTTACATCGTCTCCGAGGCCATGAAGGCCACGCCCGCTCTCATAAGAAACCTCCGAGACTTGGTCGAAATAATCTGCGTGTCAGACCGGGACGCAACCGTCGAAGATTGTGATGCCGCCAAGAAAACGTTATCGTCCATCAGCATGGACGGGAATTGGCAGAACGTAACGTCATGACAACCACACTCACAGCACCCACGAGCCTGACCGGTTCTGAGTGGAATGTTCTGAACTGGATTTGCCGCGAGAAAGACGGCAAGCAATATGGTGGCGCACTCAATCTGAAGCGATACCTATTCTCGCCTCCTGTGCGCTCTGACAGGCTTTGGTGCCGTATCGAGGGCGACATATCGGATTTCTACGGATTAGTTCGCAAGGGATTCGTAAAGAAATCGAAGGAGCTTGGACCGTTTGAAGTGACATTCGACGGAATGCGATTATGGCAGTCGGCGGGCGAACCAGCGGCTGTCGAGAACGCCCAGCCGGTTCATCCAGCCGAGCGACACGCATTCATCCTTGATTACCTGAAAAGGGAAATATCGGCCAGCGTGGTCGACCAGCCATTTCAAGATGCTTATCATCTGAAATTCCCGTTCTACAAGCGAGAATTCAAGGTGTGGGGCGCAATGCCGGTCAAGCAGGCGCAGAAAGACCTCGCCGAACTTGAGCGCAGTGGTATCCTTGAGCGGTTTCGTTGCAGTCTCGGAGCCAACTGGCAGCCCGGCTTCCCGAAATGGGTCTGGTCGTACAGCTTGGCGGAAAAGAAGGCGACATCATGAGCACCTTCCGCATCCAATACGCCGACGACCGGGGCGGGAAGGCCGGTCGCGGCTGCAACAAGACCAGCAGTTTTGTTGTGGTCAATGACCAAGGCGACTGGCAGCGGCAGTACCGGTTCTCTGTGTTGGATGATGAGGCCGAGTCGCTGAAGCGAGCGCAGGCCCGAGCCGCGCTGTTCATCAAGGATTTGAAGTCTGGCAAGGTGAAAGAAAAGAGATGGAGACCATAATGAGAATAACACCAGCAGCATTGGGCGCATTGGCCAAGGGAGACGCAGCAAACTTCCTCGTAGCCTCGACACCCGGCGGTATCGAAGCACAAGAGAAGGCGGGTCAACTTGAGCAGGCTGCCCTGCAAACGTTGCCGCTCGAAGGCACCAGCACCGAGGAGCAGCGCAAACAATTCGAGTCGCTCGGGTTCATGTTCGAGATGGACAGGGTCAAGGCGCAGAATCAAGGGCGCGAACATTTATTCGTCAACGTGAAATTCCCGGCGGGCTGGAAGAAAGTGCCCACCGACCACAGCATGTGGAGCAAGATTGTGGACGACAAAGGACGTGAACGCGGTGCCATCTTCTATAAGGCGGCGTTCTACGACCGGTCGGCGCATGTGTCTTTGAACAACCGATTCAGCGTGGGCCGTGAGTACGCCAAGGAGAAAGGCGGTACGGACACCATCCTTGTTCGAGACGAGCTTGGTATCGTCAATCGGAGAGTGCGAGTGCAGGGACCGGACTGGAGCGGTGACCGAGCGAAGGCCATGAGGCTTAGTGAAGAATTGGAAGCCATGATGGATTCGCACAAGAAGTGGCTTGACGAGAAGTATCCGCAATGGCATTCTCCGCTGGCTTACTGGGATGAACCATGTCCGAAGGAGTCCAATGGCCACTGAGACAAAAGGCATGATTTCACCGGTCGTCTGCACCCATTGCGGCGAGATATACGACCTGACTGAGGCCAAGGTGATTCATCGCTACTCGGATTGCACCTTGTTCACGACCCCGTGTTGCGGTCGGCAGGCGGATGACCGGCAATGGAAAGGCATGCCAGACTTCACGCGCTGGACGCCAGAAATGAGATTCACGAACTGCGGTATTGACGGGAGCATGCTCCGTGGCCAGACTTAAATACTGGACCGAGGCGCTAGGCTGCGCATTGGATGAAGCGGGCATCACTCTGCCCCCGCACAAGGTGGAAGAAATCGCCAAGAGCCTGATGCATTCGGCTGAAATGGAATCCGAAGCGAGCGGCGACCTGTGCATTCCGCACCCGGCGCTGGCCGAGGCCGAGCTATTGAAGAAAAAGAGTGAGCGAGATGTGAGTGAAGCTGACCGTCGGGCTGAAATTTTTCGCAAGGCTTTGGCCGAAAGGTGTGGCGTTGAAGTGCATCGCCTACTAATCCATAACGGAGAAATTGAGGTTTCGAGGACATGACTGTTACCGCAACACATCCAGAACTTCCATCGCTCGCCGCATTCCTGCTGTTTGCCGGTGTCCCGGTCGGCGCGTACCTGCTCATTCAAGCATGGGTCTGGCTGGAGAGACGATGAAAACAGAATCCAAAATCGTCGTGCCAAAGGCCGAGTACCACATCGGTGACCGCGTGTGGGTCAAGTGCCAAGAATCCGGTATGCCGCCAGCATTCGAGGCTACCATCTGCGCTATCGACGCCCACCCCAAACGTTGTCCCGACCCTGAGTACGCTGTGGTAGAAGATGACGGCATGGTGTCGGATGGATACACCAAGGCATGGCTCATGCGAATCCCGCCCGAGGGCGTTGTGCCGGGCACGCAAGGCCGAGTGCTCGACCAACTCCGGGCATGCGGCTGGCACTACGACCAAGGCGCAATTCTCTTGCAAAAGGATTTCAGTCATATCATCATCCGCCACGACGGAACGTTCAGCATGGTGAACCAATGAAAAAAATACTCAGCTTCTTTCCTGTCCTGCTAACCGCCTCGTTAGCTATCGGCGTTTTATTTTTGTTTGCCTACCCGATTTGGTTTTGCGCCACGCAGCCGAGATATCGCCTCATTATGCGCGATGCGGGCAATGGCGAAGTTACCTACCGCGTGGAGGGTAAGCAGGGTTACCCGACATTTGTTTACGAGGTACTGCGCGAGAGCACCAACAAGGCGGAAGCCGTCAAGGACTACCAAGAATTGAAGTATTACGATGAGCGTGATGAGCGGATACGCCGCGCCAAGTGGAAGGTCGTGCAGCCATGACACTAGAAGAAATGGAAGCGCTTTGGCGGAAGCATGATGACGAGTTCGGAAAATTCTCCATCATCCAGAACAAGCTGGCATCGCGTAAAGACCTGCATGCCTTAATTGTGCTTGATAAGATTTTGCCGCATAAGGAAGGCGGCGATGACATCATCAGCGCAGCCGAACACGACCAGTTTTGGCTCGCAATTGATGTCAACGAACTGGCAGAAGTCATCACCGAGGAACAAATAATCGAACTGATTCGATGCGGGGTTTTTTACGATTCAGAAGTCGATGTATTGTCATTTTTCACATGAACATCCAAATCATCGGCAACGGCGCGTTCGGAAGCTTCCTGCGGGAGTGGCTGTCCAGCACCGTGTATTTCGAGGTCGTCAATGAAGCGCACGACGTAATATTGGCCGTACCGATTTCCGCCTACCGAGAAGTCGGACTCGCGAACACTTCCAAGCACCTGATTAACGTTTGCTCAGTCCAAAGGCCGAGCACGGACATTCTCTTGAACATCACCGGCAACGTCACCAGCATTCACCCTCTCTTTGGTGCCCGAACGCCGCCGGACAAGCGTCGGTCCATTCTCACGCGCCGATGTTACACTGCGTCAGAGGATAATTTCCTTCAGCGGTTCTCCCAATGCTGCCCAATGGAAACTATTGGACCAGACGGCAAAGTGTTCACGGTGTATTCCCACGACGAACTGATGTTCAAAACCCACTACCAAGCGCTGATGGGCGCGACCATGCTCAAGCAGTTCGTGGACCGAGCCACGGACGTGCCAGACGAATTCATACCGCAATCCTTCCGGCTGATGCGCGAGTTCGTCAAAACGATGGAGGACATGCCCGCGGGCACGGTGGAGAGCATACTGGCCAATCCGTTTGCGAAGCAGCCGCCGCATTTCCAAAGCCAGATTATGGCCGAACCTTGGGCCGTCGAGAAAGAACCGGATGCCCCGTGTCCATCCTAAACCGCAGTTCGCCATCCTCCGCGGGCTCGCGTTGGCCATCGAAGGATTAAATGCTCTTGACAAGTTGTGCCCGGTCGGCTATCAACCGTTGCAAGCTGAGGCCCGCATGATACGCGACGCCTTCGCCACAAGGAAAGGAGCGATAGAAGCCATGAGCAAGCATTGCGAGACTGTAGCCAGAATTCCATCGCCAGAGGAAGTTGATGCGGCGATTGACAAAGGTTGTGAGCGGTCACGGATACAGGCCGGTCTTGGCGAGCCGAATAAACCAGTCTGGTGCGAGCACATCACTTGGCAGTTCATCGGCAGCCGCAGTCACGGCGGCGGCATGGGCTGGATGATTCAGAACGCGCCAGAGTTCGCGCTTATCTTTGTGGACGTTCACTGGACCTGCTGCCCCATCTGCAAGAAGGACAAGCCAGCAGCGGAAATTGTTGGCGTGCCAGCGATTGACACCAGTGTACCTCCCATCACCAAAGAATCGGCCGAGGACAGATACAGGCGAACGCTGCCGCCAGAGGTCCACGAAGCGCTCGCGGCAGTGATGATGGCCATTAACGCTATGCATCAGTCCATGGTTTCGCTCGGTCGTTGGTCCGAAGTTCCGACGATGACAATAGGAAGCAGTCTTGATGCCGACGAGGCTTACATCAAGGACGCCATCCTCAAGGTCGGCAAGCTCAAGGCGCTCACAATCGAGCCGGTCAAACCCGGGCCGCGTATGGTTGACCCGGATTGCTCGAACTACCTGCGTCAGGTCGGCCAGCCTTATCCGCGCACCTGCAAAGTGTGCCAACTCGGGCCATGCCACTTCACATCGGAGGACATCGCGATTGTTTTATGAGCCGTAACCACGAAGACCTATGCAAGGAAGCCAAGGACGCCGTGAACAAGGTTTTCAGCGACCAGAGCGTATCACGTTCCGAAACCAAATCCAGCCTCCAAGACATCCGTGACGAAATCGACGTGTTGCTGGACACGCTGCGAAAGGATTGAATCATGGACGCAAAAGAATCAGCATACCGAAGTGGATATAAGACCGGATACGACGACGGATTCCGTGCCGCGCTCAACGCCGCAAAACTGGCAACCAATTCCATCCGGTCGTATGATTTTCACAGGGATGCCGCCGCGGATAAGGCGTGGCTGGTTTCCGGGGAACATCTAAAAGAATGCCAAGTACCGAGCATAGCTCAGACAACGTGAGCGCCACGGTGTCACCCGCAGACCAATTCCACAACCACCTCGACGTGTGTGCTTGGTGTGCCCAGCACTGCTTCGGACTATGCGCGGTCGGCGACCGGCTGCTGCGCGAGGCTGTCGAGTACGTGAATGAAAACGAGCTAACCGTCGGCAGGCCGATATTGCAGACAGGGGGACCGCGTGGCTCGTAACAAGAATCGCCTCACGGAAGACCAGTTCCACGAATCGGTCACACACGACTACTTTGCTGCCATAGCGCTAAATGGCATGCTCGCCTCCAATCCGCTCTGCGACCGCACTCGCGTCAACAAGCGCAAGTGGGCCAAGGTCGCCTTCGAGTTCGCCGACGCGATGATGGCCGAGCGGAAGAAACGGCGCAGATAGAATGGGTTTGCTTCAACTCGACCCGCCCATCCCGCTGGAGACGAACAAGGGTACCGGGTACGCGATACTGGTGATTGATTACAGCCAAGAGCACAGCTTGCTTTGGGTCGTGATGATGGACGAGAGCCGGGAAATTTGGTGCGTGCCGAACGAGGAAGTTAAGGGGCAGGTGAACTGGTCGATGAATCGCAGGAAGGCGGCGAAGAAGGCCACCAAGCCGCGTCCGAAACGACGAAAGAAGGCTTGACTCGAATCGCGCAGCATGCTAGGTTGACACCATGAAAACCGACCCGACCGGAATCCCGATAAAGGTCAACACGCGTTGTGTCGCCATATTGGCGCTGTCGATGTTGCTGGTGGGCATCTTGATTGGAGTGAACTGCGGATGAACCCACAAGCCAAAGCCTTGGTGCCGAGTGGGCGGGAGAAAGCCGCTGCTAAAGAGATTGAACATTTCTGCTGGGGTTGGCCGAGAGCACTTGTCGAACGAGTTGAGTTGATGGAACAAATCATCGCCAAGCACACCCGCGTCGATGGCCGTCCTGCTGAATACTGGTACATGGCCTTTGAGCAGGTAGCCGACAGAAACGGCGAGTACATTCAGTTCATTGGTGAATTACTGGCCTCCCTTGCGGAGTGCCAGCGGTCACTGGAGGCTGCTGAAAAGGTACTTGTCTCGCTGAAGCAAGAGAAAGAACTGCACGGCCAAAATCCCACTTTGATAGGTCAAGTGGTTCATTATTTCGCCAGCCGTAGCCCACCCGAAAAGGAGGAGAAGCCAAGTGACACCTGAAAAACAACGCGTTGCCATAGCCGAGGTTTGTGGGTACGAACCCTGCGTTGGCGGCTTACAACCAAAAGGCGATATCCTTCCTAAGCACTTCCGAAAGAAAGGACGTGAATATAGCCAATGTCCTGACTATCCCCACGACCTTAACGCGATGCAATCTGCCGTCCTAGCGCAGAATGACAAGTGTCAAATTAAGTTCGCTACCGAAATGGGACGAGAGTCCGTTCGGCAACACAAACTTATGCACCAACTGACAGTCGAAGATTGGGCAAGAATTTTCTTGAGGACACTGGGGTTGTGGGAGGACGATAAATGAGCAAAGACAAATCAGAGCCAGCGTTTCCGCTGCTTGAAACTGGTCAGACCGGCGAACGAGTTGGCATGACCAAGCGGGAGTTGTACGCGCTCCATGCAATGCAGGGGCTATTATCGAATCCAGAAGTAATCTCAAAACAGTGGATGGTTGGGAAGGTTGCTGAAATGGCCTTTATTCATGCCGACGCAATGCTTCTTGAAGGGGCCAAATGACAACCGAGAATTGTCCAATACAGGAGTGGCAATGGGACACAGCCAATCAAATAACAGGAAACGTGAAAGGTTGCAGATGTGATTTTTGCCGCGTAAATGCCCAACTCATCGCCAACGCCTCGCAACGAGCTGAAGCCTTATTTAGGACACTGGGGTTGCGGGTTGAGGAGAAAGAAGGAGCCAAATGACAACCAAGAATCACCCAATACAGGGGTTTTACTATGCCGGATGACAATGGAGAAATGGAAAAAGTCGTGATGCGCCAAATTAACCCCTCCTCCGAGAGCCTGAAGGAGTTGCCGCAGGATATAATCGAAGCGGCAGAAAAAGCAGACTGGCAACAAGTCGTGCTGAATCAAGGCCCACCATGTTTCCATCTTGAAGGCGGCCACAATCCGCAATTCTGCCTACGCGCCAAACGCTGGGCCGGACACGATAGTGACCATAAATACGTCCCACTCGACGGACTGCTCATCCACGCCCTCCGCGAAATGCAGGCCAGCCGGAAGGCCGTGCTGCCGGAGGAAATCAAGGAGGTCATACGATGGCTAAAAGTTGTGAGACCATCCATCGCCAATAGCGAAAGGACGCCTTACGAACAACGGGTTCAAACCCTCCTCACCTTCATCGAGCAGCAGGCCGAGGCATTGGAGCGTACAAAGTGGGTTGCCAAAGTTGCTGAAAATGAAAAGCAAGAACGCCTTCGCCTCCAATCCGCTAACCAAGACTTGCAGCGCCAGCTAGAGATAGCCGACGATCTGGCCTCAGAGTGTTCCAATGGCCCTCCATCGCTGGGAACTCTGGAGAAATATCTTGAGTTGCGAAAGGCCGTTAAGTAGTATCGGCACGCTTACAGAATCGGTATGAAGCCACGAACTCAATCAATCCTTGCCGTCGAGAGTTTTGGAAACTCACTCGCCATCACTGGTTCTGTAAGCAGCGGCGGTGAGGATTGTTCAGGAGCCGCGATGCGCGTTGAAATAATCTTCGGGAATAAGTACGGAAGGCTTACGCCTGTCAAGGCTGTCCCGAATAAATCTGGCAGGTCAGCATGGGAATGTGTTTGTGAATGCGGCAATCGCAAGGTCGTTTTGAGCCAAGACTTAAAATCGGGCCATATTTTATCCTGTGGATGTTTTCTCAAAGAGCGTAGGATGGTGAATACAAGAAGGCATGGAGCCACTGCGGGCGGAAAGGCTACGACCGAATATCATGCTTGGCTGTCGATGGTTAAGCGGTGTACGTGCCCCAAAAACAAATCCTACCGGAATTATGGTGGCAGGGGCATCAAGGTCTGCGAAAGATGGTCTGACTTTGTAAACTTCCTTGCCGACATGGGCAAAAAGCCCGATGGATTAACTCTGGAGCGCATCGACAACAACAAGGGGTATTCACCAGAGAATTGCAAATGGGCCACGCTGAAGGAACAGGCACGCAACCGGCGCATCACCACATTTATGACCCATGATGGTGTAACTCGCAGCCGACCAGAATGGGCAGAAATCATGGGAATTACTAATTCCACCATTCGCTCTCGCATGGAAAAGGGATGGTCTGTCCACCGCGCTCTTACCGAGCCAGTACAGAGACAGATTGGTCATGGATTGCACAAGGAGAAATACGAATGAGCTATTGCCAACAATGCGCCGACAAAGACCGAATTATATCAGAGCAGGGGGCGTGGATTGAAGGACTGAAGCAAATAGTGGCCGACCCTTCCGTAATCTCTTACAAAGAGTCCTGCGAGAAGATAGAGGCATACATAAACCAAACCAACCCCGCCGCCTCTCTCGACTCCCTTATAGAGAAAGTCCATCGGGAGATGATTGAGCAACTAACAGAAGAAGCTGCTGACGTATTCTACAAGCCTTCGGTTTCAGATTGGCTCCGCCGCCGCTCCCAGTCAGCCAGCCCGCAGCCCCAAGGAGTAAAACCATGTTGACCGCATTATTCTGGATAGTCGTATCGGCTCTAATCATACTGGCCGCAAACAAATGGGGCGGTAATCGCGCGTGAAGCCAAAGCCCATGACCGAGCAGGAGCAGTACGACCACATCAAAGAACAGATTGAAGAACGACGAACCAAGGCGCGGAACCTGATGCATGAAGCGTACAAGAAACGCGCGTGGGCCACGGTCGAGGAGTGCCGCGTCATCATCGCCAGCTACGACCGGGATGAGGCCAACTTGAGGAAGCCGAATACATGAGCCATGGATTGTCAGTAAAAGCTCGGGCGGATTGGGTGCGCGGAGAGCGAGAGCGCCGAAATAAACGTCGACGTAAACTCTACGCCAAACACCGCGCCTTTCGTCCGAATGCCGTCACCAATCCTCTTATTCCTTCCGTCAGCAAAGCGGAGTTTGAGCCATGACCATTCACATCACCAAATCGGTGCCGCTGACCGCTGATATGGTCGCCGCGATGGATGCAGAAGAATTAAATTACCTGATTGCCACGCATTTCAGCGAGGTCTGCCGCTACTGGGACAGCCGGGATGACGGCAAGCGGCACTCGAAGCAGCACATAGGACAGTTCTCGCCGGGCACGCATATCGCCGACGCATGGCCGCTGGTCGTGTCGCTCGGGATGTCGGTAGTTAAGGCAGATGATGGCTGGTACGCCTTTCGCGCCACGCTCGTCACTGTTGATTCGGTAGGCGGAACTGATGTACCGCTGGTAAGCTGCGAACTCCGAGAGCACGAGGAATACCCTTCAGCATCCGCGACCGCCCCGCTGGCCATCTGCCGCTGCGCGCTGCTCACCAAACTACAGGAGAAGCCTACATGATAATTGGCACCGAACTCTATCTGCTCGTCGGACTGCTGTTCACCCTATGCTGCATGGTCGTGTCCGGTAAACGCGGTCGGCACATTGCCCAACGCGACAAGGTGCTTGGCGTCGTCGGATGGATTGCGTTCTTGGTATTGCTGGTGTTCGACCGGCTGGCCCGGAAATACTGGTCGGCGTACTGACCGAAAGATTTTCCCGGAAAACCTGTTGACAAGTTTTCACGGATGCCGTACAACGCCACTCAACCAAGGAGAGTGGGCAATAGAAATTTTAAGATTGCGGCTCGACCGCAGACGCGCAACGACGCCTGATATATCCCTGATACCTAACGGTGCACCGGTGGCAAAGCAGGGTGAAGCGGCAACCACATCAGGCCACAAACGCTGTGACAATAGCGCGACTTTGGGGGTGGAGAGTAACCCCCGTAATTTCGCAGTCAACCAAGGAGGACACAGTGAAAGTAGATGAAATCATGCAGGAGGCAGCGGACGAACTCAAGGACGAAAAGAAGTCGCTCGCCAAAGAATTCGTGAAGGAACGGCTTCGTGAAATCGATGCCGCGGAGCGCACACTAGCCGAGATGAAAGCGCAACTGACAGCGCTACGGGACAAAGACATTGCCGAAGTCGCCGCCGATGTTGTGGACGCCTGATAGCTCGGTACTGTTCGGCGACGGCGAGTTGGTGTTCGGGCAGGAGGCGCAGGGATTCTCATTGTCCAATGCCGTCCTGACGAACACCGAGGTATCGGTACAGCACCGAGGACGCCGAGTAGGCTCCGACCACGGGCCTGAGTACTATGAAATCTACGGCGATTCATACTATGATGTCACCATGAAGTTTATGGGAGTGCCATCATCGGGTAAGAAGGAGCCGCGCAAAGAACTGCTGCGCCGCCGGTGCGCTGACATGACGGTGAACGAACTGCTCGGGGTCGTGAACTGGAAGTTGCGGCAACGGAGAGAGGCAGTGTGATATGCTGGTACGAATCGGCGAACAAGCTTTCAATCTCAAGGAAATCATTCACATGGGGCGGAATGGCACCGTGAGATTTCGCAGTGGAGAGACCGCATACATAACCGAGCCGGACGAGCGCCGTGAATTGCTCGACATGCTCACGGTAAAAAAGAAAGCGTCGAGGCGCAAGAAACGACCGGCGACATAGAACCAAGGAGGCGGTGCGGTGGGGAAATTATCGATAGTCTATCTGGGGAATCATCAGCCGGATTTACCGGCCGAGAAGCGGTTCACGACTGAGTCGCACATTGCCGAGACGCTCGAATCGCTTGGGCACAGAGTCAACCGCGTTCACGAACAAACCGCCGAACTACCGCAAATCCTCGAAGCCTGCCGTGACGCCGACCTGTTCCTATGGACCCGCACCATGGGATTCCTGCGCTGTGACGGCTACCAGATGCTGGCGCGGATTCGGATTCCGACGGTGACTGTGCATCTTGACGCTTACATAGGTCTGGAGCGAGAAAAGACATTGGGGTTCGACCCCTTTTGGCATGCTAGGTACTGCTGGACGGCGGATGGCGGCCATGATGAGATATTCAAGGCCAAGGGCATCAATCATTTTTGGTTCAGGCCGGGCGTTCTCAAGCGCGAATGCTACATGGCAGAACCGAGGGTAGACCTCATAACCGATGTGGCTTTCTGCGGCAGTCGGGGATATCACCGCGAGCATCCAAGAGGAGAACTCATAGCGTGGCTCGAAAAAACCTACGGGACGAGGTTCAGATTGTTCGGGGCCAATGGAGACTCATGGCGCGGACACAATCTGAATCAACTCTACGCTTCTTGCCGCGTCATGGTCGGAGACAGTTGCAATGTGGGATTCAAGCAGGTCCGGTATTGGAGCGACCGTGTGCCAGAAACGACCGGGCGAGGAGGATTCCTGATTCATCCTTTCGTCGAGGGCATGGAGGACATCTGGACCGATGGCGAGCACATTCGCTACTACCGGTTCGGAGAATACGCCCGATTGAAAGAATTGATTGACCACTACCTCGACCCGGCCCACGAATCTGACCGCCGCCGAATCCAGATTGCCGGTCATGAGCGCACCAAGGCGGTATCGACGTATGATAACCGCATGACCGAGCTTCTGCGGACCGTCGCCAGCTACGAACCCGCCATTGCCGAGAGACTGAAAGAATAACCTGAATCAAGGAGAACCATGAACGTTGAAGATATAGCCAAGATAACTCATCAAGCGAACAAAGCGTATTGTGAAACCGTGGGCGACAACAGCCAGAAGGACTGGGGCAATGCCGAACAGTGGCAGCGTGAGAGCGCCATTCAAGGCGTGCAATTCCGCCTCAACAATCCCCAAGTCGGCCCGCACGCGCAACACGTCGCGTGGATGCTGGCGAAGGTGAACGACGGCTGGACACATGGCCCGGTCAAAGACGCGGCCTTGAAGCAGCACCCATGTCTTGTTCCGTATGACGAACTACCCGAGGCGCAGAAGGTCAAGGATAAACTGTTTCAGGCGGTCGTGGATGCGTTGAAGTGATATGGCGGTATCGATAGGCAAATGGCCCGCTGTCCCGTCGCCGATATGGTCGGACGTTCCCAGCCTGCCGGTGGTCGTGCCGGACGGGGTGTTGCGCTGGCGGATTCGGTCGAGGCCAAATTCCTTGGCCAACATTTTCCTGAAATACCCGGACCGCATCGAACAATGGACGCTGCAAAAGGTCAGGGGACACTTGGAGATATGTCATCCTCTGGCGATGAATAGGCATTCGGCATGAGATGGATTGAGAGAACGCAGGCCGACCCGCATCGATGGGAGAAATGGTTCGCTTGGAAGCCTGTGCCGATTGGAGCAGAGGTGCGCCCCGGTCGGCAGGTGGTTTGGCTCGAATGGGTAGAGCGGTCATGGATTGAATTCCGTGAGTCGAATTCTTACCACTATCGGTTAATTGAGCCGCAACAGGCATGAAGCAAACAGACAAAGAACATTCGCCGGGCATTCTTAGGCTGAAACATCGCCGCGAGCGCCGCGCCCTGTTGACGATGGACACGCCCGACATCGCGTATCACTGTTACGCCCTGCGCGCGAACAAGGCGGATTATGCCAGTCGATGGGGTTACACGTTCATCTACGAGCCGCGCGCCTACTGGCCCGAAATTTCTCCGGTCTACTCCAAGGTTTGGTACATCCGCGAACTGTTGCGCCGCGGATTCGACACGGTGGTCTGGGCGGACGCTGATATTGCGTTCACGGATTTCACGCGGGACATCGGCGACCTCGTAGACGATAAACACTGGTTGGCCGGTATGCGTGAGCTAGGCAAGACTCACAAGAAATACATCTGCGCCGGGTTGCTGGTGTTCCGTCACGACTGGCGCTCCATGGAAACGTTGGAGCGCATTTTGCAACTCATCGAAGGCGGCGACCATCCCGAGCGGGAAGGCATCGAGGAGAAACGCGAGCAACGGCAACTCAACAATATTTTGCACAACTTGAACTACAAGGGGGTGCATGCGTGTACGGAGAATGAAATCGGGTCGGTCTGGGAAGAGGTCAAGGGACCGCCCCTCAAGCGTAGCTGGCAGCCGGGCGACTTGACGATTCACATGAGCCTGATGCCGTGGGAATATCGGTGCGGCATCTGGCTCGGAAAGTATCAACGACATGTCAAACGCTAACGAGATATTCGGCGACGTAGTTTGCATCAGCCTCAAGAAACGGGCTGACCGGCGGCGGGCATTGCGCAAGAATCTGAAAGCCTGTAACTGGGCGTTCAAGCAGCCGAGGTTCTTCACCGCCGTGACGCCAGATGATGTGAAGATGCCGAAATATTTCCGTGGCAAACCGACCGAGTATGCGGCGCTGGTGTCTCACGGTCGCGTGGCGCTGCAAGCACGGCTGGCTCACGAAAGGGGCGAGCTTACCCTGATTCTGGAAGATGACGTGAAGTTCGAGCCGGACTACTTCGAGCGGTTCAAACGGTTCATGAATGAGGTGCCCGATAATTGGGACGCGTTGTGGCTCGGCTATTATCCGTCCGGTCTTGCCCCAACACCGCTGACACCTCACGTCGCTGTCGCCCGGCATTTCTGGGGGCTTCACTGTTACGTTGTCCGCGAAAAAATGCTGTCCGAGTGGCTCAAGCGGCTCGGGAGCATGTGCATCAGCGTCGACCACGCGTTCTCATCGATGTGCGGCGAGTACAAAGTTTATTGCCCCACGGAACCGCTGGCGAAACAGGCATCCGGTTACAGTGACGTGACCGGTAGCGTGAGGAAACTGGATTAAGGAGACGATATGGAATTGGAATTCGGGCCATACGCAGCGAGCATACGCAGCCAGCTTACCTCTTTGGGTGTAAAACTGGATATGTCGCTCATCGACGAAGCGCAGGCCGACGCCGACGCCGTCACGCGGCTGTATCGCAGGCAGATAATCAGCGAGCATGATGCCGGTCGGGCGCGGTCGAAATTAACGAAGCGACTCGAAGCGGAAATCGGGTGGCTCAGCAAGAAAGTGGGGACGACATGAGTTTGATTGATGACATAGCGGATAAATGGGCTGGACGAATTGTGGACAAAGTCAATCTATCGACGCCGGTGGAATGTTGTGTTGCGCGGGAGGCCATACGAAAGGCAATTACAGAGGCGATGGAGCTTCGGCAAAAATACAAAGGACTGACTGCCTATCAATGGTGGGCCGAATGGCAGGCGCTCGGCGGGACAAATCCGAAGATTTACAAGCAGCCAGAGCCGGTGCCGGACGTTGACCAGCGCTATGAGGGAAGGACTGCGGAGGAATGGTTCAAGCTGCACGAGGTCATGCGCAAAGACTTCGAGCGAGCGGTGAAAGACCGGCGGGACATCGCCGACCTGCTCAATCGCAGCATGCTCAAGGTGGACTGCATCGAAATCCTCAAGGCTGTCTGCCAGCGGCCAGTGCGCTGGGTCGGTCGCTGTTCGTGGTGCGAATTCAAGGTAGATTGCTCCGACCAAGATGAAACCGGCCAGCAGGAGTTAATCGCGCACGCCAAGCAATGTCCCGAGAGACCGGTCGTTGAATTACGCGTCGAACTGGAGCGGTGTCAGCGCGAGCTTATACGGTACAAGAAGCTGGTGGAAGGCGAGGCATGAAACGCGTTGATTTATTCGCTGTGCTATTCGTAACACTGCTCTGCGTGTTCGCGCTCGGAGCCGCATGGGGCACGCACTATCCCTGCAAACAATTCACCGACCACGTCGCCGAGTTGGAATCTGCCCATAAGCGGGACATGGCCATCATCGATGACTGGCGCACGGACGCATTGTTCTGGAAGGAGTGTTCCGGATGGTGGAGAACCAACAGCGACTTCTGGATTGCCGAAACCACCGAATGTGAAACCAACTACAACGACGCCGTCGCCTCGTTTTACCGGCAGCGAGACGAGATGGACAAGGCGGTCGCGGCGGCCGAGTTCCTGAAAGAAGCTGCTGATGGATTCCTGAATGCCGCTCTCAAGGACAATGGCATCGAAAGACTGGGCGCGCTCCAGAAGGTCATCGAGAAGTTGAAGGCCGAGCATCCCGGATGGGAAACCAACGACCTGTCAAGTGGCGCTACCTTTCCGAGCAGTCAGGGCGTATATCTAGCGCGTGGGCAAACCCGCACAGAGACTGAGTCATGCCGTGCGCGAATATCTAGCGCACCTCGGCCCGCGTTGCCATGTCTGGACGAACTCGTCTGGCGCGGGAGAGATGACGATTGCGCCGGGCAAGACGCGATGGGTACGGTATGGACAGAAAGGCGTGCCCGATATTTCCGGTGTGATTAACGGGAAAAGTTTCTGTATTGAGGTCAAGGCTGGGCACGATAGTATGCGCGATGAGCAGAAAGTCTGGCGGGAGAAGTATGAAAAGGCTGGCGGCATCTACATCATCGCGCGCGACGTAGGCGATGTGATTGCCGTGTTTAATAAACTACTGGAGGGACAATGAAGAAGTACATGGCGGCAATTGAGGCTCTCTGTGAAAACGGCAGCGTGTCAAAAGGGAATTCCGTATTTGAGACGGAGGGACTGCTAGATGAGGCCACTTTGGCGACCGTAAAGAAGTCCTTCTGCGCTGACATAAATACCAATCATCCGGACCGAAAATGTGTACCAGAAAGAGCCATGATTCTGTCCGTCATCCCGCTGGAGGCGTAATGAGCGAAATACTAGATAGCAAAATAGCGCCCAAGCCGCCGCTTGGCATCATCTCGGTGAGCATGGAGACAATCATTCGGGATGGAGGCAGGAACCTCATGGCCGCGCTCTGCGAGCGAGTGAAAGTGGTCAATCTCATATTCGACAAGACCCGAGATTGCCTGATTGTCATTGCGCGTTCAGATGAGTTCTATGAATGTCCTCCCGTCAAGCATTACAAGGCGTTTGGATTCGGCCCCGCTTTGAAGTTTGAGCGTATCACCGATGCCCATTTCGAGGCGCTGCTCAATGCTCAAGTCCTCGGAATTTTATTGGAAGCCTGATGAACGCCTTCGACCCAGACGAATGGGATTACTGTCCCGACCCGATTTTCTGGCCGAGCGGAAGGGAACTGAGCAAACCGGATGAGTTGGGTAAAATCACGCATGAATAGACGCGACTTCCTAAAATCATCGGCAATTGGTGCTTTATCCTTCTTTGGTGTTGGCGGATTTCCACTCGCAAAGGAGCAGCACAATTCCGGACTCCAAAGAAGCCAGTATATCCTTGATTGGAATCACCGACCATTTCATTACAACTGCTTCCTTGAAGCAATAGTGATGGTCCCGCAAATGAAACGCCGCCAGCCAGCCGAATTCGTTTTGTATGCATCGGCTGATGTGGAAAAGGCTTACAGAACAGAGCTGGCACAGCGCTGCACTATGGGGAGCGATGTATGGCTGCCAGAACCGACCACACTTAAATCCTATGGATTCCCCGTCGTGGTGATGGATAGGATGATAGAAAACCATCTTGCACCCTATGTGCCATTCGGGCATCGGCAAGGGGGAATAGTCTTGTTCACCAAGAGCGCTCACTCATGGCATGGGATTGAACGTGAGCATTCCTCGATTGTATTGAATATCAACTGCTCATGAGTTGGGTCAAAACCAAGGAAACGCCGCCGTTGCCGCCGGACTTCTTCCAGCCGGTGCGACACCCTATGTTTCTACTTGGTACGGTCAGGCGAGCCGGGTACATCCTGCAGGCGCGACAGTGGAGACGGAGCGGCAACGTGCAGTTGTGGAACGAGGATTACAAACGATTTGAGGACGCCGAACCAGCCGTGAGAAAGACTTTCAAATTCCAGCATGAGTGACACAATTCCAGTGGTGTGGTGTTTCGGCAACCGCGGCGACCGCTGCCACGGGATGTTGCAGCACGCGTTCTCGGGCCAGCTTTGGCCGACAACACTAACTTTCAGGCATATCCTTGACCACAACGACCCCGAGATGGATGGGCACGGGGCCGTCGTGATTGTCTCGGGTGGGGTCCAGCGCGCTTACGCTGACGAGATAGCGCGCGCGCTGGATAAACTATCATGGGCCTTGGTCGTCGTGGCGGCGGACGAGGAAGGCCGGTTCCCGTGGCGCAAGCTCCTCGGGCCGAACCGCAAAATCTGGCTGCAGATGCCCCACGGCGATAAGCATGCCGGGGTTGACCGAAAATTCTGCATCGGCTGGCCCGGCGGCACGCGTGAGATACTCGCCAAGCTCGCACCAGCCTGTCCGGACGCCTCGCGCCGGTTCCCATGGGCGTTCATCGGTCAAATGCAACACCCGCAGCGCCGGGCATGCGTGGAGATGCTCGGACGGCGCACTGACGGCGGACTGTTGAGCCGGACAGCCGGTTACAGCCGGGGTTACAAGGTTGAGGAATATTTGCAGATGATGACGTGCGCGTATCTGGCACCGAATCCGTCCGGCACGCATACTGCCGACTGCTTCCGAATATGGGAATCGCTGGAAGCCGGATGTTTGCCTATAGTCGAGCGCCGCTGTCCGTCCGAGGAAGCGAACTACGATTACTGGGCTGATTTACTCGGCGGTCCGCCGCCGTTTCCAGTTGTTACCAGTTGGGAAGAATTCAATACGCTCGGCAACATCTTTCGCGGCATGCCCGAGAAACGGCAGCAGGAGACGAACAGGGCCATGGCGTGGTGGATTGGACAGAAGCGAGCGCTGGTTCACGCGCTGGAAGATGACATTTCGAGTCTGGCAGATGGTGACCGAGGAAAACTCGGTACGGGTTTGAGTCCTTCCCCATTGAAACACTCGCCAGACAAATTTATCCATCAACAAGAAGGAGACTCTCCCGAGATGATGCGACGAATGATATGGCGGTGTAACTGGGACGCGGACTGGTTCGGAACTTTACCGGTGCTGACATGAGCGAATCCGGCATCATCCTCGGAAGCAACGCGCCAACCGTCCAAACCGCGGACAAGGTCTTAATCGCGGCCTCCTGTCTGGATGTAGCGGCCAAGTTGAACCGGAAAGGCAAGAACGATTTCACGGCAACGTTCTTTGTGAAAGCTGGGATGGCCGTCAACGCCACGATTTACATTTCCGGTCAGCCGTTCATTGTGAAGGGGTGCCGGGCTGGTACGCTCACGGACCGGTTCGGTCACAAGGAAGATGGGTTCTGGATTGAGGCTGTTGGCAAGTCTTGACACCTCGAAGAATCTCCGGTAAACAAGCCGCTGCGGTGGGGAACCGAACGATTAACTGGAAGATTCATAATGCCGATGTTGTCGAAGCACCTGTTGTGATTTCCGCAAGGAATCGCCCGATGGTGCTTGGCGACACGGTGGGATTTTTTAATCCCAAAATCAAAGAGGTTGTCGCTACAAGGCCGCCCGCCAAAATCTCTCTGGACAGCTTGCGAGCGGACGAGTCGCATCCACTGTTCAGGTACATGGGTAGAGTTGTAGAGCTTCCCGATAGTTGTTGGAGTTGGACTGGTTCAGAGAACGGCAAGGGCTATGGAGAAATCAGGAAGGGCGGCAAAAAGTTGTATGCCCATCGTGTGTTTTATGAAGCGCTGATTGGCAAGATTCCCGATGAGCTTGTGCTCGACCATCTTTGCAGGTTTCCTCCATGTGTCAACCCTTGGCACCACGAGCCGGTAACTCACACCATAAATGTAGAACGCGGATTGATGTTTGGGCCTCATCCCGAACTTCGGCACACGCATTGTTCGCAAGGCCACGCACTGACGCCGGGGAATTCGTACATTCGTCCAGACGGCAAAGGCAGAAATTGTGTCCAGTGTGTCCGCATCAGGGCACGAGAATATCAACGAAGAAAGCGAGCCAAGTCTTGACTCCACCGGCCCAATCCGCTACTGAATCCACTCACAAGGAGGTGGGGGAATTTCTACTGCTGTGAGCGACATTGAATATGGTCTGGTTGTACCGTTTGGAACTGACGACCCTGAATTTGCCAGTGGCGTGGAATGGGAATTGTTCCGTCAACGGCTGATTGCGGGCGAGAAATATTTCACCACTTACTGCATGCCGCGAAACACTCACCGGCTGGTCACGCTCTGCGAGCACTACAACCGATTCTGTGAAAGCCGCAAGGACACGTATCCGGGCTGGGATGAAATTTGGGTGGGAGACGAAATCAAGGTTTGAAAAGTATGGACAACAAAATCATCACTGACTCTCTCGGGTTTCGTCTAGAAGTCACAGTCGTTATCGAGGAAATGGCCGTGCGTGGTCAGCATAAAACCCACGAACAGGACGGCGAAGTGAAACCGGACGCAGTCCATAAAATATTCATCGACTCGCACTTGCGCGGTTCCGAGCTTGCCGAAGTCATCGCACACGAGGCGTATCACCTGTTCTATTCGGTACGCCATCTGATAACGGTGGATGAAGAAACCGAAGCAACCGTATTCGGGCAACTGGTGAAGCGAATCCATAATGCCTGCGCAAAGCAGCCGTTATAAACACACTAAACGATGAGAGGACTTAGATGAGAGAACTGACTGACCACAAATTGAACGGGCTGAACGAGGCGTTAGAAATCCGCGTGCTCGACGAGCCGGGCGACGGCGGCGCGCATCACCTGTACGAAGTCGAGTGGCCGGATTGTGTGGTTGACCCACCCGGCGCGGGCCATCAAGGGGGCCACGAGTGCTACATAAAATTCCAGAAAGGGCCAATCAAGGAAGCGGGCACCAACGGTCTGTCCAACGAATCCTTGATAGCCATCGTCATGGACCGTCTCCGCTGTTTTCAGGCCGGTGCTTTCGCCTGTAGCGAGAACGCGCTCGCACTGACCAAGTTGGAGGAATCGCTGATGTGGTTGCAGAAGCGGACGCGCGACCGAATGGCGAGAGGTGTTGAGGGAACGTCGGTGAAATGATGAATTCCAATACCGTCAACGTCTGCTGGCTCAAAAACGACCAAGGCAAACCCATCCGAGGGATATGGGACGAGGGACTGCTCGAACACCTGCTCAGCGGACGGCTTATATCGCCGTCGTTGCAGTATCTACAGTTCAAAGTCTGCGAGGAAGTGCCGAAGGGCGAGCCGTGTGTCATCGTAATCTGCGGTAGCTACTTCGCGCCACGCGTCGACGACCTCCGCAAGCAGCTTGAGGGGCGCGGACCAGCCATCATCTGTCACATGGCCGACGAGGGGCACTTGCTGGATTCCAGCGCGTTGCTCCGGCCCGGCGACGTGTGGTGGCGGCAGATTGAGAATCCGGACGCCCTCGGCGCAACCAATTTCCCTGCCCGGCCGCACCGTGCCATGGTCAGCGGCTGGCGCAACGAGACCATCGAGCTATTGCGAGCCATCCACGCCACGAAGATAGAGCATCAAGGACCGGGTCCGAAAGACCTACTGTGGGCCTACTCTGGTCAAATCAATCATTCCTACCGGGCGGCCTGCTACGAGGAACTGAATCGCCGTCGGGATGGCAAGATGGTGTGCAGTCACGGGTTCGGGCAAGGTCTGCCGTATCCGGAATATTTGGCACTGCTGGCGCGCGCGAAGATAGCGATATGCCCGTCCGGTCCAGTGACTGCCGACACGATGCGGATGTACGAGGCGCTGGAGGCCGGGTGTCTGCCGATTTGCAACCGCCGCGCGCCGGGTCAGAAGGGTAATTACTGGCTCCACGTATTCGGCCAAGAACCGTTCCCGTGCGTGGACGATTGGCACAAGGAATTGCCGAAGTTGCTCGATTACTTCGCCGGTGACCCTTACGCCTTGAAACTCAAGACGGCGCAGGCCCTGCAATGGTGGGCAGATTACAAGCTGAGTCTGGTCAAGGGCATCGAAGAAGATTGGGCCAAAGTCTGTGCCGTAAAATAAGTCTTGCAATCAATCTCGAATTTGTGCCAGTAGTACCGTCAGTCTAACCAAGGAGAGACAAAATGAAGTTCGCGTTGAAGTTGTGTCTGTTTGTAGCCGCCATATTTCTCAGTGTATTTTTCGCCGGAAAAGCCGTCGACATGGTCAGCGCCCCGAGCGATGTGCAGGTCGGCATCGGCTTGACAATTATCACTGTCGCGCTGATTGCGTGGCTCGTATTTTTGGGACACGTAATCAAGAAAGGCTGTCGCGCACTATTCCCGCCAAGCTCAATTGGCCCGGTGGTCGTACTGCTTGTCGGCTTGACCTTGCTAGGCACCGGCTGCACGCGAGTCCGCCCCGGTTATGCCGGTATCCGCATCGACCTGTACGGCAAGAATCGCGGTGTGGAAGATTACCCGTTAGTCACCGGCATGGTCTGGTACAACCCGTTCACGGAAAACATTGATGAATGGCCTTGCTTCGTTCAAACCGCATCGTGGTGCGCCAGTAAGGACGAGGGCAGCCCCAAGAATGAGGAGATAACCTTCAACTCGAAAGAAGGTCTGGTAATCGCCGGTGACATTTCGCTGAGCTACCAACTCTACCAAGACAAAGTACCGGCGTTCTACGTCAAGTTCCGCAGCGACAGTATCGATGCCTTCACGCACGGTTTTCTGCGTAACGTGGCGCGCGACGCGTTCAACGAAGTCGCGCAAACGATGGGTGTGGAAGAAATTTACGGCGCTGGAAAAGAAGCCTTGCTCAAGGAAGTCACCAAGCGCGTGAATGCGCAGGTGGAAGAATTCGGAATCCATATCGAGCAATTGGGTTTCATCGGAGCGATGCGCCTGCCGCAGAACGTCGTGGACGCCATCAACGCGAAGATTAAGGCGACACAGGACGCCATCCGCGTTGAGAACGAATTGCGCCAAGCTTCGGCAGAGGCCAAGAAGAAAGTCGCTACCGCAGAAGGCGAGGCCCAGTCACAGGTCGCCCGCGCCGAGGGTGAAGCCAAGGCCAACGACCTCCTAGCGAAGTCCATCACGGCAGAAATCATCACGTGGCGGAAATTGCAGATTGCGCAGGAAACGATTGCCAAGTGGGACGGCAAGCGCCCGAATGTCGAGGGTACAGGAGCCAACCTGCTGTTCACGTTGCCGTCAGAGAAGTAGCGGACAGCATGACGGACATCACCAAGGAAATCCAGCACTGGGACGCGGCCGCCAAGTCGGACACCACGGCGCTGCACAACGCCATATTTGGAGGACCAAAGTTGGACGAGGAATTTGACCGCAAGACCATGCAATACGTCCTGCGCTGGATGCCACATCAAGGCACCATCCTCGATTTGGGATGCGGTATCGGTCGCATGGCGTTTCCCATGGCAACGCTTCGGCCGGAGGCGAAGGTAATCGGGCTGGACATTTCCGAGGCCATGCTGGAGTTGGCGCGAAAGCCGTTCTTGCCGGAGAATCTCACACTGGTCAAGGGCGACGGCGTGCATCTGCCAGAGGACTGCCCGCTGGATGCCGCGTATTCAGTGGCCGTCATGCAGCATCTACCGGCAGAGGTCGTGAAAGGCTATCTACAACAGATGGCCCGGAAGCTGGTCAGTGGCGGTGTATTCGTATTCCAGTTCGTTCGCGGGGATTATCAGTTCTTTCTCTCGCAGGCCATTCCGATTGACACAATGCGACAATGGGTTACTGAGGCCGGATTGAACATCGCTGAAACCAACATAGATTATCCCTACGAGAACTGGGTGTGGATGGTCGTGAGAAAACCATGAGCCGAATCACCTGCAACTTCCAAGGGCGACTCGGTAACCTGATGTTCGAGACAGCGTGCGTGCTGGCGACGGCATGGCGGCAGAAACTTGAGCCGTGCTGGCCACAAGAGGAATGCCAATACTACAAGGACATCACCGCGTTCGGGCATTTCATCAAGCCGGTCCTCAAAGCCTACGGCACGTTTACCGACCCGGCACCGTTCAAGCGGCATGAGGAGAACTACAAAAAGTTCGAGGCGCTGCCTGCGTTCACGACCGACACGATGCTCTACGGGTTCTACACTTCCAGCCGGTACTTCAACGATTACCGGCGGGAAATCATCGACGTGTTCACCAAGACGTATCGGGCCGATGTGGCCGTGCGCGTGGAAGAATTGCGACGGCGGCATATCGGCAAACAACTGGTCGCCGTCCACGTGCGCCGGGCGGATTACGTGACCGATTACTTTTGGGACCTGCCACTGAGCTACTACGAAGCTGCCGCAGCGAAGTTCCCAGATGCCGAGTTCGTGGTGTTCAGTGACGACCTCGACTGGTGCAACAAGAACCTCGGGTTCATGCGCCGACCGGACATCGTGAACGACCGAGATTACATGGCGATACAAGTGATGTCCCGGATGGACGCGATAATCATAGCCAATTCGACGTTCTCAGCGTGGGGTGCGATGCTCGGCGACCCCGATTGCAATAAGACGGTCGTGGCCCCTGCCTGCTGGGTGCCACCGGGTCGAGGGAATCATAACGCAGACATTTACGAGCCGCACTGGATACGATTATGAGAGCGACGACCATCAATAAGAAGTGGACAATTATATTGCCCGACCACCGGGCCGACACGTTCGATGAGCGCCAGATGTGGGAGGTCCAGCGGTTCGAGTCGATGGAACGACATCTCAAGCCCGGCATGGTGCTTCTTGATGTGGGTTGCGAACAGGCGGATATATCCATCATATTCGCCAAGCTGGTCGGCGCGGAGAACATGTGCCTATTTGAAGGTCTGCCGTTGGTTTGGCCGAACATCCGCCAGACATGGGAAGCGAACGGGCTCGCCAAGCCGAAAGCCTGTTTCGCCGGGTTGGTGAGCGACAAGACCGACCTGAACCCGCCGAACCTGAACTTCGATAACGAGATGAAGGCCGATGGCTGGCCGGGATGCTCTGTCGGTGAAATCTTCACGCCATACGATTGCCGCTACATCCACGCGCACGCCGACCAGACACCGCAGACGACACTGGATGATTGGTGCGCTCGTACCGGCATATTCCCCGACGCCGTTACCATGGACATCGAAGGCGCGGAACTGTTGGCCATGCAGGGAGCTAAAAATTTGCTGAATCTTGGCAAGCCAATGCTCCTTTGGATTTCCGTGCATCCCGAACTACTCATCCGCGATTACCACGCCACTTCCACCAACTTCAATCACTTCATGGAACACTGCGGATACCGCGGCGAACTGCTCGGTATCGACCACGAAAACCACGTGCTGTATCGAAAGGTGTGACATGCCCGGCATTCAAATCCCTGAATTCTACTTCTTCCGTCGCCTCTGCGGATTCGAGCAGCCGTTCCAGACCTTCATCGAGACGGGCTTGTTTCAGGGCGGCACCTGCAGGCGCGCGGCGGCCTCGTACGAGTTCCAGCGGGTTCACAGTATCGAAATCAGTCAGGCTTACATTGATAGATTCCGAGAAACATCGCCTGACCCGTGCATTGAGCTGCATCAGGGCAACTCGGCTGACTTGCTCCCAAAGATTGCGCCAGCATTACCGACTTTCTTCTATCTGGACGCTCACTGGTGGCATGACCCCATTGACCCCATCGATTGCCCGAAAGATGGCCTGCCGCTGTTCAAGGAACTTGATTTCATCCTGTCGAGGCCGTATAGCGAGCTTGTCGTAGTGGACGACATCCAAGCGTTCGGAGGCGCGCCCAACGTGACCGAGGAATGGAAAGAAGTTACTGTCGATAAACTCAACGAACGATTCGGCGCGAGACGGCGGTTCAGCTTCATGCACGACCTGCGATACGTCATCGCGACCAAGGAAATTTGATGCCCGACCTGTCACACCTAAGCCGCACAGAATTGCAGGAGTTGGAAAGGCACGACATCCGATGCCGTTCCGAGCGACAAAATGACGATGAATACATGAGCAGCATGAGAGCAGCCATGGAATCGTTCGGAATCATTGTAATGGGGGTTGTGCAGATTTGATTTTATGAACACCATAACCTTCAAACATCCGGGCTCGGGATTCACCTTTCACATTCGCGAGAACACGTCCGACCGCTGGGTGATTGACGACGTGTTCGACCAACAGGTTTACAAGTTTTCGCCCGACATGGTATCGGACGGCGGCGTTATCCTTGACGTGGGTGGAAATATCGGAGCCTTTAGCATGTACGCGGCCAAGCTGTGCCCGAGCGCGCGGGTGATTGCCTACGAACCGGAGCCGGAGAACATGGTGTTGTTCTTGCGCAACATCCGTGACAACGGCTTTGAAGTGGACGGCAACATCACGGTCTGGAACAAGGCCGTCAGCAACGAGCGCGGCATGGGCAAGATACTGGGGAATTTCGGCAGCAGCCGATTGTTGGCCACCGGTCATGAAGGATTGCAGGGTGATTACGCTGATTGCCAGACCGTGACGCTCGCTGACGTGTTTGAGGATAACCAGATTTTCGTGTGCGACTTTTTCAAGTGCGACTGTGAATGGAGTGAGTACCTAATCTTCGACACGACACCCGAGATATTGTGCCGCATCAAACGTATCGCCATGGAATATCATCCGGTGACCAAGGATGAGTTCACCGCGTTTGCCGAACGGCTGGCGCGGACCCATAACGTGGACGCGTCGCCATGGCGCGAGAAGTGCACCGGGTATCTTTCCGCCACACTGCGAGACTAATAATGCGACGGTTGCTGATTACCGGCTGTCAGCGGTCGGGCACTCGGTTCATATCTGAGATGCTCAACGGTCTGGCTATCCATTGTGGTCATGAGCAGGTGTTCCATCCTTTCTTAAACAAGCCGGTTGGCATGGCCTTCTGGGAGACGCTACCGAGCATGCGCGCTGAATCTTCGTGGTGCGCTGCACCGTTCTTGAAGACCATCTCGCGCAATGTCGCCATCCTGCATCAGGTCCGACATCCGCTTCACAACATCCGGTCGGCAACCGGCATCGAGTTCTTCAAGACGCCTTTTCGACCCTATGAACCGTTCGCGCCGTTCGCCATGAAACATTGTCCGGAAGCATTCAAGCAGCCGACGGAGGTGGAGAGGGCGCTGGCCTACTGGTGGCTCTGGAATCGGATGATTGAAATAGCGGTTGGCGACAGCCCGAACTACGCTCGCTGGCGTGTACGGTATATTCGTCCAATCGAAGTGGTGGAAATGTTGCGGTGGGCATTAGGCGAAGAACGGACCGAGATGCAGGTACGCCCGCTGTTCGCGCGGCTCGGCACGCAAGCCAATCACCGCGCACGCAAAGAGGACATCAAGTGGAGCGACATACCGGCCAGCCACATCAAGGAGCAGGCTGCGATAATGGCGCGGCGGTATGGCTACTTTGAGTTGGAGAATCCTGTGCTGCCGGAGTGGGGCGCGTGAGAATCGCTATTAGCTCGAACCTCCGCGGCGGCAAAGGTCTGCTCGCTGACTTTTTAATTCTCAAGGCCCTGCTTGAGCCAATGGGGCACGAGGTGTTTGGATGGGAATTTGACAATTGCAGTGCGTGCCATGAAGTGGACATGCTTATTTTTTTGGAAGTATTGAATCCGGCCATGATTCGCTGGGCCAAAAGAAGGCTATACCTACCAAATGTAGAATGGCATTCCGCGTCGAATAACTACCTGTTATCCAAAATTGATATGGTACTGGCCAAGACGCGCGATGCGGAACGCATTTTTAAGCCCATAGCCCATCAGGTCTATTACACCGGCTTCACCGCGCAGGATTTCTATGACCCCGCCGTCAAAAAGAAACGCGCCTTCCTACATAATGCAGGACAGTCTCAGGCTAAGAATTCCCTCGCAGTCATCGAAGCATGGAGAAGGTTCTCGCTGCCGTATCCACTGACCATCCTCGCTGAGCACTACACCGGCAACGAGCCAAACATAACTTACATAAAATCTGTCGACAAGCCGACGCTGGCGCGGATGAAGAACGAGTTTCAGTTCCACATCATGGCGTCGGCATACGAGGGCTACGGCCAATCCATCTGGGAATCCATAGGCTGCGGGGCGGTGGTCGTAAGCGGCAAGTATCCGCCATTCGACGAAATCGCCGCCTGTCCCAACGGTCTGCGCATTCCATCCGAACATCAGTCCAAGCAAGGGCTTGCGACGACACACAGCATATCCCCGGTATCCGTCATGGGCGCGGCGGACAACTGCTGGCGGCTGTCCGAGGACGATTGCGGCAAGCTTGGCAGAATCGCGAGAGAATCGTTCTTGACAGAACGAGCGAATTTTGAGAGAAGGTTTACCGCGCTGATACAGCATACCAAGGAAATCGGCGAACGCGAACCATTACGAGCGGAAGATTTGATGCCATGAAAACCATAAGAGTAACACAGCGAGACATTCGCACTGGCATTATCGGAAACCCATGGCATTGTGCAGTTGCCAAGGCCGTTTCCCGTCATACCAATAAAAAAGTAGTGGTCCTTAATGATAGTATCCGTTTGGACGGTAAAGACACTAGCCGCACTTTACTTAAATTACCAGCACGTGTGCGTGGTTTAATAAAACGTCTCGATGCTTATAAAACCGTGCGTCCATTTGCGTTTCTCCTTGAAATATAACATGAGCGACACACAACCATCCGCCGAAGTCCTGAAGGTCGCCCGCCAGATTGTGCAGAAGCAGGGCGAAGGCATCACGCTGAGCGTTGACCTAGTGGCCAACATGATTCAGAGCGGTTTATTCCTTGAACCGCTTGCTCAACATCAGGCGGCACTGGTCAGATTGATTGAAAACGACCGGTTTCTCACTGGAAAAGTTTCCGAAATGGAAAGCCGAGTAAACGACGATTTGGCAAGATACAAGGCCCTCTACGAACACCTGACCGAGATGTGCCAGCGCAACGGCCTCGGCGACACATTGGTCACCGCTCTGCCGAAGGTAATCAGCCAACGTGACTTTGCCTTGGCCGCGATAGACCGAGCCGTGAAGCTCTCAGGCTCAAAGAAGTACACCAAGGTGGAAGATGTCGTGCAAGAACTGGTCTGGAAACTCGACCATCTCTTGGCGCACTGCAAGGATTCGGAATGCAGCGAGTGCGCCGTGATAATTTGTCCCGACCAAGAGGATTTCCACTTCCATCATGACGGCTGCCCGATATGCGATGCGCAGGAGGAACATAAGAGGCTGGAGAAAGAGCCGGTGATGTTCGACTTGGAAACCGGACTTGGTCAACCGCCTGCAACGCCGAGTCTCGCACCGGCCAAGACGCCTTACCTCGATGTAACGGCCGGGCCGGGCGGCAAGGTCACTACCTCGGTGATGCAGCCATGATGATGCAACACATCGCTGGCATCTTGTTGCTTGGAATTCCGTTCTTGGGAATTTTTATTTATACCGCGGGCTGGTTTGGGTTCATTCGGGCCGCCAAGGTTTTTGCATTCGCGATTTTTGTCACGGCAATCGTTGCGGCGTGTGTCGGATTTGGAACCTTTTTACTGTTACACTAATGGTCTATCTCTACACATGCATGCGATGCGAGCTTGGCGACCATGACCGCTGCGAAAAAGGACATCCAGCGCCGACGGGTGTATACGGTGGAACGCGCTGCCGGTGTTTCTGCAATAAGGGCGGCGGTATAAAGGTAGCTCCGCCGGACATCATACCAGACGAAGTGAAGGCGGCGGTCAATACCGAGCGCAGGCGAATCGGAGTGTGGCTGGACAACATCGCCAACCAACTCCGGTCCATCGGCCACTGCCAGCCGAACCGGGGCGAGGTGATTGTGGACATTCAAGAGAAGGCCAAGAAGCTGATTGACGGAGAGGCATAACATGACACACAGGATTTTAATGACGTTCGTTTGGATTTTGTTGGCATTGCAAATTACACTTGTAACGACCAGAAACCACAATTCGCACTACGTGATTATTGAGTGTGACGACGGCAAGTACACGCTGGAGCTTCGCAAGGGATGGTTGATTGTGGATAAAATCAGGCACAAAGGAAAAATGTATGGCGATATTCAGGAAGCCGAGTGGCACAGGGACTACATGAATGCTTGGCTGAAAGCTGGGCGACCCAAAGACCCAAACATTTTTGATGACCATTCCCCGGACGAAGGTGCCGACTGTAAGTGGCGAGAGGTGGAAGAATGAGCTTTGAAGTGACCAAGGAACAGGTGCGCGAAGGCTTGCGCCGTCACGGCATACTCGGCAACAGCGAGGACTGGATGCTGCTCGGTGCCGCCGCTGTCGATAAGCTGGACGAATACCAGCGCGCTATCGAGCGTGCAAAGAGAGACGCCGGAAAATTGCAGGCCGCTGTGATTGACATGCCTCCATGGCAGGAACCAGCCAGTAAAGAACTGCTTACCAATGGGAACGCCAACTTCGGCAATATTAACCCCTGCTGGTTTCAGCAGATGCGCGAGGCTGTGGCCGTGGCTAAAGAAATCGCCTTTCGCAAGATGGCAGATTATCGGCCGGTGCCGAAGCCGGTGGAACCATGAGCGCGCTCGCCGGTGAATCCGCCAAGGCCGTACACGACGATGCCAACAAGCGCCGACTCGGTGACTGCAAGTTCCCGCACAACTTCGAGGCAGCGGACGGCGGGGCCAACATTGCTTGTACCAAGTGCGGGGGTGAGATAGATGGCCTAGCGGCTGGCCATTACATGGATTCACTGCAACGAGTCGTGGATGACCCGCCATGGGGCAAGATGCGGGGGAAGGCGTGACAGTCAGTGTAATCATACCAAGTTTTAACGACGCCGAACACTGGCGAGATGGCAAGCTACTTGAGGCCCTCGCCTGCCAGACCATCCCTCCGCTTGAAGTCCTAGTAGTCGACGATGCATCAACGGACGACACAGTCGAGGTTTTGAAGAAAGAATTGCTCGGGCATGACTGGCCGTTCTCAGCGAGCGTGTTCCGTCGATTGACACCAAGGACACTCGAAGGCGGAGGTCCGGGCTGGGCCGAGAACGTGCTTTTCAAGGAAGCGATTGGCAGCATCCTGATTCATCTGGACGCAGACGGAGTTCCTGACACCGGCATGGTCGAGTTGGTGATTGAGCAGCGCATTACCGAAACACCGCAGAGAGTGTTGTGGGGCCAAATCGATTTCTACGACGAACAGACCGGCGTGAAGCTCCATCGTGACCCTCGCTTGGACTATTTTCCTGCAGAGCCCGGAGTGTATCGGATGCCCAAGACACCGTTGCTGGCTTACGGGGCGATATGGGCGGCCCCGAGAAAAATGTTACGCGAGTTAGGTGGCCACAACCATGAACTCAGTGATTACCGGGCTCAGGACGCCCGCCTCGGGATGCGGCTCATGGGATGCATATCGAATTTTTTCGTCACCGACCCACGCTTCCGATTCGACCATTACGGAGTGCCGACGCAGTATGCGCTCATGCACAGGAAAGAAGGCGGATTGACGCGAGAGGGGCGCAGGCAGGCGGCGGAAGATATGAAGCGATTCCGAGAAACCCATATTTCACCGATTTTGGGTAACTGGAAGCCCGAACTCATTGCCAACGGCGGACGGATGTTCTGGGACAGCAAGGTTCTGGTTGGCGCTTACGAAGAAATCACGGCATGAGTGTTCCCGCTAAAACCTTCTGGCCATTGCGAGGCGTTACTGTTAAAGCACCGAACTACGCCGAGGCCGAGAAGGTCAAGGCGGTATTTCATTTGCTCGGATTCAAGTTCATCGTCCACGAGGAAATGCCGCCCGATGAAATCCACTTCACGCAACACGGTCGGTGCATCGGCAAGATTGTCGGTATCAAGTCATGAGGCGATTCTTTTTTCATTACAACAAACGCACCAAGCTGATGACCCTGCATTTCATGGCGAAATGCATGCCATGTAAGAATCTTGTCTGCCGCGTCCCGTGTGAGACGCACCGGAACAAGCGCCAGCCGTTACTTGTAATGCGCGGGTTCGCCCATAAGGTCATACAAATAGGCGACACAATAGAAATCACTTGACGGCCTAACTTGAATCGCGTATGGTCGGAATATGAACTACTGGCAAAATCATGGTTGGCTTTTCCTGTTTGGTATGGCGTGCTTTCCGAGAGTCACGCTCCTATTTTTCACAACGCTCTCGTTCGGCCTGTGGAGTTGGCTGGGCTGGATTTTCTGCCCACACTTACTTGTGGCCATCATCGCCACTACGATTTACTGGCACACCAATCCCGTGCTGGTCGTTTTTGCGTGGTTTATGGCGTTCGGCGGGACGGGTTCCGAAGTGGAGATAGGTAAGAGGGCCAGTCGGTGACCGGCGACTTTTCAAGATTGCCCCCGGATGTCACCGTCATTGTTGTTGACGGGCATACCGACCGCAACGCACTGGCCCGGATACTGCTTGAATCGGAAACGATGCGAGCTTTGGTTATCCTTGAGGCAGAACCCAAGCCCAAGCCACTGCTCTTTTCGGATTTACTGCCAAACCCGGTCACGTTCAACTATCTCAAGAAGAAAGAGCCGCCATCCGAGCAGATTCATCCTTGGAAGATTCGAGGAAAACGGAAATGGTGAAGAACGACCAGACGGCGGCGTGGGTCGGCAAGGGCATCGCCTGTCAGCTTTGCGGCACTGGCTATACATTGGAGGCGGGGGATGTGGTGAGGATTAAACGGTCTGCCACTGGTCACAGAAACGTGAGCATTCACTTACCATGTGGTCATCATTTTTGGTTGAGTGAATATTACGAGCCGAAAGTTACCCTCCAATTGATTGGACCAGAAATGGAATGAGCTACAACATCTGCCACACATGCGGGGGATTGCATGCACCGGAATACACCAAGAGCGACTTGGCGTTGTGTAAGTGTCCGGCCCCAATCATCGAAGCTTGGCCTGCGGGCGCAAGGAAGGAAACGACGGGGATGGATAGGCGCGTGGTCTGTGCGGCATTGCGCCGAACGGATGGACTACGAGTATGCGGCGCTCGCCACTTCGATGACGTAATGCGCGACCAAGTCAAGCTCAACGGCGGCACGGTGGACTGGATTGGAGCTACGCAGGGATTCATCGACCAGCGCGGGGTATTCATGACGCGCGAAGAAGCGTTGGAAGTCGCGAAGGCCGCCGGTCAAATCCGACGCAGATGCGGCGGTGACGAAAAGAGGCTTTACAGTGAGAACCTTTACTAAAGAGATTGACAAGGCATTGTCGCTGCGGCTTCGGGAACTGTCCGACCAAATTGAGCGCGAAATGAATCGTGGTAACCGAATGATTCAGCGCATAGAGTCGTATTTACGGAAACGTCACGCGACCTGTAGAACATGCGGGAGGCCCTATTGAATCTCACACCATCCCAACTCCACATCCTCCAGCATGGTCTGGGAGTAGACGAGTACGGTCAGGGTAATCAGTACCGCAACCATTTCGTTACTGGACCTGAATCCAAAGACTTCGCCGATTGTCAGGCGCTGGTCGCCCTCGGGTTGATGAACGATTACGGAGCCAAACCTTGCTACGGCGGCATGCATGCTTTCAACGTGACAACCCACGGTATGGATGAAGTGCGGATGCAGAGTCCGCCACCACCGAAGCTGAGCCGGGGCGCGCAGCGATACCGGGATTATCTGGATGCCGACAGTGGCTTGACATTCATCGAGTGGCTCAAGGCAAGGACGAGGCAACCGGCATGAAATACCTACGTCAATTCCTTGCATGGCAACAAGACTGGCGATGGGCGCTTCGGGTGTCTCGATGTCATCGCCGCAGCCGTGGTGTTTACGGCCAGTTCTTGAGCAACGTCGGTCACGACATAGCGCGTGGAATACTTCCGCCCGATGTACTCGACCGATTTGGGTTGAGATGAGCGGGTTCTTCAAGCCCGGAACCAGTAAAGCCGACCAGATTGCCTACTTCAAGCGCCGTCTGGCCTGCGCCAAGAGGCGGTTGCGATATTGGTCGGGTAATCCCAGCTTCAGCGCCTACCGTCCTACCGGCAAGAGCCTGCAGCGCGCAGAGATGTCCGGGAAATACGAGCTTGCTGTCAATGACTGTCATTCGCTTGCCGGTCACCTCGATGACCTCGGCGTAAAAGTCCGGGTAGTGGACGTGCGCCGCACCTTTCAATGCCGTTGGACCAACCCGAAACATCCGGAAGTCCTCATCTGGCCAGAGTCCAAGTAACGCCGTCCACGCCGCGTTGACCCTTCTCGGCGAATGGTAGAGCACACAACGACGAGCGCACTACCTATGGCAACCATCTTTCAAAAACTCTCTGTATTGCAGCAGGTCCACCAATCTACCGTAGCGAAGGCGAAGGATGCCAAGGGACACGGGAGTGAAAAACGAGGCATGACAGCATCGTCCGAGTCCGGCGGCTCCGACCACTGGCACTATGACAGCCGACAGGATGACGCAGCCAAGGAAGCGCGCGGCGAGAAAGGCCCATGGAGTCCATCAAAGCTCACCGACGACCCTGACGACGAACGTCATACGGTAAAGCACGAGGATGGTTCTACCGGTCAGGTATTCGCCAGCAAGGAAGCGGCGCAGGCCAACGCCGATGTTCGCAATGCCGGTGGAAAGATTGGAAAAACATTCTCACCGAACCTCCGCATGCTAGGCACCATCGGTGAGCGCATCGGCAAGGCTGGCAAAGGCTGGTTCCACGGCAACCAGAAAGTGCCGGGCAGCAAGTCGGCGCGGTCCGATGCCTACGTATCCAAAATGCAGGAAGCCAAGGCCCACGCCAAGGCAGGCCGCATGGTGGATTCCAAGATGGCCCAAGCTGACGCCCAAGAGCAATGGTCCAAGATGGCACCGGGCGAGCGCCAGTATGCCATGAGCACAATTTCCGATAATGCCTCCGACGACATCGGCAAGGCGCTGAACCGCGGGTTCGAGTTCGGTCACGGTCGAAAAAAGCGGTAAACGAAAGGTATCGAGCATTATGTGGCATAACATATTCCAGAACAGAATCGTACAAATCATCCTCGCGGTAATCGTCGTCGTGGCGCTCTGCTGGATTTGCGGTATCGGTCTGCATTTCAATGCGGGTCAGGGCGGGGTTAATCTAGGGATTTCGCACGGACAGAGCGGCGAAGGCAAGTAAAATGGTACACCATCGGCATCCTGTAAAAACCAAACTACATCCGGCAGCGGTGGTGGCACCATTGCTCACGGCGTATAGCGCCAGATTGCAATGGTGGAACTCCCGGGATGGTATTTGGGAATTGGCGGAGGTGTCCGGATGTGTGAGTGAGGCATCAGCAAGGGCCGAGCTTATCGAGAAGGCCAAGGCCAAAGGTTGGACCCGTCCGAAATGGTGGCAGTTTTTACGCCGAACGTTTGAGGACAAGCCCGAACTGGTGCCAGTCACGGCCAGTCATCATTAACAATTCACAAACGATAACGGGGACATCGACATGGGTGAGCTGACACAGGACCAACGGAACGAACTGGACGCGCGGCTGCCGGAGATAACGCAAACGCCGCGCTTCGATTGTCGTGTGCCCAAACACTTGCTGGCATCGGCCACAGAATCCGAGCGGTACATGATTCAGGCCGTGGACATTGCCGGACAGAAACAGGACTGGTTCATTCAGGTGGTGATACGTCTGAACCACGAGGCGCGCCGCTCATTGGCCGAGCAGTTTGCGATGAGCAATGACGTGGAAGAGTTCAAACGGCAACGGACTTTCTTTACAGGAGGATGGGCCGTTGCGGCATGGGCCGGAGGTGTTATCATGGCGGCAATACTGGCGATATTGGCGGGAGGATTTCTCCATCGGTGACGCCTCTATGAACCGAGTGCTTGAATTCGTGGATGAAGCCGTTATTGCGATGAATAAGACACCGCGAGTGCTAGTGGTCGAGAGCGAAACAGAAACGCTGGTCCTGATAGCCAATGTCTTGAATCAATATGGCTGTAACGTCCTATCGGCCACAACGGGGGAGATGTTCAGGACAATAATTGACACTGAAACATCGGCTGGTCGGGATAGGCTAATAAGCCTGTTGTTTCTGGACTTGAACGTGACCGATATAGATATTGTCGAGACGCTTCGATTCCTAAAGGTGAAACTGGCTGGCGTGCCGGTGATACTAATCGCCGACAGCCCGGATAGCGAATGCCTGAACAAGGCCGCCAAGGTTGGATATTTCGGGCTACTCATGAAGCCGCTGGATGTAGCGCACCTCAACGAAATTTTTGCTGCGCACAAGATTCGCAAAGCAGATGGTCCAGTTCTTTTGCCCGGTCCTTCCGAGGTTAAGGCTTAGAAATGAGCGAGAAAGAAAATTCGGAAATGTCCACAGGGGTTTTGATTGCCAGAATCGATGGCTTTGAAAGACTTATGGACGAACGCGACCGCCGATACGAAGAGCGCTCCGTTCAATCCACCAAATCCGTGGAATTGGCGTTGACCGCACAGAAATCACTAAGCGAACAGGCTTTCGCCAACGCCGAAAAGGCCATCGCCAAGGCCGATACCGCTACTGAAAAAAGGTTCGATGCAGTGAATGAGTTTCGGGCGCAGTTGTCGGACCAGACATCCACATTTTTGCCTCGCAATGAATATACCGTCCAGCATAAGTCGATGGAAGAAAAAATCGATGCCGTCGAGGCCAATCTTACGGCGCGCATCGAGCAGAACAACAAGGCTTCACTGGACTCAATTGCCGACCTGAAAGATTCTCGCACGCTTACCAAGGGGCGAGGAGAAGGTATATCCGCAACAGTCGCTTACATGATTGCTGGAGTGGGCGTTGTCTGCACTATTATCGGATTGATATTAGGTATAGTTTTCAGGCCGGTCGCCGCACAATCGCCGGTGCCGGTAGCGGTTCACGAATCGGTCAACAAGTAAACGAAACGGAATACAATGTTTGCACCTCTATTAGCGAGTGCGTTTTATGTCGGCGGTGGGGCCGGTCTATTGCTGGTCATCGTCGTGGTAATTCTGTTGTTGCGGTAATTGGAATTGGTCATGTTCAAGAACCTCATATTGTCGGATGAGCAGAAGATTGCGAAGGTGTCGCTGGAAGGCGCGCGCGCGAAGTTCCTGAACCCGGACGGTACGTTCAAGTCCGGGTTCGACGGCTGCAAGAATTACCTCGTCAGTTTCGGGTACACGCCCGATGAGGCAGGCACCATCGCCTCGAAGGTGTTTGGACTACAGGACGCGGCCAACGTCACCAAGGCTGGTGCCTTGATTGAGCCGACGGTGGAGATGCTGGAAAAGTCGCTGCTCCGCAAAGACATTTGGGACGAGGACAGCGACGGTGCCGAGCCCACTGACTTCGAGAACCGCGAGCAATGTATGACCACGATGATTCAGGACAACGGCCACGATTACGGTGAAGCGTCCGACATTTGCGACAAGCTCGGTCAGGATGCCTTGTGGGATGATGACGATATTTTCAAGAACTTGGATGAACACGCACGTGCTGTTCTTCTTCAAGACGCGGTGAACAAAGCTAGGGCTACTGAAGGCATTGTCCTGAGAGTCCCGATAGCCATCATCGCGAAGATTTGCCCAAGCTGCGCCGACCGGATGGAAAAGCACAACATGAAGCTGCTGAAAATCCGGGTCACGGATGAGGACACGGCGCTGGCCAAGGCCATCGTGCAGGTTTCTAAAGAGAAGGATGCCAAGGGCCATGGCAGCAATAAGCGTGGCGACCGGCTCGGCGAGAAGTCCGAAGCGCTATCAGCTTTGGCGGTTACGCGTGGTAACATTGCCACCGAAGATACCTCGCGAGCGCTCAGCCCACGATTCGACGACCGCGGCGCGCATGCGGCAGCGGCCCGGTCGAACGAGGATGCAGGCAAGGCTTATGGTCAGGCGGCGCTCGCAGCGCGCGCCAACAACGACCCGCATCATGCCAACTTCAACTCAGCCGAAGCAGCCATGCATTACAGTATGGGCCGTATCCACCGTGACGCCGAGGCAGGCAAACTGGATTGGAACGGGTACTTGGACAGGGTTCAAAGCGTCAACAACGACCACTACAAGGCTATGGAGGCTCAGCGGGCGTGGGCGGCACCGGCAATCAAAGAGGCGGCGATTCAGCATCACATGGCGAGTAACGAACTGGAGAGCGACGAATTCCAGACCGCGCACCAGAAGGGCGAGGCCATGTATAACGCCGAGCGCGGCATCAAGAAGGCCGACGGCGAGCACAAGACGGCCCAAGAGCGCGAGGATGATGGAGGATTTTTCAACTATTGCGTCAAAGAAATAGCGCCGATGAGTGGCGTATCTGACCCGAACGCTTTATGTGCTGCCCTTCACAAAAAGTACCTTGGTCGCTGGCCGGGCGCGGACAAGAGCGTGGAGAAGGCAATGCGAACCGAGGTGGCGAATGCCGATGGTATCGTGGTGGCAGTCGTGATTCACAAGTCCGATGGCAGCCGCGTTACCATGGGTGACGTGCAAATTGGTAAATCCATATCGAACTGCCCGGCGTGCGGCCAGATGCCGGACAAAGTGCAATTCCAAGGCGACGCGCTGAAGTGCGGCTCCTGCGGCAAGACCTCCGACATGGAAGAATGGGATGACGACACGGGCGATACGTCCGGCGGCGGAGGTGGGAAGGCCACGCAACCGGCGGCTCCGACTGCCCCGGTCCAGAAGGCATGGAAGTGCAAGAACTGCGGCGCATCGATGTCCGACGCGAAGGTCAGCGGCGGCGCGGCAGTCTGTCCGGCCTGCGGAGAGAGCAACGACGAAGCCTACGATATGGACAGCGTGGATGACGATGACGTGAGCAAGGCTAAGGATGCTCTTGGGCACGGGTCGAATAAGCGCGGGGAAGAATCCGAGGAAGAAAAGCAAAGCCGTATGACAGTCGGCACCGCCATTACTTGGGCGGCAAATAGAGCACCCGGAACCGATGCACAAATAAAGGCGCTTGAGGGTCTACGGGATAGCGGCATGAGCGTGCCCAAAGACATCGCCACGATAAACCGGGCAATCAAAAAACTTCAATCCGAAAGAATTGTCATCAAGGTAGACCAGCGCCCGACCGAAGCGGAGAGGAATCAAGAAATTATGGAACGCACCAAGCAGGAAATGGAAGCCGTCACGCCCACGCACGAGACGGCGGGGCAACGGGTCATCGGCAAGACACTGAAATTCATGGGCGCATTAGTCGGCCTGACCAAGGCGTCAAAGCCGGTCGTGGTTCGCAAGGACGCCGACGCCAGCGAATTCTCCAGCATGGACGACTGCATGAGCAGCCTCGTTACCGACCAGTCCATGGACCCCTACGAAGCCAAGGACATCTGCGCGCAATTGGGCCAGAGCGCGGACTGGGATGACACGGATGATTTCGATTTCGACCTGTACAAGAGCCGGAGCGGCAAGCCAGTCGCCATCGGCAAGGCACTGGAATTAACGAGCGCGGCGCACGTGGCGAAGGCGAAGGATGCAGTGGTTGTTAAGTCCGACGACGCCGAATCGAAGTACACGGAAGGCGGCCACTTCAAAGGTGAAGCCGGGACCGGCGAACGGTTCGACAACGCGGTGAAGTACATGCAGGCCAAGGGATACTCCGAAGATTCCGCCAAACGCATTGCCGGTAGCATAGCGCAGCACGTCGGTAAGACAGTTTCAGATTCCGATGCCATTTCAGCATTCGTTGAAAAGGCCGACGACTCGCACGAAGTGGAGAAGGCGCTCGAACTGGCCAAGACCTTCTCCGGCAACACCGGTGCGGTCAACGTATCGACCGGCCAAGCCGACAAGGTCGTATGCCCGAACTGCGGCGGCACGATGGACCACACGGACAACGGCGTAGGCGGAGTGTTTGTATGCTCGGCCTGCGGATGGGAAGCCGGGGATAATCTGGACAACGAGACGACCGGACCGGTCGATGATTCGGACCCGATGGCTGTCATTGCGGCGTTTGCGAAGGCCAAGGATGCGGGTGGACATGGCTCGGAAAGGCGTGCGCGAGCCGCTAGTGCTCTGGACGCATTACGGAATAAATATCCTGTCGGCACCAAAGTGAGTGTAAACGACCATGATAGCTACTCCGGACCAGCAACCGTAATCGGCCACGAAAATAACAGGCTTGGCATGGCAATGGTTTCTACCGACAAAGGGGTTTATTATGCCCACGAGACCGGCCCGGATAATTCGGTATCCAAGTCAGGCCAAAAACCGGCTGGCCTACTCGGTCGCATGCAGAACATCGTCAAATCCGGCGGCCAAGTCTAACATGATAACACTCACAGCGGCATCCACGCAACCCGGTCAGGTAGCGCTGAACTGGAAGGCCGACTTCACGCCATCGGGCTGGCATATCGATGAGAAGGTCGGCAACGTTTGGCGCAACGTGGCCACGACTGCCGGGAACGCCAACAGCTTCGTGTTGTCCTCGGTCAAGAGCAGTTTCGTGGACTCCACGGTATCCGAAGGCACGCATACATATCGCGTCTGGGGAGGCGACCAAACATCCAACGAAGAGAATGTAACGGTCGGGCATTCCGAACCGCAAGCCGAGCAGCCCGCGTGGAAGAAACGCAAATGAGGGTGTTGGTTTCCATATTGCTGCTGGCCATGACCGGCTGCGGCACGTTCTTGGCTCACACCGACCTGACGGACGATTCCGGCAAAGCTCCATACCAGACCGGCGTTTATGCGGGCGTGAGGCTGGACGCGGAATTCGTTCACGACACATGGTCGCCGCACAATGGCGAGGATACCGCTGACAGGATTTTTCTAACGCCGATAATCCTGCTGGACATGCCGTTCAGCGCTATAGCCGACACGGTACTATTGCCGTTTGATTTGACAAGGAAATAACTATGAGCGGGAAATTCAGCGGCATATTCAAATCTTTTGACAACCTCAAGACGACGTTCGAGCCGGTCGCCAAGGTGTCGGGTGCGCCCGCGCCTAGGCTGCCGACGCCCGTCCACCGTCACTTTGAATCCCAGAACCTCGCCAAGCGCCTACGTGCCGAAGCCGGTGGAGGGTTCTTCAAGGCCGTCAGGGACGCGCGTTACGATGATTTGGTAGTGTCAAGTCTCATTAAGAGTGGCATTACCGAATCCAAGGCCGTCGAGTTCCTGAAATCCGACGCGGGTTTCCAGTTGGGTTCAACGCTCCACAGCACCGCAACCAAGTGTCTCGGCATATCAGGCCGGGTCCGTAAGTCGTTCGATGACTGGCAATCGAAGTGGGCCGAGGTCATTGACAAACCGTCGCCGGTGCGCAAGACGGCCAGCGAGTTTTTGGGTAAGGCCAAAGATGCAGGCGGTCATGGCAGCGAGCGGCGCGGCGGCGTGGCCCCCATCGATAGTAACGACGCAAGGACATCGTTCTTGGCGCGGCAGGGGCACACTGAGGACTCTTATTCGACTTTGCCGCAAAAGATGAAGGACGACCTTGACGCTCGATTCCAAGCGTCCCTGAACGGCGTTTCCAAATCCGACCAAGAACAGATTGATTCCTACCACAAAGAGCCGTAAAGTGCAGGCCACAAGTGCCAGTTCGACTCTCCAAAGCCGAAGCCCAAGAACTATTCGACGCCGTCCATGAATGTCGCATCTCGCTGACGGCGTGTGGATGCCGGACGTGCATCTCCAAGGCCAAGGACGCCCCGCATTTTGAAGATGAGCCCGGACTAAAGGCTGGCAAGGCCGCCATCGCCGCAGTGTTCGCGAAGTGGCGCGGTCGCGTACTGGCAGCGCTCGCCAAGCATCCGCCGGTGCCGGTCAAGAAGTCGTTACTCGGCCGGATTGCCAAGGCGTGGGATGAATCCAAGCATCCACGGAATCCGAAAGGCGCGACCGGCGGCGGTGAGTTCGCTTCGCAGACTACAACACCAGAGTTCAAAGCTTGGTTCGGCGACTGGCAAGACCCGCACGCATGGTCGTCCAAGCGCGACCCGAGTCTGCCGCCGGTATCCGTGGTCATGAAAGACGGCAAGCCACTGGAACTGTTCCATGCAACCAAGGGGGATTTCAGCACATTTGAAGTCGGCAGGAAGAGCATCAATAACTACGGATTTTTTGGTAACTTCGAGACTCAGCGCAGTGCCATATTCGCGACCGAGAATCCGAAGTTCGCTCAGGAATATATTAACCCTGAAGAACCCGGCACCAACGTCATGCCGGTTTACATGAACATCAAGTCCCCGCTGGATTTACGCAATGGATTTGATGAGGACACGCTTGATGAGTTGAAGGGCGCTGGCCTGAATCCATCCTATTACAGGAACGCCTCCAACTACTGGGAGTTTTTCGATGACAAGGATGGCGCTGAATTTGTTGGTGTGCTGAAGAAATTGGGATACGACGGCGCAATATTCTATGAGGATAGCAAGAGTGGATTCGCTACCACCTACGCGGCGTTCGACCCCGAGCAGGTCAAATCCGCCATCGGCAACCGCGGCACGTTCGACCCCAAAGAGAAAGATATCACCAAGTCCCTACTGGCCCGCGTCTGGAAAACCTTCACGCGCATAGCCAAAGACGACCCCGACGACGATGACCTACCCGACCCGGAAGAATTCGAGTTCGACATCGAAGCCATCCTGCAGGACGCTTTCCCGGATGCCGGTGAAGATGCGATTGCCGAACTGGCCGACGCGCTGATGATTACGCAATCGGCCGGGGTGGACGACGGCATCGCCATCGCCGCCGATGAATTGGAGATAGACGAGGACACGCTGGCCTCCGCCGTCAAAGAGCCGCTGGAAGATGCGCTGCAAGAGTATGCGATGAAGTTTTCGGAGAGCACGCTTTCGAGAATTGATAGCTCGATAAAGGACTTGCTCGTGGATGGATTGAGCGACGGTATTCCCACCAAGGAAATGGGCGGAATTATCAATGACCGATTTCAGGATTTGACCGGGTATGAGTCTGACAGAATTGCCCGCACCGAATTTGCGCGAGGACAAGTGCGGGCTGCATTGGCATCATACCAAAATGACGGAATTTCCTTGGCTCGCTGGCTTGGTACTCCTGACGAATGCCCGATTTGCGATGGCTTCGACGGAAGAGTTTGGGCAATCTCAGACATCCAAGACGCGTTTCCGGCCCATCCGAATTGCATCCTCCCAAGCAATAAGGCGATTATTCCAGACCTCGTCGCAGCATCCAAGGTATTCTATGTCGGGCCTGCGGTTGAAATACATCTTGCTAATGGGCGTAGGCTTTCCTGTACCGCGAATCACATGGTACTCACGCCTACCGGCTACAGACAGGCGAAGTCGCTCAATGAGGGCGAATATGTATTGGTCACAACCGACAGTGAGGGGATGGCGGGCGGCTATGGTATAGACCATTACAACGGCCCAACCGCTGTCGAGGATATATTTGAGGCGCTTGCTGTAAAAGGTGCGGTAACGATTCCAAATGGCACCTTGGCCGCCACAGATTTCTATGGCGATGCGCGGTTCTTCAATAGCGATGTCAATATTGTACTTGTCAATCGCCTTTTGTTGCGTAACCGCAAGGCCAGCATCCCGCAATCTGGCAGCAAGCGGAGCCTCAATATAGGAGATATGGGTTTGGTTGCGCTCTCGGCCTTGGGCAATATGGACAAGTTCAATGTGTCTTCGCTTTCTGCCGGTATTGGCGGCGTGAGCAGCAGCGGTAATCCTTTGGCGCTTCCGCGGACCCCATTGGACATTCTTCAAAAGCTGCGCTTCACTGGGGGTGCGGATTCGCACTCCAATGCTTCGGAGACGGATGTTCATTGTTCTCTTGGTGACACCCGCCGCGCGAGCGAGTTTTGTGGTAGGTTCGCCAGCTTCATAGCGCCTGCCAAAATCAGCAAGATTAGGAATTTTTCGGTGAGCACCCATGTGTATGATTTCCAAGCTTCACAGTACCATTTATACCAGTGTGAGAGCTTCCTAGTCAAGAACTGTCGTTGTGCCGTGGAGGCCGTATACGAGCTTGGCCCGGATGAAGAGGTTGAGACGGAGCCGCCAACAAATGTCTTTACAGACCCAGACTTGGCGAGAAATCCTTGGCCCACCTTGGCCGAAGAAAAAGCCTCAGCCGCCCAGAGCGATGACGGCGGTGAAGTGCTGGATACCGGCGAGGCGGAAGATGTGGGGAAGGCGAATCCCAACCATGATGCGCGGGGAAGGTTTGCAGCCGGTGATGCGAAAGGTCGGGACATATCAACAAGCTCCGACAGTTTGGAACCGGGCCAGCAGGTCAAGCGTGACTTGACCAATACGCCCGAATTCAAGCAATGGTTCGGGGACTCGAAGGTCGTGACGCCGGACGGGAAACCCTTGGTTGTATATCACGGCAGCCGGGCGGCATTCAGCGAGTTCAAGACCGACGCGACGGACAACGTATCACTTTTCAACACGCAGGTCGGCTCCCACTTCGCCGTCGACCCATCTGTCCCGAACGCGTTTACGGCAGGCGAGTACGCCTACGCCCAAGATTTCCATGTCAACGAATATCATCCGGACGAATCGTGGTACCGGGGCAAGGATGGAGAAATCAAGTACGACGGTCTGCCGGTATTGGTCAAGCAAGACAAAGACCTCCACGACATCGCCGTCGAGCCCTACGACGTGAACAAACACGGCAGCACATGGGGCATGCGCGACCGGCTCGGTCCGGACTACAGCGTGCGGATGCTCATCCCCGGTGGCGCGGTGTACCCGGTTTACTTGAGCATCAAGCACCCGCTGAACGTCGGCACGGAAGATACCGGGTTCGACCAGAACGCCATCACGCGCGCGGTGGAGAAAGTCGTGTTCCCGGCGGACAAGAACCTGTTCATCAAGGCCGTGACGTATAACAGCACCGACCCGGCGAAGATTCAGCACTACGGCGAAGTCTGGGACGCGTTGCAGTCCGGCAAAGGATTCCACAACAGCGGCGGTAAGTACGGGAACTGGGAGTCATGGGATGAGTTCGCAAAGGATTACGGCATCGGCTTGCTCGACCGTCACACCGCGAAAGCCAAAGACATCTTGGTGAAGCTGGGCTACGACGGCATCCATTACCAGAACACGAGCCGCAACGAAGTGCAGCCGGGCCACTCCGGCGACACGTGGATAGCGTTCCACCCTTCGCAAATCAAGTCCGTATTCAACCCGACACCGCACGCCGACAGCCCGGACATCAGCAAGGCATGGGAAGAGGACGAGCATCCGAGGGATGACAGGGGAGAGTTTGCGCCGAAGTTTCAAGACCCAGAGGTACAGGCGGCGGCGATAAAGGTCGCGGGTATGACCAAGACGCAGTTCGATAACGACCCAATTAACGAGCGCACCACGGAATTGATTCACAAGTTGGTGGCCGAGGAAACCGGCACAACCGACCCGGCTAAGGCGGTTGCATTCTATGTGAAGAAGTTTGGCATCCAGACTCCTACGAAGTTCGTTTGGCATGATACGTCCACGCGGCACGGCGAGATTTCCGTCCAGTACGACAAGGCCACCAATAAGCCGCTGCAATTCGTCATCGGGCTGCCACGTCCAGAGCCATGGCAGGGCAAGGTCAAGGAGCGCCAACTGTCCACCATACGGCACGAAATCGAGCACGCGCTGGACATCGAGAAACGCGGCTACGACTTCACGAAGCCCGACCCGACAAACAAGCAGCTTCAAATCACGCACGGCCTGCCGGGCGAGACCACGGCACAAGCGGTACGGCGCGGCTCACGCGGCCACCACGCGGCCTACGACTATTTCGAGTTGGATTATCTCTGGGACAGGCTACACGGAAAGGACACCGACTTGACGACCCCGCTCGCCAAGCGCGACGCCACCAAGCTATCGGCGTCCTGCGTCATGGCCATGGTCGAGCCCGAGGATGCCAAGCCGTTTCTGGAGTACGGGAAGTCGATACCGGACAGCGAGCTTTACACGGAGCCAGCCGCGGACGACAGTTACGGACCGGACTTCGGACGCGAGACAGACATCCACGCCACGGTGCTCTACGGACTGGATACGCAAGACCCTGCCGACGTTCGCGCCATCACCGACAAGTTTGAGCCATTCACCATCGTGTGCGGCCGGACTGCATCGTTCCCGCAACGCGAAGGCAAGGAGTACCGCGTGCTGTACGTCCCGGTCTACGGCGGCGCGCTGACCCGGATGAACAAGCGCCTGAAACGGTTGCCGTACAAGAGCGATTTCGATGGCCAGTACATCGGCCACATGACGATTGCATATCTGAAACCAGAGTTCGTGGACAAGTATGTCGGAGACGACCGGTTCGCAGGCAAGGCCATCCCCATTTCACATCTTGATTTCTCCACTCCGACCGGAGTGCATACGGAGATACCGCTGACCAAGGAAGCATGAACATCATCGCAACATTGCGGCGCATCGCCAAGTTTAACGTCCACCACGACGACAAAGGCCGGTTCTCGGAATCGGACGGCGCTGGCGGCATCGTTGCGTATCATGGCACACCGAACCTAGTACCGGAGTTTTCCTCATCCCATATCGGCGAAGGCGAAGGCGCGCAGGCATACGGGTACGGCCTCTACTTCGCCGACCAACAAGCCACTGCGGAGAGCTACAAGAAGCTGGGCGATGTTATTCTAGTGGACGGAGCCGACGCGCACGACCTTGGGATTACCGATGCAGCCTACAACAAGCTCAAGGTGGCGCTAAATTCTACAAACAAGTCATCGCAGACCCGCGCGCTGAATCAGTTGAAGCAATGGGCGACCAACACCGTCGATGTTGCCAACCAGCGGGCGTCCGAGTATCAGGCCAAGGTTGATGCCGAAGTGAAGAACGCCCGGGAGCGGAAGTGGACCGGGCCGGTCGACGTGGAGTACATGCATGGATGGGGCGCAGAGCGCAAAGCGGTGCCCTGCCAAGAATGGACGGCCAGCGACGGTGCGCGCATTACCTACTGGACCGACACCAAGGAGTATGAAGGCAACAGCAGCACCTGCCAGAACGGTCATGCAAAAACATTTCAGGCCATCAAGGACATGGTCTACAAGCCGAATGAGTTCCTCGAAGTAAACCTCGAAGGCGTGCAGGCATTGAAGGCCAAGGCCGATACGCTACTGGCCGCGGTGGATAAAGGCGCAATCGCGCAGGGCCATGGCAATATGTATCAGGTCAAGTTGGCAGTCAGGCCCGGTGAATTATTGGATGACGACAGGCCGCTCAGCCAACAGAACGACAGCATCCGGTCGGCGGTGAAGGACGTGCTAGATGACGTGGTGAACAAGGAAACGGATTTCCATAAGGCCAGTGAGCTATCGAGACGATTTCAAGAGTACGACCTGTCCGACAAGACTGGGGCAACTTTTTACACGGAACTCTCCGACCTGTTAGGGTCGCCCAAGGCCGCCTCCGAAGAGCTTAAAGCCAACGGCATACCGGGTTTGAAGTACCTCGACCAAGGCAGTCGTGTCCACGAACCTCGCAAAGACCCGAAGACGAGCGTTTGGGAAGTGGATGACTCAATGAAAGGCACCTTGCAGTTCATTCACGAGGCCGATGCGAAGGCATACTACGACAAAGCCAAGGACCGGCAGACCCACAACTACGTCATCTTCGACGATTCACGAATCCACATCACCCACGTCAATGGCAAAGACGTGACCAAGGAACCGGCGGAAGTAGCCAAGGCGATGGATGACATGCGCAAATCCTTCGATGAAGCCGTTCACCCGCGCGTACCGAAGGGCTCAGCAGGCGGTGGGGAGTTCACGAGCGGCACTTCTTCTCCAGCATTCAAAGCATGGTTCGCTGGTTCAAAAGTCGTGGATGAAAAAGGCCAGCCAAAGGTCGTCTACTCCGGTCAGAACAATGCGCAGCTTTACGGCAAAGGATTCAACCCGCGCAAATCCACCGCAGGCGCGTTCTACGCCACCGAAGACCCGGCCATTGCCTCCAATTACGCGACCGGTAAAATGGGCGTGAAAGAAACCTACGAGAACGGCGACCAATATAGGATTGCCGGTAAGAACGGAGAGTTCAACAAGAAGCTCTGGCAAATCACGCTGACGCCGGAGCAGGCAGCGAAAGCCAAGGAGTTCCTGAATCGAGAGGACGGGGTCCACTTCGACTTGGACAAGTACGTGGCCGACAATAAGGACTATGACAAGGATTCACGGCAAGCATTCTATCGCGGCGGCACCAAAGACCTATTCTCCATTTTTAAGGTCATGGAGTCAATGGGGTACAACATTGCGTATGCCGATGAAGGCGAAGGCCCGTTCGCACTGCGGCAGAACAAGAGTCCATTTGAGCAGCTACTCGACCACATCGGCCTGAAATGGAACGCGTACAACTGGTCGCAACCGGCGGTGTTCCCATTATACCTTAGCATCAAGAACCCGCTCGACGGCGGCAAGCCGATTCCGAAAGATTTGATGGATGTCTTGGAGAGCGCCGTCAAGCGCAAACGCATGCCGAGCGAGGATGTCATCAGCGACACGCATTGGACGAAGGAATATCCGCTCAAGGCTTGGGTGCGCGACATCAAGGAAGAGGAGGCTACCGGCAAGGAGACGTTCTGGGCCACGCAGGTCCCGAAGGATGCGCTGCCAATTCTGCAGAGATTTGGTTACGATGGCATCAAAGACACTGGCGGGAAAATGGGAGGCCCTACTCACAGCGTTTGGCTGGCATTCGAGCCACACCAAATTAAGTCGGCCTTCAATCGCGGCACATGGAGTCACGAGGAAGCAGACATCGGCAAGGCGTTCGACCCAGCGCAGCACCCCCGGGATGCCAAGGGGGAGTTCGCGGTCAGCGGGGTGGTGCCAACCGGTTCGGTGGAATCGGCGCGGGCGTTCGTCTCGCACTTTCAGAAGCTTGAGGCGGCCAAGCTGGACAAGCTCAAGGATATGACGGTTCAGGAGTTAAACGACCAGCGCGCCAATATGCTGGCCGTATCGCTTTGGCGCAAGAAAATGGGCATGGTCAAGCCCGGCGATTCCGACGATGTGGCGCTTCGATTCTCGGCGGGAGAGAAGGCCGCCTTTACCCGAGTGCTGCGTCGCTGGTCCAAGACGTTCGCAGGCGCGGAGGCCGACAAGGTGACCCCGCAGTTTCATGACGACGTTCAGAAGGCGGCCAACAAATTCTGGAATGACCCGTCGATGCAGCGTATCTTTGAGAAGTACGGAAAGGTGCCGGTGGTCGTATCACTCAGTCAGGCTCGACCGGATTCCAAGCCTATGGACCTGAACACGCCGCAAGCCGAGTACATGCACGGCAACGGAATTGTGGTGTATGACACGCCGCAACTTTGGGGTGGTAAAATTTCCAAGGTGAACGCCGACGAGCCATTTAACGTGAAGCCGGGAGAATGTTCTGTGCCCGGAGATTCTCTGGAAGGAATACTGCACCACGAATACGGCCATCATGTCGAAGATGGGATTGAGAGCACGGATATCGCTCGCGCGCAGGAATGGCGCGGATTGTACGCCCCGTATAAGGAGGACTACGACGCCGAGGTCGAGGTTGCGATGCGCCAGCAGCGGGAATATATCGCCGGTGGGGAAAAGCCAGCGAGAAGCCTGAGCGACATTCGGCATGAGACCATTTCATCGTATAGCTTCGATAATTCCAAGGAAGGGTTCGCCGAAACATTTGCCGCGGTTACAGCCCCGAACTACAAGCGCGAGGATTTCCATCAACGGAACTGGCCGTTGTTGGAGTACATGGAGAAAGTCGTCAATGACGCCAATACTACTCAAGCCTGACGTAGCCGTGCCCGAGGGTTGGCGTATCGTGGGTCGGGATGACCACGCAACGGCCATCTTGCCGGATGTCGGACCGTTCGTGATGCCAAACCTCTTTGAGGACGAGCCCGCGCCGGACTCCGAACTCATAAAATCCTTCATCGCCGACTGGCCAGACCCGAATGTAGCGTTGCCCGCTCCAATCCGCAAATCCAAGGAGCGGTTGAACAAGATGGACGGTGAACAGGCCGTCCGGTTCTATGTCGCGATTCCAGCCTCTCAGGTGGCCAAGGTCATGGAAGCGCGCGAACTTGTCGGCAAGGCGGCCACGCTGGCCTCTACCCCGGCTGCGGCGCGGCGTCTGGCCCGTCAGCGCAAGGTTACGTCATGAACGCGTTTCCTCGACCGCAGTGCCACGATTTCCCGTCGGCAGGCATCGCAGGAGTCCGACCGGATGGTGGTTCCTCGTTCGACGAACGGTTGGAACTGGGTGGAAGGTTTCATGAGGCGGCACCGCGCGCAGCGGTAGAGAATGACTGGACTATCGTAGTAAGACATTGGCTCTCCTTGAATTCAAACACGGACACACTTCATGCGTGCCAGTAATCGAAGAATCAATAGAGAGGTCTTATGTGCCGTCCACGCGGGCACTATACGGCCAGCGGACTGCGGAGGCAAGAACTTTTTGGCAGTGACCCGGCAAGGCGAATTGTAGGATGATGCACCTTCAAAAATCGAATCCCAACCACGACGAGCGCGGCCGGTTCGCCAATTCTGGCTCGGCGATTTACCACATCGACGGCGACGCTGCTATCTATCACGCCGGAACGGTGCTGTATCACGGCACGACGGCGGCTTCGGCGCGCAAGATAAAAGCCTTTGGTGCGAAGACCGGCGGCCTCTCCGGTCAGTTCTACCTCACAGGCGAGCGCGACAAAGCCCTGAGATGGGCCAAGGAAAACCGTGGCACCGGCAAAGACACGCAGGTTTTGAAGTACACGCTGCCGAATGATATTCGCTTGCGATTGGTGCGGTCGCCAGCGGATGGCAAGAAACTATTGCATGAAGTGGCGGAGAATGCCGATATGCAAGATGGCGAGAATTACTTTGGTCGCCGCCAGCGCTATCTGCGCGCGCAAGGCTACGATGGCGTGCTGGACCTATCTGACAAACGGTTCTCCCCGCAGGTAATCCTGTTCGATGCGGATGCTGCGGGGCCGGTCAAGAAATCACTTGATGACCTTGTGGTGCTCGAAGTCATCCTAAAGAAATCGGAACTGGGCGCTCCGCTCGACCGCGCCGCCATCCGACCGGGCCGGTTCTACTCCGTCCAAACCACCCCATGCGGTGACGTGGTTAAGGTACACGAAGTCGGCAAGAACGTCCATCTGCGCCTTTCCGCCATCACCGTCCGGCCAGTGTCCGTCCCCATCTCCAAGTCGGTGGACATCTCGGATGCGGCGCTGGTCGAGGATTTGGCCAAGGCCGCCGAGTGGCGTGAGGAACTGCATCCCCGCGGCGAGCACGGCAAGTTTGCCAGCGCCTCCGCAGCGGTGGAGCCGCAGAAGATGCCGCCGCAGTTGACCGGGATGACCAAGGAAGAGTTTGAAACCGGTTTCAGCGTGCCACACCATCCCGACTTGGCCGTCCGCATCGACAAGTTCATCCCGCACATCATGGACAACCAACCGGCGCTGGTCGTGGCAGGGGACATCTACAATCGGAACACGTCTGAACAGGTCGGACGCTTCCACCGCGTGCTCGGTCTGGATAGGGAAGGCAATCTGGCCTGTCACAACATGAGTCTGGACATCCATCCGGGCTGGCAGGGAACCGGCATCGGCACGGACTTTTACAACCAGTCCGAGAAATTCTGTCAGGAGATTGGCGTGAAGTACATCGAGTTACAGGCGAATGCGAAGGTCGGTAGTCTGGCTTGGCCTCTTAACGGCTACGACTTCGCCAATCCAGACGCCCAGAGGGAAGTGCGCGGCTGGTTCGAGTCCATGCTGGACGCGCATCACTCCATAGAGCGGATGGGCGATGCCGAGTTCGAGGAATCCAACCAACGGCTGGCTGGTATCCATCACGCGTGGGAATTCGCAACGTTCGCCACACCGAGCTTTCCGAAATTCGGTCGCGAAGTGCTTTTGTTCCGTGGCCCGAACGGCGGCTACGAAGCCCGCAAAGACCTCTCCCCGGACAGTCTCGGGTGGAAGATTGGACAGGCGTACCAGAAGCTCAAGCTCGAAAGGATGGCGGCGCATGCCCAAGTCTGATATTAAATACTGGAAGGGCATCAAGAAGCGCAACCGGGCCAAGCGACTGACACCCAAGCAGCGCGCGGCCAATCGGCGGCGGCTGGAAAAGGCTGTGGACAAAGTATTCGAGGCGCGGCGTCGGGCCATCGCCAGCGAAGGATTCCGCCGTCATGAGTGAGACATCGTGCAATATCGCTCGGATAGAGCATCACCCGACCGGCTTGATACTCATTACCGACCTACCGGCCTGCGACCGAGGGCGGATACCCTGTTACTTCTTGACCAAGGTCGCGTTCGAGGTTAAGGTGCATGACGTGATTCGAGTGAACCAGAAATCCGCAACCATCAAGACGGCTTCGGGCGAGCATAAGCTCAAATTGTCCCGGCAGAATCTCTTGCAGCCATGAGCGACACTTACGTCATCTCTCCGGCTATGAAACTGAGTTACGACAAGTACATTGCGCCGAAACTCAGCGAGACCGAGAAGCGGCTGGTGCAAGAGCTTGCCAAAATGATTGCCAAGGATTTGGGGATTAAGCCACCGGTAAATTCATGAGCCTCGACACCGACATCCAAACTGGCCGCATCGGCGGGACGGACGACAGATTCCTGTTCCCGGAACTAGAGGACGAGGCATTCTTGCAGGCCATCTGCGAGGAGATAGACGGGCTCAGCGCCACGGAGGCCGTGCTGAAGGCAGCGGATTGGAATGAGGCGCAGCACCCGCGAGATAGTCGGGGTGAATTCGCCGTAGCCGACACCCGAGAGGCCAAGATTGCCCGCATCAAGGAACTCCTACCACGCGCTGAGGAGTTGGCCAAGCTCAGCGGGCTGACCACCGACGAAGCCAAGGAATACCGCAAGCTGTCCACCGAACTCTGGTCGCTCCGGTTCGACATCGCCAAGCCGCTGGACCCGTCACGCATCCCGTCGCCAGCCGAGCGCCAGAGTACGCTGCCATCCGACATCGTCCTGACCGCCCGCAACGACCTCACCAAGAACAAGGCGGTTTACACGCCGTTGGTAGACGCCGTCATCGGTGTCTGGTTCAATGCCAACACTGCCGTGGACGAAGTCATGCTCGGCCACAACAGCAAGGTTTCGCCTGAACAGCTTTACGACACGTTCAAGGACACGCGCGAAGCGTTGCGCCAGCACTACGGCGATACCGTGCCATTGTTCCGCGCCACCGGCGTCCAGAAGGAAAAGCCGACGACCAACTGGGCATCGACCCGCGAGAAGGCGGCAGAGTTTGGCAACATCATTACAACCAAGAACGTGCCGGTCGAGAATATCTTGGCGGTCAACGTCGGTCTGTCGGGCCGCTACGAGGAATTCATTGTAGGCAATCCGCCGGTGAGCCGCATCGGAAAAGACGCCAGCTTCGAGGCCAAACATCCTCGGGATGAGCATGGCGAGTTCGCCTCGATGTCCGCCGAAATGGAACGGCTCAAGGGCGAACGCAAGCGCACCAGCGCCGCATATGACGCCATCGCGACGCGCGACAAGCAAATGTCGGAGATGGATACGAAACCAACTCCGAACGATTCGCCGGAACAGAAGGCTTTCTTAGCGGCACGGGACGCGTACTTCGCGGCACAGCAAAACGAACACGAATACGCCAAGAAGTTTCAGCCGGTTTATTCCAAGTTCCGCGAGCAGGAAGCGGCCGACACCGAACATGCCAAGCGTATGGATAAGTACCGGGCCGACAATGCCGAGTTCGGAGCGGTACAGGATAAAGTCAAGACCGCCATCGCGCCGGTGCGCAATCAACTTCGGGACGCGCTGCACGACCAGATTACCCGTTACGTGACCAAGCTCGAAACGGACATGAAGGCGGCCAACTGGGATTTAGACAAGGCTTTGCCACGTCCCCGAGGTTCAATGAGCAAGGCGGCGTATCGGCAGGCGACGGATGCCCGCACGTCAGCCCAGCACTGGCTGGAACCAGTGAACCGTTCATGCAGCATGGCCGACCCGAACACCATGAAGTTCAAGGAAGAACCGGCGGCGCGCGCCAAGACCATCGCGGCGAACGCTGAACGGCTGGCTGATGAATCGTTCGCTGAGTACGCGCACAAATTGACTGGCAAGATTACGGAGGAAGCCAAGGGCCGAGAGGTGGTGTCGGTCGGTCATCGCGGCGACGGCAACGTCTGGGGATGGTCAACGCTTACTGCCAAACTCAATGACGGCACCACCATCGATTTCAAGACGCGGCAAATCATCAACGTCAGCAGTCTCGGCAAACTGTTCAACCAGTGGCCGACCCGGATTGCCAAATCCGAGGAAGTTGAGAAATCGTTTGATGAGGCGCAGCACCCGCGCGACGCCAAAGGCGAGTTCACCGCCGGTCCGGTCGAAATCACCGAGGGCGACTTCTCGGCCCGCTACGAGCGCGTCAAGAGCAGCACGACCGGCGACTTCTATCAACTCCGAGGGTGGAAGTACCAAGACGACGGGGAATGGCATCGGGTGACCAACCGGGCATCCAAGGGCATTGCCGGATTCCCGTTGTTCGTGGACAAGGAAATGGGGATGTTCGCGGAACTGGAAGCGGCGCACGTCCGAACCGGGCAATCCACAAGTCAACACGGTTTGCAAGACGCTATTACTCGCTATGATGCCGCCAGCGACAAAGAAGGTCGCAAACAAGTGGCCATTGATTTTTTCAAGCACCGCGAGAACCGCTCCATTGTCATCGGAGATTTCAAGGTGGAGACCGAGTATGACCGGAAAAGTCGGAACTGGTACACGGCCTTGCGGGATAGCGACGGTAACGCCATTGATACGGATTACTCTGGCACGGAAGCGGGCGCGGCGGTATCCCATCTGTGGGCTATCAAGGAAGCGATAAAAAAGATTTCGTGAACGATTTCTGTTGACGTGATTCTGCCCTTCTGATATTTCATCCCACCATGCAAGGAAGCGGGTGGGGGAAATTGGTCGTAGTATCGTTGTTGTGTCTGGTCGGCTGTGAGCCGATACCGACTCCCGCCTGCATTCCTACATCAACCCCGGCGGCTGACCACCTCCTACCGGCGCAGGCATCTCACCAACCAGCTATCGCGCTTCTCCATAGGCCCAGATTAGCTGCTGAACCTGCGTCAGCCTCGAAACGCAATGGGTCGGCTGCCGGGACGATTTTAATATGAACGTACTGAAAAAAATAGGCGTGGCATTTGCCACCATGGGCGTCGGCGCATGGGTCCTGAAAATCCTCTACGGCATATTCGTGTTCTTGGAGTGGAGCTATGACGAGATGGGCGGCTACGCGATTGGCGTGCTCGTACTCATGGTCGTCTGCTGGTGTTTGGGCAAGGTTGCCACGAAGATGAGCGGGCTGATTCAGGAGGTGACGCTCACGAATCCGACCGCGCCGCCGCAGATTAAGGAGAAGGAGAAATTATGACCATGGGACAATTTACGCCGCGCGTGCAACAACTGCTCGCCGTAGCCCGGTGCGAGGCCAAACGGCTCGGCTGTAATTATGTCGGCACGGAACATTTGGTGTTGGGCCTGATTGAACTTGGCAAAACGCAGCACTCGGTTGCATTGCCTCGGCTAGGCATTGACATCGAGACGGAACAACTCAAGGCCGAGATTGAGAAGGAGGTTGGATTCGGCGATGTCAATATGACCAGCGAATCACTCCCCTACACGCCGCGCGTCAAGAAAGTGCTGGCATTGGCCAACAAGGAGGCGCAGTCCATGGGGACGCCTTACGTTGGAACGCACCATGTCATGCTCGGCATTCTTCGGGACGGCGAAGGTATGGTCGCCAAGATACTTTTCAGGCACGGGGTCCGCGCCGACAAGTACCGAGAGAAGATTCGCCCCAAGGGATTGGGAGACACCGTGGTTGCGGCGATGGAGCATGCGGCGGCGGAAGAAACTCCAGACGGATTACTGGAAGCTGCCGAGACGCTCTGGAAAGAGTCTGGAGCTAAAATGTTCCATCTGGGCAGTGACCTTTTCGTGAGTCACATGCGCCGCTTCGCCGGTAGGTTTACCGATGAAATCCGAGAACTCAAGGACATCCTCCAGCGCAAGACGGACCGGCTGCGCGAATCCCACGAAACCACGGCGCGATTGATGAAGGTAGTATCCGAGTGCGACCGGATACTTGGAGGCTCCGGAACGCCTTCTAGTCCGGAGGACGTATTACGGAAGCTGCGAAGCTGGCCTAATCAGGTCGGATACTCCCATTTTTGTACCGGCAAGCCACGCGTGGACAGATTCGAGATTTGTGTGCCAGATGGCGATTGCAACGAAAACATGCACTACTGCCGGTGGGAAACAGAGGACAAGGAATTCTCACTGGATGACGGCACCCGGGTTCCGCTCGGTAAAGTAAGCCGCTGGCGTGTGAGCCTTGTCGACATGAGAGACATCGGCGTCCATAACATCAACGATTCAGTCTGCGCATCTATCAAGCAGCACTCGGAAAATGTCCGCAACGAGATTCACAAGCACGGCGCGCGCATGGAGCAACGGTACGACTTCCAGAAGTGGTGGATGGTATTCAACTCTTTCCCTCGGGGCATGAAGCCCCAGACGCGTCACGATACGTTCAAGGAAGCCCACGAAGAAGCGCAACGCATCGCCAACAAGGAACGAAACAAGGTTCACGTCTTGGAGAAGGTGGCGACGTGTTACCCGGTAGAGCATAAACCAACTCCAGAACGCCGCTGCATCGAGGAAACCATCAAATACGACGAGCAGGGCAATGTAGCTTCAAAGGTGCTGAAATTCAACGATGGCACCAACGTGGGGATGGGCGTATGAACCCCATCGAGATTATCATGCACGAACAGGCCGACACCTGCAAGGAGTGGGAGATACCATACACGGTTCGGATTAACATCTCTGACAGACCCGGCATCGGCGTCGGCCTGCTGTGGGACTTGATTGTGGCAAGTCCTTTGACGTTAAAAGACCTCGGGCTTGACCAACCATTCACTTTTCGTTTGGCCCCTCCATACAACACAATCCATTCCGAAGCGAAATTCATCACCAAGGCCGCCTACAACTACACCGCCTTGGATTTCATCAGATGGATGCAAGTCCACGAGCGATTCATCGACTTGCTCATCAAGTTTCAAGAACAGGATTGAATTGGGCATCAGCAGGAACAGGGGAGCCAGCGGCGCGGGATGGGAAAAGACCGACCCCGGATATACAGCGAAGAAAGTGAATCAAATGGCAGCCGACATCAAAACGCTGACAACTGAACAGCGCTGGGATTTCCTCATGAACGTCCCGTGGGCTGACTTGGAAGCCTTGGTCGAGGCCGGTGCCGTGACGCGCAAGGATGCTGCGCTGATACGGAAAGCGAACCGGGGACGATGAATCGACAGTCACACCTTTTCTGGAGGGCGCAGAAGTTCGTGCTGGGTAAAGACCTGCTGGAATGGGAGGTGGGTTCTGGCCCGCCGGGAACCGGCTATAAGATGACAGTGGACAACTCAGAGTGGTGCCGGTGCATGAACTGGTTTCTGCACATGGGATTATCGGCGCGATGCAGTGATTTTGACGTATTCGACAAAATCCGCGTCAAGCTCTACAAGGAGCGCTGCGCGGCGTTCATGACACAGTGGCGCGCGAAGTATGGCGACCGGACGCCGGTGCGTCTGGCGCTGCTCAAGAAGGCCGAGAAATACAAGCGCTGGCTGGCGGGGTATTCGTCATGAAGTACGAAGAACGACACAAGGCGGCTCTGATTGGCTACGGCTGGAAATCATTTTCCGACAATGCCATTCCGGAGTTGGATACGCCAGTCTGGGTGCTTGGAAGCAGGCCGGAAAATCCTAATGAAATGATGATGGGGATACTGGTTCGCAGAAAGGAACGCGGCTGGCAAGGTTTTTTCATGGAGATATTCGACCATCCCGGCGTATTATTGAAGTTCTGGCATCCACTGGCTCGACCGGCGCTGCCGTACACGATGGAGCATACCGACCCGTGACCTTCGAGAAGCTATGGGAGCAGGTGGTTGCCAAGAATCCGGTGCTGACCACTGCCGAGACCGTCACCCTGCGACCGGTAGAGTTCAAGCGCGCAATGGAACTAGCATACACGCAGGGCAGCAAGATGGCAACCGGTGCCGCCGAGGGATTACTGAGAGATTTGATTAAAAACGGAAAAGAAATACTAGGAAAAGGAACCAAGGTATCATGAGCACACCACGCAAACCCGCCCAACACAAAACCACCAGCCAATTCCTGCAGGAGCGCATCGACAAAGGTTTTGCGACCTGCGCCTGTACGCGCAAGGCCACCAAAATCAAGGACAGCCAGCCGGTCTGCGACATCTGCGGAGGAGGTCGTAAATCCGGCATGTCGGCGGGCCAGCAAAACAAGCCCGTCGGTCGGCGCGGGATGACTAACGCTTATGCCGAAGTGGCCTGATATTGACCCATGGTCGGTGACCGAGCCATGCTCCGAGGAGTTGATTGCCCGGATTGAGACGCTGCATTCTCGGGGATACATAAGCCTCCGCTCTCTGGGTAGAAATGCACGGTTCGCCGTGGAGATAGACCACATGCGCGACGAATTGATTGTGTCGCTCGACCGCGCCTTGGCCGCCAAAGACGTTATCACGGACACCAAGACGGTCCGGTACCCCAAGAATTGGAAGCAGGGCATCCGCGAGGCGTTCACGAAGTGGCTGTATCAGCGGGACGAGGTTGCCGGTGCATGGTTCGCGCGGCGCTGGCCGGTGGAGTACGCCGTGGAGACATTCAAGGTTCAAGACACGCGGATGTGCCCGCACGTGGACATCCCGAACGACCGTGACCAGCATTTACGTTGGTTGTTCCGACTGCCCAATCCTCGTCCATGGACCATGCAGGAAGCCTTCGAGCAGCGGTAATACCCACGTCCTGCCCGCGTTGACCCCTTTCGGCGAATGGTAGAACAGGACTACCACGCGCTATGGCCAACGAAATCGCTGTCAGCTTCAATATAACTGCTTCCAAGAACGGGGCGCAATTCTCGAAATCCGGCTCCGATTCCATCACGATGACCGGCACCTACATGTCGGTCGGCGTGGAGCTTGCTACGACATCGGACGGTACGATTCCGCTGGGTGCAATTGGCACTATTGGCTGGATTTACATCAAGAACCTTGACGGCACCAACTACATCAGTATAGGTGGCGACGGCTCGACGTACCCATTGGTGATTCTGCCGGGAGAATTCTTGGTAGCGAGATGGAACGCAGCGGCGATTCACTGTAAGGCACACACGGCCTCCTGCCTCTACGAATTCGGCATCATCGAGAACTGACATGCGACCTGCTGTCCAAATCATCCATCACCTCGCCAAGGCGTTCACCGAGGAGCAGCATCCACGGGTACCGGCTGGACAGACCGGTGGCGGAGAATTCACTTCGGGCGCAGACGGCGAATCGACGGGCACCGGCACCAAGTCCGACCCGATAGTCACCAGCGACGTGTTGGTCGCGGCCAAGGCGCTGGGTGAGAACAAATATGTCCAGCTAAAAAGCGTTCGACAGGTTTCCACGCTTCTTGGTAAACTCAAAGACATTGTGGATGAAGCCAAGGCCAAAGGGGAAAAAGCCGGTGTATACGATTTGTGCAAGGTAACCATTCCCGGCACCTCACTTTTTTGTGTCGAGTCAAAAAATGTTCCCCGCGTCCAGATGCCGCAACTCAAAGGCGTGCCGACGCCGGGCTCGAAGGCTGATGCATTGCTGAAGGATAAAAATGGAGAGGTGGATTTGGCTGGTCCATTCGTGGAGCACCTTCACGCCGCAGGCATTAGCGTTACGGACGAAGTGGAGCGCGCCGATTATCTGAAGGCAACTCAGTGCCACGATGCGCTTACGGAGACATTGACAGAATACGGATGGATGGGGCTGGATGAATTAAAAGTTCATACTGCCAACGGAACCATGCCCAAAATAGCATCGTTTAATACTGAGTCACAGCAGATTCATTATGAACAACCATTAGCGGGCATGACGTTAATGCGTCATAGTGGGCCTATTTATAGATTCATTGGACAGGTCTTCGACTTGGCCGTCACGCCGAATCATAGGCTTTTTATTCGCAAACAATCCGATATGATTCCCAAATTCTGCGAGGCATCTAGCCTTAGTTATGTCTCTCGAATGTACGCGCAGGTCTCTGCCCCCGGCGGAATGTGTGGGGGCGTCAAAGTAGATGAATTCGTCATTCCAGAATATCCATTGTCTGGCCGAAGGGTTGGCTTGCGAATCGGAGAATATCACAAGGAAAGGAACGATAGAATTCGAGATATAGCAGCGAAGATTGCAGCGTTCTCTTTTGCGACGGGATTATGTGCATGCGGCTGTGGTAAATCGGCAGTGGGCGAAAAAGGATTCCATGCACCGGGACATAGAGGCAAGCAGGGATATTATCAGAGGGTGGCGGATGAGGTCGGAAAGATTCGTAGAACAGTTCAAAGAGTTATCGAAGACCCGAATGCAGAATATTCTGCACGTAGGATTCGCAGCGCCAAGATGAGACCAAAAATATCTCTTCCTATGGATGCATGGCTGGCATGGCTTGGCTGGTATATTGCCGAGGGGCACGCTGGCATGGTTTCACAGTCAATTAAATCTCCATGGATTGATGAGATAAAAAGAGTCTGTAAATCTCTAGGCGTTAAAGGACGTGAATGCGTATCGGCTGATGGGCAATGGTTCTGGTGCCCAAAGGAACCCGGTCAATATGTGGCATGGCTGGAAGAACACGTTGGCACCCATGCGTACAACAAGAGAATACCAGAATTTGTTTTTAGTCTTCCAAAAGAGCAGCAATGGATTTTATTGCGCGGCCTTATGAGGGGAGACGGCTGGACTGGCGGGAAAGACAAATGGGAATCATTGGGGGCATCGCGGCTTGGAATTACAAGCGAACAGCTTGCGGACGACGCTCAACGTCTCGCTATGCATTGTGGGTTTTTCGCACAAAAACAGGAACAAGAAACCTACATGACCAAAAGAGGCGAAAGAACGGAATGGTTTGTGCGATTGCGTAAGGGCGCTTCTGGCGCTAGAGGAACGGGTAATGCCGCGCTTGCATGCTTGCCTAAGCCAATAAAGGAAGAATATGATGGTGAAGTCTATTGTTTCACTCTTCCTCGTGGGACGTTAATTACACGCCGCAATGGGATAGTTGCGATTCAGGGAAATTCAGAATTAAACGGCGGCAAGGTCGCAGGCATGGTTGCGGCGATTGAGTCTGGTAAAAATCCTGCGATTCTAGGCGAGCCAATTTTTACAGCAGGTCCGGGAAATTATATCTTGGACGGGCACCACAGATGGGCAGCCGCGGTCGGTGCGTCGTATCGCGAAGGGTTAGATAAACCACTCACGATGAAAGTGCGCAAGGTAGATATGGATATAATCCCACTCTTAAAAGCGGCCAATAATTTCGCGACGGCATGGGGTATCCCACAGGCGGACGTGAGCAAATCGAAGTGCGGCTGTTCGACGTGCGGTTGCGGCAAGGATTCCGAAACGATTGCGGAGTTCGTAGGGGCATGAGCCATGAAGTTCACCCGCATCGATGGAGTGGAACTTAAGACGCATCAGCCGACGTTGCTGGTGACGGAGGGCGGGAAGTTTTACTTGGAGATTTACTTGGCGGATGATAGCGCGGACCGCATGGAATTGAGCGAGGCGGAATACAAGCGATTGAAGGTTGAACGCGGCGACGTAGGGCCGTAAAGTAAGGATTGGAGAACATTTATGGGTATCAGCAGCAAAGCATTGAGCAGGATTCAGGGATTGCCGAGCGTACCGGTGACCAAGACCGTGCCGAACTTCAAGTCGGCGTCGTTGTTCGGCGGGATTATCCGCAAGAAGGCCGCGGCGGCAGAGGTGTCGCGCCCGATTCGCAAGAGCGTCGGAGAGCTTGGCCGGGTTGAGAAGGCTAAGGATGCGAAAGGCCACGGTTCTGAGAAGCGGGGCGGCTCGGCCGAACAAACGGTTGACATGAGCCGTACTGATGGCATGGCAACCTACAATAAGTTGAAGGCGGACGGGTACAAGACGGCGTGGTCGGGAGAGGGCAAGATTCACATGGTGAAACCACCCGGTGCTAAGGCCAATCCGCAGGAGGTCATCGCTGGAATACCGGCTGATGGGTTTGACAGCCAAAAACGCTGGGGCAACTCCGCCATTCGGGGCGTGGGAGTCAACAGTCCCGCCATGATGGAAGCAAGGAGGCTGGCCAAGGCGAAAGACGCCAAAGGTCACGGCTCGAATAAACGCGGCGAAGCGTTCGATGCCGGTCATGCCCTTGCTCTCCACAACTCAGGCGCAACCGAAGCCGCCAAAGATTATGCGGGCCAGCATGGCTTGAATGTCGTGCAGAACGGCCTCACCACCAGTTTCGAGAAGAAGGGGCCGATGAAGTATTACGTCGGCCACTTCAGTAAGTCCGGCGGCAGGGATGAAGTATTCCAGCACGACTCGACGCCGACCGAGGAATCTCACGGCAAACAGTACGGCGCGGCGACCGGCCCTTTCCGCACGTTGGCAGGCGCGCAGTACATGGCGCAGTACAGCCAACACAACAACCCGCACCTGCAGACCGTGGATGACGCCGAGCGGCTGGCCGCCAAATATCCGGACCGCGTAATGCATCCCGATGCCGCAGCCAAGGGTATCCGTGCCGGGTTCGCTGACCAGATTCCAAAATCGCCAACTGACAAGGCGGGACTGAACGCCTACAACGCGGCCAAGATGGTGCAGGAACAGTCGCATGTCGATTTCCGCACGGCGATGAAGTCGGTGGAGAATCATTTGCCGGAACTGTTCGCCGACCATTGGGACAAGCAATTAGCAAAGAAGTAACCATGTTCACGCTCACGACACTCCGACCGGTCACACGAGTCGCCAAGCAGCACGGCGACGACGTGGAAAACGCCCAACTCAATGACGCGCTCATTGAAGAGAAGGCGCGCGGCAAGATTCCCATGGACCCGGCGAAGGATTTGGCGCGGATGACTGACCAGACTCTCGAAGCGTCCCGAACCAACAAGGACCTCATGGAACGATTTGCACCGGAGCGAACGGACAATCAGGTACGGAGCCGACTCGCCAACGTCGACGGCGTGGCTGTGCCAAACAGCCCCATTTTCAAGACGACGCTCAGTAAGATGTTCCTGATTCGGGAGCGCACTGCCATTGCCAAGGCGGCCAAGAAAGCCAAGAAAGAGGAACGGCGTCGGGCACGGGGCCGGTTCGCACCAAGTACCACCTTCAAGACCGCCTCGGGCGACGAGCACAACATCGACGACATCGCCGGTGTCTCGGTCGGCAAAGAAGGTCTGAATGTCCACGGCAAAGATGGTTCAACCAAGACGGTGGAACCGGATGATGCCAAAGGGTTTCTGGAATGGCACGGCAAGCATGTCGCAGCACAGGAGCACGCCAGCCAGTACGATGACGGGCCGTCGGGCGTAAGCGGCGCGATAGGCGACCTCGGTACACCGCAAGCCGACTGGCTGAACCGGGTAGCTGGTGAAATCGACCAGTTCGCCGGGCTCAAGTCCGCAACTCTACCGGCCATTGGCGATGACAGCGGGGATGACGGCGACACGGATTCCGCGCTGTACGAAGCGATTGCCAAGGTGCCGGATGCCGATACGCTCGACTATGCCGGGGCGCTCAAGGGATTGGCCGCGCAGAAGAACGTGGTCCTGAACATCATGCTGGACCCGAAGGGCGAGGATACGCTCTACCATATCTCGGTGCCGCATGACACCAGCGACGCGCAATGGCCGCAGAATTTGAAACAGTTGCAGGCGGTACTGGACAAGGCTGACCTGCCAAGTCGGGTATTCGTCAAGACGGAGCACGGCACGGATGTCGTGATATTCGAGCAGGGCGGTGAAGATAACATGGAGAACGTCCAGCGGGCGACGCAGTTCTTGCCGGGCGCGATGAGTGAGCACGCCAAGTGTACGGGCAATTTCATCGGAGCCGAGGATGACGACGAAGCGGCGCAGGCGTTCCGCACCATCATTTATTCCTACGAAAAGGCGCGCGGTGTCCACTACGAATCCAAGGAAGAATATCCGGCGGAAGAACAGGGGCAATACAACCAGCAAGCCGCCGAGAAACAGGCATCGAGCAAAGGCATCGGCGCGAGCATGCCGCTGATGGGCAAAGTCGGTGCCGGTTCACCATCGCCAATGGGAGGTCGATAATGGCAAACATTAACCAGAATCTGACTGAGGACCAGCAGGAACAGTTGCCCGCGCAGAACGGGTTCCCGCACGTCAAGCCGCAGTTGCCGATTAACAACGCGCGCGGCGGCACACCGGCCAAGAAACCCGGTAGCCGCGGCGGTAGTCCGTCCGAGTTCGGTCGGCCATCCAATCGGCCGAGTGGTAAACCCGGCGGCCAGCCCGGACAGAAACCCAAGGCCGGTATGCCTGCGGCCAACGCCAACACGAACGCCGGTCACATGCTGCCGGACGCGGAAGATTTTGACCCGAAAGCCGAGGTGGACAAGTACGCCAGCCACCGTGACGTAACGCCGGAAGTGGCGGGTGGCGGGGTACAGATTATCGGCGGCCTTACCATGCCTGAGCAATCTGACGATGAATCTTCCGAGGACGGCGAAGATTCGGAAGATAATCAGGAGAATGACGACGAAGTTTCGGCGGAAAAAACACCCAAAACTTCCGCCAAAAAGAAAGCGGCAAAGGTTTAACCATGGGCATCGCGAATCTCAAGACGTTGGAAATATTCAAGAAGGCCCGGCTCCGCAAGGACGGTGACGGCGGCGCGGGCTCACCGGCAACATCGACTGGCGGGGCCATAACGACTTCCGACTTGGCGGCAGGCGGTGGACTCATGGTTCCGGAGCAGGGCGGTCGTAAAAAGAGGTTGCAGAATTTGAACCGTAAGATGCGGAAGCCGGTGCGGTTGGGAAAGACGATTAGCGAAGTACAGAATTTGAGCAAGGCCAAGGACGCCGGTGGCCACGGTTCCGAGAAACGCGGTGGCCGGGAAGAAATCACCGACCGAGCGACCGCCGGGGCCTATGCGAGGCGTTACAAGAGAGTCGCTGACGAGGCCATCGATGCTTCCGCGAAAGCTGACGCCAGCGATGACGTTCAGCTTCACGCCAACGCGCAAGATGCTCACGAGCGCGCGGCCAAGCTCGCTATTGACCGCAGTGACCGGTCCTACCATGACAAGCAAGCAACACATCATCAGATGGAATCAGACCGGTTATCGGAAGAACTCCGAGACAACTAATGCACGCCACTTTATGGATAAAGCAATGACCCGCGAACAAGAAATCATCAAATCGTTCATCGAAGGCCGACCGGTCGTATCGGCGCTCACCAACCCACGTTTAGCCAACACAGTCGCCAAGGCCGTGGAGCGTGACGACGATGCGGACGGCTCACGATTCAGTCTTTCGTCCGAAACCATGGCCAAGCTGGAGAAACGCAAGGCCAACGAGACAGCCATCGAAAAGGCCCGGTCCGAGCGCGGCGGTCAGGTCGACAAGAACGCGATGCGCCGGGACATCCTCGGGTCAGACCGCATGGCCAAGGCGCGGGCGCGCGCGGCGTTCCAGAGCAAGAACGCGGCGCGAGTGCCATACGTCAAAGTGGCGGACCGGCGCTAAGGAGGTAGTTTTTATGCGGGGATTTCTGTTGGCCATCATACTATGTTTTACACCGCTGGCCCGCGCCGAGCGACCGGCGAACCTGACCGACCTAAAGGAAACCGAGACGCGCCTCCAACAGGGCATAACCGACGGCGAGAACGAGCGGGCTAGGCTCTGGATAGCCATCGGCTCCAACAAAGACGCCGACGCCGCATTATGCAACCGGGTGGTCGCTCTGGAGACAAGGGCTGACATATCCAAGCAGAATCGGGACTGGCTGATGGGCATCGCCGCGGTGTTACTCGGCAATATTGTCTGGACGTTTATCCTGCACCAAAAGAGTTCGTAATCAATGAATGATGCCGCTGTTATCAGCAAGTTCGTAGAATCCGAACACCCGCGCGTCCCGGCAGGCACGACCGGTGGCGGTGAATTTACCGCTGGACAAACCAGTGGAACTGTAGTACAAGGAGAGAGTCATGAAGAACGAGGACATGAAGGAACCGGAGTTCCGTCGACCGCCGCAGGGCTGGAAGCCGGGCGGGCTCCATTACAAATCGCCGCCAGTGTCGCCCACGTCAACGAAGGCGGAAACGACGCCATCCGAAAAGGCGCAGCCAGTTACTGCCAAGAAGTAGGCATCGCGCCGCCCGCCATCAACGTCTACGCCCCGCTGGACCCCGACCGCGCCAAGCGTATCGCCGCGGCCTACGAAGCCATGCCGGTGGACGACCACAGTCCGGAAACCGAAGCGGCCTATCGCCAACTCGGCAAGGAGATTCAGCAGCAATGGGATTTCGCCGAGAAGAAGATGGGCATCCAGTACGAGTCATGGACGAAACCCGGCCAGCCGTATGCCAACTCGAAGGAGATGTGCAAGGACCTTCTGGATAACAAGCACTTGTTTTTCTTCCAAGGCGGCAGCGAGCCGAACAAGTTTCTTGCAGAAAAGGATGAACACGGGCTATCCATTAACGATAAATTTAGGGCAATCCACGATACCTTCGGACATGCATCCGAGGGATTCCAGTTCGGTCCGCGTGGCGAAGAGAACGCATGGCTCAAGCACAGCCAGATGTTCTCGCCTCTGGCGCAGCGGGCGCTGACCACGGAGACGCGCGGCCAGAATTCTTGGGTAAACTTCGGTCCGCAGAACTTCAACACGGACGGCAGCAACAAGAACATACCGCCAGCCGAACGGCCTTACGCTGTCCAGAAATCCGCACTCCTGCCAGATTGGGCGACGGAATGGAAGCCGATATTGACCGGGGAGCCGGTCAGTAAGTCGGACGCCAAGCACACGGTCGCTTTTGATTTTGACGGCACACTCGCGCAAATATTGCCGGGAGAGTTCGCGCCAGACAAGCTGGGGCCGCCGCTGCAAAAACCGTTCACCGACGACTCGAAGCGCACGGCCATGGATGAACTTCGCTCCTGCATCGCCGCGGGTACACCGGTAGTTATCTTCACGGCTCGCGCCACAGACCCGGCGAACATCCCCTACATCCGTGACTGGCTCATCGCCCAAGGATTGCCCGGCACCATTCCGATTACCAACGAAAAGACGCCCGACATAGGGGTCATCTATGACGACCGCGCCCGTCAAATCAATCCGGACAATGGCGAGCTTGTGAAGAACGCCAATACGATTGCCGAGTACGTGGCCAAGGCGTCGGGGGATACGGATGACATCCAGTTCTACCGTGACGACCACTACGGCCCGAGTCAGTCCAAGACAGTTTTTATGTCGAAGTTGGATGACCATGGAAATGACGGGCTCTACATGGTTTACGTGCGCAATGGTCAACTGAATTTCATGAGAACGAGGATGCTGACGCGCATCTGGGATGACTATGTAAAACACGGAAGGCTCTACCCGTGTAATCGTCAGGAAATGATTGATTGGCATGCGGCGCATCCGGACCTAATCGGTTATTACTCGGAAGGCTTATCTAAATCCGCCGACGAACCGCGCGACGACCATGGCCGCTGGACATCCGGCGGCACCGCCGTGGCCGATGCGCCCAAGGACAAGTTCTCCGTCATCCCACAGCCCGACGGCAAGCGCGTCAGCATCCATTACGGTTCGACCAGCTTTCACGTAGACGTGAAACCGGATGGCGCTGGCGGATTCTACTTCAACGACCGAGGACGCCGGTACCCGTTCAAGTCCGATACGAACGCCATTGCCGGTGCCAAGACACTTCTGGAACACGGTGTACTGGCCAAGGCTTACCCGGTCGAGGAGGTCACGTTCAAGAAAGCGTTCCGCAAGACGCGCACGGTCGTCCTGAAAGTCGTCCATGAATCCGGTCACTGGTTGACAGGCCGCGAGTGCGACCGCGATGGCAACGGTCACGGACCGGAGCGCACGCTATCCAAGCGGGACATTACGCTCCGCAAGGCCATACCGGTCCGGTACGACAAGCTGATACCGAATCCGTTCGCCTTGAAACATCTCGACGGCACCGCTGCCGACCCGATGCTCGACGCCCAGCCGGACGAGTTCGGACGCTTCCCGAGTGACCCGACGCTCAAGGAATTGAGCACGCCCGATAGAAGTGTTTACGAGCAAGGTGCGAGCCACGACTTCAAGGAGAAATATATTGCAAATACTGTGAGAGACTCGGATACTAGGAGGCAAGATGTCCAATAAAGCGATGAAAGATGCAATACCGCTCAGTTGAAATTGGCTGGTTGCCTCACACCGCCACGCAATGGGCAACGTTCACATCGGCTCGAACTGAGGCGGCGAGATTATGGAATGACATGGTCAAGCGCCATGCACGCCTGAGGCGTGCGATGTGGAAGTGGCCCACCGAAAACCGTCTTATGCATTGGTCGAAAAAGAAATATCCACATCTAAGGGCACAATCTGTTCAGCAAATCGTAAAGGATTTTTGCGATTCGATTAAGGGAACATCGGCTGCGCGTAAGAAAGGCCTACACGCTAACTACCCAAACCGTATTTTACACTATCGGGATGTTCCGTTCACTAATCAGTCAGCGCGTATTTGCAATGGTCGTTTGTTGCTGCCCTGTGGTTCGGCAGGAAAGTTGCGCATCAATATGCCGCGTGGTATTGTGTTACCCGGTAGACTTGTGGAAGTTACGCTCTTATACGGCAAGGTGATTCTAGTTTGCCAATGCGACATCGCCCAACCAGCGCCTAAGATGGACATCGGCATCGACCTTGGAGTGAACACGCTTGTCGCCGCAACAGATGGCAAGAAAGTTCTAATGATTTCCGGCCATGAAGCCAAGGCCACGATTCAATGGCGTAATAAGCGATTGTCATCGCTACGTTCGCGGCAATCAAAGACCAAGAAGCGCTCGCGCCGGTGGCTCCGTATTGAACGCCGCAAACACCGGTTATTGGATAAATCCAACTCACGCATCAAGGATATCACCCACAAAGCCACGCGTCTCGTTGCTGATACCTTTCCCGGCGCAATCTGTCATATCGGCCAGCCATTCAACGGAGCCGCTGTTAAGATGGGCCGTGTCAACGCCCAGCAAGTCAGTTCGGCCTGCTGCGGTCGCATCACCAAACAACTTCAGTACAAAACTGCGGGCACCTTGGTCCGCAGCGAAGCGTTCAGTTCGCAAACGTGTCCCGTTTGTGGAGAACGATGCAGGCAGAATGGTCGAGTGTTCACATGCAGTAAGTGCGGCACGATAGCTCCGCGCGACGTTATCGGAGCCGTCAACATGCTGTCGCTCGGAACGCTCAACGCGATGCCCGCAGGCCGTGTCGTGCCAAACGATATTCAGTGGGTCCATCCCACACACAAGTATCCCGGGGCAACCCGGGTAGTTCCCGAGGACACCGGGCAAGTAGCTCGCCCAGTGGCGGCGTTCGAGGCCGTCAGCAACGAGAAGCCGCTTGATGAAAATCAGGCGCAGGGTCACATTGATAACGACATCCGCGGTCGCGCATAAGCGTAAGCAAGACCTACCGACCGCGTAAGTCCCAGACACACCGAAACTTCCACTTGCATTTCAGCGGCTCAGGGCGTATAGCGGGCGCGGCATGATGGATTTTATGGGGGTGGGGACCCGCCACAATGCAGTTGTCGTAAATCGTTCCACATGAGCGCTGCCGCCATATCGCTCGATGTCGCCGCGTCGGCTTACACTTCCCTGCCATCCCAACTCGGCAAGAAGCTATCCCATCTGACCGAAGACGAACTGGTCACCAAACTGTTCGTGCTCTGGAAAGAGTCCATCCACTTCCTCAATGAACTGGCCCCGCACGGGTACCGCATCTTGAACGTGGAGTTCGTGGGGAAACCGGATGACTGGAAATGCGGCGTGACCTTCAAGCTGATGGTCTGCGCCGCCGACGCCAGCCGAATCAACTCGGAATGGAATACGGACCACGGTAAGGAAGAACCGCCCGGAGAACAGCACGCATGAGAATGTCAGCCATCGCATACGTCGAGACCGTCACAGCCCTACCTCCTGCCGCGCGCAAGGCGCTGGAGTTTGCCAAGAAAATAAAAAAAGGCGAACTGGTGGATGTGGAGGAACTTGCCAAGGCCATTGGTTCATCCGAAGGGTCTATCACCACAAAACCAATTTCGACCGTGCTATCCGATTACCGATTCAAGGGCGCATACCGCGGTCAGCGGAAAACATTCTTCGGACATCCAGACACCATTCGAGAGGTCAAGGAACAACTCGCCGCCGCGAAAGAGAGCCGAATTTGAAAGTGAATGCCTCCGCAGTCGTGGAAGATTCCATGAGTTCATCGCTCCTGAAGGCCGCCAGTCTGTTCATCAAGCCGCAGGATTACACCACCCACAAAATCGCCGGGCTCAAGGAAGGCGACCGAGTGGTGATTGTCAATGACGTGCATATCCCGTTCGCAGATTTCCCGGTGCTGGATGCCGTGGAAACCTTCTTCGCTGACTTCAAACCGACCATCGAGGTCTATAACGGCGACATCATCGACTTCTACTCGTGCAGCCATTTCGACCAGAATCCGTCCCGGGTGTTCAACCTGCAGGACGAACTAAGCGCTGGCAAGGCGTGGTTCGCTCGACGGGTGAAAGCCAACCCGACAGCCCGTCGGTTCTTCGTGCAGGGTAATCATGAGGACCGGCTCCGGCGCTTCCTTTGGGCCGACGGCAGTAAACTATCGTCTTTGAAGTGCTTGGAGATTGAGTCGCTGCTCGGTTTGGCTGAATTCAATATCCACACAATTCCTTACGGTAGCCGCTACGACATGGCCGGGTTCATCATCGAACACGGGTACCGCGCCGCCAAGTCAGCGGCGTTCCCGGCCAACGTCGCCCGCATCATGGCCATCGAACGCGGGTCCTCCGGTCTGTGCGGTCACGACCATCGAGCGCAAACTTATAGCTGGGCTGATAGCCGCGGCGGTCACTGTTGGCTGAACAACGGTTGCCTCTGCCTGACTTCGCTGGAGTACGCGCCGACACCGGGCTGGCAACAAGCGTTCACGTTCGGCTACATCCATGAGAAACGGTTTCATCCGACGCTGGTAATTCCGCATGACCATCATGGATTCGTGGCCAATGGCCGGTACTACAAAATAGGCGGCTAATGAAAATCCTTCAATGCACCGAGATTTTCCCAAACAAGCTCACCGACTATCAGCGGGCCTATTTGGTCATCACTGACGAGCGTATGGATGTTTTTACGGTGATGAAGCTCTGCCCGATATTCCCGCGCATCGAACGCGGTGCCTGCGAGGACATCCGCTGCATGCCGATAGGGTATCACTACGATTTCGGCAGCAATTGGTTTGAGGTTTACCTGACCTTCGCGCAGCCGGTCCGAATCAGCGCGCCGCTCAAGCCAAGCTGGTTCCGCAGGTGGTTCAAGTGAAAATCCTCACCATTTGCCGCGGCGGTCAGGTACGCAGCGTGGCCCTGAAGTACCTGCTCCACTACAGCAACTACGGCCAACACGATGTACTGGCCTGCGGGGTGGAGTCCAACACCCAAGAGACACGCGAGATGCTCTATGAATGGGCGGACATCATTATCGTCATGACTCCGGAGTTCGCGAAGTTCGTGCCGGAGAAGTATCACACAAAATGGGTGCTAACACCGAATTCCACACGCGGTTATAAAGATGGGGCCGAGGAGCGACGCCTCTACTGCTTCAACGTCGGCGAGGACCGATTCATGAATCCTTTCCACCCCGAGCTACAGGCAATGCTCAAGCACATGATTGAAAAGAGCGGTCTGTTCCAGAAACCGTCATGCGATACTTCTCCCCCAAAAGCCTACCCAGTTTGACTTTGGCCTACCTTATGGCCCTGATAGTCTGGCTGGTTTGCCCGGCCATCCGTGTCATCTACGGGCGCATTTACCGCCGCCATCCGTTTGAGTGCGGCGAGCCCCTGTAAAAACCTGTTGACAGCCTACCGCGTTTCGCGTATGGGTATCTCTCATGAGAACCATCGATGTCGGCAAGCAGCGCGGCGTAAGCTTCATCCTCTTTCCCGATAACCAACCTCACGTCCGAATTTCCGGCATCTCCGACGGCGACGACGTGCGCGTCATCTGCCCGATACGGTCCAGTCTGGAGATGATGCACCTGTTGCAGGTCTCCAACGCGCTGGACAACGTGTTCGCGTACAAGCGAGAACTCGTTATCCCCTATCTCATGGGCGCGCGCTACGACCGCGTCATGCAGGCGGGTGACAGCATCGACCTGAAAGTCGTGGCCGACCTCATAAACTCCTGCGGATTCGAGAAGGTGTTATTGTTCGATGTCCACAGCGAAGTGGCGCTACAACTCATCAGCCGTTCCCAAAACGTTTCCAACATCGCCTTGGTGCAAGCCTACGAAAAAGACAACGCCGTGCTGATATGCCCGGACGCCGGGGCGGTCAAGAAGGTGACCAAGTATCTGGAATGGAATCCGCGCATCAAGGAAGTGACGTACTGCTTCAAGAAACGGGACACGGATGGTCACGTCAAGTTGAAGGTGGTCGAGCCGGATGTTTGCACCGGCCGCAACTGCGTGGTCATCGACGACATCTGCGACGGCGGCGCGACGTTCATGGCCATCGGCGACCAAATCAAACCGAAACATCTGACGCTCATCGTCAGCCACGGCATTTTCTCCCGAGGCTTCGATGACCTCGGACGCTACTATCAGCACATCATCACGACCGACAGCTACGCCAATCACCCGGATGCCAAAGGTTTCGTGACCACCATCAACCTCGAAGGAAGATTCCCGCTATGGATATGATGCCATTTCTCAGGACCGATTTTTACAAAATTTCTCATCCGTTCCAGTATCCCCCGGGCACCCAAAGGGTTTACAGCAATTACACCGCCAGAAAGTCACGGCTGCAAGGCATCGAGGAGATGGTGTTCTTCGGCCTGCAATATTTCATCAAGGCTTATTTAATGGAAGACATGCAGCGCAATTTCTTCTGTCAATCCAAGTACAAAGTGATGAAGGCTTATGAGCGGCGCATCAAGAACTCCATCGGGCCGCTGCCGACTTATGAGCATGTGGCATCGCTGCACGACCTCGGCTACCTGCCGATTCGCATCAAAGCGTTGCCCGAGGGCAGTCTTGTGCCAATGCGCGTGCCCTGCCTTACTATCGTCAATACCTTCGATGAATTCTACTGGCTCACCAACTTCTTCGAGACGCTCATGTCCTGTAGCATCTGGCAAGCATGCACCTCGGCAACGCTGGCCCATGAGTACCGCAAGCTCCTGAACCACTACGCCGAAGAAACCGGCATGCCACCAGAATTCGTCCAATGGCAGGCGCATGATTTCAGCTTCCGCGGCATGAGTTCGTTCGAGAGCGCGGTATTGTCCGGCATGGGTCACCTCCTTAGCTTCACTGGTACCGATACCATCCCGGCCATCGACGGGCTGGAGCAATACTACAACGCCGATTGCGAGAAGGAGTTGGTCGGCGGCAGCGTGGCCGCAACCGAGCACAGCGTAATGTGCAGTGGGCGGAAGGATGGCGAGTTCGATACATTCAAGCGATTGCTGACGGAAGTTCATCCGAAAGGCATTCTCTCGGTGGTCAGTGACACGTGGGATTTGTTTTCGGTATTGACCAAGATACTGCCATCCCTGAAATCGGAAATCATGGCTCGCGATGGCAAGCTCGTAATTCGGCCTGACAGTGGGGACCCAGTGCAAATCATCTGCGGCAACCCGCACGGCATTAGCGAGGCCGACCGCAAAGGCGTCGTCGAATGTCTCTGGGATGTATTCGGCGGCACGACCAACGCCAAAGGATACCGCGTTCTGGATAGCCACGTCGGTGCCATCTATGGCGATTCCATCAACCTCTCTCGCGCCAAGGAAATCTCCGAACGTCTCAAGGCCAAGGGATTCGCCTCGCAAGTTGTCCTAGGCGTGGGCAGCTTCACATTCCAATTCAACACCCGCGACACGTTCGGAACGGCCATCAAAGCCACATGGGTGCAAATCAACGGCCAAGCTATGGACATCTTCAAAGACCCGATTACCGATGACGGCATGAAAAAGTCGGCGACCGGCCTGCTCTGCGTTCGGAAGGAAGGCGGCAAGTTCGTGTTGTACGACAAATGCACACCCGAACAGGAGCGGGAAGGCGAACTGCGCACGGTCTTCGATGACGGCAACCTCATCGTGGACGACACGCTTGCCAACATCCGGGCGCGGCTGGCGGCGGCATGAATTATCAGTGGAGCATCAACGCCTACCGGCAGCCGGGCCTGATGCGCCTCTGGATTCAGTTTTATCGTCGAGCCGGATTCAGTCGAATGGCGGTTGTAAAAATCATATGGGGGAATCGCGCCAACTGGTGTCCGCTTTTTCAACCGCCGAATGTAAAACCTTGTGAATACTGAATCCCATGCGGTGCGATGGGCTCGACGGATGGTTCGCAGAGAGTTCGACTGGACCAGATGGCACGCGACGCACGATTCCAACCTGACACTCTGCGGGCAGCCGATTATTCTGGCGGTAGCGAGCTTCACGCCGGAGACGGACGACATTGGGCGGACGGATTGCAAGAAGTGCCTGCGGAAGCTGGAATTGGAGTCTGAACGCCAGTGACATGCCATGCGCAACTCGGCTATGCTCGCCGCAACATCGTCAATCGAGAAGGCTGTAAGCGCCGGGCCACGCTGATGCTTCCATCCTCACGACTGCCGGTCTGCTGGCAGCATGCCAAGGGGTCTATGGAGGGAAAGGCGGTGCCGATAATGGAATCGAAGTGTAAGGAGTATGGGTATCATGGATGAAAAACTGGTTTGCGAAAACCCGAACCTGAGCGGCAACTGTTCAGGATACGTCAAGTCGGTTTATCTGCGCCTGCCGATGCGGGTCAATGCGTTTGAGCACAAGCCGACACGCCTGTGTGCGGCCTGCCGGAAATCCATGAAGGGCCAATGGAAGTATGCTCCTCAAAAACCGATGCCGTGAGATTCCACTTGATTTTCTGCGGCACAGGCCGTAAAGTGTCGGTGCTGGCGGAACTGGGACGCTGGCACTGAAAGTCCTCAGTAGTGAGGCATAACACCCAAACAAGTCACAGGAGACTTATGTTATGCCCACTACAGTATACGACCGCGCCGACCAAAGGCTTGAAGAAATCAAGCATCTCTATCTCGTAGAACTACGGACGCTAGACTACATTTCAAAGTTATTGCACACCCCGAGAAGGTACATCTCGGAGATTTTGCGCCATCATGGCATAAATACTAGAACCAAAAAGGAAGCCACTGGGGTCATTCTGGCTTCTTTCTCTGGTAGAAGATTTGGCCTATTGACAGTAATTGGCAGAGCGGAATGCGCCTCGGAAAATTGGGGAAGAAGTCACTGGGTTTGCCGGTGCAAATGCGGTAAAGAAATAAGAGCCTGTCGGGCGGTATTGATGAGCGGAGATGTAACAAGCTGTCCAAATTGCTCTTTCACCGCATCCAAAGAATCATTAAGCAAAGGCTACATGAGCAGTCTCCGTCGGGGTGCAAGATTGCGATATCTGGAGTTCAATCTTTCCTGTGATTTCCTATGGAATCTCTATCTCTCTCAGGGAAAGCTTTGTGCCATTTCAGGCGTGCCAATCATGCTGCATACCGCGAGGGGACAGAGGACGGCGTCGCTCGACCGAATAGATGCAGATGGAGGGTATACCGAGGACAACGTACAGTGGGTACATAAAATTGTAAACATGATGAAGGGAGACCTGCCTGAGCCTCTCTTTGTGAAATATTGCGGCGCTATTGCTGGACAGCAAAAACCGATTGACAAAATTATCGGTGGGGCGTAAAGTACCTACAGTCTTAGACATTGTGTCTCTGACATGAAAAAGTCCGCATTGTGCGGCAAAGGAGCAGTTATGAAGTCAGGTCTGTTTGAGTTGCAAGTCTGCGTAAACGGTCGCCCCACCGAAGAGTATGGTCAATCCGGCCTCACGTTAATCGAGGGTAGAAAAGGGTCTCGATTCACCCTGAAATTCCGAAATAATAGCGCCACTAAGGTGCTGGTCATTCCGGCGATTGATGGACTCGGGATTATTGACGGGAACAAGGCAACGGAAAAATCCCGCGGCTACATAGTCGAGGGTTTTTGTGCCACGGAGTTCGAGGGCTGGCGTGTTTCTCTCGACCAAGTAAATGAGTTTATCTTCAAGGCCAAGTCGAAATCGTATGCGGCCTCGAAAGGTCAACCAGAGGGCGCAGGCGTGATAGGCGTCATGGTCATTGCCGAGAAGCCCGAGCCGAAGGTGGTAATCAAAGAGGTCATCAAGGAAGTTCACCACGACCACTACCACGGTGACTATTGGCCATTGCCAGTGCCGTGGCGTCCATGGCGTCCATATCGGCCTCGTCCTGTTCCATATTGGGACTTCAATGGCCCGTACTACAAGTGCGGCGACAACACCGGTACGTTCACGATGTCCACTCACAGCAGCGTCGATGGCATGCAGAGCAAGACGGTTCACTCCATGGGCATGTTGCGGTGCGCCAGCGAGCCAGTAATGGCGGTCAACAACGCGGCACCGGCGCTTAACCTTGGTACTGGCTGGGGTCAGGCGCGCGAGAGCAAAGTTGTGGAGACGGAATTCAAGCGCGGCAAAGTGCTGGCGGTCTTGGAGGTGTACTACAGCGACGCTGCGGGACTGAGGGAAGCGGGCATCGATGTCACGAAGAAGGAGCGCGCGGTATCGGCTCCGGTCTTGCCGCGCGCCTTCTCTGGCTTCTGCCAACCGCCCAAAGAAGTGCTTGACGAAGTGGACGCGTTGCCGTAAAGTGGAGGCTGTTCGAGGGCACATGCCCTCAGTAGTGTAGTTCGTTCATAGTACCGAGTCCTGCTTGTTCTTCGGAACGAGGAGCCAGCCTTCGGGGTTGGTGATGGGGTTTCAGCCGCAAGGCCGCGCGTTTCGTCCGCGCCCCATCGGACGCTCTAGCGAGCACAGTAGGGGACCGGCCCGAGGACGATGCAGCGTGGGGCTGGACATCCGGGATTGCCCCGCGTGAGATGGCGACGAACGTTGAGTCCTGCGTAAGCGCTCGCAAGCGGGATGAGGTTTGGTGAGGGTCAGGCTCCGGGCGAAAGTTCGGGGCCTGATTCTTTTCCGAAAATAGTTTCATTTTTCACTTGCGCGTTGACCCGTCTAGGCGTATTGTGACGAGAGTTACAGGAAAACACAGTGAGAATAACACGACAACATTTGAGCAAGCGACCGACCGCTGAGCGCGGGGGCAGGTCGTTTTCGTATTCCGTCAGTTGGCGGAATCAGCCGGTGAATGATTGCATGTCACTGGCACTCGAAACGCCAGCGGAGGGAACGGGGTAGGGGTATAGTCATTTTCGGTTAGACGAACCCCGCTCCGAAAAGAGTGGGGTTTTTGATTTTTGTAGTAACCGCGGTCCGTCGGCGACACGGACCACCGGAGCGTTTGTCCGGTCTTTGAGCAGGCCGATAGGCCAGAAGACTCGAAGTGAACCAAACCCGGTCAAATATGGCCGGGACACAACGGCAGGTGAAGGCGCGATGCCCAAATTGCGCCCTCGGAAACTGGTCCGCGATGAGCCCGATTTACTTCGGGGGAGCGAACGACGACACCGAGCAAAAAAATTTCCCAAAATGCGGGAGCCGCGTAAAACCGGCCCCGCACAATTTCAGTGGAAGGGTTCGCACATTGGCTAAGTCATCCCGTCTCGAAAACGGTGGTCCGCGCAAGCGGGCTGTGAGTTCGACTCTCACCCCTTCCGCCATTTGCCGCAGCGCACCGACCAAATGCTGGCGACGTAAGTCGCAGAGATGGACGGTAAGCGGGC